AAGCAAAGTTACCTGAAGGTTGAATAGTGTTAAACTTAACGTTAAATGATGGTTCAGGTGTACTAGTTGGTGTTGGAGTTGGCGTAGCAGTTGGTGGTACTGGTGTACTAGTTGGTGTTGGAGTTGGTGTAGCAGTTGGTGTTGGAGTTGGCGTAGCAGTTGGTGGTACTGGTGTACTAGTTGGTGTTGGAGTTGGTGTAGCAGTTGGTGGTACTGGTGTAGCAGTTGGTGTTGGAGTTGGTGTAGCAGTTGGTGGTACTGGTGTAGCAGTTGGTGTTGGAGTTGGTGTGGCAGTTGGTGGTACTGGTGTAGCAGTTGGTGTTGGGGTCGGTGTATCTGTTGGTATTGGTGTAGCAGTTGGTGTTGGAGTCGGTGTATCTGTTGGTATTGGTGTAGCAGTTGGTGTTGGAGTTGGTGTATCTGTTGGTATTGGTGTAGGTGTAGGTGTATCGGCAAATATTATATAACCCAAGTCACAAGATGGATTTGGATTTAATGTTGCGGTTGGAGTAGGGGTTGGGGTATCTGTTGGTATTGGTGTAGGTGTAGGTGTATCGGCAAATATTATATAACCCAAGTCACAAGATGGATTTGGTATCGGTGTGACTGTTGGAGTCGGTGTATCTGTTGGTACAGGTGTAGGTGTAGGTGTATTGGTTAAAACATTATAACCCAAGTCACAAGATGGATTTGGTATCGGAGTACTTGTAGGTGTAGCAGTTGATGGTACCGGTGTACTAGTTGGTGTTGGTGTACTAGTTGGTGTTGGTGTTGGTGTATCTGTTGGTGTTGGTGTACTAGTTGGTGTGTTAGATGGTGGTAAAACAACAATATTAAATGTTATCGGTTCTACAGTATTGAAACTACCTGTGGAGGATGTTACGATTGTGATTGATCCAGCAATACTGACTCCTTCAACAAAATCGGAAACAAATTGACCTGAATTATATGTAAATGCGTTCTCATTACAATCTAAAACAATAAAATTGGAACCTTGGGTTAATGTTAATCTAGTGTGATTCCCAACTAATTGTTGTAAATATGTTGAGTAGTCGATTGATTCTGAATCTAACTCGTTAATGTATATTTGTGTTAAAGTTTCACCTGTTGTTTGACCAATTTCATTTGGATTTAATGACCCAACACTATTGTTGTGATTGGGAAACGTAATTGAACCCGGAATTTGTGCGGGTGAATATTGTTCGTAAAGATAATAACTACCTAATCCATTATGTACATTAGGGACTATTCTTAGTCCCCCTATAAATTGTATACCCATCGTACTCTATAAATAGTTTGATTTCTCAATAAGAATAAAAAAGGAGGATTTTTTAGGTCCTCCTTTTATCTTTTTATTTATCGTTTAGAATGTTCCACCATCGATGATGTTGGAGAAGACTAATTGACCATCACTTTGTCTGTAACCTAATACTGTTGAGACTACATCAGTGGTATCTGTGGTTGCAACTTCTCCAAATACGTTGTCGGCGTTTTTGAATGTTACATTAGACCTTGTACTACTTACCAAGTCACTTCCGTTTGTAGATACAGTTAACGTACCCGCAATCACAGTATTACCTGATTCCGATTCAACTGTGAACTTATCTGTGTTGAATTGTAATGTCGTTCCACTATAAGTTAATAAACTATCACCAATCGTATTATCCGAAGATGCAATTGGGAAAGTACCCGAAGTTAAACTTGTTTCACTTCCTAAAGTACCTGCAGTCGTTCCAATTACTTTACTTGAGTTATTAGAACCGTCAACCGCTAACCAATTATCATTTTGTGAATCCCATAACATTGAACCCGATAATCCAATTGACCCTGAGTCATATCCTGTGATACCTGCGTATCTTTGGAATGGTGAGTAAGCATTTACTAAAATTATGTTATCACCAATTTCAACTGTACTTGCTTGAATAGTAACATTCGTTGCTGAACCTAAAACTTGTAAGTTACCTGACACATACAAATCACCACCCAACATTGTGTTTCCACTGACAGTTAAGTCTGAACTAACTATAGTCGAACCCGATACGTTTAATGATGTTCCATCATATGTTAACCCACTTTCACCTTGAATTAATCCGTCGGTTCCGGTTGCTGTTAAAATATAACTTCCTGTGTTATAGTTAATGGTTGCCGCTCCCGATGTACCTGAAGTACCCGCAGTTCCTGAAGAACCAGAAGTACCACTTGAACCACTAGAACCTGAAGTACCACTTGAACCACTAGAACCTGAAGTACCACTTGAACCTGAAGTTCCACTAGAACCTGAAGTACCCGATGAACCTGAACTACCAGAAGTACCTGATGAACCATCCGAACCGCTAGAACCTGAAGTTCCTGAAGTTCCTGAAGAACCCGAACTACCTGAAGTTCCTGAAGTTCCCGATGAACCTGAACTACCTGAAGTACCGCTCGTTCCACTTGAACCACTAGAACCTGATGTACCTGAACTACCTGAAGAACCTGATGAACCGTCAGAACCACTAGAACCTGATGTACCTGAAGTACCCGCAGTTCCTGAAGAACCTGATGTGCCAGATGAACCATCCGAACCACTAGAACCTGAAGTTCCACTTGTTCCTGAAGTACCAGCGGTTCCTGAAGAACCTGATGAACCTGAAGTACCACTTGAACCTGAAGTTCCACTAGAACCTGAAGTACCCGATGAACCTGAACTACCTGAAGTACCCGATGAACCGTCAGAACCACTAGAACCTGATGTACCTGAAGTACCGGCAGTTCCTGAAGAACCTGAAGTACCACTTGAACCACTAGAACCTGAAGTTCCACTAGAACCTGAAGTACCACTTGTACCACTAGAACCAGAAGTTCCTGAAGTTCCTGAAGTACCTGAAGTAGCAGCATTATATGATGTACCATTGATAATCAAGTCTCCGCCGACAATTTCTAATACAGAACCTGTAATAAATAATGAACCAGTGAATTGATGTGTATCATCTTGTGTATCACCAAATTTAGTTGAACCTGATTCGTATAGAACTGAAGACGAAACTAATGTTACGTTGTATTCTTTAGCTGTGATGACACCGTCAACGTAAAGGTCTCTATTAACATATAAACCTGAATCACTAATCGATGCACTTGCATTTCCACTTACTATTTTATTTAGTTCTAATCCCGTAACTCCACTTGCTGGAATATTGTAAAGACCTGCACCATCACCAACAAATGAAGATGAGATTACTGATGCGGTCATTGGGCCATTGAAGTTAACATTATATGTTGTTTCCCAAACTGACCCTGTTAAAGCGAATAAACTATCTCCCGAAGTTCCAGATGTACCACTTGTTCCTGACGTACCTGCAGTTCCTGAAGAACCTGATGAACCTGAACTACCTGAAGTACCTGATGAACCGTCAGAACCACTAGACCCTGAAGTTCCTGAAGTACCTGAAGTACCTGCAGTTCCTGATGAACCTGAACTACCTGAAGTACCGCTCGAACCTGAAGTTCCACTAGAACCTGAAGTACCTGCTGTTCCTGAAGAACCTGATGTGCCAGATGAACCATCCGAACCACTAGACCCTGAAGTTCCTGAAGTACCTGCTGTTCCTGAACTACCTGAAGTTCCTGAAGAACCATCCGAACCACTAGACCCTGAAGTTCCTGAAGTACCTGAAGTACCTGATGAACCACTTGAACCTGATGTTCCTGATGAACCTGAACTACCTGAACTACCTGAGGTGCCAGCAGTTCCTGATGAACCTGAAGTTCCTGATGAACCGTTACCACCGACAGTCGCAATAACCGTACCCGATTGTGCCGAGTTAAAGTAAACTTTTAAATTATTACTATCTTCAACAACAATATTCGAAGGAATAATTACATATCCGTTATCATCAAAAACGTTAATTGCTGGATATTTGTAACCTAAATTGTGTACAAATGACCAAGTTGTTGATGCTGACGTCACATTTAACGTTTTAGTTTGACCTGAAACTATAACAGCATTTTCCGCATACACCGCATACGACGCAGAAACCGCATTTGATGAGGTACCTGAGAAAGTAGAGGAGATTGATGAAGTATATTCGTTAAAGTCGAGTGTGTTTAATTTACCCGTTCCAACAACTTCACCATTTAGGTATAATGAACCCGATATATCAACTGAACCAGTAAACGAATGAACGTCATCTAAAGTATCACCAAAATTAGTTGATCCTGATTGGTAAAGTACTGAAGAAGTAACATAATCGATATGTAATTCCTTTGCCGTCAATATACCATCAATGTATGTGTCACCATTTACTCTGAATGTTCCGTCAGATTGGATAGAAGCACTTACCGAACCACTTACTATTTTATTTAGTTCTAATCCCGTAACTCCACTTGCTGGAATATTGTAAAGACCTGCACCATCACCAACAAATGAACCCGAAATATTACCCGAACTAACATTAAACGCTCCTGTCACTGAAGTTTCACCTTCAACGTGAATACCATTTTCATCTAACCAAAAATAATGTGCAGTAACTCCGTCATTATATTGTAATTGAGCGTAATCTCTTGAAGATAAAACTAATGCTCCACTACCTTCTCCTTCAATGTTATTTGTGAATATGTTATTAGTTACAACTAAATCACCTGTTACTGTTAATGTATTACCGTCAAATGTTAAATTAGCCTCACCTTCAACTAAACCGTCAGTTCCTGTTGCTGTTAATAAATAATTATCTACGTTATTATTGATGGTTGCGGCACCTGATGTACCTGAAGTACCTGCCGTTCCTGAAGAACCTGAAGTTCCTGATGAACCGCTAGAACCTGAAGTTCCTGAAGAACCGTCCGAACCGCTAGAACCTGAAGTTCCTGAAGTACCTGATGTTCCTGATGAACCTGATGTGCCAGATGAACCATCCGAACCACTAGAACCTGATGTTCCTGAAGTACCTGATGTTCCTGATGAACCTGACGACCCGTCACTACCACTAGAACCTGATGTGCCCGAAGAACCCGATGTACCTGAAGTACCAGCAGTTCCTGAACTACCTGAAGTACCACTTGTCCCTGCCGTTCCTGAAGAACCTGATGTTCCTGATGAACCGTCAGAACCACTAGAACCTGAAGTTCCACTTGTTCCTGACGTTGCTGCGTTATATGATGTACCATTAATGATTAAATCACCACCAACAATTTCCAACGCTGATCCTGTGATATAAACCGATCCTGTGAATTGATGAGTGTCATCTTGCGTATCACCAAATTTAGTTGAACCTGATTGGTAAAGTACTGATGATGAAACTAATAGAATATTTAATTCTCTTGCGGATAATGTACCCTGAATTGTAACGTCACTCGTGATGTTAACCACTGAACCGTCATCTGTAATATTTGAATCTACTAAGGTTGGGTCCCCTTCACCTGTTAGGAATTTTCCAATTGTGTTATTTGTACCCGATACTGTTACCGATGTACCACTTGTACCACTAGTTCCTGAACTACCTGATGTTCCTGCTGTTCCTGATGTACCACTAGAACCTGAAGTACCTGAAGTTCCACTAGAACCTGAAGTACCTGAAGTTCCGTCAGAACCACTAGAACCTGATGTTCCACTAGAACCTGAAGTACCTGAAGTTCCACTAGAACCCGACGAACCTGAAGTACCTGATGAACCATCCGAACCACTAGAACCTGAAGTTCCCGAAGTACCCGCAGTTCCTGAAGAACCTGAAGTACCTGAAGAACCATCACTACCAGATGAACCCGACGTTCCACTAGTCCCTGCAGTTCCTGATGAACCTGAAGTACCTGATGAACCATCTGAACCACTAGAACCTGAAGTTCCAGCCGTTCCTGATGAACCACTAGAACCTGAAGTACCTGATGTTCCCGATGAACCACTAGAACCTGAAGTACCCGCAGTTCCTGAAGAACCTGAACTACCTGAAGTACCTGAAGTTCCCGAAGTACCACTTGTTCCTGAGGTATTTGCGGTATATTCAAAACCGTTTAACCAAAAACTACCAGTTATGTTCATAGAACCACTGATATTAACTTGGTCGCTAAACGTTGCAGTCGTACCACTTAAATTTGTAATTGTTACACCACTGATAGTATGCCCTTCAATGTTACCAACTAAATTTAAATCACTGTTACCAACGTTATCGTTGTTTAATATGTATAATTTATTTTCAGAACTAGCATAGAATGGAGTACCATCTAAACCTGAACCATAAGTTCCCGCCGATATTGTCGGCGCATTTGCTCCTTGATAAATTTTTGATACGGCGTTGAATGCTCCCGCAACTCCTTCGTCACTTAATACCGGTGAACCGATAAAGATGAAAGGACCTTGTAAGTTACCAATCGAACCGGTGGCTATGATTAATTCACCGTTTCTCGCCGTTGTGTTTTTGAGGGTTGCCAGCGAACCCCTTCTGTGTTTAATGATTTGTGCCATCTACGTGTGTTTGTTTAGTTTATAAATACTTTATTTTTAATCATCCTCGAGTTATTTCTATTTTTTTTTTATTAAAATCCTCCTAAATCCATAACAATGTTATTTTGATCCTGTAATAAAACCGTCTGACTACCCATTGATATGGATGCTGACACAATTTGTGATTGAATTTGAGCATAAACCATAGCTAAAGCTCCCGATATAATCAACGAATCTCTTAGTGGATCTGTAGTTCTTAATATTGTTGTACCATTAACAATTAAATCTCCATCAATCGTAACCGAACCAGTCGTATATAACGAACCTGTAATTTGGTGAGTATCATCTAAAGTATCGCCGAATTTAGTTGAACCTGATTGATATAAAATAGAAGATGTTACATAATCAATATGTAATTCCTTTGCGGTTAATATACCATCAATGTTGACATTAGTATTGATATCAAGTGTTCCGTTTTCTAACGATGCACTTACGTCATTACTAACAATTCTATCTAATTGTAGTCCGGTAATACCAGTGTATGGAATGTTATATAAACCAGCACCATCACCAACAAATGACCCACTGATTGTTCCGTTATTAACAGTTAAATTACCCGTATTAATTGTTAAATCGGTATTCGTTAAATCGGCTTGTCCATTGAGTATATATAAATTGGAACCACTTGTTAAATAAAGTGATGAACTATCGGTTACAATTACATTCGAATCGATAATACCTAATTGAGATGTAATATCTAATGAACCGGTAATTTGAACATTGTTCGTTGTGTTCCAATGTGATCCTGTTAATGCAAATAAACTATCCCCTGAAGTACCACTAGTTCCGGATGTTCCACTTGTCCCTGAAGAACCTGATGAACCATTTGTACCGTCTACACCTGAAATACCTGAAGAACCCGACGTTCCACTAGAACCACTTGTTCCTGACGTTCCACTAACACCATCAACACCACTAGTACCTGAAGAACCGCTAGTTCCGGACGTACCTGAAGTTCCACTAACCTGTGATATAGTAAGAAATACTTCGTGATCATTACTAAAGTTAGTCGTACCCGTACCACCCGATTCAACAAGTGTAACGGGGATTGTCCAATAATTTGGTACATCAATAATCTGTGTTAGTGTACCATTAACTTGCCATATTTGATAATTATTAGACTCGTTTCTATCTTGGATTGTTATAAACTGATTTTCAGATATTAATTTTAAAAATATATCAATATCTGTTTGATCATCTGTAATGTGACTAACATTAATTTGATTGGAATTGATTTGTGTGGAATCTGTATAATTTAAATGGAATCCACCAGGGTTACCACCAAATGTTGTCGTTTTTACTTTATAAAAGAAGTAACTTGTTGATGCACCGCTCGATCCTGACGAGCCTGATGTTCCTGATGTACCTGCACCTCCGACAGAAGCAACAACGTGGCCCGTTTCGGGTGTGTTAAAATAAACTTCAATCGTATCTTGATTGATACTTCTAATACTTTCGGGTACAACGATGTAACCGTTACTGTCAAATACATTTATTACCGGATATCTTTCGTGTAAATTATGTGTAAATGACCAAGTATTTGATGGTGAGGAAACGTGTAGCTGTTTATTTGCTCCTGATACTATTACAGCATTCTCAGCCCATATAGCATATGACGACGTACCCGCAAATTGTGATGTTGAGCTTGATACATAATTATTAAACCAAGATTCATCCAATTTCCCAACACCTACGGGTTGTCCATTTAAATATAATGAACCCGTGATATCAACTGACCCCGTAATTTGGTGAGTATCGTCTAAAGTATCACCGAATTTAGTACTACCGCTTTGATAAAGGACTGAAGATGTTACATAATCAATATGTAATTCCTTTGCAGTTAATATACCATCGATATAAACATCCCTATTAACATAAAGTCCTGTTTCTTCTATTGATGCACTCGCATTTCCGCTAACTATTTTATTTAATTCTAATCCCGTAACCCCACTTGCTGGAATATTAATTAAATTAGAACCGTCACCATAAATGTAGGCCCCACTAATAATTCCTCCGTCGACATATATATTACTTCCACTTGTTAAATAAAGTGAAGAACTATCTGTCATTATTATATTTGAATCTGTTACCCCTAACTGTGAGGTTATCGATAATGATCCCGTAATTTCAATGTCGTTTGTTGTTGCCCAAACAGAACCTGTAAGTGCAAATAAACTATCTCCCGATGTTCCACTAGAACCACTTGTTCCTGACGTACCACTCGTTCCACTAACACCATCAACACCACTAGTACCTGAAGAACCACTTGTCCCATCCGAACCCGAAGTACCTGAAGTACCACTAGTACCTGAAACTCCGTCAACTCCAGATGTACCTGAAGTACCACTTGAACCTGAAGACCCATCTGAACCTGAAGTACCACTAGATCCTGACGTTCCATCAATACCACTAGTACCTGAAGTACCAGAAGAACCATTTGTTCCATCCACACCTGAGATACCCGAAGAACCAGATGTACCACTTGTTCCTGATGTTCCACTAACACCATCAACACCACTGGTACCTGATGAACCACTAGTTCCATCTGAACCTGAAGTACCACTAGTACCCGAAACTCCGTCAACTCCCGATGTTCCACTAGAACCACTTGTTCCTGATGTACCCGATGTCATTGCCGAGAATGGGACACCATTAATTAATAAATCACCTTCGTTAATATTAATGGAACCACTTATAAACAATGAACCAGTAAATTCGTGAATGTCATCTGTCGTATCCCCAAATTTAGTCGAACCTGATTGATATAAAATAGAAGATGTTACATAATCAATATGTAATTCCTTTGCGGTAATTATTCCGTCAACATACAATGCTCCGGTAATTGACGTGGGTACATTTATTTGTAATCCATCAGGTGTAATAGATGCAGTAGCGTCTCCATTTGTAATTTGATTAAGTTGTAATCCTGTAACACCACTTGCCGGAATATTAATTAAATTAGAACCATCACCGTAGATATATGCACCACTAATAATTCCTCCGTCGACATAGATATTCGACCCACTCGTCATATATAATGATGAACTATCAGTCATCACTATATTAGCATCAACCACTCCTAATTGTGATGTGATACTTAAACTACCCGTAATTTCAATGTCGTTTGTTGTTGCCCAAACAGAACCTGTAAGTGCAAATAAACTATCTCCCGATGTTCCACTAGAACCACTTGTTCCCGAAGAACCCGATGTACCATCTACACCCGATATTCCAGAAGACCCACTTGTTCCTGATGTGCCGTCAACACCACTCGTACCCGAAGAACCCGATGTACCACTCGTACCACTAACACCATCAACACCTGAAGTGCCTGACGTACCGGCGGTACCCGCAGAACCCGATCCACCATTTGCGGCCAAATATGATGTGGCAACACCGTGTAAATCATCAATCCAATAACTATCAATAGGAAACGCCGAGGTGAAATTAGATAAATTTGCAATTTGTGGTACTCCATTAACTAACGGAAATAAAATACCATAATTACCCTCAGTCGGGCCATTATTTGGTGGGTCGTTGTTTGAATCGGTCGTTAAAACTCGTAAATCGGTGTCAGTAATTTGTAAAACAATTTCATTATCTCCATTTGTTGATACCACATTTGTGATGTCATACCATTTACCATTTGGTAAGAGAAATTGCCAACCTACTTGGACATCATTAACATTGTATAAATTAGGATTGTTGTAGTATCCTGGATAACCGGCACTATATGATGGAACTTCAAATGTTGCGGTATACGATAATGGAGCCCCATCATACGGACTAGTGTTATCACTATAGAATCCCGAAACAAATGTTGTTCCAAATTTTATTTTACCAACCAATATTTTCTCAGGTACGTGTATTCCCATTTCTATAAATTACTTTTACGATATCAAACCAAATGTTATTATTAAATTCGTAGCACCAGAGCTAACTAAACCTGTATTAGTTGAGTTCAAACCGTATATTTTTAATGTTGTAAATAAACCTCCACTATATGTTTGTTCCGCAGCATAACCCGTACTTGCAACTGCAGTCGGTGATTTAGTCCACACCACACTACCATTAATACCGTGTGTTGTGACATTAACTAATGGTTGTGATTGTAAACCGATAGGTCTACTTATACTTAGTGTTGTTCCATCAACTCGACTAAAGACCCATCCCGCACTTTGTAATGTACTTACGTTTTCACCATTTGGACCTGTAACACTTACCAAACCATTAGGGAACGTGTCCATAACATTTGAACTATATGATAATACAATTTGATAAACTTTAACGGCACCCCCTGAATTACCTGAAGAACCACTTGTTCCTGATGTACCATCTGAACCATCAATCCCCGATGTACCCGATGTTCCGTCTACACCCGAAGTACCTGAAGTACCATCAATACCTGAAGTTCCCGATGAACCCGACGTTCCAGAACTACCATCAAAACCACTAGAACCCGATGTTCCTGATGTTCCTGACGAAAAACCTGCGGGTGACGTACCTGAAGAACCTGAAGTACCTGCAGTACCCGATGTTCCGTGTGAACCGTCCATACCTGAAGTACCTGAAGTACCATCAATACCTGAAGTTCCCGACGATCCATCTGAACCCGATGTTCCTGAAGAACCATTAGTTCCATCAATACCACTTGTACCTGAAGAACCATTAGTTCCATCAATACCACTTGTACCTGAAGAACCGTCAATACCTGAAGTACCTGAAGATCCATCTGAACCTGAAATACCTGAAGTACCTGAAGTACCTGAAGTACCTGAAGATCCATCTGAACCTGAAATACCTGAAGTACCTGAAGATCCATCTGAACCTGAAATACCTGAAGTACCTGATGTTCCATCAGTTCCTACACCTCCACCACCAACAACGGTAACCGTTACATCACCATTACCATTGTTAATTACAGTTGCCCCGTCAAATGTAATCTGGTCAACACCGTTAACCGTTGTTAAACCATCTGTTACTCTGAGAGTAGATGGACTTCCACTACCACTACCAATCGCACTATATAAGTTGATTGACCAAGAGTCGTGAGAACTACCTCCACCAAAATCTGTTATTAATAAGTCTAATCGACCTGTATTTTTATTATAAAGTGAAACTCTACCAATTAAGTAATCTTGAACGTCGTAAGCTGCAATTACCAATTGACCGATACTATATGATAAGTTCGTATCAACAATAAATGTTTGTGTGGTACCAACCAATTCGTCTACGTCACCAATTAAAGTAGTAGACGATGTTTGATAGACATTACCTGATGTTCCTGACGAACCTGACGAACCTCTCGCACCCGATGTTCCTGATGAACCTGACGTACCGTGATTACCAGAAATACCTGAAGTACCCGAAGTACCACTTGACCCGTTAGTACCATTTATACCGTTCACACCATCAAGACCATTGCGACCCGATGTTCCTGACGAACCTGAAGTACCAGCAGTACCTGATGTTCCGTGTGAACCATTCACACCCGATGTACCTGATGTACCGGCAGAACCCGAAGAACCTGATGTTCCCGAAGAACCATCAAGACCATTTGTACCACTCGTACCTGAAGAACCCGAAGCACCAGAAGCACCACGAGCACCCGATGTACCCGATGTACCCGATGTACCGTTACCCGATGTACCTGATGAACCTGAAACACCTGAAGTTCCTGATGAACCTGACGTACCATTATTACCGTCAACACCACTAGTACCCGATGTTCCACTAGTACCGTGTCCTGAAGTTCCTGATGAACCTGACGTACCTGAAGCACCACGAGCACCCGATGTACCTGATGTACCGGCAGAACCCGAAGAACCTGATGTTCCGTCCGAACCTGATGTACCTGATGTACCGTCAGACCCGTTACCACCACCTAAGCTGTTTATACTTGTGCCAGATATGTAAATGTTATTTGCGTATACCGCATTTAACGGGGTAGATTCAGACCCGAGGTCAATAACTGAACCTATTGTTACGTTTTCGGTATTGACCTGTTCCCAATTTATTCGTTGTAATGCCATTTAAAAGTAAAGTCTTTTACATAAATACTTTTATTATGTTATTACGCATAAAAAAAAGGGGTAAACCCCCTTTTTTTTTCTATATGAATGTTTTTATGATTTCAACTATTTCATTTTCATTCTTAAAATCAACTCCAGGTATATAAATTGGTCCTTCGTTTGAATTATTTTTATTAATATAGACAGTTGGTAAAACGTTATGTCCTGTTTGTTTTACGACCGAATCCCATATCTCTTTATTTATTGAAATTTCAATATCATTGAATGGTATTTCAAGTTCTGTTAATTTATTTTTTAAATCGTAACAATACTTGCATCCATTTAACGTGAATACAACAATTGTATGTTTCATTATAAACTATCTAAAATCTTTATATAAACTGAATCAACGTTTGCACCTGTTGAACGATTAACTAATTCTTCACCGTTGTAAATCATAACAGTAGGTACTGAACGAATTCCTAATTCTACACAACCTTCTTTATTATCATCAACATCGATTGCAACAAATTCAATATCATTGTAATTCGACGACATTTTATCCAATCTAGTTAATAAATGACCACAGGGTACACACCATTTAGCTTTGAAGTCAGCCAATATTTTTTTACCTTCTAATTGTAATTGTTTTAGTTCATCAATAGTAATTTCTCTCATAATTTTTTAATTTAAATATCTAACCACCTTCTACCGTTTTTTAATTCGTAAAAAAAACCTTTTCGAATATTTGGGTATAATTGGGTTAGTTCTTTTATTTTTACTCCTAATTTTAATTTATCTTTTATTTCTTTTATTAGGTCCAATGAATAAATAGATTTATTTCTTTTTGATTCTTTTATTTTTTCTATTCTTTTACTTCTTTCTTCGTTTGTTAATTTATCCCAATGTTTTTTAACTGAATCTTTTCTTTTTTCTTTTTGATTTTCACAATTTTTACCATATATTTCTATATAAGTTTTCCCTCTGTGTGATTTTCCTTCTTTTATCTTATTAGAAATTTTAGCCCTTACTTCATCCGAATGTACATAACCCAAACAACCTTCACCACCCAACGTATTATTTAGTCCGTTTTTGAAAGAATCATATTTTTCAATATATTTTTTTTCAATTTCATATATAATACTGACATCACATTCTTCTATTAATTCAATAGTAAAATTTTCTTCACCGTATTTTTTTATAGAATTGTAAAGTTTACTTTTATAATCATTTTTAAAACACCTATAAAGGTGTTCATAATAACGAGTTTCTAAAGTTTTTACTGTGCAACCAATATAAATTTTTTTATTTATTTTATTCGTTATTTTGTAAATTTTTCCTTTGTCCATATGGTGTTTTATAAATAAATACCACCATATTGACTAAAATCCTATTTTACTTTTATTTGACGTTTTTATTAATTCTACGTCTATGTTATAAATATCAGCCAAAGTCATTCCTTCCGTCACTTCGTGATCTTTTTCGATATGTTTTAATAATTTATTCGTTTCTTCCACATTTAATTTACTGAATTTATGTTCAGCAATTAAACGACCCTTTCTAAGTAATGCTTGGTCTATCTTCTCTCGTTTCATATTGAAGGTTGCAACAATTTGAATACTTAGACAATCACCCAAAATACCGTCAGTTAAATTAAGAATATTAGACACTCCCGCCGGTGAACCATTACCCTCTCTATCCGAAATAACTCGTTCAGCATCCTCAATGATGAGGATTGAATTTTTGTGGTCCATCAAAAATGGTATGATTGAAGGTTCGGATAACATCTCAGCCATCGATGGTGGGATGAACAATATGTCTTTATCTGTGATTAATGAAGTCAAGTGTTTGATGTACGATGTTTTACCAGTACCAGGGTCACCGTGTAATAAAATAATTCCCTTACCGTTATTTTCATTTAACTTATCAACAATTACTTTATGTACCTTACTAAATTCGGTGCCATAATTTAATTCTAAATCCATTTGTGGTACAGCTAAGTCATATTCCTCAGTATCCATATGACCCATTTCACTTTTGACCAATTGAATGTTTGATTTTTTTCTTTTTCTTTCAAAAGTTTTAATTTCGTCCATTGGTAATTGTTTTTCCAAATTACCTTTTTTAAAATCATAAGCAATATCAAGTTGAACTAATGGATCCTTATCTTTAATAACATTTCCCGTAAGTCTAATCATCATTTGTTTTTCGTCATTAACATATAATGATTGTGACGATAAGTCGTAACGCCTATTTGATGAAAATATATTAATATCTTGTTTAAACCCTAATTTATCTACAAGATAATCTATAATTTTTGGATCATAAGATAAACTATTAACGAACTTTGAGGGTAATTTATCATAACAAATAACAAAATATTGTTCAATAGGGATTTCGGTACCGTAAACCGTATCATATAAAGGATAATCCTTTGGTAGTTTTGTTGACATATTATATTTTAATTTATTTTTTAGTTAAGACATATTTTACCAAAATCACCTAAATCAAAAAATACATTTTTTTCGATATCTTTTTTTGGTTGTTCAGAGATGTCTTTTTTTGCAATTATCACCGCCTTAACGGTTGTTCTTAATAACTCAAATTGTTCTTTATCTAACATCACTTCACCGTTTTTTTTGTAATTTTTTTGTGAGATTTCACATAAGTGTTTATAGAACAACTCTTCATCTGAATCACCTAAAAAATATTCTTTTGCTTCAATATTTGTCTTGAGATAATTTTTTACTGTTTGTAAATAAATTAAAACTTCAGGTGAAAATTCTTCCATTATATTTTTGCAATTTGGTTAAGTGTTAACTCAACAGCAGTATTTCTTCCAAAAATTTTAATTTCGAGTTCAACTTTATCTCCTTTCATTTCTGAAATTATACCTTCAAATGTGTTGAATGGTCCCTCAATAACGGTAACTTGTTCACCAATAACATATTTTAAACGTTTTGAATCTTCGTGAATTTCCAAAACATCATCCTTTAAAATTCTTTTCACATCACTCTCACGTAATTCAATAGGAATTCTATTACCACCCATTCCCATTATATTAGGAAATAATGAAATAGTTTTTAATTCATCCTCATTTAATGGTTTAGGTGATTCAAAATAAAGATAACCACTATACAAGACCTTTTCTCTAATTGCTTTTTTATTACGTACCACAACCACCTGTTTCTCCGTTGGGCAAACAAATCTCGTAACACTCTTTATTTTACCCTGAGAGATATTTTTATTAAATTCTTCCGCCAAGGACCTTTCTTTTCCAGGTAATACTTTAACCAAGTACCAATTTGTTTCCATATAAATTTTAATAATTTTTAATTAATAGTTCGGTACCCATATTTTGTTTACCGTCCTTCTTCGCAGCCGCAGCCTTTGCAAAATCTTTTTGTTCCCATTTATATTGATCTTTAGGAAACCATTCAGATAACTTTGGAAAATCATAATACGATAAACTGAATTTACCTTTAATATTTTTAATACATTCAGCTAAACGTGTGTGGTCATTAACATCAAAATCGTGATTCGAATAATAATTTTCAGTCTTCCAATATGGTGGGTCCATATAGAAATATGTTGTTGGCGAATCGTATTTCTCTACCACTTTTTGGAAATCCAAATTTTCTACAAAAGTTATTTTATCAAAGTGTTGACGGAATTTAGGGTTTTTTAACTTATCCATAAAAATAAGAACTTTGCAACGATATTTTCCTTTATAATCCGTATATGCTGCAGTTTCGGGTTTTGAACCTGAAAATATTTGACATAACACGTATACATATTTACCCACAATTTCTAAACTATTTTCGTCGGTGATAACCAATTCAGGGTCAAATACTTCTTTTTGATATTGATTAAACATTTCAGCATATTCTGGTGGTGTATCAACGACCCCCAATTGTTGGCAAGGGTATTTAGATAATTCATCCCATAACACATCATATTGTTTAGACCACTTCATAAGATGAGCATTTAAACGATTGTAATCATTATAAACTACCGTTTTTAAATTTGGAAATTTGGTTAAGTCCATATTAAAAAATACCCAAAACATACCTGAGAAACCTTCAACATATGTCTCAATGTCTGTTGGAATTTGTGGGACAATCCATTTACCGATACGAGCCTTACCTCCGATGTAACTAATCATTTATTTGTTATTTAATGTTCTATTAAAAATATAGTCAAAAAATTTTAAAAAAAGAAATTAATAGTATATATTTTATTATGGGTTGTAAGAATTGTAAGAAGAATAGTAATGAATCATATAAAGACGTATATGAAAAAACTAATGGGTTTCCTAAAGGAATTGTGTTATTTACTATTCTTTGGACATTGTTAGCAATGTATGGGTTATATTCATTAATAACAAAGTTTATATGAAAAATGGAAAGTATTTCATAGTTCTATTCTGTAACAAGAAAAGAATTAAAATATTCTATAAGTGTATGAAACGTACATCCGTCTATGACTATTGGAGAGAGTATAAGACAGAAAAAAAGCCGCCATTTGTGAAACAACAAGGTGGTAAAAGAAATCAGGAGCTGGTTTTTGAATTGGCGTTAGTTTTTCCAAATAATCGTTGGGCCACCACAACTTGGGTAAGGGATAGTTTAGGTAGAAACGAACCGGCACTAATCGAAGGAAATAAATTTCGAATAAAGGAGATAATACCTTATTGGCAAGAAGAATTGATTTATGATTTTCAAACTAAAAAGAGAATTCGTTATCACGAATTAATCAATCAAATTGTACCAATAAAAGAAATCGCCCAAATATTCATCTTAAATAAAAATCTATTTATACAGATTGAAAACGACGTAAAAATGTTTGGTAATAAGAATCTTGAAGATTCGAATCGTTTATTTGAAATAGTTAAAGAGGATTTGGTGAAAAGAAAAATGGGTAATCTCTTTTTTGTGAAAGATGTAACTACCCATCAACGAACTTTATTGTATAACTTACTTGAGAGTAAGGGTTTCAATAGAAGAGAATTATTTAGACATTATTCTTATTAAATACTATATCAACCATTCCAATATTAATAGTAAACGTGTCTTCTGGTTTTTCCATTTTTCTACCGTATTTTTTCTGAATAGTATCAAATGATTTTTCAAAATCATCATCAGACATTTCTAAAACTATTGTGACAGATTCAGTTTTTGTATTTATTTTTTCCAATAAATCACTGATAATTGCCAATTGATTTAATAAATCACCTTTTTTTTCCATATCCTAATATCTTTAATATCTTATCAATTATAGATATTTTATTTTTTGGTTTTTCTTCGAACATTTTTTTTCTGTCCAACTTTTTTATATCTTCAATCATCTGTTTCTTGTGGTTCAGAATCTCCATCTGATCCTTCTCCATCTCTTTCTTCAGAAACTCCGTCGCCTGTTGTAATCTCTTGTCCATAATCCTCTAATAGGTTTATATCTTTTAACTTATCTAACGATTCTTTTTTAAATAATTCCTGTAGTTCTTTTACTTTTTGTTGGAATAATTTTTGTTTCTCCTCTTCATCTTTATTAATTTGTAATATCTCTAAAGCACAGGCAAAAACAACATCATATCCATCTTGAATTGCGGTTGATACTAAAGATAACAAAGTGAATTTTTCGTTCTTATCTTGAACCTTAATTTTAATGGACCTATAAGGTTTAACGATATCTTCGTATCTCCAACTCAATGGTAATTTTATATCTAAACTTACATTATTTTCAATCTCTCTTAAAGAATGAAAATGAGGTCTCAATGATTTTATACTTTCAAACACGTTGTTAAATTAAAATATATGTTATTATGTATGATAGTGAAATTATTTGTAAAGTCTGTTCTAACTTTGTTAATTTCATTGGTTCTGGATTTTCTTGTGTAAGTTTCATACTGAACTCAACAATAATTCGTAATGAGTATACTATACTTAATACGAAAAAAAATAATTTAATCTGTTCCATCGTGTCTTTTCATTTCTTCCAATATATCCTTACGATACACCGCAATTAGTAATTTAATTTCCTGAGCATATTTTCTTGCTCGGATTGATGCGCTACGATTACCCCTATCATAAACTTTTTGAGTATCGACCGACATCTTTTCTACTAATTCCTTGATTTGTTTTAAGGTTTCCATATTTTTATTCGGTTTTTAATATGAATATATGGAAAAAATTTTACTTTTTCAAGTTTTGTTCGAGTAATTTATAGATTTCACTTAACATATCTAGTTCCGACCTAGATTTACGATGTTTAAAACTGAATAACACATAGAAATAATCACTAATTCGTATTACGTTATTGTCCATTTGATTGTAATAAAACGCCTCAATAAAAAAATTGAGGAAGTATTGGTAAGCACTATCGTGTTCTTTAAAGTGAATTTTTTCTTTACTGAAATTTTCAATTGTCTTATCCCAACACCAAGTAAAATGATTTTTTTGATCTTCGTAACTTATCAACACATCCGAACCTAAATATGTGGTATCAATTAACTCATATAATGAAATAAGAAAGTCGTAGAAGAGATTAATCTTCTCACGACTTATATTATATGCTCGGTACCAAATATCGATTTGTTGTTTGTAACTTTCAGATATTGACAACTCTAAATAACTCTCTCTCTCTTCCATATTCTTTATAATGTAATATAAGTAGAAATGAAAATAAAAAAAAGATATTATTGAGTTTTTTCGTTATAGTTAAACATTCTTTTCATTTTCTCAACTTCTTCGTTGATATTTTTTGTTTTAACAGGAACGGATTGTTTTGGATATAACTCTCTATTATCCTTATCTTCTTTTCTATCTATTGCTTGTTTTTCTAATTTTTTAGCAGTGTCGGTTTTAATAGTATTACCCGATTTTTCTTCTGACTCTTTACCTTTATCGGCACCATTTGTAGGTTCAATTGATGGTTTCTCAGTTGTTGAGGCGTTACCCATAATAGTATCTCCCTCTAATGCCATTTTTAACCTTTTCTTAAATTGATCAGATGGTTCAATATCGTAATCTAAATTTTGTAAACCGGCAAAATTCTTTGCCACTTCATCGTCCTGCTCTTTAGTATTTTGTCTTGCAACTTTTTCGCCTTTACCTATTGCCTTCGGGAATTCAGGATTATCATTACCGTCAAAACTCATTGACGTTGAGATTTTTTTCTCAACTGCGGATAAATTTTCTTTATTTTCTTTACCACTTTCGACGTGTGATTTTTTTGCGGCATCTAAACCGGGTATCGATTCATTAACCATTCTACCGATTAGTGCAATTAATTCAGATTCTTTTAAACGTAACGTTTTCTTTTTACTTTCGTTCATTGTACTATTACATTCACAAACGTCTTTACCACATTTTTCACAAGTTTCTTCTTTCATTTCACTATTCCCACACTCATTACACTCTTCCTCTTCTTTTGGTTCTTCTTTTTGACCTTTCAAAATTTTAAAATCTTGTCCGTCTATTTTACCGTTATGGTTTTTGTCTAACTTCTTTTGTCCACCAATTAACTCCTCGTCCATTTGTTTAGTCCAACATTCTTCCACATCATATTCTTTACCTCCTACCGAAAACGTTTTTTCGCCAGCATCTTTAGCCGCCTTAAGGGCTCCTGAGAACTCATTACCTTCCATTGGTTGTGTATTTTCCATATTGTCTGTTTCTTCTAATTGGTCATTCATTTCGTCAAGTTTATCTAACATATCTTCGTGAGATTCGTAAACACCCTTCTCAATGATTAATTCTTTACCTGGATGCATTTCTTTAAATTTATCCATATCATTTTCAGCATCTTCCTGAGTTTCATAAGTACCTAATGGCACACCTTCACATTTTATGTGATAAACCTCTTTCTGTGTGTTTTCCGACTCACTGATTATGGTTTTCTTAACCTCATCTGAAACGATGTTTTCTATAATTTGTCTTAATTCACTTACTTTCATATCTAAATAAATATCTTGTTAATATCATTTAATACAATTTTTTCAATTTCTTTATATGAAATTCCGTATTTCTTTGATATCTCATTAATTGTATCCTTTATTTCTTTATTTTCACTCACGAATTCAATTGCACCGGTATTCCCCTGATTACAATAAGGATATTTTTTACACTTTTCTTTAACCTTCACAAAAACACTGTCAGGACCTCCCCATTTAGGAAAATTCTTATCTTTTACCGCCCTACCTTTATATATACTATCAGGACCATCGATTTTTAATGGATTTTTACGACCTTTTGACGTTGTTCCAAATGCTGGAACATCATACGAACCCGAAGAACTCGCGTCGGTTACTTCATCCAAATCCATATTTGGGATTGATGTTATTTTCTTCCTAATAATTTGTTGATTCCCACCTCCCATTAACGGTCCTTCGAAAGACCCCGATGACCCACTGTCGGTCTCATCAACTTCCATAGGTTTGTTTTTCTCAGTTAAATCAACAACCCACAATTTCGGATTTATCCCTTTTAGTAACAAACCTGACAACCTCGTATTACCCCCTAATAAATCATAATCAGTGTCACTAAATTTAACTACTATCGGTATTTCAACTTCACCTTTTTCAAATGCCTCTTCAAATCTTTTTTTCTTATCGTCTTCTAAATTTTCAAAATCTAAATCAATATTACTTAAAACACCTTTGATGTTGTCGTAATTACTAATTTCAAAATTATTTTGTGCAACTTCTAACCACCCTTTTTTACCCATTTTTTCAAATTCACGATAACGTAAGGCCTCAGACCACTCTTCATTAAAATTAGGTTTCGTATATTTCATTATTTAACTGATTTTAATGCACTTTCCCAAAATGATTTTCTTTGCCAAAGTGTTTTAAATAATTCAACGACGACTTTGGTCGATAAATCAACTATTTTATCATCAATCTTTTTTGTTCCCAACTCTTGTTGTACTTGTTTAATAACAATCTTATGAGCCTGAGTCGAATCCATAAAATCCTTGATTTCCTTTCTAGTGATTCTTTCTATTTCTTTTTTATCTACGTCAGTAAGTGCCATTAGTTATTATTTCTATTTTGAATTAATGGTTCTAATGAAGTTTTAAAAGTCTCTTCAAATTTTACCAATTTTTCTAACATTAACCCAACGTTATTTTCTAATTTTAACATTTCCGCATTAATGAATGTACCACTATCCTCACCAGCAATTAAAACAAAACTAATGTCTTCGTCAGTTAACTTACCGTCTAATCTAATTTGATTTGAATTAATGGTCATACCAGGTTGAAAATCGACAATTTGTGACACTTGTTGTTTGAAATTATCAATTAACCCAGAAATTGATTCTTTTTGTTCATCTGTTAATTCCATATCTGCCTCATCAGATGATAACATTTTCACCTCAACGTCGTTAATTACAACAAACCCTCTTTCCTGTTGTTTTGGTTCGTTATTTTCCGAATCTATCGGTTCTTGTGTATTCACTTGTTCTGATAAAGTACGATATGAAAATTTTGATTCATTAAGATTTCTTAATGTATTCAACATTTTCTTTGTTTGATCATACGTCGATGGTTGTTTCTTTTGCATTGTTAAAAAATATTCTAAAATTAAATGATGGGTTTATATCTGTATAAATAGTTGAAAAATTAGATTTACATACAATTCCTTTGAAATTAGATACGTTTTCTAAATATCCCTGAGATGGGACCACTTGTTTAAAGATATTATGTTTATCACATAAAAATTCACATAACTCAGAAATAGATGAAAGTTGGGTTTCTCCATATTTATCCCAAAAATAATGACCTCTCCAATTACGGATATATGGTTCAGACCTATACGGGTCACCAATCCAATTATTAAGAACTCCTGTGATAGTGTTTTTATTTAACCAACCTAAGTTCTCAATTGCAATTTTAATTATCTTCTTATCATCATTAGGTTCCCCAAATGTAACGGAACTATAATCAGTGTCAAATAATTGATAAACCATACCTAGCTTAGAAACAACAAAATGGGGTACGTCTTCGTACAACCCATTCTTTCTGTACTTTATCATATTGATAAAATCGTCAGATCTTCTTTGTGTATCGTATAGGAAAATTTGAGTTTTCTTAGATTTCTTACGAATTATGTTTAATTTATCGCTATCTAAAACTTCTACGTCGTGAACTAACATTTCTTGATATTACTTTTTTTACCGGCTCAGGTGTAACCGTTATTTCATCCTCCGATGTTGGTATAATGACTTCGTTATTCTCAATGTCATAAATGACTTGATTTGGGTTAACGTCATCGGATACTTCCCAATAAAGATTTTCACTCTCCTCTTTAGAGTCTTGAAATTCTAACGTTGGGGTTATTATATCTCCTATTGATATCGGTAAAATTTCCAATTCCAATGTTTCCGTTTGGGACTCTAGTTTTTTTTTTCGTCATCCTCTTCAGGTGACGTTTGGGGTTCTTCCTCGACATCTTTATCAATGACATTATTGACAATATCCAACATTTGGTCAATTTCTTTTGTTTCCGATTGATAGGTCGGTTCATCTATTAAAGATTCACTATTAAATTCATCAATTGCCTCAGATATAAAATCGTCATTGAATGTTAATTCGGGTTCATCATTGATTGATTCATCTATTGAGGTGATGGATTCGTCATTACCTTGGAAATTATTTTCCAAAATTGGTTCCATTGTGGAAAAATTTTGATTTTCTTCCTCAACTGTTAATTCTTCGTGGAAAATATTTTGTAATTCTTCATCAGTTAAAAACGATTCTTCATCTTCCAACCCATCCATTAATGTGACGTCCCAAATAGAATCTTCCTCATTGAAATTATTTTGAATTTGTTCCGTCATTTCAAATGCATTATTAGGTTCTACCGTAAAATCATCACTAACAATTGGTCCCGCATAAGGTTCCTCATCTCTTTCAAATTCTTCACGTTCTAATTTTTCTCTAATTCCACTATTGGCTAAAGCTCCTATTGGTTCATCTTCAGGTAAAATAGGTCCGTGTAACGATTCCCTATATTTCTCAATCTGTTCCATTCTTTCAAATGTTTTTTTCATTTGAATTTCTTGTGCTCTTTTTAGAATTTCCTCGTCACTTATAAAGTTCTCAATATGAGTGTGTTTTTCTCTAACTTCGTCACTATATCTTTGTGCCGCCTCTTTTAATTTTTCGTTGGGTACTGATGGATTTAGTAGGATAGATTCAAGTTTATTCAAGTCCTCTTGTGATAATTTAATTCTTGCGGTCTCATCAACGAATTCTTTTAAATCTTCAGGGTTTGATAATAGTTCTGAAATCGGTTTAATCTCGTCTTCTTTTCGTTTACCACCAATTGATAATTGGTTGAACGAAATAATAAGCGCAACCGCCAATGGGTCAAACACAACAACAATTAGTATGATAAAAAATTTAACAACTGAATTTAATTCAACACCAAATGCGTCGGCAACAAACCTGAAACCACCAACTTCCCTCTCAATTTCAATGTTATTATTTTTAATTTCATTTATCTTGCCATTATATACAACGATAGAATCCTGAAGTACATTTATTTTATTAGAAATTTTTGTTGATTGTCTATCTCTATTATCTGCGGATCGTATTAAACGACTATTAACATTACCTTTCGTAATTAAAGTGTTTTGAGTGTTTGACAAATCCTTTTGTTGACCTTGTAATGTGACAATTTGGTCATTAGTTAATTTAATTTTATTATTCCAAACGTCAATTTCACGTTGTACTTGTTCTAACTTTAAATTTTGTTGTTGAAACGCATTTGATAGATAACCAAAAATGCCTGCGGAAGTTATTAACATTAAAATAACCACGGCAGATGTTAAATACCATTTATTCAAACCTCTAATTTGGTCCCACTCTTGTTTAAGATAGGTGGCCGTTACTAACTTAGCAAATTCCAATGAACTCGCCATTACCATAACCGCAATCGCTGCACCACTAAATAGTACACCTAAACCCGTCACAGAGAAATAAGCGGCACTACCAGCAATTAAAATCGCAGCAAGGGCCACTAAAGTTTTTAACCAATTATTATTCATACATTATAAATAGTTTAAGAGACCGAAACTCTCATTTCTTAGTTTCTTAATTGCCTTATCACGTAATTGTCTAATACGTTCTTTTGTACAACCAAACTCTTCACCTAAATCTTCTAAATTAGACTCTACACCGGTTAATCCATAGTATCTTTCAATAATCGTTTTCTCTCTTTCATCTAATACACTCAACATTGCTGCCACTTTTTTCTTAATCTCTTCAGGAGAATTTACCATTGCGTCGGGTCTTTCTGCGTCAACATTAGGAATCACATCAATTAATTGGTCACCTTCTTCATTAATTTCTTTATATAACCCCACACAATACGGTAAATTACTTGAGGTGGGTTCGTCACTATTATTAATGTGGAATTTATCTTCCTCGTTTGTTTCTTCTTTTTTCGCCTTCTGAGCCTCTTGTACTAAATTAGACGGTAGTCGAATAGTTCTTGCATTCTCATTTAGTGATGCCATAATTGATTGTCTAACCCACCAAACAGCATATGAAATAAATTTCAAACCGCTCGTTGGGTCAAATCTATCCGCCGCCTTCATCAAACCAATATTACCTTCAGATATTAAATCCATAATATCCATACCTTGGTTTTGATACATTTTTGCAACCGAAATGACAAATCGTAAATTACCTTTTACCAATTCATCATTTAATAACTTTCTAGTTGTCTTATCCGTTTTTTTATCGTTTAACGCCTCAAAAATTTCTTCTTGTCTAAGATGTGAAATAACCGGAATTTTACGAATATCCTTAATGTATTGTTGGATTTCGTCGGTGTTGGTAATAGTAGATTTGGCCATAGTTGTGGTGTGGTTTAATAATTAAAAATACAAAAAAAGAATTACTTTGCAAAATTATCGAGAAATTTTTTTTCTGAAGGTGTTAAACTTTCAACACCATATTCCTCGATTTTTTCTAAAATGGAGTCCAAATCAAATATTTGTGGTTCCTCACTATATTTTGTATATTGAATTTTCATCATTAATGGGTCCATTGATGATGGTTTAAAAATGAAATCATTGACGGTGTCAGGTAGGAACACACTAACTAATGAATTCTTTTCAAATAGGAAATAAAATTTAACACTGTCATTTTTTGTTAATTCGTGAATTTCTTCGGATAACTTACCGTGGTCTACGTTTGAATCAAAAATTACTATCACGTTTTGATTGTTTTCAATAACATAACGAACCGAATTTATTGATTGTGCTTGTCCCAAAACATCTAAACAAAAAAATTCAACGTCTCCGTGATCTTCAAATACCCCAAATAGGAATAATAAATATGTTCTCATACTAAGATTTAGTATATTGTTATTTTAATTTTATTTTCCAATAAACACCTCCACCAATATAAGGTGTAAATGTTCCGTTAACACCGTCTGTAGTTCTATTTGCCACACCTAAATCCACGTGAAATATTTTATCCTCTTTTGTTTTAAACAACACCCCCGTACTTATATGTGAAACTAAGTCAGGACTACTAAACCCACCATTGAATCCAAAAAATACTTGACTCTTTTTAGGTTCTTTAGTGTAGATGGTATCCTTAACTATCATTCTCTTTATATCACTAATAAATTTACGATTAACCACTGAATTTTTAGATAACGTATCAATAATTGTTACTGTACCTTGATTATTGGGTAATACTAATACTTCTTTATGTGGTACTTTTGTGAAGTATATTTTTAGTATTTCGTTAGTGTCGACAGGTTGGACAATAGGTACCTCTACTTTCCTCTCAACTTCAACAGGTACTTCCACCTCAACTTCCACCTCAACTAAACTATCAACAGGTATTGTGTCGTGTACAGCATATGGGATTGAGTCAATCTTTAAAATTGTTCTATGTGGCATAAATCCTTTAGGATTCATCAATTCCACGATTGCAATTAAAATCAGAATAACAATAATAAGATGTCTGACATCTAAAAGTTTCTTCATTACTTAACAAGATATAACGTCGTAGTTATTATTGCAACCGCAATGCCAACAAATGACCCCGCCTTATAAAATTTAGTCTTCAACTGTTGTACTTTGAGTTCCTTTTCCAAACTCTTAGACATATCAATCGCCAAATCTCTTTGTTGAGTTGTTTTATCGATTATAGTATTAAGATTAAGAATTTTTTGATCTTTAAGTGAATCTTTTTGACTATATAAAGTTATTTGACCTTTTTGTAAATCGATAACTTTATTGGCCTCTAATAATTCTTGCTTGGCACCATCCCCTTGTAATAAATCCTTAATTACTAACTTTGCTATCGGTACCTTTAAGGGTACTATCGAGTCCGTTTTCGTAACGGTCTGAGAAAAACTTGATAAGGTCGTGAATAGTATAATCGTTAACAGCTGTAACTTTTTCATTTGTTTGATTTTTGATAATTGTTATGTTTTTATTTACGTTAGTAATGTCACCTTCAATTTTAGTAATTTCATTATCTACCGTAGCAATGTGATTGTCAATAAGTTTGTTTGCGTTTTCAACCGAATCAATCTCGTTTTGTAGTGAGTCTATTTTACGATAGTACCCTTCTACATCTGTCTTAATTGAGTTAGATTGGAACAAACTGTATAAAGCAATTGCACCAACAATTAATACGAGAATTAGAGTTTTATTTATCTTCATAATTACTTTTATATATAAATACGAAGAAAGAGGACTTTCGTCCTCTTTTGTACTAATTCTTCTTTTTAACTATCTCATCAATAATTCCGTAGGATAGTGCCTCTTCAGCACCTAACCATAAATCTCGAGATGCGTCACCCTTAACTTGTTCCGCCGATTTTCCACAATATCCACCTAATAATTCAAAAAGGGTATCATTAATCTTTTCCCATTCTTGGAATGTGATACGTGCATCTTGAATATTACCCCCTGCACCTCCTGATGATTGGTGTAACATTGTACGTGAGAATCTTAAGGACCCTCGTTTACCTTTAGTTCCTGCACCTAATAGAACTGAACCCATAGATGCTGCCATTCCCGTATTAATTGTACGGATATCCGAACGAATATAATCCATCACATCAACCATTGATAAACCAGACTTAACTGAACCACCCGGACTATCAATGTGCATTGTGATATCGTTTGTGTCTAAACTATCTAAGAACATTAGTTGTGCCTGTGTCACTACGGACATATGGTCGTTAACCTCACCAGCCACCCAAATAATACGTTCCATCATTAGACGTGAAAATACGTCCATAACGGTCACATTCATTTGTCTTTCCTCCAAAATATATGGGGTTAAACTACTTTCAATTCTCTGATTGTATCTGTGTAAGTCTAATGAACTGATACCGTGGTCTTTACTATAAAGACCAAAATCTTTTAATTCTTTTGGTGTCATAAGTTAGTTTTTGTTATAGGACAAATATAGGTTTTTTATTTTTAATTAAGAAATTTTTGTTGTGATAAAATCTATTGATGATACGTTCTCTTCTTTTTTAATCATAATTAGATTATCCGACCAATTACGTATTAAAGAATTATGTGATATGACAAAAATATGTTCAAAATAATTCTTAATCTTTTTAAAGAACTCACCGACCATTTCCAAATTCTCATCGGCCACTTTACCAAACACCTCATCCATAACAACAATATTGGGTTTTGGTAATGAGGATATTTTAGTTAATACACTACGAAGTGCTAATGATGAAATTGTTCTTTCATACCCCGAACCCGCATTAAGAGGTTTAACAACACGAGTCTCGGAATCAATCATAACAAACTCAACTTCATTTTTATCGTTAATGTTCATTTCCAAAATAAAGTGACAACTGTCAACTAACAAACGATATAACTCTACGTTAATTAATGGAACCATATTCTTTAAGATGACTTTTGAAATTCCATTCTTACCGTACACGGTTAAATATATTTTGAACACCCCTAACAACTCTTCTTCAGATTTAATTTTAGTGATTAAATCATTATTGATTCCAATCTTTTCTATTAAGTTGGTAACGTTGTTTTTATGTTTTTCAATATTCGTACCGGTAACACGAATGTCACCATTAGCGGTTTCTATTTTAGTCCTTAAAGAAATCACCTCGGAATCAATTTTTTGATTTTCCTCAAGTTTCTTTTTGTTATCTTCGTATCTATCTAATCGTAGTTGTTTAGAATCAATTTCAAGTTGTTTTTGTTCAACTTCTAATTCATAACGAGCCTTACGTAATTTATTTTTTTCGTACGTTTCAAATTCAGTTTTTAAATTATTAAACGTATCCGATTCAGATTTTAATTTTTCAATTTCTTTATCGTTAGTCTCTCTGTCTTTATCAATCTCACTTATTTTCTTTTTTGTTTCCTCAATTTCATCTGTATGGTCAACCTCATCTAATGGGCGGTTACACTTAGGGCAAATTTTTCCCTCTTCCAATAATTTAATATGTCTTTCTTTCTCACTTTTTTCTCGTTCACCTATACGATTTTCAACATCCAACTGATTTATTTTTTCTCTCAATTGTCTATGTTCTTCCTCGTCATAATATTTTTTAGGTTCGACCACTTCAACATTACTTGCATTTAAAAAACTTATATTTTTTTGTGTTTTTAAGTCATTAATTTCCCTTTCAAGTAGGATTGGGTTAGTGTTGATTAACTCTCGGTCAACATCGTTATTTCTAAGTGTTAAAACTTCGTCACGTCTACTTTCTAACCTTACTAATTCGTTTTGAAAACCTTCCAAATCGTTTTGTAATTTAAGTATTTGGTCTTTGGATTCGTTGATGCTCCCATTATATGACTCGTTATCACTTTCTAATTGAACAATGTTAAATGTGTTTGAGATTAGTTTTTTTGACCACTCGTTATACATCTCCTTTGCAATCTCTTCCTTAGTTTTTAAACTTTCTAAACCCATAAACTTGGTTAGAATTTGTCCTCGAGCCGTTGGTTTGGATTCGATTAACTCTTCTAAGTTATAACCGGTAGTTAGAATTGTCGATAAGAAGTCTTCTTGTGTTCCGATAGCTGACGCTATAAATGCTTCAGTTTCTCTTCTCTGTTCTCCAGATAGATTCACTATCGTACCATCTTCTGCCTTTTTAAAGAATTCTAATTCATTCTTGACAGTATAATCACCTGACTTACTCATCTTACGTAATGTTTTACGTTCTATGACATAATCTTCACCATCAATAGTAATCTCACCACGAACACTAACTTCATTTTTATCAGTGAATCTGTTAAAAATTTCACCATTAGTTTTAGTTTTTGTTGTAGTGTTAAAAAATAAAAACATTAACAAATCAACTGACGACGTAGATTTACCACCAAAGTTCTTAGGGTTTGATTCAATCACAGTGATTCCGTCAAGATTAGTAAAATCAATAACATTGTTGTCACCAAACGAAAGAAAGTTAGAAAATTCAACCTTCTTTATAAACCATTTATTATATCTAACTTTATTTTCATTTAACTTATCAATCTGTGCGTTGACTTTGTTGTCTAATCTCTCAACCAATTCCCACTTAACATTAATTTTATTATCATTAATAAAATCTTTCATTAATCTTTTCTGATACTCTTGATCTAAGATATTGTCCGACGCCTCTAACGATTCTAATCTTGTTTGGGTGACATTTGTTAGATTTTTTGTAATGACCTGAATGGACTTAGAACCGTATTTTTTTTCAAAATACGATTTTACTCTTCTAATTTTCTCAGGTGTAAAATTTTCAGGAACATCTTCCCAAGTTACTTTAATAAATGGATTATCGTTTGCCATAGTTTTTCTTTGAAACTTAATTTTTGTGTTTGTTGTAAAACGTATTCACCATATAAAAAATCATAGGTTTCCACGTTTTCATTTCTAAATGATAACCAATCTTCGACTTCGTCACTATTGTTAGGTTGAAAGCTTGTTCTAATTAATTTCTTAGAATCCCTGATTGTTTCAGGTCTAATAACAATAAACTGTGTAAAATCTTTATTGGTCCTTACAAATATATTTTTTTTACTACTCGGATTGTCAACTTGTTTACCATAATATGAATTAACATCTTTCCAATATTTTTCTTTTCTTCCTGGTATATTAATTGTTCGATAATTTAATCCCGTCAAATTTAACGAATATGAATCAACATTCCAAAAGTCACCATTCCATTTACCGTGTTCAACCTCAACGCCTAATAAATTATCGTCAACACCTAACAAGTCAATCTTTTTTTCAACTTCATTTGATTTTAATTCTATATTAAATCTTTTTCTAAAAAATTCAATCACTGCGTTTCGTACTAATGAATCATCGAAACTGGCACCTCTTAATTTGGCCATTTAATTTTATTTAATTCTGCTTTCCTCGAAAAATTCGATAATTGCATTTATTGCCCAAACGGCTCCTGCGGTTACCATACCATCAAAAAACAGATAGGTAAACCAATATTGTCCAACTAAGAATTTATTTGTCAAACCACCTAACGCTATTGACATAAAAAATCCAACCCAAGTTGCTGTACATAATGTGCAACTAATTAAATCCCCGAAGAATTTAGAATACTTCTTAATAAATGTTCTTGTACTTTCAAAAATAGAACCCCACACTAAAATTGATGTCATACCGTATGCTGCGAGTATCCAAATAAATAAAATTTCCATAATGATGTTTTTTATAATATACTTAATTTAATTGATAAAACGAAATTATTCATCGTATAATGAATTGAGATTGCTATTTTTCATAAAACGACCTTTACCTATGTTGTCAAGTGATGATGTGATTTTTTCAAGGTCAGATTTTAGTTTTTCATTTTCTTCTTTTAATTTTTCAATCTCTTCGTTATTAAAAACTTCCTTCGTCACTTCAACGATTTTTTCAATCGGTACTTCTTTAATAATTTCCTTAATGACTTCAACGGGCACTTCTTTGACTACTGTTTTAGTTTTTGTTTTAACTTTACCTTCAATCGGTACCTCTTTAATCACTTCAAAAGGTACTTCTTTTATAACTTCCCTAACCACCTCAAATGGTACTTCTTTAATAATTTCCTTAATAACTTCAACCGGAACTTCGACAATTTTCTCAATCACCCTATCCACAATTACTTCTCTAATGACTTCAATCTCCACCGGTACTTCGACTGTTTCTGTTACTCGTTTACCAAAAGGTGTTTCACCATATTTTAACAAAGAAAACCCTCGTGTGAAGGTTTCCTTTGCTAACTTGTCGACATTTTCAATCTTATTTAACTCACAATACTGTATGAATTCCCTATCCAAGGTTAACGTGTACTTCTTTTCCATCCTCAATATCTTTAATGTCTTTTATTGTGAAATGAAGAAACGGCTGTTCGTTTGGTAAGTCGTGAAATGTATATTCGTCAGTTTCAACATTATATATACCATAACCGTGATGTTTCACCGTTTCACCAAAGTTTTGTTGAATAAGGCTACCAACCATCACCGCCTTCCCTCCACTTGGTAACTCCCATTGTTGTCTTTTGTGTATATCACCACACAGTAATAAATCTAAACCAACAAAGTTTAATCTATCGTAGGCATCTTCAAATTCAAACCCCAAGTCAGTTGATAGTCCTTGAATTGGTCCGTGAAATAAACCGACAGTTAGTAAACCCTCTTGTTTAGTAAAATCAGGCCTAACATTGTGTTGATATAACGAATAAACAATCCATTGAATGTTACCGTCTACATCAACATAATCACCACTATCTTTTAGATATGTGATATTATCGTTATCCAACAATTCAACAACTGGTGTTATACTATCTAATCTTTGTACGTTATTTTCTAAGAAATCGTGATTACCTGGAATAATAACAACTTTACCATAATTTGTTAATTCTCTTAAAAACCAACTTGTTAAAAGTAATTGTTCATTTGATATATTAATTTTTTGATGTGCGATGTCACCCGCAATAACAATTCTAATTTCGTTATGCGATATATTTTCATTTGACCATTCTAAAATTTTAATATTAATTTCTTCTAATAAGAGTTCAAATTGTTTTTTGTACAATTCGTGCATTTGTATCGTTCTGATATGTAAATCAGCGATGTGTATAATTCTTTTTACCATCTTTTAATGTATTTTGTTAAGTCCATTGATAAAATTGCTGTATTGATTTGTGGAGGAACTTTATATTCAACGAATGTCCCATCTTCTTTTAATAACACGACAACATTTCCCAATAGTTTTGTATCATTGTACTTTGTACCTTTCAACATCTTACGTAATAATCGACCATATAATGGAAGTTGTAAGTAATAATGACCCAAAGCATTGTCGTGAAAATTATTGAATGGTGGGTATAATTTGCCTGTGTAATGTTGTACTTCAAAGTTTTTTGGTTGGTTAGTTTTCCAATCTGTAATAACAAAACCAAAATCATCTTTAGCCTTATTTTCCATTAACCATACCTTATCGGGTTGTCCAGTATATTGCTCTTCGGGGTCCCCCAATACTATTTCAGTATCTAATAAGACCCCACCTCTTTCTAACATTAAATCAAGAAATTCTTTTCCTGCCTTAATCATATTATCACTCTTACGTTGTTGTTCTTCATTAATTTCAAATATAGGTTGTCTAACTTCTTTATAGTTATCAAATCTACCAATCAAATCAGATTCCAATTCAAAATGAACACGACTACCCATATTAGTTGACAAGTCACCGGCCATTTTCCATTCGGCAAGTAACTGAGCCTGCCCTTCAGGGTCACCTTTGGACATCTTCAACGCCATCCCTTCAGCATCAAATGGTTTGTGGAACTTTTTTATAATTTTAGAAACCGATGGAAAATTTCTTTTAATTTGACCATCTAAATCTTTCATATAGTATATGTGTTCCTCCTCAATGAAAGTCAATTCTAATTGTCTCCTTCTCTCCTCTAATAAATCTTTTATCTCTAATGAGATGTCAGTTAAATTCATATTAATCTATTTGTTTTATTTTATACCCACTTAAATCACCCTTTAAATCGGCAATATCTTTGTCACCTTCTAATTTCACAATCCAAACTTTACCCATTAACTTACCACAATTAATTCTATGATATAACCGTTCAGCATCTTCCCAAGCATCAGGGTCTAACACTATGACAATTTTTTTTGCATTTTCGTATAGTTTCTTAAACAAGTAATCACTCATAAACTTACCCAACATAGGTATTGCATTTGGTATGAATATACTATCGAAAGCCCCTTCAACAATATAAATCGTTTCATTCCAATCGATAAGTTTTTCATTGAATATTATAATTTCTTTTTGTGCTTCTGGATTTTTATATTTCATCTTCGTATTATTCAAATACGAACGAGCAATAAAATAATTAATTCTACTATCCTCATCGTATGAAGGAATTATGATTCTATTTTCGTAGATTCCTTTATAACAAAATCCAATATTATAAATTTGTAACATTAAATCTGTTACATTACGTTTCTTGATATAATTATAGGCTTGTTTATAATATGGTGTCATCTTTAAACCCATACTAGCATCTTTGAATGAAATAAATTCATCGGGTAATTTAACGGGTTTAAAAACACGATTACTACCATCTTCGGTTTGTTCGGGACGAAGTAACTCGTAATTTTTTAAATGTTTTTTATTACCAAATCTTTTAATTAATTTATAAATTGATCCGTGGGTTCCGTGAGTCTCAGCACATACCCAACATTTATAAACATTATACTTGTAATTAACTTCTAAGTTACCCTTACCATCTCCGTGTTCTAAACCTTTTATTTCGTGTGAGCACACGGGGCAATCAAAACTCACCTGACATCTATAGTCATTGTGGTTTTTGTAATCACCAAATATATCTTCAAGGATTTCAAAGATTGGTGTATAATCTACTTCTTGATTGCTCATATAGTAGAATGATAAATAAAAAAAACGATAAAAAAAAATAACGAGCAAAAAAATGGGGAACCCACACCACCGAGTTCCCCTACCAACTAAACTTGTATTTCTACAAGTCCCGTCCTTTTAATAAATATAACATAAACATTTAACAAAGTAAAATATTAATCAAATATTTTTTAGCGTTGTTTATTCATATTGACATAACCGATAACACAACAAGCGGCATCTGCCATATCATAATTTTCTTTTTTTAAATTTCCCGTTTTTCCGTATAACCATTCGATATCGGGACACACACTATTAACGTGTTCCCAAATTACGTGTTTCTTATCAATATCTTTAGGGTAACCACCAAATAATACATTACGACCCTTATCATTTGGGCCAACTAAATCAGGAAACGCAAATTTTCTTGAGTTATATGTTGATATGAATGTCGGTAACACTCCCAAAACATCGTAACAATTCTTTAAAATTAAAGTATTATATCGTAATAAAGTCCCAATCGTATAAATGTTGTTTGATTGTAATAAAGGTTCTTCAATAATGACACGAGTAATTCCTATATCCTTATAACCTTCTAAGTGCTTCTTAAATGCGTCCGCTTTTTTTATTAACTCCTCAATCTTATCTTCGGGTTGAGGTTTAATTTTTGGGGAAAAATGACTTAATTCTAATAACTTAGAACCTGATATGTCAAATAACGCCCATCCAATAGTTTTGGTTGAAATATCTAATCCCAAAATTTTTGGCTTGTTCTTAAATTTTACATCTATACTCATATTAACAATATATAGACAATAAATGTGAAAATGTAAAGCTTAGAAATCTAATTTAATTGCCAATACCTGAGCACCGTTTCTTTTAATTGGTGTGGAAGTTTTTGCAACTACTAATGATTCTTTATTAGAATTGAGTAACGCCACTTCAGTTATATACGTTGAGGTTGTACCCGTTATTGGATGTGTTGGATTTTGTGAAAACCCATTATCACTATTAGGGATATCCCCAAAAGTCCCCTCAGGTAAGTTAATCAGAAAATTCATTTGTTCAATATCCGTAGCCCTAACTAATTTAATGCTGCCAGGAAACGGTTGTTCGTCACCAAATTGTGGTTCGGTAGTACTATTTGTATCTCCTAAATAATTTGTTGTTAATCCTGAGAAATGATTTTCTAAATCAAACTTGTTTGAAGATGATGCGTCATACTGCGTTTTAGTTATTGTAAATGTTTTACCACTAAAATTGGTAACATTAATTAAAGATGAACCATCTCCACCAACTTCTGATGTTAAATCAATTTTTCTCCATTCGCTTGATATTGGTGTTCCAGTTGCACTATTTACAATTTGAACTAAAGCGGTGAATTTATTAGCAACAAATCCTTCATTTAATGACGACGTATTAGTCTTTAAAAAATTTAATTCTGAAACTACACCATCGCCAAATTTAAACGAAATGTTTGATGGTGTTGATGATGTACAACCATCGGTTGCACTACCTAATCTTACTTTATTAAAATAATTACAAGGTAATGAGTTTAATTTAGTATCCCCCGTATATTCAAACATATATGTAACCCAAACGGTTTGACCTGTTGTACCTGTCAGCATAGAATTTGCTGCGGTGCTATTTGTTGGTGTTGCGTAAACTCTTGGTGAAGGTAATGTATATTTTCGGTTACTTCTGTAATCTAAAACCGCAACCAGTTCTTGATCATCAATCACAATTATTTTGTTGTTTACAAATACTTTACCAACTCTATAATTATTTTCATCTAATAGATAACGATATTCTAATGCTTGTTTAGTTGTCGTTATATTCGATTTAATATAATATGGTGTAGAATCCATTTTAAATTTAGCTCCGATTGTATTCGGTTTTCTATGGTATAATATAAATGGAATAAAAACCTCAAAATAGTTTAAATCACTACTATCGTCCGGTGTTACCGTTGAACCTGTTGATGTTGATGAACTAATATAGTCGTCATATTTAAAAAATCTTTCTGGGTCTACGTCAATATCACCTAATTCGGAATAATGAATTATTGCAATTGTTCTTTGTTCTTCAGGTGTTACCATTATGATATCATCGCCATCCGTTGAACCTGTTGACATTGAGTTAGCAAATGACGTACCCGTGATTGTAAATCCTGTTGATGATAGTCCTTGTGCACTTACAAATGTTTGTCCATTTGATTTTGTGTATCCTAAAAATTGTTTGGTTGACTGATACACATTACTTGTGTAACCAGTTAAAGACTCATCGTCTGAAGTTGTACCAATTACATTTCTATCCCAAACAATATTCATTGTCCAAGGATTTAATTGTGTGTCATCAATCAATTCGGGTTGGCATTTATTACAAACAACTTCAACATTTCCTAACAAACTTGATAAGTTCGGTAATGCTCTGTCTAAAGTCAGTGTATTACCACTAATACTTAAAACTTTATAAACTAAACTGTTTGTATTTCCTGTGATTGTATTTGTCAAACCTGAAAATGGTTTAAATGCTACGGTAATATATTCAGTTGTTTGATATGTATTTCCTGTTAATACCACTAAACTAGTTGACCCACTAATATGTGTAAATGGTATTTTTTGTGTTAAACATTCTATTGTTTTATTACTTGAACTTGATACGAATCCCGCAGGACTCATATCGTTTCTTAAAGGTATGGGTGCTAAGTAATTTGATATTGGTGTACCATATGTTGTTAAATCAGTATCCCCATTTTTATATAAAAATGGATATTTAACACCACCTTCTTTATCTAATGAAGAAAAAACTTTCTGATTAGTTAATGATGTTGAATAGTCGAATTCAGAATCACCAATTTGGAAATATTCAATTTTAAAGTCTCCTTTAGCAATCGCCATTCTTCCTTTTTGGGTTATTCTAGCCGATAAAAATTCTGCGTTGTTACTATTTAAAAAACTCATATGTTATAAATATCCATTTGATTAAAATCCTGTTATTATTGTTTGACAACCACCTGCCGATTGAAAATAATCAGCATTAGACGGATGAAAAACTTGTCTTGTCTGACCTTCGTAACATAACCAATAATTATTTCCAGTTGCAAGTCCGGTTAATCCTAATGCTGTAAATGTAGTGGCGGTACAGAATGTTGCCGACGGGCTACCTAAATCAAAAGTATATAATAACGTTCCCGAATCCACTTGTCCAGACGTTGGTTGTGTTGATTGTATGATTAACTTAGCTGCTGCGGTATTATTAGGTGCCGAAGCACAACTAAAATCTTGAGTTAATACTACATTGTCACTAGGTGTGTCGTTACTATCATAAACTGTAAATGCGTATGTATTACCAACATAGTTATCTAAACTATCATATGAATATGGTAAATTATGTGGAGTATTATTTCCCGAAGGTGAAGTCATCACAACATAATACCCCGTACCTGAACCTCCAGACGCACCGCTAATCGTAATTGTCACACCTGTTGGTGCGTATCCCACACAACTTGGAACCGCACTAAAGGTAATTGGTGTTGGTCCTGTTATAGATTCACAATCCTCACAAGTTGAATGTTCCGATGATACGGTAATTGGTGTACTCATAGAATAACCAGTTACTGCAATTGTATAACACAAACCATTTGATCCTTTTATAATTTCACCACCAACATAATTCGAACTATATTCGATAACCTGAGTTGCAGCATTGGTTGTACCACAAGGGTAATATAAATTCCAAACCATTATTTGAGATGGTGTTGCGGTCGGTGTTACTGTAGGAGTTGGGGTTAGTGTAAACGTTGGTTCAGGCGTAATAGTTGGGGTTGGGGTCGGCGTATCTGTCGGTACTGGTGTCGCAGTTGGTGTAGGTGTTGGAGTTGGTGTACTCGTCACCGTAGGAGTTGGAGTTATAGTCGGTGTAGGTGTTGGGGTTACCGGTGTATTGATTTTTATGTAATTAAAATCTGTTCCCAATACACAACCTCCATCATTTAAATTTGTGGGAACAACTTTAATTGTTTTAATTCCATCAGGAACAACAATATATCTACCATTTATTTGTGCTCTTGGTATGTTTGTTTGACCCGTAATTAAAAAGTAATCAGTTAAATCGTTTATTGTTTGTCCAGTACATTGTAAAATACTTCCAGTACATCCATATAAATCAACATTTAAAATTGATGCACCTAAATTTGTAAAACCTGTTAATTGTATTGTGAATGACATATCCTATAAATAGTATTATCTATAAATTAAATAAAAAACCCCTTAAAATAAAGGGGTTTTAAAAATCTTTATGTGTTGTAATCTTAACAAGGTTGTGACCCTGCCGGATTACCAATAACCGCGGTTGATGGACTTATCGAATAAACTTCTGATAAACCTCCCAAATATCCTTCAACATAAACGAAATTATAACCAGTGTATAATATCGATAATTGTTCATCTTGATATAATGTTATAAGTTTAACTGCACTTGCCGTATAACGATTATCATAATCAAATTGTGACATATAAACAGCATTATATACGTTAGTCCCTGGACACGTAGATGATTCGGTCAAACCAAGAATAAAAGAATTGTCTACTAAAACCCCTAACGATGATGTTGGTGTAACTGACCAATTTGTTGTCGTACTACAAGTCCCCGTACTCGCAATTGTACCTCCCGTAATGGCGTCATTAACACTATTAATCGTATAACCAGTTAGTAATTGACTTTTAGTGATTCCTGTCGCAAGTTGTGAAGTTACATCTCCACTTGTTGTTCCCGAAATATTAAATGGCCCTGCCGCTGTTGATGCCGAACCTCCTGTTAACGTAAATGTTACATTCATATTTTTTTAATTCTTTTTATAAATATCTAATTATTTTTATTTTTATATACAATTTGGACAACTTCCCTCGTTATTGTATGACACAAACGCTTCAACAAATTCACCGATACTAGCGTCTTGTGGATTTGAGAAATTACCGTCAGCGTAAACACAGTCATTACCATATTCAGGTAATGTTAAATATCCGAGGACAGGTAACAACGTTCCATAACTGTAGTAGTATTTCTTACCGGTTGTACAACTTGTGAATACCGTATATAATGTTGGTTCAGGATTTGGTGTTGCTGTCGGTGTAGGAGTTGGGGTAGCCGCTGGTGGTGTATATCCACAACTTACCGAATTACTTTCAATAAATGCGTTGTACGTACCACAATTACCATCGGCATATGTACCATATAAATCAAAAGTATCACAATATGTATTTAACAATGTTCCTTCGGATGGGCAAGGTGTTGGAGTAATTGTTGGTGTTGGAGTTGGGGTTGGTGGATTATCATTACAAGCTTGACAAGATTGTGAACGAGTTGCAACATCACCACTCATATGGAATATTTGTACATAGTTACCTTCATAAGATAACCAATATGTGGTTGTCCCTAACAATGTAAAGTAACTAGATGTAAATGTAGTTACAGAACAGAAATTAGAATTATTACCATATACGGTTATTGTTGTACCATTATTACATTCACCGTAACCTGAAGGTTGTAAGTTATTTAATTTAACATTAAACGCAGGTTGTGGTGTTGGTGTTGGTGTTGGGGTATCTGTTGGTACCGGTGTTGCGGTTGGTGTTGGTGTTGGTGTTTCGGTTGGTGGTATCGGTGTACTAGTTGGTGTTGGGGTCGGCGTATCTGTCGGTACTGGTGTTGCAGTTGGTGTAGGTGTTGGAGTTGGTGGTACTGGTGTACTAGTTGGTGTTGGAGTAGGTGTTGGAGTGCTAGATACTATGATAACCTCAACATCAAAATTACAATCTATAAAAGGTGTTGCGGTAGGTGTAGGTGTGGCAGTCGGTGTTGGGGTTGGTGTACTAGTCACTACAATTGTATTCACGTCAAAGTTACAATCGGGAGTTGGGGTAGGTGTAACAGTCGCTGTCGGTGTTGGGGTAGGTGTACTTGTTATTACCTCAATGTTTACATCAAAATCACAAGTTGGAGTTGCGGTAGGAGTCGGTGTTGGTGTACCAGTCACAAAACTAACCTCCACATCAAAGTTACAATCGGGAGTTGCGGTAGGTGTTGGAGTAACTGTTATTGTTGGTGTAGGTGTTGGTGTACCTGTCACGGTTGGTGTAGGTGTTGGTGTGAACGTTGGTTCAGGTGTAGATGTAGGTGTAACTGTTGGGGTCGATGTAGGTGTAACTGTTGGCGTAGCGGTTGGCGTCCCTGTAGGTGTAACTGTTGGGGTAGGTGTTATTGTTGGAGTTGGGGTTGGGGTCGGTGGTATTTCGACATAAGACGCACCTTCATTACCACTACCAAATCTACAATCTTTTATATCATTATTACCAATTGCCGTTAATCCAAAATTTAAATAATTTTTTACCGTGCAATTATTTGGACCGTATTTAAAAGATTTAAATTTAATTCTTTCATCTCCTTTTTCGTCAACATATATATCATATGAGATTAATGGTGCAATTTCAGTTGTACCCGTGATTCCCGAATAACCAATGGAAGTTCCATATAAATTATTATCACCAACTTTATCTCTGGTGTAACCCGAATATGTATTAATATAGTTAATAGACCCTAATATGGCTCTTTTCCATAATGACATTATTTCGTCATAATCTGGATTTAAAGTATTATTGATTGTTTGCCCTGTATATTCCGTATCAGAAGTGTAAGTATAAAGTCTTGCACTTACATTATGTACTGTAGTGTCTCCCGAAACTAAAACATATGAATCAATAGACGCTCCAGAATAAACAACCCCATCAATTTCAAATGTTGGGTAAAATTTAATATATCCGTCGTGTTCAAATTCGCCAATTTCGTCAATTTCGATTGATAATCCAAGTTCACTATCCATCCATTTAATTTCATCTTCAAAAAATCGTGTTGATGTTTGTCCTGTAATTTCCGGATAAACGTAATCGACAATTGTCACTGGTTGACATCCATATTGATATTTGTATTTTGATCTACCAAAAATAGTATTTTCAATTAAATTACCTCCTGTCCATAATGTTGTGGCAGGTATAATTTGTTCCAAGACTTTCGTCCAATTTGGACTCATTTTATTTACAAATTCGTTTACATCTATAAAGTTGTAAGGTGTGAATCCCGTGTGTGTAATGTAATCTCTGAATATATCTTCTAATTGAGTGTAATTCTTTTTATATTTTATTAAATTAGAATTTTTAATTTGTTGGTTTAATAAATTGTCAACATATTCAGCGAACGATACGCTATTTTGTGGCTCTAAACTATTTGTACCAAATGTTAAATTTAAATCTCTCGATTTACGATATATGTCATAATCGATTGCCTGAGATGATGAAATGTAAACATTTAAATTTTTTCTATTAAGAATCAGGTTTGAGTCGTCATTTAATATTTCACCTTTAACGTTATCAACAACACTAATTAAACCATAACCTGTATCTAAACCAGGTAATGTTCTATACATATCAAAATAATCTTCACCATACGTGAATGGACTATTCTTTGTTACTATAGTTTTAGTTCTACCGGTCAATATCGATTTTTCATCATCCAATATTAATAATGATTTGTGATCTATGGTATTATCGTACCAACCTGATCCTTTTTGAAAAAATATATCCCCTGTAACTCCACTAATTGATTGTGGATAAAATGATAATTCCTGAACGGGATATCCATCTCTATTTAACGACGTTGTACCGGTTGTTATTAATGGGTAATACGTGTAACCAGAATATGTTACATCGTTAATTGTCCCACCAGTAGGTAAAAAACCGACACTTATATGTTTCTTATTACCACTAATAACATCATAAATTTCATCTTCCAAATCATATGATATTGGAAATGATTCAACCTTATAAACATACTGTTCAATTTTAATCATTGGTTCGGGAGCACCTAAGAATCTTAAAAAGAATTCAATAGATTTTCTTGTACCTTTTGATTTATATATGTGTGCAAGATTGACCAATAATCTTCTGTAAAATTCGTATTCGGCCTCAACTAATGAAATACCACTTGGTTTGCCGGGATATTGTACTGTTTTAGTGTAAAGTAAATCATCAAAACTATTTTCATTTATTAAATTAACCGTGTCTAAACCTAAAGTATTTGATAGGTTTTTCAATAATATATCAGGTAAATTATTAACACCGTCATAACTTACGTTTCTCATAAACGCAATATTATCGATGTATTTTTTTACCTTATCAAAACTTTGACCATATAATTGAAAAACCGCTTCTGCCTTTTTTCCATCGGTATCGAATTCAAATAGTTGTGGTGAACTTAAAAATCTTAAAAGTAAATTAGATTTATAATCATCAATCTCATCAGCAATATCACTTAGATTTCTAAGATAGTTATCATATTCGATACCAACAATTAATAAATTCCAATTATCTTTCGTTGAAACGGGCCAAGAATAATTAACTGTGGTTAATTCTGTTTTTGTTTCGTCGAAACTATCTCTCGGTACTTTGAAACTTGCGGTATACTTTGGTGATGTTTCTCTATTTAATAAACTTCCTTCTAAGTCATCTAAACTTAAAAAAAATTCTTCACTCACACCATCGTTTGGTCTAATTAAAATATTTTCACTATAAGTTGCGTTACCATTAAACGGGTTACCACTGACTTTTAGAGTGATAATGTTAGATGAATTTGGTTCAGTATACGTTAAAATATTATACGTAACCCCACTAAGTTCAATGACATATTTTTTATATGATGAATAGAAATCTCTTACGGGATTAACACTTGATACCGTTGTATTACTTTTTGGTCTTTTAAAAATAACATCAAAAGGATTATATAACATACCAACCTCAATATTAAACGTGGTAGTTTTTGTTTTTGTGTTATAACTCGAATTAAACGCAGTAAACCCACTTACACTAACGTAACTGTTTTTATCAACTAAAACTCCCGCTGGAAATTTTTTAATGATATTAATTAATGTAACCGATAGTCTGTTTTTTAATGAACCAAATAACGATTTACCTGAGTCATTTTTCGACCCATTAAATTTAATTTCTTTTTTTGTTGACTTAACGGATTTACCATTAATGGTTGTACCGCTTACGTTTTCTTCTTTTAAATCATCTAATGTTAAAAAATCAGAAAAAGGATTTGTTTTAAAATTCTTAGTATCTCTTTGGACAATTCCACTGTCAAGTGCGAAGTTAGTGTTGGTCAATTGACTAGTGCCCTTGGTGATTTGACCACCAACTAAATTATCACTGAATGTATCGGCACCACTGCCCGCTTGACTTGGAACTTTATATTTTACCATTAGATATTAGTAATTGTATCGAAATTTAATGTTTCATCAATATCTGTGCGATTCTCTCTAACTTCGTATAGAGTTTCTTGAATATCATCTTTAATTTCATAAAGATTGTATTGTCTATAGATATTGTTTTCTTTATCGTAGATTGTGTAGATACCTTCACTAACCGCCTTAGTTTGATTACCGTAAAGTGCGTTTGCTAAAGTAGAGGCATCGTGTTCGACCATATCAATCTCAATAGTTGTTGGATTAAAATATGTATTCGTTAAGATAATTTTTTGTCCAGGTAAACCAATGAATGGGACGGTATTTGGTTTATTTGATGGTGCGGATGATGGTGTTATAGTTAAAAATAAAAAATTAGTTGCACCTTCACTATATTGATATCTAACCGATTTTTGTGTTGAGCTATTTAAATTGGCGGTAACAGGTGTACAATAAAACGAAGAGGTCACCACTTTATAGAAGTTGGTTACTTTCTTATTATCTGACGAATTAATGTATTCAATTCTATAACCCACCAATCCTTGTGGTGTAAATTTATTTTTGTCGGCAGATGTCACATTACTAATATCAATAATTAAACCTCTAACCGATGGTAGTGACGCCAAAACACCACAATCCATAATTGAAGTTCTAATTTGTTTTGGTCTCAAATGAAGTGTATAAATCCCTAAATCAGTAAAATCATCCGCATTTAATTTTAAATTATATAAACCACCCAAAACCTCAACATTTTGTGCTAAGGTGTCGGTTGTTGTTCCTGAAGTTTGGTAAATAGGTGTTAAAACTTGATTCGCAGTTAATTTTTTTAATGTAACTGTTGAGGTTGATAACCTATTTGGTACGTAATGATATAGTATCTCAACGTCATCCGGTGACACATCTGCGGGTCTAACTACTCCATATGATCCTACTGCCATAATCTTTTAATTATAAATATAATTTTTATTGTTTTTTAACATTAAAATATCCATTTCCATAGACATCTAATTCACTCATATTATCAATTTCACCAAGTCTTAGGTTATTTTCCATTACACCTTGTCTACCTCTTTCAACAAAAATGTCCGAATAAATCGTTGGGTCATCAATAAAACCTAAGAAATGTTCATTTCGGGTTATCATATTATTGAAGACTTCTTCTTGTGTAAAACCAGTTGTTGTTCCCGTAATCATTGTATAATTGTCAGGAAAGTCTCTATAATATAAACCATCTATTGTATAACCCGACCAAATTGAACCGTCGGTAGTACCTGTTGACATTCCGGGTATTGTGGATGAACCATATTGTTTTAATTCATTTATTCTACTTTTACCTAATGCCATATAGGTAAAACCACTAACAGTATGACCCGTATTATTTGTGTAATCTAAATTATTAAGATAATTCTGTGTCCTACCCGATTGTAAATAATACGTAGTATTATTCAAATACGGTAGACTTGTACCAGTATAAGTGTAAGTTCCTAATGAATCTGCTACAGTTATGTTTTGTGGTACGGTTATTTTTTTAGATATTTTTTCTTTAGTCCAAGGTGAGTCTAACGTTAAAGTAATTATATATTCCGTATTTCCCGTATATGTATGTGTTTTCGATGGCATTCCTTGTCCAACAATACCACTATTAACCGTTAAACCTGATGTGTTTCCGTCACCCCAATTTATTGTATATGTCTGTTCAACAATTTTCCTAAGTTTATCAGGATTAACTGTGTTAAAAACCGTAATAGTTGATCCTGTTTGTGTATATGAAAAATTACATAATTGTTCAACTTGCTCCACTCCACCATCAAATGATACCAATACACCCATTTCATCTACCGTACTTTCTAAAAATATTGGTAAATTAATACTAACTCCCGTCTGTCTTAATAATGTATGTTCTATTTTTTTCATTTTATTTTTTATTAATTTATACCGCCAGTTCCTCCACCATCACAATTATATGATAAATTCGATATTATATATCCATCGTTATCAACTTGAATTACCGAGAATTGTCCACCTGTTAATGTATTAAATTGTGAGTCTTGTGTTACCGCATAGTATTGATTATTACCATAAAATGTTCCATAACTAGCATCCGCATAAATCCTCGTTCCAATAATAGCATTTGCAAATGTATTTCCCTGACTCCACCATTCCCCACTTGTTACATAACCTACTTGATTTGTACAGAAATCACTCGTAGACGATAATCCTGAACTTCTATAATACGCATATAATGCTGGTGGCGCTGTAGTTGGTGTAACCGTTGGTGTTGCCGTCGGTGTGGGTGTGGGTGTTAAAGAAGTACCGCCAGCAGTTGCCGTGGGTGTTGGTGTTGGAGTACTTGTCGCAGTAGGTGTAGGTGTAATGGATGTTCCACCAACCGTCGCAGTTGGTGTTGGGGTTGGTGTAAATGTTGGTCCACCTGTTGGTGTTACCGTTGGTGTTGATGTGGGTGTTGGGCTTGGTGTGGGTGTCGATGTCGATTCAGGTAAACCTGTAGGTGTTGGGGTGGGTGTTCTTGTTGGTGGTATTGGTGTAGGTGTTGCAGTTGGTCCCCCTAATGTAGGTGTAGGTGTAGGTGTTGGTGTCGGTGGTGTTTCAATTAATGTTCCCCCACCAAATTCGTAAAATTTTATAGTATCACTTATTCCATCACCAATTCTATTTCCTTTAGTACCACCACTATATGTGTAAATTTGATACTCTCTTTTAAAATTATTGAAATCGACTTGGAAATACATATCATCTTGTTCAACAACTTTATGTGATGTACTAAAAATGTTATTATTAAAATTTAATATTGATCCGTCTTTAGCATTAAAGAATCTAGCAGTCATAAAGAACGTATTCATCCCTTCAACCACATTTCTTTCATAGGTTATATTGACTTTTGGTATATCAAAAGTTTGACCCGTCATACCGTACAATATTGTGGTACCAGTTGGTAAAACAACATTATTGGTATTTTTTTGTGTATCTAAAAATAAAAATTGTGTTTGGGTCGTTCCTGTGTTATTGAACGTGTACCTATCTAAAGTTGGTACTCCCCACAAATCGGTCTCCTCTAATGCGGTTTCGTCGTCAAACCAAAACAAATACATATTCTCCTTATTCCTATAATTTGAACCCATAAAGACAGGTAAATGTATATAATAACCAAATGTATTGCCTTTGTAAAAATATTTTTCACCTAATGGTAATGAAAGATTTTTTGAAAAAACCATTCTCCTATTTTGTCTTGTTGGTGGTTCACAAATTAATGTTGTTCCCGAAATAATAGACGGTGTTTTATAAAATTCTAACCTAAAAAAACTTTCTGTTGATTGTCTCAACATAAATTCATTTTCCGTTGTGGTTATACCGACCGCCTCATATTCTTGAACATATGTTGAACCACTTGAGAAATAAAATTGATACCATATATCCGTTTGTTCAATACCTAATGCTGACGTATATGGTTTATGAATATATCTAACCGTTTCATAATTCTGTGCCGGATTAATTATATCCTTTAATATCTCATCTTCAAATTGTGCAAGATTTTCTTGCCAACCTAAGTCAGTTTTAAAATCTTGTTCAGTATTGAGTACGATATTTAAATCGTTTGTGTTAGTTAATATTTTCATTAACAAATAATTTGATTATTAAATCCGGTTAATCCGTCAGTTTTATTGTTATATCCTTGTTCGTTTCTTAAATAAAAATTTATATCTGTTGCCACATAATGCATATCATTTATATATGGAAATTTAGTTCCATTACCTTCTTGATCAACAAAACCGTGGTCGTACACATCTCTCCATTTCCAAACCTTATTTTCACTATCAAATATTGTGTTCTCAGGCAGATTTATTAATTCTTCTCTTTTTAATTTTGACGTTTCTAAATAAGGTGATAATTGCCTTAATTTAATTCTGTGATGTGGTTGATAATAATAACCAACCGGATTACTCATATCTTGTCCGTGGTCAAAAAATGGTATTGTACCATCTAAAGTTTCCCTATGTGAAAATCTATGAAATGCCTCACTAACAATTCTTTCTTTTAATTCCTTTTCGTTGTACTCAACAAATGCACCAGTTAATACAGTACCTAATGGTAATGTTGTTCCACCAGTAAATGTTATTCCCGAATACGATGATGTATTTGAATTAAATGTAGTTGTACTAATAGATGTTTCAATGGCGGTGGTACCACTAAATTGATTATCGAGCCAATCATTGTGAAAATTAAATTTATAACCGACTTTTGGTGGATATGTAAAATACCCATTCCCATTTCTCAAAATCATCGTAGCATAAACTTCAGTGGGTGTGTATTTTAAATTATTAGTGATACCCGATAAAACAAATGTCTTTTTAAAATCAAATAAAACCGATTCAGGTCTATTTCTTTCAACTAACACGTCGTTTTCTTTTAATGCACTTTCAAATAAAATTTTTCTTTCATTTTCCCAAATTGGTGATTCAAAACCAACTTTATCTAATATATAATCTTCTTCAGTTGTTAATGTCTTATGTTTATGTACATAATAAGATGAGGTGCTACCCGTTATATTATTTAAATCTAAACACCTTTTACCTAGTGCAAATATTGTACCACTTAGATTATAATTTGTTTCAAATTCACTTTTTAAAATGTTTATAACATAATTTTTTGAATTATATATTTCATTACCTACGTTATCAATATAAAATGTTCTACCACTAACCGCAACTGAATTTGTTAATGTACCACCCGATAAAATGATATATTCACCAGATTTCATACCGTGTTCAATTGGTGATGTTAATGTATAATAATTACCATTATCTTCTACCCTAAATGGTATACCGTCACCGGCCGTAAATGAATATGTTGTTCCACCTGAAAACGTATATTTCATTGGAAAAGTAGAATCTTGGTCATTAACATATGTTAAATAAAGATTCCAATTTTTATATGGTGCTTGGATTGGTGTGATAGATGTGTGACCCGTATAACGTCCTCCTGTAAGTTGGACTTGTGGAACGAACGTACCTAATGTGGTACCTGTTACTGTAATGTTTTCTTCTCTTAATACGTCATTTCTAAGTAATGCAAATTCATTATAAGGAACAAAACCTTTTTTATTGGTACTATTGCCATCGTCAGTTAAATAAAAATTCTTTAATAGTGGTGTATACTCAGTTGTACCCGAATACATATTTCTAAAAATCATTTTTATTTTACCAAATATTTTATAACGTTTACTTTCATTTCTTTCATCATCGAATAAAGTTGGTAAATCCAAAAGGATGTCTCTCTCACCTTGTCTCATTAACACACTATCACCCTCTAATTTTACATTAAGTGTTAAATCTTCTTCTCTCGCCTTAAAGTACCTTTTACTTGGTAATAGTATTTCTTTTTTTTCCATTATTCAGATGATTTAAACGCCCCTTTTGGTCCGTAATATTTTATTAATAAGTCTACCGCGGAATTTTGAGGTCTTAATCCGAAGTAAAATAAAAATGGTGTTGATAAAACTTGTTTATTCCCCATATAATTTAATTTTGTTTGGAATATGAAAGATTCTCGGTAATCTTTTACGTAACTATCACTTTGTGCGGTCCATACTTGTTTTGTTCCGTTCCACAAAACCACATATGTTGTCCCACTTAGTGGGTCTTTAGTTGTTCCTGATTGTACGTGTAACCATAAATCACCCTCAACATAACCCGTAGCCACATTAGAATCGAATAAACCTTCAATTGTGTTGGTCGGAGCACTTAAACTAACAACTTCAAATCTTTCTAACGCATTTGTCGTGTTACCCGTAAATGAAAATGTATTATGATTAATTGTAATTGGTTTTAACAAATACTCTTCTTCACCATCTTTCATAACGTAGTTGGTTGTGGTACTTGACTTATCACCAATAGAAAATAATCTTTGTAATTTCATCGATGCAATTTCTTTTCTATCCCAACGTTGATTATCATCATTTGAATTATATGGACCAAAACCTTCTCCACCTTTGTCCCATAAAAAGAATGGAACTTTTTGTGAATAATCACCCAACCTGAAATTCAAACATTGTCTTATAAATGCACCATTAATATCTAATTTTAAATCAATAGGTGTTGCACCATAATTTCCATTGATGTCCTTAAAATATGTTGCAAAATATGGGTCTTCTGGATCCATTAATTCACCATTATAAAGAAAATATTGTGGACTATCTAAATCAAATGCCTCTATACCTACCTCACAATTTATTGACATTAATTGTGTTATGTCCCCATCGATAATTCCGATATTATCACCTAAACCTTCTCCAGTGAAGAAATCGCCCACATCGAAATTACCGTTAGCGGTATCCATTCTATAATTAATTGCGTGTTCAACAATATTTGCCGGATCTTGATATGACGTTGCCGTAATATCTCGTATCACCGAACAAGTTGGGTCGATTCTTGGGTCTTGACAAATTTCATATAAAAACTCATCTCTTACTCCAACATCATAAAACGTAGTAGGGTGTAAAATTTCTTTATACTTTACTGTATTGTCGTTATTCCTATATACTTGTCCTAAAAAACCCGCATCAGGATTATATGGTGTCGTTCTATAATAAAACGTTTCATCCAATACATTAAAGAAAACTAATTCTCTTGGGAATTTAGAACCTCTTTGACTTAAATCACGAATTGTTCTGTTATCCCATTTTATTTTTTTATCAAACTTAAAGAAATAAAGCATTCCGTGTAACCAATTGTCGATAAACGAATAATTTGTTACTCCTCCACAAAAATTAATTCCTACCCTTTTTCTTCTATACCATTCTTTTAAAATTGTCCAATTACGATTTTTCCCATCAATAACAGGAACAATAATAACAACACCATCTCTTATTTCTGATAAACCTGATTTTGTTTTTTTGTTAAAGGTTAACAAATCACCACCATCAATTCTACATCTTTCAGGTAATCTTAGTGTATCTAAATCACCACCAACTGAAGACGCTAATGTCCATTGTGGACCTGGAGATGTAAGTGATTCTGTATATGGTGAACCTGTATAGTATGGTTTACCCTTTTTAAAATTAGGTCGATAATTTGCACCCCAATCTTTAAGTATGTCTAAATCTTGACCACCAGCATAATTTGATGGTGTTAGTGGTGAACCGTACCCCGTACCTCCACTTATCCAAATGTAGGTATGTGTGTTATTCGGTTCATCATAAAATTTGTCATATTTTGCACACCCCTGTTCGACGTTAAACGAATTACTAACAACGGGTGTACCAGTATCGGGATCTGTTGTACATTCTTCACAATCGGGATATGTTGTTAATGGTAAAATCATTTGGCCCGCTTCCATCATACGTAATCCGGGTCTCGATAACGAATCTCTACCAAAATCGGCTAATGCGTGTCCAACAAATGGTAAATCAATTTGTCTTAGTGACCTACCCGCAAACCACAATGCCGATCCAACCGATTCATAAACAAATAAAGAAACGACCGCAAATATATATTGAATAAATGTGATAATTTCAGATAAGATTAACCCAAATTTAATTCTATTTCTAAATGCGAAATTTGTTGGTATATAATTAGCATTACCAGTACAGTCATCTTCGGCATTTGGTCTAATTTCTTTTATACCCAAGAACGCGTCTCTTCTTGATAACCCTAAAAAACTTTCGACCGCAGATACTTCATAGTGTGAACCTTGAAATGATGAGGGGGTATAAACTTTACCAAAAATAAATTTATAGAAAACATCTTCAGGTATACCATTATTGTTAGTACCCAACATTAAATCTAATTTGTGTTTTCTCCAAGCAATCGCAGTTGGTGTATTTTGATTTGTACCGCTATTACCCATTGCTTGGAATGTCATCCCACTTTGAGGTGCAATTTTTAAATAGTCTTCAAACACATTTGAAAATTGGTAGGTGGTTAAAAATGATTCCTCATATTCACCATAATAATTACCTCCATTAATTAAATCATCATTAAATTCTCTGATTTGTGGGACTAAGTATTTCGCTGTTCCTGTTTTTACATTATCAGCATCTAAACTAAATCTAAATCTGGCAATTGCCGTTGTTGGTATACCTTTATTGTGGTCGTTTGTTAATTCTTGTTCACCAAATTGATTAGTGTAAACATATTCCAAATTCATCGGTAGTACAATCATTGAGGTACCGTTCTCGTCAATTGTTTCTGTAATATTGTAGTATTGTAATTCAGGATAAAGAGTTACACCGTCCGAACCATATACTTTTCTACCTGTTTGTCTAACACATTCAATTTTACCAGTAGTTGTTTGTAAATTACATTTATAACCACTTTTTCTTCTAATAACACCCGTTCTTTTTATCGCGTCTTCGTCATCGTCAGTAATTGATGAGGCTAATATTAAAGATATCGGTTCAATTTTGATACCTGTTTCCGACATATCAAAATCACTTCTTGTAATTCCAATTTCACACATTTCCTCATTACCCCAAAATGGGTAAACTTGAATGGTCTTATCGTATGATATTATTTGTGGTAAACCATCAATATCCGTACTTGATTTAAATTTATAATATCTATCAAAATCATCAGCACCCCTACCTTTTTTAATAAAGTCGTATGGTCTTAATGAAAAACAACCTATATCTGATAAATCAATATCTACGTGTAATGTTTGTTCACCAGTAGGTACTCCCCAAATCATAAAGTCACCAGACTCATTTGTTTTAACCGTAAATCTATAATAACTCTCATAGACCTCTAATACTTCTTCTCTTGTTAAAATGTCAGATTGGTCAGGAAAAGTACCAACGGGGGTATGTCCACCGTGTTGTTGTCTTTTTGGTAATAAATTATAACGAATGTTATCATCATTTCTCATAGTTGTGTCCGTATATGGATACAATTTAGAAATAACCGGGTCATCTACGTCACTATCTTTTTGTTTAACGAATATCGAAACTCTTACGTTTGGGATACCGAAACCGTCGTTAGCAGTAATTCTACCACAAACAACTCCATAATCAGAACACATCGACGTATATATGTCTTGTTGTGAAAACTTTAAAGACAAAATTTCCAATACATCGAAATCTTGTTTCAATTCTACCGTAATCTTTTGGTCTTTACCAATATTTGTTGAAATTCTGTGTTTTTGAATCATTCTTATAATAAATAGAAACTAAGCGATTTTCTATTATTATAACTAAAAAACATTTTAAAATGTAGGGTTAAAAAGTACTACCGCCTAAAGTTTTAACTCTTATTTTAATGTCTTTATTTGGGTATCTAATTTGAAATATTTGATTGGATTTCATAAATACTACACTTTCAGACTGTCTTATTTGTTTCGTGGTATTATCGATATAAGTTTGTGAGACTTCAGCAGATGAATAACCACTACCTGTTTTATTGAAAACTCTAATATCAATAACATTCTCGACACCAGAAACAGTGCCAATTATTTTATTTAACGCACCCACAAATAACGGGTCACCCATTTTTCTCTTCTCAATTGCAAAGAAGTTAACCACATCTTCAATCACCGTCTTGATGATATCTGTTTGACTTTCATTTTTATTGATTGTCAAATCAATTTCCAATCCTAAATCAATAACCTCACCAGTAACGACGTCGATATAATCATTAATCATTCTATATTCTGAAAGATAATTTAATATGTTATTTTTCAATGTGTTAGACACGACGTCGGTTAAATTACCACTTTCATCATATGACAATAATTTAATACGAATCTTATTATCTTCTTCCATCACGTTAACTTTCGCAGGTGCACCATACGTTGATGGCATAGTTTCAATCAACGTTTTATAGTCATTTAACGTAACTGCTCTATTTTGTGCCGAAAAATTATAAGAAACCATATTACGTATTTCTTCTATTGTTGGTTGGTCTGCCCCGCCAACTGCCGGTGTAATATTAGTGACTCTTAATGAGTTCACTACTTGTGTATTTGTGGTTGAATTGGGTCCTGTTACATTAAATTCCACATCATCGACTGTTTGAATGACGTTTACACCTAAATTCGAATCTTTACCACCACCAACACGATATTTGACAAATAATGTGGTATTTGTTTTTGGTATCGCACCCAATGACATATTATTTAAATAACTAGCAAGGTTTACTTTCATATCACCACTCATATAGTTATCTAAATTATCCAAAGGATTAACCGTTCCCGAACCGAATGTGATTGAAAAATAACTCTCAGGTGTATATTCTGTAACAAATTTATTATTAACATTTAAATAGGTTCCCGATTTAAAATTAGGTCTATCTTGTTCACCTGTTGGGTCGGGTATAAACACTTTATCTTCAATTAAAGATTTAACTTCGTACCACTTATTAGTTGACGACGCAAATTCGTTACTTGTTGGGTTACCGGCAAACGTTGTACCATCTTTATGTATTATACTTGTCACACCTAAAACGTTTTGTTCGGGTAGGTAAAGTTTTAAAAATGGTTTTTGATCCACTTGATTTATTACTCTTCTGAAAATTTTAGTTGTTCCGTTAACCACCGCCTCTCTTTTAGTTATGGTATAGGATAACAATCTATTGTTACTATCAAAATTCGGTATTTTTAACCTATTCGTCTCACCTTTACTATTGTACGGTAATGAGAAATCAATATCTTCAATCGTTTCAAATACTTGACCTCCGCCAGAAACTTGTGCACCTGCTTTTAATATACCTAAATAACGTAAATCCTCTTTATCACCACTAACAGGTACATTTATTGAGAAGTCACATAGTGCTACTGACGGTCTAACTCCTGGTAATCTAATACCGTAAGTTTTTGCAATATGAAATAATGATTGTCTTTGTTGTGCAAAATCCAACATAGTCTCTTGCCAAACTCTATCGATATGAAAGTGTAAGTTATCAGCAACCGCAGCATTAATATCTAATAAGACTGAATAGATTGATGCGTCGTTAAAATTTTTAACCAAATCAGGATAATAATCCTTAGTTAAGTTAACTAATTCGTTTCTTAATCCCGCAAAATCTCTGGTTGCGTATGATATTTTCTTACTCATATTATATGTTTATAATTACAAAATCGGATGATGAAAAGGCTCCGTTATTTACCGTATAATTTATTCTTACTTTAGCAGTATATGGTTTAGTTGAGTAGTCGGAGACCCTAAATAATCTCTCATCTTCCATTTGACTTATTGTTACATCTTGATTCGGGTCCTCTTCTGCTGAGACAATATCTATAGAATTAATTTCTAAATTTGGTATGTATTTTTTCACACCTTCTCTTATCTCGTCCTCAATTAAACTAAAGGTCACCATATCGTTTTGGTCAAAAATATACTCATATATTCTGGTACCGAAATCGGGTAAAAAATATCTACTTCCTTTTTTTGTTAATAAAAGATGTATCAAATTAGCCCTAACTTCTCTTTCAGGTGTTTCAGTTAAACTAAGGTAGTCACCTTTTAAACTATCTCTAAATGGAAAATCTATACCATATGTTGTCATACTCTATAAATATAAACTATTATAAAATGGTAATAAATAAAAAATCCCGACCAAAGTCAGGATTAATTAGTGTCTTGATATTCACCTCCTTTATTCTCGAGACCTGGAATCTAAAAGTACCACTATCATAGGGATGTACTTTTAGGAGATCTTCCATTATTTTTATGAACCACAACCCTCACATTCGAATGGTGAATCTGTCGGTCTATCAGATGTCATCACCAATTCTGGAGTTTGTTCACTTATTAAAGTATTATTTGTAGGTACTTCTACATTATTAACTGAAGATGTAATTTCGATAGGTTTAGTTGATGATGTGTCAACACCTAACCCTTTCAACGCGTCAACAGCTGCTCTCGTTCTTAAATAATACATACCCGTTTTTAAACCTAACTTCCAACCAAATAAATGTGCGGCTAATAATTTTGCCTTAGTTGCGTCAGCTATGAATAAATTCAACGACTGTGATTGATCAATAAAAATACTTCTATTTGCCGCCATTTGTAAAATTCTTTTTTGTGACATTTCCCAAACAGTTTTATAGACCTCTTTTAATTGGGTAGGGATTTCAGGGATATTTTGGACTGATCCGTTTTCCATTATTAATTTCTTTTTAATGTCTTCGTTCCACATCCCAAGATTTAATAAATCATTAACTAAGTGTTTATTAATCATAATAAACTCACCACTCAAAGTACGACGAGAATATAAATTGGTAGTAAATGGCTCAAATGCTTCGTTGTTACCTAAAATTTGAGCGGTGGATGCGGTGGGCATTGGTGCAACTAATAATGAATTTCTGATACCATAATCCTTTACTTCATTTCTCAAAGTTTCCCAATCCCAACGACCAGATAAATCTGAATCTTTTTTACCCCACATTTCAAATTGAAAAATCCCTTTTTCAATTGGTGATCCGACAATTGTTTCATACGGACCAACTTCTTTCGATAAATCTTTTGACGACGTTAATGCCGCAAAATAAATTGTCTCGAAAATATCGGTTTGTAATTTATCCGCTTCATCCGATTCAAATGGTAAACCTAATAAACAGAAAACATCCGCCAAACCTTGAATACCTAAACCAACTGGTCTGTGTTTGAAGTTTGAACGTTTTGTTTCTTCTGTTGGGTAGAAATTTAAATCAATAACATTATTTAAGTTTCTCACCACTTGGTATACTGAACTATATAATACGTCGTGTGAAAATTCTCCGTTTATAATATATTTTGGTAACGCTAATGATGCTAAATTACAAACCGCTTGTTCGGTTGGTGAACTATATTCAATAATTTCAGTACATAAGTTTGATGACTTAATAGTACCTAAGTTTTTTTGATTTGATTTATAATTCGCAGGGTCTTTATATAACATATAAGGTGTACCTGTTTCAATTTGAGCTGTCAAAATGGCGTCCATTAATTTTCTCGCTTTAACAACTTTTCTACCTAAACCTTGTTGTTCGTATGATTCATATAAACGAGTGAAGGCCTTATCTTCGGGACTGTCATATGCATCTGATAAACCAGGCGCTTCATCCGGTGAGAATAATGTCCAATCACCATCTTGTTCAACTCGTTGCATAAACAAATCTGGAGTCCACATTGCTAAAAATAAATCTCGAGCCCTCATTTCTTCCTTACCGTGATTTTTTCTCAAATCAATAAAGTCATAAACATCAGCGTGCCACGGTTCAAGATAAATTGCAAATGAACCTTTTCGTTTACCTCCTTGATTAATCCAACGCGCAACTTCGTTATATGTTTTTAACATTGGTAACAAACCGTCAGATTCTCCACCTGTTCCCTTAATATAGGAACCTTTAGCACGAACATCGTGTACGTGTAATCCAATACCACCAGCCCATTTAGAAATCTTCGCAACATCACCAATTGTATCGAACAACCCTTCAATATCATCACCTTTATTTCCAATTAAAAAACAAGATGACATTTGTGGTCTCTTAGTCCCCGCATTAAATAAAGTGGGTGTTGCGTGTGTATAAAAATGTTGTGATAAATCGTCATAAATTCTTAATGCCATCTCAACATCTCCTTTACAGATACCGACAGCAACCCTCATATAAAGATATTGTGGTCTTTCCACTATACGATTACCTATTTTCAATAAGTAAGAACGTTCTAACGTTTTAATACCGAAATAATCAAAATCTAAGTCTCTTTCTTGGTGTATTGCACCATCTAAGGCCTCTTTATTTGACATTACAAAATTGTAGATTGACTCATCAATCAACGACGACTCTTTATTTGTTTTTGGTTCAATAAAAGAATAAAGTTCTTTAATCGATTGTGAAAACTTTTTTGGTGTCGTTTTATGTAAATTAGATACCGCTAATCTACCCGCTAATTTTGCGTAGTCAGGATGTGTTGTTACCATAGACGCCGCCGTTTCTGCAGCTAAAACATCCAATTCAGTTGTTGTAATACCATCGTATATACCCTGTGTTACCTTCAAGGTAACATACGTAGGGTCAATATACTCCATATTTAAATCGTGACAAAGAACACTAATACGTTTAGTGATTTTATCATATCTCATTTCCTCAAGGGAACCATCTCTCTTTTTTACTTTCATTTTCTATTTTCTAATTTTAAAAATCTACGTCACCAAATGCGGAATCTAAATCTTCAGATGCATTATTAACTCCGGCTTTTTGATATTCGGCAACTCTCTTTTCGAAGAAGTTTGTTTTACCTTGTAATGCGATGTTTTGCATAAAGTCAAATGGGTTTTCTGAATTATACACTTTAGAACAACCCAAAGCAACTAATAATCTATCTGTGACGAATTCAAGATATTGTGCCATTAAATCTGAGTTCATACCAATTAAACGAACAGGTAACGCTTCAAGAATAAATTCTTTTTCAATTTCCAACGCCCCGCAGATAATTTCTTTAATTTTACTTTCACTTATCTTACCTTCAATATGGTTATTATAAATGTGACAAGCATAATCACAGTGCATCCCTTCGTCACGTGAAATTAATTCATTTGAAAATGTTAATCCCGGCATAAGACCTCTTTTCTTTAACCAAAAAATTGAACAGAATGAACCTGAGAAGAAAATACCTTCTACAGCAGCAAACGCTAATAAACGTTCAACAAATGACTCTGAACCAATCCATTTTAATGCCCATTCGGCTTTCTTTTTAATAGCAGGAATCGTATCAATCGCATTAAACAGATGTGTTTGTTCTTCTCTATCCTTAACTAATGTATCGATTAATAATGAATACGTTTCACTGTGAATGTTTTCCATCATTATTTGAAATCCGTAAAAAAACTTGGCCTCGGTATATTGAACTTCATTTACGAAATTCATTGCTAAATTTTCATTTACAATTCCATCCGATGCGGCAAAGAACGCTAACACATTTTTAATGAAATGTTGTTCATCAGCATTAAGTTTATTATCCCAATCGGAAATATCTTGACTTAAGTCAATTTCTTCCGCCGTCCAAAACGACGCCTCTGATTGTTTATAGAACTTCCACAAGTCGTGGTGTTCGATAGGGAATAGGACGAACCTATTAGGATTGTCTTGTAAAATTTTTTCCATTGTTTTTTATTGATTTTTGTTTGCTAATTCTTGTCTCTTTTTAAATGCTTCGGCCGCCCTATTAGCATTATTTTGTGTTCTTTGTTCTTCGTGACCTAATAACGTATTTTGAGATTCTGTGTCGATATTAAGAAGTCGATTATCAAACTTACAGTTTTGCCAAATAATACCGTCTCTACCAATACGTGACTTAAGTAGTGTTAATGTTGCTAAGTTATGCTCTTTTTGTTCTAAAGTCTTACCAATCGATAAAATAACGTGAGCAATTTGTGCCTTTTTAATCGATCCTCCCATTTGGTCTCCCGTTACAACCTCAGATGAGATTGATTCACGATTACCTTGTGTTGCGGTCCATATTGCCATATTAAACTCACTTGTCATTGATTCTAAGCTTCTCATAACTGAACCTTCACCTTTCCACTCTTCACCATTTGTTGATTTATCAGATGATATACAATCAACATAATCCAACACTAATAAGTCAACTTTATACCCATTTTCTGAATTCATTTTTCTTAACTTATTTTTGATTTCAGAAACAGTTACGTTATCACTTGCTAGTTTTAAAAGTTTAATACTACCTGTTGATCTTTCCTGAGCCTCCATTACTTTTTTTGTAACCTCTTCTTTATGTTCAGGTTGATCATCGGGTGCAATATCCGTCCAAATTGTAAAGTGTTTTCTTTTAATATTACCCGGATTATCTTCGAAGAAAATCTGAACAACATTGTACCCTAAATTATATGCCGTATTTGCAAACTTTGTTAATAACGTAGTTTTACCAGTACCTGTTGGTGCTAAGACAATACCTAACTCACCAATACCTAATCCACCTTTTAATACCTCATCAACCCCAACGATACCCGTTGCAATTGGTAATCTAAAATCTTTTTCTAAAGCCCCTTCGATATCGTGAAACACGTCAGTTGCCTCATCGTTTGAGATTCCAACTTGTAACGCCTTTTGAATGATTTCCTCAATTTTATTGTATGCTTCGAACTCACCGCTTTCAATAATACTATTCACATTCTTTAACTCTCTTTTTAAATTCTGTTGTTTACAGAAATTAAGTGCAGTATCTTTTACATATTCAGTTTGTGATTCGTTATCTTTAATTGCCTCTAAGGTATCTACGTGGACTTTGGAAGAATCTTTATTACCTCCCTCGGCCATAATTTTCTGTGCCAAGGTATTATAATCAGGTATTTTACTATAATTTTTGTAAAGTTCTTTAATGTTCTCCATAATAAATCTAAACGAATTATTTTCGAAAAACTTACTTTCCAATACATCGATGATAGTCTCACCGTACTTCTTGTCCTCAATAATCGCTTTAATAAGTGATTGTTGAAACGAAAACCCCAAATACCCAAAATTCCTTTCTTCCATTTTTATTTTTTAATATGTGTTAAAATTACAATTCGTAGTTGAGATATGTTGTCTCTAACTCTTCTGAAGACAAAATGTCTGTTAAATCTGACAAAATTCTCTTCAACTTTGGACGAATATCGACCGTATATCTAACCTTTGGATGGTAGTAATATGCTGGAAATATCCTTTGAATAAATACGTCGTCGCCGAACTTAATTTCTAATAAAAAATGTTCTTTTAACTTATCATCTTCATCATCCACATTCTCGGTAGATAGAATATAATTTTGATTTTCACACAAATAGTTGGAACTTTTTATTTTCAAATCTTCACTAAGATCTTCACAAATATTTTTTAAATAATAGTGTAGATCCATAGAACGACGTGCTTGTGGTACGTGGTCTCTAACATTAAAAAATCTTTGACATACGATGTGACCCTCTAATGATAATAGAAACTCAAACTTTGTGATGTTGTCCTGGTTTTGGTAATTACTCATTGCTTTTAATTTTGATTGTTTTTGTTTTATTTTTTTCTTTTCTTGTTAATCTAAGGAATGGATTTAGGAACATTGTCCAACGGTCGTCCGATTTTGGTAACGCCGTGAAGATTCCGTCCTCCATCATCATTCTCATAGTATTTTTATATGACCTACCTTCGGGGTCTAAATTTTCGTTGATTAATAAATCAATCCCTTCCTTTGCTTCGTCAGTTAAAAATGGATTATCTAAACTCACGATACGATTATTTACATCAAAAAATTCCTCACCAAATACACCGTGTTTTGTTACACCTGTAAGTAAATTAGCAATTAATTTGTTATGTTTGTCTTGTTCAAATAAAATATTACATTTGTCTTTAACTTGTTCAATCGTAAGTTGTTGAGTTCTTAGTTCAGGAAATAACGATAAAAATCTTTTTACTCCCATTCCTCTTATACCGGCAATATTATCTGAAGAATCTCCACACATCATCTTAACTAATCGAACATTCTCGATTAAGATTTCTTCGTGGTCATACACAATCGTATCGTTTTGTTTATATAGTTTTTGGTGTGAGGGATTAAAAATTTGAGTTGTCTCTGAAACAAGCTGAGTTAAATCACCGTCTGAAGAGTAAACTATTTTTCTTTCGTTTGGTGAATTCTGAGTATAGTAAGCGATGTTATCATCAGTCTCACAATACTCATATTCCCCCTGTCTTACAAATAATTCCTCAAGATATTGTTTTATTCTATCTCTTTGATAGTTGTACGAATTTAATTCTTCTTCAGTTCTAATTCTTTGTTTTCTGTTTTCTTTATAATGTATATAAATTTTCTTTCTGGTTTGTGAACCTTCAAGACCATCCCAAAAAACAACAATCTTATCTAATTGGTAAGTCTCAAATGCCCTTCTAAGAGTATTAAGAAAATGATATATTCCTCCAATATGTTGCCCTCTATAGAACATATTCTTGACACCATAGAAACCAATAGTAAGTAAATTATCACCATCAACAAGTAATACAGACATTAAATTATATTATAGATCACTCTCTTCTGTTACAACTTGTGTATCTGCGATGTCTGTAACATTAACACCTAATTGTCTACCAATATACTCACCGTTATCACGTTTGTACTCTTCAATAGAACGTTTTTCTTCAGTATCATCTTTACCGTGCATAAACCCTTGTGGAGTTACCAAAATACGTCCATCCTCATATCCACCACCATTAATGTGATTTTTACTGATTGAGATTTTAGTTCGTGTTGCGATTCTGATTTTTCTCTTATCTTTAGTAATTGAAATTTTAGTAGTTCCCGCACCTTTTTGGTTTCCAAATAAGAATACTAATGATGAGTTTAACCATATGGCTTCACCACCCTTAGCTTTAATTTTTGGTTGACCAAAAGGATTATCAGGTAATTCCACCCAAGGTTGGTTAACAATAACCAAACTGTTCGTATATGTTTTATCCGTTCTTCTTGAACCTGAAATACGTTGATTAATACCCATTCCGATTTTGTCCGCCAAAACCGATGCATTATGTTGTTTACCACCTTTACCGTCGTAAGTCATTTTACAAGGAACCGAACCAACTGAATCCCAAAGGAATAATAAATCGTAAGGAATATCACCCTTTTCTTGAGCATCCATTAATTCATTGATATAATCTGTAATTTGTTCAATGTATTCAAAGTCACTATTAAAAAGGTATTCCCCATCTTTATCAAACCCCATTAACTCAGCGTGTTCCCAACTCCATTTTTGTTCAGTAATAATGAACACAGGGAGAATACCTTTCTTTTGTGCATCAACCGCCGTTTTTACTAACGCAGTGGTTTTACCCGTATCACTATGTCCCAATAACATATTGATGTGACCCATAGCCGGTCCGGGAATTCCTGTTGCTTCATTAAACGCATCTCCTAAGTCGAAGAAACGATCGGCCTTATATTCGGCCTCTTTAGAGAATTTCTTCTTGATTGCTGAGAAATCTGTTTTTTTAATACCTGCCATTGTTTTGTTTTTAAAAATGGGGTGGGTATTTCACCACCCCGTGAATAATTAGAACGATAAGTTAACCATCTTAAAATGGTAAGTCCTCGTCCGCTTCATCATCTAATTGTGGGTCAACCACAGGTGTTGATGATTTTGGTGCTGCGATTACCTCTTCAGCGGTTGAGTTTGAAACCCATTTGTTACTTGTAGTATCCCAACGTGGAACCTCACCTTTAGCGACCATCTCTAAGTAGTCTTCACCTTTCTTAGAATAAACATCAGACCACGTTGTTTCGTCGTCTAACCACGTCTTAGCAACGTTTGCGTCTATATGTAATGCAGTTGGGTCATCATTCAAAACTGAATTGATTACTGTGTATTCTTTACCTGTCCCTGCTTTAGTTAATGTCAATGATAAAATTAAATCACGACCGTTTTCTGGATTTGTAATATCACCTTTATTACGAAAGATTGGAAAGATTTTATCGATAACACCATCACCTTTTGCGTTGTGTTTAAATCTCCAAAATTTAGGTCCGTCTTGTTCGTGATCTCGGTCAATAACTTTTACGATATAAAACTTACGAGAACGATAGTTACGAGCCAATTCTTTATCAGAATCAACACCAGTCATCATTAATCCTTCGTAAACTTCATTTAATGGGGAACGTTTACCTTCTTGTGCTGGGTCATATAATTTTACCCATTTTCCGTCCACCTGTACTTCGTGAAATTTAACTTCTACGAATGGAGAACTACCATCTTTAGTAGGTAGGATACGGATACGTCTTTCTTCACCCTTAGAACCCTTAGGTAATACGGTGGTAAAATAACGTTTCATACGGTCCTCTGAGGACATTTTGTTAGAGTTGCCACTTGTGGCGTTCTTGTTCTTCTCGTACTGTGCCAGTACGGCATCAAATGTTGACATAATAAGAAATTTAAGTTATAAAATGTTTATAGTAAAATATAGACAAAAAAAACCGGATTAGGAAATCCGGTCTAATAATTTTTAAAACTATTTTTTAATCAATAATGTCGATTATTCTTGTGTTAAAAGATACGATAATTTGTAAGTAACACCTAAAATTTCGTCTCTTAAATTTAATAAGTTTGTGTCGATTGGTTCAAATTCATCTGTAAATTGATTAAGAGCCTCCACAATCGTGTTAACCATACCTTTTACACTTAATTCTGATAAGTTTTGTAATTGTAATGTTTTTGTGTCGTCTTCCAATACAAATCTACCATATTTACCCATCGCTTGTTCCACAAACTCATCAATTAAGTCATTTAACTCGCCGTGAATCATACCAAACGCATTGTGTCTTGAGTAACCTTTGGTTTGCCAATGCATTATTTTAAATTGTACCTGTGTTTCTAAAAGAAACTTTACTTTAGAACCTATATTCATTTTGTGTCTCCTCCTCAGGGTTAAAAGATTGTTTTATGGTATCGGTTGGATAATTTGTTACTTCGTCTTTAGTTAAAACGTATTCATTTTTACCACTAGCTCTCATTTCACCTTGTTTGTGGGCAAAAAACTCTTGTGGTTTTTCATTAAACGGATACGAATCTAAAGAACGCATTTCTAATTTTTCAACTTCAGTCTTAGGTCTCATTTGTTCAACCTTAGAACCTAATTGGTCGATTTTAGACATAACAGCATCCATCTGAGCTAATTTACTTTCTAAATCTGTCAATTTAGTAAATACGTCATCCATTTTACCAATGACACTATTATTATCTTGTTTATTGTTCTCTAAATCGTTTTTAATATTTTTAGTCATATTAACTAAATCGGTAATATCAATTTCTTCGGTGTTATCCTCATCTCCATCAATTGCCGGTAATTCAGCATCTGTAGATGCTGTATCTAATGGAGGTAACCCACCATCTACAGATGCGTCAGTTGCCGGTAATTCCGCGTCGGATGATGAATCTTCAGGTGTTGGTTCCGCTGGTGCCGCCTCTTGTTCCATTATCATCGTTTTACCATATTTGTTAATGGCTTTATAACGATTTAATTCTTCTTGTAGTTTTTGTTCTAACATAGTATTAATCTTGTAATAATTGTCTACCATCATTGGTAATATACTTTTTATTTATTCTTTCAACAATTCCGTCTTTTTCTCTAATTGTATAACATTCTCCAGTTACCAAATCACACTCTTCTCTCTCCATACCATCATTAGATACATTTCTAACTTTCTTTGGATTCAAAAATTTGTCCATCGTATTGTTTAATCTATTATTTTCCATAATATTTCTTTTATAAGTATAAATATCCCAATATTGTTAATATTCTATATTAAGTTAAAATATACCACATCCCCATCATTTAAACCTAAGTATTTCATTAATTTTATCGACATACCCATTGCGTATGTGTCCATTTCGGGAAACACATCAATTGGTCCTTGGTAAAGTCTTGATTCTCCGTTTAAAACACTAAAGTCTAAACTGTATTTTGGGTCTAAAGTAATTGTTTTTCCATTTTTTGGGTTATAAAATATCGAAGTTGCACCAATAACAAAATCCGCACTTTTTTTATCTAATTTAAACTTGGTTGAATAAAAATATTGTTTCGTAGTTTGTTGTGAAACTTCTTGCCAAGTTAATGTACTTGGTAATGGTTTTCCTGTTGTTTGATGTGAAACGGATGTTAAACGACCGATTATCGACATTTCGTTATTTAGATTCATCACGTTATTCAATTCGCCCATTCTAACAACTCTCGTTCTTAACCAAGTAGTACTATCTTTTTCACCATTTTTATTAGGAATAGTTGATGGGTGATTAGGATGTGTAATTTTCTGAATAAATCTTTCGTCCATAAATCCATTATATGGTATACCAAATTCAGTTAATCCCGTTTCTGCAACAACTTTTTCGTTTTCATCAGAAATTAAACCTCTATCAAATGTTACCGTTGTTGATGTTTGTTGTGTTCTACCATTAATCGTTACGTCAGATAAGACTCTAAGTTGTTCACTCGTATCTGTTTTTCTGTCCGCCCCATTAACTCTATTCTGTGCCTTCTTAATTAATTTATCAAATAAAGTTTTATAACTTGACATAAAGGAGTCCGACAAATCAGGTAATGAGGTATATGGTAATCTTGAACCTTTAAAAGTTGTTGTAATATTATTATTTCTAATATTATGTGAAACCTCAGTAATCCAATATGAACCTTTAAACATTGGTATATTTTTTAAATAGAAGAACATTGTAGGTTGAATCATAACATTACCCATACAAGTAATCTCACAACTATATGCCGCCTGTCTATAGTATTCGTATAAACCGATGTCTACGTTATATGTACCCGAACCTGACTCGGACCTTGCTAAGTTTTCTAAAACAACAAATGATTCACTTGTATTTTTAATTGTAGCTTGGTCTAATTGAATTCCTTTAAATATATTTTGATTTTGGTCACCAAAACTCACTTCAAACGCCACTACTTTATTTGATTTACTCAAATCACCAGTGCTAAATACTTTTGGTAACTCATACATTACAGGATTATTATTAACATTTCCAATATTAAAACTATCGTCACTAAATTTAAATTTTTTATCTTTTTTATTTCCAATGTCAATTCTTTTTGATGACGCCGAAACATATTGAATGATAACTTTAGGTGAAGATTCTTGATAATCGACATCTAAGAATGTTCCGAATATGTTTTTAGCCACATTTTTAGATGGAACCATTTTAGGTGTGTTTGAAAAATTAGTACCGTAATAGTTTACATACGATGGTAATGCCTTCATATCAAAACCCGTTTCTTGTAATAACAAAGAAATTGCACCAAACAAAGATTGTTTTACGTTCTTTTCATTTCCTAATGCTGCCAATCTACTTACGTTAAAAAAGTATATGTCACCAATATCTCTATTAGCCTTATCTAAAAATAAAAACTCTTCAAGTAGTGATCTTTGTCCAATTGAATTACCTGAAATCCATTTATCATTCATAGATTTAAAGAAATTATATAGTTCAACTTTCATCGGTTGGTCATTATAACCACCGTTGAATCTGACATCATTAACTTCCGTTTGTACATTGAATGTTGAAAAACCCGATATTAATAAATCTAAAAATAAGTTTCTTCTTTTTTCAGAATTAACAAATATATTGTTTCTTATGTATTCTTTAAAATTAGCGTGTGTTGCTGGTTTGCCAGATTGGACGTATCCTGCGTATATCAGTACTAAAGGTCTGAACATAATTATGTTTTCACCCTTTAATTCTACATTATTATCCTTAAAGAAGTTTAAATAACAATCGGTTGTTGGTTCTTCACCAATATATAATTTTAATAAATTTCTATTATCAAGTGTATTTTGTGTTTCATTATAGTCATTTACACTATAACTGTTATGTATTGAAACCTCAGCAAATCCGTTAAAGATGTGTGGGTCAATTTCTTTAGGATTTGCAATCGTTAACTTTATTAAATTATTAGTTGATAGGATGTTATTGGTTATCGATTTTAGTTTTTCAACCTGTTTCGTTCTAATTAATTTTATGTTGTCATCAACGTTTGTACCTAATCCTTTTGGGATGTCGATACTTACAATTTCTTTTAAAAGGTCTTGAAATGTTTGATATTTAACCGAACCGAATAGATTCGAATTAATCGATGTGTTAATTTTACCACTCGCAAATTTTAGAAATAATCGTTCGAATTCGTCTAAAATTGCCGGACTAAATGTACCAATTAAATCATAAACTTTTTTATTTGTTAAATCGGCACCATAAACATTATCAATTGAGTTATTGTACTCAAGTGGAGACGGTAATCTTACATTATTAAAATCACTATTAATATATTCATCTTCCCATATTGTCCTATAATAAATTTGTTGTCCTCTTTCAAATGTATCGTTACCTATGGAATATTCGTCAATATTTTGTAAATCAATATTTTCATTACCTCCATCACAAGGTAATAGTGTAAATCTTTTATCTTCGGTTTCAAATTTACTATTATTAACATACGACGTCCAATAGTTTAAATCGTTACCACTTACAGTGCGTTTTCTAACGATAATTTTACCATCATCCACATTATCGTTAAACGATGACATATCACCATTGTTGATTGTGTAATGATTATATCCATTCACAATTTGGTGAAATATGGCATCGTAATATGGGTGAATACCAACATCTTTACTTAAATCATATGTTATTGGTTCTCCATCTAAGAAAACGGGTGGTGCTCCATCAACTTCATTATCAAAAAATACTCTACCGTCTATATTAGTCGTTAGTAATGTTGAGTTTAGACATCCCTCTAAAATGTCAAAGTTATCTCTAATTGACCTTTTGTATCTATGGTATATCGACCCCCATTTTAAAATTAAGTGATATGGAACATATTGAGACGACCCAATTTCCCTAAATAATGTCGAAACTAAAGGTGATACTTTTTTACCAGATTTCATTCGATAGTCTACGTGTTCATCTAATTCGACAAAAGGTAAAGAATTTAGTAAAAGATATGCCGAACCAACATATTTAGAATCTAAACTTTCATTTACTGTAAAGTCATAAAATAACTGTTTGTGAAAATATGGTGTATTTAAAATATTTGTACTGTTATTGTTAACAATAAATCCTCTTGAGAATATATTAGTCGTATAACCTGTTGATTTATCACTATATCTTACCCAAAACTTAGGATCAATCTGTCCCGATATTAAACCTTCTTTAGTGTTAACTTCTAAAAATCCATCAGTTAATAGTTCACTTTTATTAAATGAAGATAAACTTTTACCATTAGAATCTTTTAAGTAACTAATATAATTAGGTGAATTAAATGGGTAAATATTCACCCTATGTTCGTCAGGCACATAACTTAATAAATTTTCACTAAGTTTAGTGTACGACCCATCGTTTGTAAGATTTTTTGTTGATAACGAATATTCCTCAATTTTAAATTGGGTATTGTAAAATTCATTTAAATAAAAGGTTGTAGGTATTTGATCTTGATAGTACGTATAATTTTCGAATGGTGCTAACTTTTTCATTTGTAACACTAAATCATTTTGTGATTTAACATTATCTTTTAAAATGTTAATCACATTACTGTCATTTACTATGGAATCTTTAATATTGTTAAACTCAATTTTTGATAACTCCCTTATGGTGTCCAAATCAAATGAATCTAACATTGTAAATGTTAATGCCCTTTCCCAAATCTCATATAAAAAATTAGCCTGATTTTTATCTTGGTACGGTGTAATATCTATAACCGTTTTAATTGTGTCAATAGGTTTGATAATATTATTATCAGCATTAGTTTCAAACCTGTATGTTATTTTATCAAACCCACCTTCCTTATTTGTTAATGGGTCGATTCTATTTGTTGTAACACCAATATAATTCTCAATAAAATCAACTTCAGGCCAAATTCTAGCATCATTTGATTTTAATTTACCTACGTAATTTTGATCACCAGGATATATTATAACATTTTCCTTACCCTTTACTGTGCTCTTTATTTCAGGCCAAGGGTAGATAGAATCACCATTTGTCTCTTTTGAATAATTTGTTCCGATAATTTTCTTTCTCGTCTCAGCCTGATCAAATGCACGTTTATGTACATCTTTCATTAATCTAATTAAAACTTCCGCATTTGAGAGTATAACTGCAAAAATATTACGTATGGTTGGTTCAAAACCAAACCCACCGTCTTTTCTTCTTACAATTTCGTTCATTTTTTTTTCAACTTCCTCTTCAAGTTTAATTCTTTGTTCCTCAAAGTTTTTTTGGATGGTATTAATTTGATTTATCAATTCGTCGATAGCAATTAAATTTTTACCGTCTGAAGTTTTAGTTACGTATATGTCAATGTTATCCTGAACACTATCAATACTTAATCTAAATCTATCAAAAACAGACATAGTGTTGTTTAATAAATTCTCAGTAAACAATTTATTCTTAGGTATCTTACCTTCATACTTATCCGCATAAACCCTTAAAAGTTTTGCTAATGTTCCATCTTTAAATGGGTCGTATAACCATTCATCATTTAACTTATTTTTATCATTTAAATAATAATAATTAATACCTGATGTTGAATAGTCAATTACCGGATTTGAATCTAATCTTTTCTTTGCCCATCCTTTTACCTCTGTCTCAAAGTTTTTTAATGATTCCTCCAATTCTTTGACTCCAACAAATAATCTCATATCAACTACTTGGTCAAATATTTCCCTTTCTAATATGACGTCTAACGTTTCCGCAATTGTTAAAATTTCTCTAAGTGTCTTAACAGGAAAGTCTTTTTTAATTAGACCTTTTTGTTTGTATTCACCATAAATCGATTTTAACATATCATACCCTCTTGTTGATTTAACTACAGTTTGAAGAATCTTACCATTTCCGTCGGTTTGGACATCTTTACTATTTTCATTGGGGAAAAGGTATGGTGCATTTAATAATCCCTGTAACGGTATATCACTTAGATATGCGTATGTTGAGCCGACGAATGTTGTTGAAACTTCGAAGTTACCATTAGACTCATTAAATTTTGTACTGAATTTAACAAGGTGTAATCTATATTTTATTGCCTTACCATAAAATCCTTTTACCGTTAAATAAAATATAGGCCAAGGTATATGAAAAAATGCCTTGTATGGTGAGTTTTCTGGTGAATCAAAAAGTGTTTTACCTCTTACATCAACAAAATTAATTTGTACTTGTGGTATTGCATTATAACCCTTAACATTGATTGAAATGCTGTCAATACCAAAAGATTGTCCCGAATCGTCAGATTGAAAAAAATCACCGGATAAATTAGTCGATTTATTGTCATTAACTTCACTATAAGCCTCAGTCCAACTAGTGTCAAAGTCTTTTCCATTTTGATTACCCATAATGTTTAGGGTTCCCTTGGCAATGTTAGTTAATGTATTTGAATCATTGTCAGATGCGAGTATACTTCTAGGGACTAAGTCAGCCTCTAAGTTTACATACATAACTAATTTCTCTTGTTCTAATCCTCTATCTGTAACCTCACCCTTACCATTAATAACAGTATTTGGGTCGATGTATATTAGATTATTCTGATCAACCTTAACATATATGTCTTCACTATTTGATAAATTATTGTTCCCCATAATATAGATTATATAATTCTACACCTCTTTTGTAATCTTGTAAAGAGCTAATTAAAGGAAATGGTATTCTTAAAAAGAAATTATCAGGAATTTCAAATTCTAAACCTCCCGCTTGTGGATTTGCTAACATAATTAACCATCCAAATGTTGGAGTTTCGTAATATTCTTGAGAAATCTTATCTAACCTATCTTTACCTTTCTTGTATTGAACGTACTTATCTGACCCCTTGATTGGAATTTCGATTCCGGGGACTATTCGATGTACTCCATCCTCAATGAAAAATTGATATCTATCAAAATAGTTCTTACTCATTTCTTATTTTTTATAATAATTTAACTCCACAGTCACATCATTAGAAATTGCAAAAATTTGTTTTATTTCGTCTGTTGTGTCAATAAGTATTTCAGTTCCAATGTTATAAACAATTGGTTTATTGTTTTTACGTTTTGGTTTTTTACCATAACGTAAATTGTATATTTCATTTTTATTTAAAACTTTATCAAAATGTCTATCTAATATATCATTAATTTCATCCCCAAGTTTCAATAATTTTATTTCATTAATGATGGTATCTTTATTTTCGGACACCACTAAACCTAAAATCACTTGACTTAATAAATCATCAGTTAATTCAATTGTTGGGTCGTTGACATCTGTGTTAAATTTACTACTGATTGTTTCAACGTTTCTTTTAATGTAATCAATTGCGTCACTGTATGTTGAATAAAAATTTGAATCGTCAAATGACGTTAAATTTACTGAATAGGATTTACCGTTTTCCAATTTAACATCATACCCATTTTTAACTATGAAATTTAACTTATCAATTGTTTGAATTATATTGTCTCTATTATTTTCAAAATCTTTTATACTACTCAATACTGAAATCTCCTCTACTTTCTTGTCTATAATCGATAATACTGATAAAAATAAAGAATTACTTATTACATCACTGTTATCAGTTGTTACAACATCGGATAGTTCAAAAATTGAAACTATTTTTTCATTTGTTAATAACCCCTCAATATTACTAACCAATTTTTTAATATATTCGTTATAATCATCAACTGATTTATATACTCCAAATAATTCCATAACATCTGTTTCAACACTATCGGTGTTAATAACGTAATCACTAACATTTCTATATGCATTATTTAAAATAAAATTTGTAAAATGTGGACCGTATTTTGTTAATAAAGTATTAAATAATGTTTCATAAGTGTCCAAATAATCAATACTATATTTGTAAAGGTTATCAATTAATGTTGTATAATTTAATACGGTATTACCAGAAAACTCACCAAAATATTGACCCTCAACATATTTAATCCCTAATTTATCTTTAATATTTTTCTTTTGTGTATTGGTATCATTTAAACTTTGTAAAAACGATTTAGTAAACGTCTCAGCATCTTGTCCACCAATTTTTGTGTTTGTTGATTCTGACCTCTCATCATACATTTCTGTATTGGCATAGAAATTAGATGATAACGCATTTTGTAACCGTTCAATTGGTTTCTCTAAACCTTGACCTCCTATAAAATTAATTTGCATAGTAATAGTTGCAATCATAGGTTGTACACCAATTCCTTCAGGATTTAAATCCCAAGTAGTGTCATCAAATGTTATGTTCAAATCTCTGAAAATAACTTTAGAATGGTAAAAATCACCAACTCTTAACACACAAATAGGTGGTGGACCAAATGATGTATTTCTTGCATTTAAATCGGAATCGTCAGATAAACCTTTAACCGGTATTGTGTTTCCTGGTCTTAAACATTGTTGTAAAAAAGTTAAACGTGAATTTAAACCTTCGGGTGTCATTGAGTGGAAACCTGGATGAAAGTATTTTAACTTTTCTTTCAATGAACCAAACACTAATGGTGACGTCTCCTCCAACATTTTAAAGTAATATTCTTCGGATAATGTTTTCATTATTATCCTTTTCATCACATCAATTGGTGGTTTTTTATTACCTAAATTTAAATTATTTAATTGTGATAATTTAACATTGTTATTTGGTTGATTTTCAGTTAAATTTTTTCGTTTATATTCTAACGACACTGTAGATTGTCTACATCCATATGATATTGGTGATAATACGTTTAAATCGGGATTTGTGAAAACCACTTTACTACAATCCACCCCATTAACTGCAACTTTTTCACCATAGTTTGTGGTTCTAAAATATAATCTACCACTACCCTTAAAACCTAATTCTTTAAATGAATAATCAATATCAATTTGGTCAACTTGTGTACCCGGTGCATTTTTAGTGATTTCAGTAAATGACCATTTTTCTTTATATGTGGCACCAATTTCTTTTAAAACACTTTTAACGACTGAGTGTGACCTTCTAATAGTTAATTGATAATTTTCGTTATCCGGTGAGTTACCCGATGAGGTAGAACCTATTAACACAATAATGTCCCTATCAACTAAATCTTTTTCTAAATCTTCCCTTAATTTTGTTAATGTGGATTTAAAATTATCTAAATCACTTTCAAATGTGGTATATAATGTTGTTAAGTCATCAACTACCTTATCAGCCGAAGATTGGGGTACTTCGTTTTCTGTGTTGAATTGTATTACTCTATCCTTCTTATTAGTGTCTCCACTAATAATTGAATCTACCGCCAAAGTTAATGTGGTTATATTCTCATCTTTTGTGTTTAAAATTTCATCGGTAGTGTTTATATAATCAAATGTTGAATTATAATCTACGGTACCTTCTTTCTTATCTGATGTTGGTGTTCCTTGAGCATAATAAAGTTTACCGTTAAACGTTATATTGTTACTGTTAGCATCAGACGTTGATGTTCCGTTAGGGTTAGTCACTACAGGTGAACTAACCGTACTTCTGTATCGTTTAATTTGATTCGTATCACCACTACTATTCAAATAATCTTGAATCATAGTTATGTCTTCCGAATCTAAATTAGTGTATGTTCTAATTAAACTATAAAAATCAATGTCCTTCGCCCCTGCAAAAAATGCGGTAATATATGTGTCAACATCTTCTTCAGACATATTTTTAAAGTGTTCTCTAACCATCAAGTTCAATATACTAGGGTGATCGACAACAATCTTAAATGATAATTGTCCACTTCTTTCTGTATTTTGATATGTATAAATTGGTTCGGGTCTCCCTAAGAAAGTATTCTTATCCCAGTTCGCACTATTTTGTTCTGATACTTTTAAATCATATGGTGGAAACCACATAACTCTACCACCATTGTTTCCCCTTTCACTATATGGTAAATCTGAAACGGTAAAACCTGAAATTGTTGATGATTTCCAAGCTAAGTTTTCAATTGATAACATATATTTCTTAGCGTAAAATCCTTTTCCTCCGTCTGATTTGATGTTAGTAGATTTACCAAAACCCTTATTACCGTCAGACATTGGTGCTATATTCAGATTCCACGTGTTATCTAAAACACTCGAATCAAATCTTCTTATATTTGTTCTTCTATATGGTGTGGTAGTCCCACTATAAAAAGGTCTATCCACTGTTTCTTTATACAACGGTGCGGTATCTTCACGTGTTAAATATGGTCTATCTTTTGTCCAAACTCTAGCATATTCAATACCAATGTCTTTACCTGAATTATCAACATAACGTACGGCAGAACCTCTTGATATCAACGTATCCCCTTCCTTGAAATACTTACTTGTTTGGTCTAATATGTGTCCAATATGTGTCAATGCATCTCCACCATTTTGTGGTTTTGAATCTAATATCTGTTGAGTTGTTTCTAAAATTGAATCTTTTCTAAAATTATATTTTGTTGAAAGACTATCTCCAATTTTTTTAACATCGTTAATTTTACCTTTATTCTTACTAATCCAAGTCAAACTACCTCCTAACGGTCCATTCTCATTTAACCCTTTATTAGTATGAAATAGAGTCGCGGCCGTGGAATCAAACATTAAAGTTAAGTAATAACTACTCTTAACTTTACGACCACTAAAAAGGTCAGTGGTTGCTTGTTTTACATCATTCGCTCTATCATCACCAATATATGAGGTACCTGTAGTCTCAGTACCCAACAACGTCTTAACACCTTGACCAATAAGACTTGGTATTTGAAATAATTTACTTGACTGTTGTGACCTTGCTGTTGTTGAATAATTTGGTGCATATTTTGAATAAGATAATAAGTCAAAAAGTCTATTTTTTGACGAAGAACCCATATGTTCAATTAACAAATCAGATGGTTTTTGTGAAGGTAATCTTCTTCTATCTATTCCAACCAAAGAACCCAAAACACCAGTTAAGTCTTGCCAAGCTTTGGTAGTGGATGAAACATCCGTAGGTCTTAAATTAATTGGATTACGTGGATTTGATAAATAATCACCAGGTATAATACTAAACGGTAATTGAGTTCCCGCAACCGTACCTAAAAAGTCAACACCTTTACCTAATATTGTACTTGATACTGTTATTTTATTATTACCCTCTATTAGTGGTTCCTTACCTCTAATAATATTTATTAATGCAGTACTATTTCCACTTATCGCGTCGAGTATTCTAACCTTAGAGGTCGTTGCATTAGTTAAATTTTGTTGTATTCTAGCTAAAACGGGACCTTGTGTGTTTGTTTTAATATTTTTAGCCGCAAATTTAAAAAGTTCAGATTCTGTATCGTAATTATTGGTGGTCATAATACCAATCAATCCATCATCTGATTTTGTAAAATATGGGTATAGTGATAGGTTTGCCCTTCTAGGTAAATCTATTAACTTATCCTTAATCATATATTCATTTGGTTTGAATATATTTGTTTTTTGTATATTAACCAAATCTTCTTTTCTACTTGAATCGACATTTGGTAAATCAATGTTTTGACTATCACTTAAATTCTGTACCGAATATGTACTACTTGTAAATGTTTTTGGAGACGGACTTCTTTTATACACGGGGTCCAATGTTCTTTTCAACATTTTATCCCTGAACTCCTTTGTAGTATCAAAATCTAAGTATTTCGGCATTATATTCTTTTATCTATAAATAGGTAACATTAAAAAAACTATTATTAAACAGTTACTAAATATGAACCTTGTTGTTCAGCCGTTGGGATTCCAAAACCAAATGGAAATCTAACATTAATTTGACTTTTTATTATACTATTGTTGAAACTTGTTTCTTCTTTTGGTCGAGTCAATTCTTCTCTTTTTCTCTTTTCTTCTTCGAATTTTTTTATTCTTTTTTGTTCTTCGACTCCACCATTAATTGCATTATTAATAATATCCAAGGTATCTTTAGATAAATCACCTATACCGACCGCGTTACCATAATTCTTAACTGTTTGTCTAAGAACATCTAATGCATTTGCCAATCCTGATTCTGTGGTGTTTCTCATAACAGCATCTTTGGCTCCCGAAACTGCAATTTCTTTTAATGATTTAAATGCACCACTATCTTCGGCAATATCTCTAACAACAGGGGTAACTCCCCTTATTTGTCTGTTAGCCATAGCATTCACATCATTTTGGATGTTTTTAACTGCACTGAATTGATCCCGAGCAACATCCTCAAGACTCTTTTTATCTAATAGTTTTTGATTTTCCTTTAACGTGTTTATTTGTGATTGTGTTAAATCAGTAATTGCCGTCTCTATAGGTAATCCTATTTTATCCGCAACGTCTTTAGGTACCGAAAGAGTCATCTTACCGTCTTTCATTTGGGAAAGATTAGAAATGAATTCAGTATCTTTTTCACTTAAATTAAAACCTTTACCCGCCAAATCTTGTACTACTGAAAGTCTTTCTTGTGCGGCAATTGCACCTTTAGCAAATTCTTTATATTCGATACCTAATTGAGAAGCCATTTCTTTTGCTCTCCTTAAGTTAACACCCGTGATTTCAAATCTACCTTGTTCTTGATTATAAGTTGCCAATCCACTCGCCGCACCAATTAAAGCATCCTGTAAACCTTCCACATTATTGGTTGCCATATACATTAGTTTAAGTGGGTCATTAAAATCACCAATTGCACCACCTAAAACTTGTAAATTTGCCGTTAATTCAATTGCACCGTCAGGACTCATAACTTTTTCTGCAATCTTATATACTTCCCCTAAGTTCATTCTAAATTCAAGGGATTTTTGTACCATTCTATTTAACCCCTCAACGCCATTTTTAAATCCGTATTCGTTTAGTTTACCCAAATCAGTTTTAAGTAATTCTGTAGTCTTTTTGGTATTTAAACCTAAACCCAACGAAGACCTACCAGCCTTTTCAATCGCGTCTAAAGTGTCGGAAGCTCCTAAACCTATTTTTTCGGCCTCACCTAATAATCTACCAACATCAGTTAAACTACCAACAAATGATCTAGCAACAGTGTAGGTTTTATCTGCGGTTTCGGTCGACATAAAATTCGCCCTACCTGTAATATCCGCCATCGACTGAAACATTTTGGAAACTTCTGACATCCCATACCCAAATCGTAAGGCACTTGTGGTTGATTCAACAATAGTGTTTCTTACACCTTCTGACAAATTTCCCGTAATACCGATTTGTTCGTTAATCTCAGTCCTTAACTGTTCTTCATTTTGTATTTGTCTTAAGATATCACCACCAAATTGTTTAATTAATTCAAGTGGGTTTGATAATGACGTCAGGGCTTTTAGATAGCTACTGACATTAATATTATCGTCATCGTTTAATTCACTAATTCCTGATTTAGAAATTTCGGCCTTCATTGTTGCGGCAATTGCCGAACTCGTACCTGTTATACTATAATTTAATCCTTCGTTATTTCTATTAGTTGTTCTTGATGAATTAACTTTGAGTCCATACCAAGATCTCGCATCCGCAGCATTATGACCATCGGCCACCGCAATTCTAACAAACTCGGATTCTGATTGATTGTTGTATAAATTTTCTAAAGTCATACATATAAATAGACCTAATCACCATTTTCAATTTCAAAAATATAATTAATGTAATATCTTCTGACGTAAGTGGGAATCGTTAAAATTTCATTATAACTAAACCCTTTTCTAACTAAATAATAAATCTCATTTAATAGATTTTTACTATAATCCGTAGAAAGGGCGAAAAAATTCTACCCCGAATCCAATTTGAACTTGGATTGTGTCTCCTGACGGGGTTGTTACGTTTTGGGTCAAGTCCAACCCAGGCTTATTTTCATTCACAAATTTTCTAAAGTCTTGTGAATCTTTGATTGGCATTTTTTCTATGAAATTTCTAATTTGCATCGGATCTTTAATACCACCTACAGATCTAATCATAAATTCAAGTTGTTTTGTTATAATCGGTGCAACACCATTACCATTCCAACTATCTCTGATTTTAGTGATCTCTTCTTCTTGTTTTTGTGTTAAAAATTTAAAAGTAACTTCACTTCCACTTTTCTCTAAAAAATATTTATATTCGCCATTAGAATCTTCTTCTAATGTAAATTCTTTCATTTTAATTGTGCTCAAATCAATTCTAAATGTGAATGGTTCATCTGTTTTTGGGTCGATTGTTTTAAATTCATATTCAGAACCAAATGCCGTATTTCTAAGAAATATTAAAATTGCCTCTTTATCTTCTTGAACAATGTCGTCAACATTTAAATCCTTATCAATTACTTTTCTTTTAAGTAATTCAGTAATAACCCCGTTGGTTGATACTAAACTTGGTGATGATAATATATTTTCGTCAGACGCAGTTAGGTAAGCAACCTTAACTGATTTTTTTTTGTTGGCGTAATGAATACCTCTACTTGGTAATTCAATAACATCATATGCGATTGTTGGGTCTATTCTAAAATCTTCCATAGGTATAATTTATACTATAACTAGTTTAAAGTAAAGTTTTTAAATGAAAAAACCGGTAATCTTTTGAACTACCGGTTTTCATTAAAAAATTATAATATTAGTAAATTAACACACATCTATCCATTCTTAAAGAACAGTCAATGTTAGCCAAATCATCTCTTGAGTAATCAAGTTCACCGAAGTTTAAGTCAGTGATAAAACATCCTTCTAATAACCATTTTTCAACTACAACACCTGTTGGATCTAATAATTCTAAATCAATATCTTTTTTATAACCGGCAGCATAACCCATACGTCCTGTTACGGATTCTGCGTGTAAACGGAACCATTCCATTAACGCTTGAGCAGCAGATGGTCCGATTGGATCTCTGAACTTTACTTTCATTTCGTTCCATTCAAATCTACCGGCAACATAAGTTGATGTATTCAAGAAAGGAATTGCTACTGAATTTATCTTTGCACTTGGTCTAGAAGCAGATGATACGTACCATTCGTTGATACCTAAAGAAGAGTGAAATCTAACGATGAATCGATTGACTCTTTTTGGTTCGTACGGAGTCGGCATTTTCATTAATAAATCGGCCATATTGTATTTGTTAAAATTTTTAAGTTATTTTTACTTTCTTATAAATATATCCAAATAGAAAATAAATTTAATTTGGATTAATTATTGGAAATAGTTGTTTTTATAATTTTTTTTTCGTAGTTTTTTACAGTCACCCAGTATAACTAGTTCCAGCATATCTTTCTACTTAATTATATAACAATAATAAATACTAGAATAACTAGTTCTAGTATACTGGAAGTAATATAATTGTATAATTTTTATAAAAATATTGTTCTACGTAGAACATAATAAGAAAGGGAAGCTTCTCAGCCTCCCTTTCTTATTTTTATACCCTCCTTTTAGATTAGATATTCTCAAATGATGCTCCTGTTGGAGTAATGATGAATTCCAAATCAATGAATTCAAGAGAACGAGTTGGTTTGATATAAATCTTACCTCTCAATGTGTTAGCATCAATATCTTCTGGATCATTTGATACCGTTACACGGAACTCATATAAACCTCTTTCTTTCTTAATTGAATCTAAGATAGGGTTTACCAATCTTAAGAACTCATTTCTTACTTGGTCATCGTTTTGTTCAAACAATAATCTTACAGAAACAGCCGAAATTAACTTTCTTGCTCTTAATAATAATCTTCTTACGTTGATTCTATCAAGTGCAGATTCTCTAACTTGTAACGTTTTGTTACCCCAAATAATAGTACCTGTATCAGAGAATGTGGCAATTGGGTTAATTCTATTCTTATATAATTCATCTCTTTCGTCAAGAGTTAATTTTTTGGTCGCCTTAACCGCATTTACTAAACCTCTTGAGTAACCCGCAACTGCGAACCAAGGATATGAAACGTTATCTGTTAATGCAATGTTCTTAACAACCTCACCTGTTGGGGGGATATATAACTGAGTTGAGTTGTCAGTATCTCTAACTTGAATCCAAGGCCAATACGTTGCTGAGTAGTTAGAATCAATTGCTGCATCATCCAAATAACCAATCACCTCGTTTGCTGCGGTTGTACCCGTGATATTCGGTGAGTTCATAATATATAATGAATCTGCTCTTTCGTTTTCAACCATATCGATTGCTTGATTAACTAAAGAACTATGGTCATAGAAGTTAATACCTGGAGTTGCAAAGATATTAATATCAACTGCTTCTGGATTGGAGAACGTATTAATACCTTGTAAATAAGCGTAGTAATCGGAGTTACCCACAGATGGACTAAACACACCACCATTTGTCGTGTTACCACTTATGTATCTATTTTTACCAAATACGTAGTCGTCAATGTTAGTTCTTGTTTGTCTATATATATCCCAACCGTCGTGTCCACCGTATACTGCAAATGTAAATTTACGATACGATAATGTGGTTAATTTGTTATCTACACCGGTTTGACCTTCTAAATCATAAGGTGTCGTTTTAAATTTAAATCCATTCGGTGTTGAACCCGTTATTGTTGATGCATTTGTTGATAAGTGAAAACCATATGTTTCGTCAGTACCAAGTACACCTTTATATTTTAATAAGTCATTATCAAAACCAACTTGTGAAGATAAACCTAAAGTTACTTTTTTAACTTTATCACCTGATTCAACAGATGGTGTACCGTCAGCCGCATATTTTACAATATCACCAGCGTCGATATATTCAGTTTTGTAAAGTATATTTCCTAAAGTGGAGTTACCACCGAAATCCATATTGGTCGCAAAACCTTTAAAACCTGCAGGAATTGCGTCTGTTGGATGATTATCCACCATCGTTAACATAATAACTTTTGAACGTAATTCATACTCACCGTCAGAAGTACCAATTTTTCTACCAATATAACCTACTGAATTAGGGTCCATCGAACATCTTGAATATTTTTCAAGAACTACTTGATTATCATCAGTATCATTAAAGTCACGTACCAATAAATCAAATTCGGCGGTATCTAAATTAATATTTTGAATCGTTATTTTAACTTGAAAGTTAGCGGCCTCACCGTCGGAAATAGTAATTACTTGAAATAAATCAGCTACCTCACCACCACGTACCTCAGAAACTACCATCGGTGATATAGTTGTATCCCAAGAACCTAAATAATTATCACCTTCTAATTCATAAGAAACTTCCATCGATAATCCTCTAATTAAACCTCTTTCGTATGCCGATTTAACTAAGTTAGCGTATGATTCGTGTACATAAACGGGGAAATTACCGTAGTCTTTATCAAATACTTCACTACCTAAAACCTTAGTAATAAATTTACTTGATGTTGTGTCAAATGTACAAGTAAATTCTTTTGCCCCACCTGTAACACCTGTTACGTTGATAGTGAATTCACCCATAGGGTTAAATCTCATATCATCAACCTCAGTTAATGTGAAACTTGTGTTACCAGTTACTTCGTGAACTAATGTCTGTCCATCATAACGACCTCTTGATCTTATAGAACCAACAACTACCGCATCATAATCGGTATTGTGTTTTGCATCATATTCGTATCTTCTAACGTCAAATGATGAACCATTCCACTCAAATAAGTAAGAATATGCACCATCTACTGTTGTCTCATCGTTAGGGTTTGCCAATGTATATAGTACATTGTACCATTCTTTTGTGTTATTATTATCAGAGTTAAATTTACCCGTTAAAGGTGATTTAACTTCTTTATTTGCTGCAACAGGTAAATCTTCACTTACAGCAATTGGTCCCAAGACGAACCACTTTCCATTATCACTCACTGAATAACCACTGAAATTTTTGACAATGTAGTCAGTTATCATCGTACCATCATATGCTGGTTTTATCGATAAATGATCATATACTTCGGTAACGTCGTTGATACCTATTATTGTTGGTGTTACACCTGAAAAGTCAGATGAGGTTTGATATTCTTCTAAAACCACACCACCTACTGTTTTAATACCGAATGTTTTATATGGTTTATATCCCGTTAAACCAAGAACTCTTGTTACGAATAATTGATTAGATTCTTGTAAATATGATTTTGCTACATATCCTAATTCATACTTTGGATTACCATTTACGTCCTTTGCTGGTGAAGTTGGTCCAAAATAATTTTTAAATTCATCGAAATTACTTATTAAGATTGGTTCAAAGGCTGGCCCTTTTAAGGTCTCACCCACTAAACCCAACGTTGTAACCCCGACACTTTGTGCTACGAATGTTAGATCCTTCTCTGATGTATACACACCGGGAGAAACGAATACTTTGTTTGAATTTGCCATCGATTGTTGTTTGGTTAATTTTTTTATTACTTATCATATAAATATCTTTGTTTTTACCAAAGATTTCCATACTTTTTTAAAAAAGATAGTTATTTATCTTTTTATATCTTTATTATGGAAAACAAAACAAAAAATGTTAAAATAGGGGAAAAACATCACGAAATGTTAAAAACACACTGTGAAAAAAACGGTTTAAAAATCTATAAAGTTTTAGAGAAATTTATAGAAGAGTATTGTAAACCTAAGAAAAAAGACATTTATGGTGAAACTTAGGTAAGGTATTTAATACCGATTCGAGAACCGACTATTGGAGATTCTAAAAATCTAATTTGATTACTGTTTGTGATTTGATAACCTGTGTTTTCATATTCCACCATACCGTTAATGTTAATACTAACGACACTTTCAATATTACTTTGTAAATTATATAATAAAGTACTACCATCATATGTGAAATACTCATCGACTAATTGCAATATTTTTCCGTAGTTACTCATTAACACAGTATTCTTACCTCTATAATATGCAATGGTAATTACGTCACCTGCACTCGGAGCACCTAAGAAAGTTATTCTCTGAGTTCCACCAATATGATAATAGTTCAAATCTTGTTCTTGTACAATACCATTAATTGACACATTGAATAATACACCAATACTTTCACCAACACTATAAGTTGTTTGTGTTCCGTCGGCAATTAAACTAGCCACTGTTATATCTACAGATTTACTAATAACTTTTTTACTGATTTTACTTCCAGTACCCATAAATTCCATCATAGTGAACATTCTACTAATTGCGGGTTTTACTTCAAACTCTTCACTATCAATAAGAAACCCTAACATTGTAAATTTATAGTTTTGTAAATAAAATCTACGACCATCAACTGTTTCAATTGGGCTATTATCATTAATCGAATCTAAAACAATTGGTATATAATGACCTTTAACTTTTGTATAATCTTGTCTTGATGCAAAATTCTGCATCACTTTTTTATTAAATCTATTTAAATCTCTAATTTTTGTACATACAATTGTTACTTCGTATGTTATGTCGACAGGGATAGGTTGTGGAATCTTATAAATGTCAGCACCCATAGATTGACCGTTCCAAGTTGGTACGGTTGCATAATCAAATCTATGTCTATCAGGAACAGTTCTTTGAACTGCAGGGTTAGTACCGAATTGAACTTCAGGTTGTCTGATTATTGATATAAATGGTAATTTAACATTTCCATCGTCATCAGAAAATTCCCAATTGTTTGAAAATTCACTCCATCTCTGAATGGTTAATATTTTTTCAATAACAGGTATTTTTTTACCGTCAGTTACCACAACAAAGGTATCTTTAACATAATCTAACATACCTTTATCCAAATCTTCGTGTAATATGGAATCAGGAAGAAATGAATCTGATTTGGTAATCATATCCAATAATTCCTGTCTTCTTTCTAAAATTCTTCCACCTCTGTAAGTTTCCTTATCTTCGTAGACGTTAATATCGTTTTTTCTTTTAGGTACACCCATATTATACTCCTCTAAATTCGGTTTCCTGTGCCGGTACACAAACTATAGTTCTATAGTGTGGTTTATATCCAAACATTTTGTGTTTATTATCTGAAGTCACTTTACCATCATTTGATACTGTATAATATCTTATTTTATCTTCAGAATCCTGATAACCAATAAAATCACCATACCTTATATCGACCCCTAATTCTTGTAAATGAGTTATATATACCGATAATGTTAAGTTACCGGGTTCATTATAACGAACCATCCCACTTTTATATGTATTATTTTTAGGTTCGTCTATTTTAACCAATGCATTAAATTCAACAGGTGGGAAATACTTTATTTCATCCATACCCGCTTCGGCATATACGTCATCAGTGTCCGTTTTCTGTCTATCCACACGATAAAGGACTAATTTCATATTCAAATCACCGTGAAGATACTCTTGACCCATTTGTATATTAATGTCAAAGTCATCCTGTGAAAAGAATTTACCCAATCTTGTTATAGGTAGTTTAGTGCTCATATGGTAATAAATAGTTTAATGTTACATTCTATTTATGTATATTTTAGATATAATATGGAAACTAAGATTCCCGAAATAGAGGCAAGAAATATATTAAGTACGTATGAAGGTTCAAATAATCAATTATTGGATTGGAAACGTAAGTTTGTGGATGTTAAAAATTTTAAATTAACACGACCACAAGCCGAATATGTTATAAAATATAAAGATGTAACTCCAAAGGTTGCAAAAAAATATATTAATATAGTCTCAACATTTGGTGAGAAAATTATGGAAGAAAGACTTCTTCCTGTACCCCCTGAAAAAATATGGTGTGAAAAATTATTATGTGATTCAGATAAAGCATTTCATATTTGGGGAAAAGTTTTAGAAAGTGACCAATTAAGTGCGATGTGGTTACCTAAGGCTGCGGTTGTACAAGAAGAAAAGAAACTCGACCGAGTAATTGATTATTCAAAATACGGTAGCCGTCCTCCAATGGATCATCAAAAAATTGCAATTGAAAAATTACTTGCTAACAATAAATTTATATTAGCCGATGATATGGGTTTGGGTAAAACAACATCTGCCGTTATTGCATCGTTAGAAAGTAAAGCAAGGAAGATACTTATAGTATGTCCCGCCTCTTTAAAAATAAATTGGGAAAGGGAAATAAGAAACTATTCCGATAGAAAAGTTTTAATTGTCGAAGGACGTAAATGGGGTTCTACTTTTGATTTCTACATTATTAACTATGATATTATTAAAAACTATCACACTACAGACAAGAGTGAAGATAGTGACGATTATAAACTTTTGGTTAATGCCAATTTTGACTTGGCAATCGTAGATGAAGCTCATTACATTTCAAATGCAACCGCAAACAGAACTCGTTTACTAAATGATGTACTTGAAACAATACCAAAAGTTTGGTTATTGACAGGTACACCTATGACATCAAGACCGATTAACTATTTCAACTTATTAAAAATTGTTGAATCCCCATTGACATTAAATTGGCAATCATACGTTCGTAGATATTGTAAAGGTTACCAATTCAATGTGGGTAATCGTAAAGTATGGAACACAAGTGGAGCAAGTAATTTGGACGAACTTCGTGAACGAACAAAAAATCTTGTTTTACGAAGAATGAAAACCGACATTCTTGATTTACCTGAAAAAATTGTAACTCCTGTGTTTGTAGAATTAAGTAGTAAAATGTATGATGAGGAGCTAGAAGAATTTACACGTATTAGTAACGATAAGAAAAATGATGAAACAATAACGGTAACTTTAAATCGTTTAATGAAGATACGCCAACTTATTGCATATGAGAAAATCCCATATACTTGTGAAATTATTGATAAATGTTTAGAACAAGGTAAGAAAGTTATTGTGTTAACAAACTTTACTATGACTCTTGATATGTTACACGAAAAATATAAAAAGAATTCGGTGACGCTCGATGGTCGTATGAACAAAGATAGACGACAAGAAAATGTTGATAGATTTCAAAACGACGATAAGATTAAAGTGTTTATTGGTAACATAAAAGCTGCGGGTGTTGGTATCACATTAACGGCAGCGGAAGTTGTTATTATGAACGACCTATCATTTGTACCGGCAGACCACTCACAAGGAGAAGACCGAGCATATCGTTATGGGCAAAAAAATAGTGTTCTCGTTTACTATCCTGTATTTGAGAACACTGTTGAAAAAATCATATATAATATTTTACAAAAGAAAAAGAATGTAATTGACCAAGTTATGGGAGATGGAGAATATTCAGAATCTTTCAGTAAAGATTTACTTAAAAATCTCCTTTAATTCTTTAATCTTTTCGTCTAACAACTTTTCTAAATTATCGTCTTCAAATTCGGTTATTGAAACTGTAATGTTTTTTGTTGTATCATCGTAATTTATTTGATTTAGTTCGTCATTTCTTTTTAATGTGAATTCCACATTATTTCTACTACATAAAATTAGTAATTCATTTAGTTTTTCAGGTACTGGCATATGTTTTATTTTATTATATTTTACGTATTCTTTTTTAACAATAATAGTTTTGTTTTCTTTCTTTAAATTTGGGGTGTTGTGAAATATAATTATAGAAGTGGACCCCCTCCAATCATCCACATTACCATAACCATAATAATCAGTTTTATATGTTAAATCATTTTGTGAACCGGTTACGTAAAATTCATATCCCATATCCACAAACTTACCACTTTTAATTTGCATCGTCTTTAAACTACCGTCAGGTAGTTTAAAACTTAAATCAATTCCATTCATATCATCACTATCACCATATTCAAATGTATAGTCAATATCAGTCACATCACCAAACGATTCCCTCAGTGACATAATAATCGATATAACTGTTATGTTACCACTATTCCAAGACTTAAGACATTTTACCTTCAATTCCCTAAGGTACTTGTCCGTTTTATTTTTTGTGAAAATTAAATCAAAAAATTCGTCAACAAATTCCCACATTTTCTTTGCGTTATATTCGTGATATAACGGATTACCGAAATCGATAAACATATTGGGGTTGTACTTAATTCCCCATTTATAAAAAGATAAACAACAGTTTGGATGGGTGTTGATTCTATTTGTCCAAGACCAATTACCATTATCATCATAATGCCCAAATTTCGTAGAATCTTTTCGATTAGGTCTCCATTTATTCAATGGTTCGTAGTGTCTTTTAAAACAATTTTGAGCCTCATTAAAATAGTGAGACTTCCAACCTTTACCATAATTCCAACCTTCATCAAATAGTTTTTGTATGAAGTTATAATCAACTGTATCCATATTACGAAATATAAACTATTTATTGAAATATACCAAATTATGGCACAGATTATTACGGAACAAGAGAAGAGTAAATTATACACACAGGTTTTTCACCTTTTAGGGATGCCTGTACGCGGCATTGAACTAACTGAGGAACAAATGGATACTTTTATGGAATTGTCCTTATCCGAATATGAACAATATGTTAGTGATTGGTTAATTGAATCTCAATGGTCATCTTTGGCCGGTTTAGATGTTGATACACAATCTCTTACACGTGCATTTACAACAAGAAGTATTGATTATGAAACCCAATTTACTCAAGCCTATTCAAAAATTGTTGGTTTACAAGCTGGTGGTACAAATGAGTTAAAAAAGGATTTTATTACATTATCAGGTGGTACACAAACATATGAAATACCTGCAGGTCGTGAGATAAACGAATTATTATGGTTTACACGTGCGGAATTAAGTGATTCATTTGTTGATCCATTTATGGCTGGATTTGGTGGTTTAGGTGGCCTTGGTTTTGGTGGTGCGGGTGGTTTCGCACAAATGGGTAATTCAGGTTCTTACTTTATGATGCCGGCTTTTGATTTGTTATTAAGAATGCAAGATAGAAGTATGAAGAACCGTCTTATTGGTGGTGATTTAACTTATAGAATAACCGCCGGTCCCGAAGGAAAAAAATTATTACATTTATATAACGTGCCCGGTGGTAAGTTTGATTACGGTTCTATTCAACAAAAGAATTATCAAGTTTGGTATTGGTATTATGAAACAATGGATAGAGACACTTGTCTTGCAAATAATAAAGACGTTATTAAATTACCGTCAGATGTTGACACTGAACAATTAACTTGGGAAGGATTAAATAAACCAGCACAAAACTGGGTTAGAAAATATTTGATTGCTTATGCTAAAGAAGGATTAGGTCGTATTTGGGGTAAATTTTCTGGTGATTTACAAGTACCTGATAGTACTGTTAAATTAGACTACCAATCATTAATTACTGAGGGTAAAGATGAAAAATCAAAATTGGCAGAAGAACTAATTGCTCGATTAGAGAGACTCCGCCCCGACAAAATCCTTGAAAGGAAAGCTGGCGAAGCGGAGAATCTTAATAAGGCACTTAAATTTAGGGCGATGCCAGCTCCTATTACGGTAATTTAACTTTCAATTGCGTGTAATGCGTAATCGTTACCATTAGTCTCAATTATTTCTTCTTCATTTGAAATAGTACTTTGCTCTTGAAGTGCCACTACTTTTCTATTATGTTCTACCCAATACGGGTCAGCAAGTTCTAAACTATTTTCAACATACATAAAAAATGGGTCACGACCTACACGGTTCCAAAAAATAACCTCACTATCAGATAATGTCATAACCTCATCCAATTTATCTTGACCCTCTTCTTTTAATGGATAACCATTAACCAATTCACACTGTGCTTTAGTAAAATATTGTCTATCCTTAGGATCATCAATTAATATGTCTTCTCTAATCGACGGATGAAATACCACTAATAATGGTTCAAGACGTTTATTAAAATTATTTAAATAACGAGGAACGTTATAGTCACCCTTTAAGTCAGGATTATTAGTTATTTCTTTTTCGTCAATCATATAACAGTTAACCTCAATATAATCATTAGGCATTGGGGTTCCGTGTTTTGCTAAATATTCTTCCTGTTGTTTCTTAGTTGGTCTTGCAATTTTTTGAACGTCACCCGAAGATTTCTTAACACCGTTATTGATATAATAAATTGTATCACCCAAACCTGCCGGATAATCATTAGCCATAATTAATTCCATATGTGCTTGTCTGGACATTAACGAGCCGGCCTTTGTTGTTTTGGTAACGTACTTCTTATAATCTTCAATTGATTGTTTCACACGGGCCTTATTTGCAATCTTAGATAATGGTATTTCTTTATTGAATATCTTCTCAACATATTCATAGTATAATTCAACAAATGAATGACCGTCTCCACTTAACAAATACTTCAATCCTTCATCTAAGAACTCAACAACGTATGTTTGTAATTTTTTAGATTTAATTGTATTACCTGTCAACTTAATTTTTTCTTTACCTTTTTTAACTAACTTGATAATATAATTCTTACGAGATACATTAATACAAGCTGGTGCTGTGTAGTCAATATCTAAACCCATTTCATTTCTCATAAAGATATCATTGAATTCTGCAGTGTCGGCTTCAATACCTCGATATTCTTTTCCTGCGACTACCAACTCATTGTTCCCTTTACCAATATAAACCGTTTCATCTATATTGTCAGGTGTTTCAAAGTTTACACCATCCGTATCCATTACAAGTGGTTTATAACCTTTCTTCTGATAAAACATAATCATCATACGTAAACATTGACGACCAACACAAGTGATTGTTTCGCCCATATTCATATCTCCCCAAGGAAATACTTGCGGTGCCGACAAACTACCGAAATAAGCGTTGATGAAAATCTTAATTGGTAATTGTTTACGGTCATACATTTCCGATTGTACTGGATCTGTATTTTTTAATTCTCCGGCAAGATGTTTATATTTGATACGAATATTACGGAAATATTTTAACATTGATTTTTGTACTCCCATAACATCACACTCAGGAAAAACATCGTACACTAACTGAATAGACGGGTAAAGTGATGAATAGTCAAACTTAACAATATTTTTTGAGTAACCGACATTTAATAAACGTGAAAGGCCCCCTGTGATGGAACGTTTTTCATCTTTTGCGGGTATTGCTAAATTGTTTTCGTATGACCACGCTAACATTATAATTTTCCACAATGTTGCAGTACCCATAGTTGCTATTCTTTCATATGTTGTCGGTACTAACTTAGAAAGTAAGAAAGTTGATTGTGAAAATGAATCGTCCACAACCATTGTCTCGTACAAGTCATCATCAAGATATTGTTCAACAATTTTTCTTCCTGTCCATATTTCAAACTTACCTGGAAATCTTTCCATTAATCTTTCAGTACCCGGCTCACCAATTTGTTTGTAACCACCCGTCTTAGGATTCACATAATAACTTTCATTATCTAAATATATTTTGGAAATTTTTCCACCATCAACGTACACACGATTTTCCTTTTCTTTTTCCAAATACTTTGTAATGTATTTCAACCCCCAAGATTTAATTTCGGAGTTAATAGCTTGTGCTCTACGAACTGAATGTGCAATATCGATAATATTAAATCCCCATATTACGTGTTGTGTATATGGTTCGATTTCATTTGCAAGTTTTAACATCCCCTCTTTCTCTTTCATACCTTGGGTTGTGAAGATTTGTGTTAAACCATTTACGTCCACACCAAGAATTTGTGCTCGTTTTAATATAAACGGCCAATCAAAGAATGCTGAGTTATATCCTGCAATAATTGTTGGTTTTAATTCTTTAATGTGTTTGAAAAACTTCTCAATACATTTTTTCTCACCATCTTCACCGAAAGCGGGAATTGTTTCATTCAAACCACGATTATCTTTAATTCCAATCAAGATTATATTACAAGTTTCGGGATCTAAACCTGTAGTCTCAATATCGAATACAAATCGATGAACACCACCATAATCCTCAATACCTTTAAATAATCTTTTTTTCTTCTGTATAAGATATTGTTCCACAGGATTTAAGATAGTAAAATACTGTCGATATTTTTCATCCCAAGGATTCAATCCGCCCATTCTAAAGAATGAAATTAAATCGGTATATGACTTCATACTTTTAACGATATGTGTCATACCATTCTCTAAACGTTCATTACCGTGAGTGTCAAGTTTTTCGATAAGGATACCGAACTCACCCATTCTTTTTTTCTGAACAGTTTTGGAGTTGTTATAAAAATTCAAACCACTCAAATCACCGACCCAAATAAATGGAGTGAATGTGTCTTGTTTTACTATCTTACCCTTTTCAGGGTCTTGAATAATTTTGAAAATTGTATTTGTAGGGTAATCGTATTCGACACCGACGATATAATTTTCGTCGTCACCACCGTTTAGGAAATTTTCGATAACTTCCTGAGAGATAACCTCTTTCATCTTAAATATTTTTTAAATGTGACACATTAGCTTACCGAAAATTCGGTAGTTAGCCTTAACATTAAAAAATATAATTAAAAAAAACGGAATTAAAAAATATTGATGTATAATCTTTCCTTGATTGGTAATATTAACTTAGTTGTGTTATTACCGTTGATATCTTTGAATTGAATGTTAATTTTACCTTCAAATCTACCAATTTCCGACGTTTGTTGTTCATTAAACCTATATGTGATATAATACTCATCTGTTGTCTGATTATATTTTTTTGTTCTATTCGTTAACAAACATTGATCACCTAATATTACGGGTTCACCAGTTTTTACGTCAGACATTTCAAATGTAATATCACATCCTGTTTCTAATAGGGTGTTAAATGATGACTTATCATTTTTACCGTCATCAATCATTCTCATTTTTAATATTGGGTCACTTGCCCCCTGTCTTATGTAAAATTCCATATTTTATAAATATTAACTAAATGATAATGATATTGCGTCACCAAATACAAACGGTGCGTTCGATGTTTTAGTTTGTGTACACGGTACGGTGGAAATTATAAAGAATGAACCATCCCCAATAGTTTGAATTTGAAACGACCCTAATGTTGTACTTGTATATGTTGCGGTGTCTCCGTTTTGTGAAATGGTAATAGTACCCGTACCACCGGTGTATCCACTAAATTGTGATGTATAATCAGTTCCTGTACTGTCTTTGATATTGAAGTATAAATAAGTTACACCATCAACTTTATTGGGGTTAAATGTTTCATTGGGACTTCCATTATTTATTGTGAATATAGCATTACCGTCTGAAATAGGTGGACCAGCGTCAAACTCACCTGCAGCATCACTATAGAAATACCAAGAACCCACTCCTGAACTTTCAATTGTGGGTGTTGGAGTTGGTGTATCTGTAGGGTTAGGTGTGGGTGTTACAGTCGGAACACTTGACCCGCAAGTGATAAATGTATTTGTTGCACTACTATTTATCATCGACACGGGTATATTATTTTTATAATATAAAATTTCAACTGATGTACCCTCCTTTACACAAATTTCATTTACAAACGTACCTGCTACAGTAAAATATATAGTATTTAACACATCACTATTGTCATAATATCTGACACGTATCCTATTGTTATTAACACCACTATTCGTTGCGTCATCTAAATCTAATTGAGAGACTTCAATAGTATAATATGTACTAACTATAGATGTTGAAGTCGGAGTTGGTGTACTTGTCGGTTCCGGCGTAGGTGTTGGGGTATCTGTTGACACTATCGTCGGAGTTGGGGTTGGGGTTGGGGTATCACTAGAAATTGGTGTATCAGTCGGCGTTGGAGTTGGAGTTGGAGTTGGAGTATTACTAGGAATTGGTGTTTCCGTTGGTGTTGGTGTTGGTGTATCTGTAGGAGTTATTAAATTTTCACCATATGATGTCCAATATCCATTGTTATTTAACCAAATTTTTGCGTCGTCAGCGTCGGTAAAAGGATTTAATCCTTCAGTAATTGGTAACACATTTAACAAATCCAAAAATGATTGATTAGTTAAATCTGTAGACCTCCAAAAATTAACATACGAACCAACATTAACAGATGTTGAGTGGTCGCCTGTTGGCACTTGGTTTACTATTATATACCCTAAATCTTCATCAGGTCCCATCCACCATTTAACTCCACCCGGATTTATTGAATAATCTTGATTTGAAACTCCAACTGCGATGTTTCCTATTTGTATTGTTCCTGATATGGTGAAACCTGTGTTGTATGTAAAGGGTCTTGTTGTTGCCATTTTGTTATATAAATACTTTTATTTTTTCTCTATTTTAAAATTTTTAGATGAATTGACCGTTATATGTTGTTAAATTATACTGTAATTTTGCTACAAGTTGTTGATCAAAACATTCTTGAGATTGTAATGTAACAATTGTCCCTTCTGAAGCTATTCCGTATATTCCTGTATAACCTTCATTAATAAATAAGAAGTCAGACTCAACTAACGATACGGTTCCACCCTTATATAACATTGCATCTATAATAACCGGATTATTTCCAAGGTCACCATACCACATTGCGCTCATTTCAATTGTAAGTGACGTCTCAGATGGATATTGATTTTTAAACTCAATTAAGTTAATAAAAACTGACTCAAACCCTTGTCCGGTGTTATCACCACCCCAAGTTAATATTGGTATCCCTCCGTTGTCTGGATATTGTGTACTTCTACACCAACCAAGGTAAGATTGTGCATTGATTTGACCAATATTAGGGTTACTTATTCTTGTTCTGGTATCTAAATCAGTACCGTCAGTAAATGAATATGAAACAATTATGTAATCGGCGTCAAATGTGAAACCACTTGGTAATTGTGTAGTAAACGGATATGGTGTTGGTGTTATAAACGGTGTTGGAGTTGGGGTCGGTGTACCGGTAACCGTAGGTGTTGGGGTTATTGTCGGTGTTGGTGTAAAAGTTGGAGCATTTGTTGGGGTCGGAGAAGGTGTATTTGTTGGTGTGGGACTTGGGGTGGGAGTCGGAGTTGGTGTCGGAACTATAATTGTATCTACACAAACAGGACCACAAATTTCAAAATCATAATTGGTTTTGATGACATTAAAATTGTGTCTAATTTGTAAAAAATTTAAAGGTTCTTCGTAATATTTTATTGATTTAATAATAAATTCACAATTTCCGTGATGAATGTCAGTGTTTAAATCGGTACCCCCACCCCAAATTTGCTTTATTTCAACATTATTCCTATAAGATGGGATAATTTCCTCCCAATTTGATTCTAAATGAATTAAATTACCATTTAAGTATATTTTCAAATCACCTAATCTTTTATTTCTCTCAAACGCCCATTTACTATTTAACTCCTCAACATATTCCGTAGTAATTGTTCCACCCGTTAACCAATTTGTCATATCGTTAGTGATAGTATATCCCGTAACAATTTGAGTCGTAGTGGTACCTGATGAAGATCCTGAATATGATATAATATGTGGTCCTTGAATTAAATCATTAATTCCTCCTTCATTTTCTAAATCACAATTGTAAAATTCTGTATACCTTTCAAAGACAATTGTTATGTTAAAATCTTTGGTATTGTTTGAAACGCATAACGGCAAAGTTGTACCAGTTGAATAATACGTCGACGTCGTATAACCCGATATTGTATCACACATTCCTGAATAATGAAAAGAGGACCATTTAATTTTACCATCCGAGGTAAATTGAAAAGATAAGTTATTATCCAAATAATTCTCATCTTCATAATTTTCATTTGAACCCAAATAGTAAAAAACATTACCGTCAGACCAATCTAATGTGTTTCTATTGAAAATAAAATCTAACGTCCAACCTTTTTCGGTTCGTCTTCTTACTTTAAATTCACAATTGTCTGAGACAATTGTTTCGTTAACAACAATATTTAACGGAAAAGATATGTCATTATAACAAGACGAATCAATAATTAACGTATCAAATGTTAATGAAATGTCCGTATTTAAGAGATTAATGTCATAATCATCTTCGATTTTTGTCAATTGGTAGTCATAAAGTTCAGATGAATCTAACTTTAAGTCCAATTTTGACCCGTAAAAATTTAAAATATTCTGTCTATTCATTATTGTATAAATATCTTTCATAACATTTGATATTTATAATAAAGTGTATTTGTATGAATAATTTTATAAAACAGGTAATTGAAGAGAAATTTACCTCAAAAGCCCAACAAAGATATTTCTTTGCTAAGGCCAACGAAAAGGGGGTTTCTAATAAGGAAAAGAATAAATGGGGTAAAATGGCGAAGGAATTCTCAGATAAAACAGATTACACTAAAATACCTGAAAAAGTGAAAAATGAGGAAGAGGTTGATGAAATAGTAGATAAAGAAGGGAATATTGGACAAAGTAAAAAACCTAACAATATGAACACTAAAGGAACGACTTCAAACGACACATCCGATAATTCAGCGTTGAAAGGTCACGGAATGATGTCCACATCTGCAGCAATGGGTTATGGTATTGGTTATAGAAGATTCCCATTGGAAGAAGTTGAATTAGATGGTGTATTAGGAGGTGAAAATATAATTAATAACGTACCATATGATGAGGCGTTAGATGATATGGAAAATGAAAAAGGTTTACCTGAAGATGAGGCGGAAGAAAGATTAAAAAGTATGGGGTATAGACCCGACGACGATAAACTTAATTTAGTTGAAAATCCTAAAAAGTTTATGGAGGAATATCTTGAGAGTATTCTTAAGAAAAAAAATGAAGATAATGACGTATTATCTAAAGAAGATGAAATTGAAGAAGTGGAAATTAATCCAATTGTTGCAAAACAAATTAGGGCACTTAAAAATAGTATGAAAACCTATGGTTTAAAACCTGACCATATTTTAAAAGGATTAAACGATAATGAATAAAGAACTAAAAGATAGGGTTTTTGACATACCCCAAGACATTTTAAATAAGATTAATCATACTTTGGTCGGTCTTAATGGTGATAACGTTCACGGTGTGATGAGAGCTAAAAAACTTTTAAATGACAAAAAAGTAACGTACGGACAACTTAAAAGAATCATTCACGACATACAAGGTATGGATAAAGTTAGTGAAAGATTAAGATACGATTTATCCGGTGGGGATTTAATGGACAGGTGGTCAAAAAAACATTTACAAGGTGAACGAGATTTAATTAGTAATCGTAAAGATAGTAGAAAACGGGCAGATGACATATCAAGTATGACGGGAGAAAGAAAAAATTCACATCTTAAAACACATACAAAGAAAGATAATTATTCTATACCAACTAATCTAATAAAAAGTAATTCACATAAAAATTCAATATCGGCAATTAAAATAGGTGGTTTATTTGAACAAGAAATTGAAAAAATTAAAAAATTAATATCATATTAATATGACAAAATTAGACACATTATCTGAAAAATTTAGATTAGACAACATCACAAGAAACCCTTATAACGATAAAAATAACTATTCATCGTTAAGTGCAAACGCTCTATCTGATAAAGATGACAAAGGTAAAGGTGAAAACAATGGTAAAATTGGTTCGGCAACCGACATTATTAATCGCACATCTAACGTTACAAAAAACACTTTTAATGAAAATAATCAATACAACGTATTAAATCCAAGAGCGCTTGCCGACGGAGATGATTACGGTAAAGGACAAAAAGATAATAACGTTGCTGTTGGTAGTAAAACTGACATTAAAAGTAGAAATGAATTATTATCGAAAAATACATACGGTAAAAATAAAGGATATAGTTCACTTAATCCAAATGCCCTATCTGATAATGATAACAAAGGTAAGGGAGAGAATGATGGTAAAGTTGGTTCGTTTACTGATATTAAAATGAGAACGGAAAACTTAGGTAGAAATACTTATAATTCAGAAAATGGTTATAATTTAATTAATAAAAATGCAATATCAGATGGTGACGATTATGGTAAAGGTCAAAATGGACCTAATGGAACTATCGGATCGAAAACTGATATTTTAAAACGAGTTGAAAACACCGGTAAAAACGAATATAACAGTAAAAAGGAATATAATAGACACCCAAAAGTATAAAATGATAATAAATAACACATTCTTTAAAATTCTTGAAGAACAAAATATATTAAAAACGACAAAAACAAAACCTATTGTTGATGCAATAAAAAATAGGAATAAGATTTCGTTTTATTATTCAGGACCAAGAAAACCTAAAAAAGATAGTGTAAAATCAGGTTATAGAGTAAAGGCGGAAGTAGTTGCGTTAGGGTTAAGTAAAAAAGGTAATCTAATCATTAGAGCATACGTACAGCCACCATCAACAACCAAAACCGGTTTTGCTAAAGGTGGATGGAGAACTTTTATGGTCGGTAGAATGGGAAGTGTTCAAATAACTGACGAAAAATTTGACGAAAAAAGACCCAATTACAAAGAAGGTGATGACAGTTCGATGTCAGTGACTTATGTAACGGCAAATTGGACTAAACAACCTAAAAAAGTTAAATCAATTGAAAAACCAACAGTAGAACCACCACAACAAATCTCTCCAACGGTGCAAGTAACAAAACCCGAAGTAAAAGATATTAAAGTAAGTCCCGAGGAACTTCCTCAACCAAAACCTGAGGAAAAACCACAACCCCAAGTTGAACCTACAGATGTTAATTTAAAAACTGATGATGAAGAGCTTCCTCAACCAAAACCTGAGGAAAAACCACAACCTAACCCAGATGATGAGGAAAATGTGGAACTTAAAGAAAGTATAAAGAAAATTAAGAGTTTAATGTTTTCATAAAAAACGTTATTATTATAAAAACAAATTAGAATTATGGCACAAGGTCAAGGAAGTATTACGTCAAACGATTTAATGTTAAAATTAGTACAAGCGAAGAAAGTAATGAACAAAGTGGATGGTGGTAATTTTGAAAGAGGTCACGTTAATGAATCTATGTTATTATCTGACCCATCAGAATTTTTAAATTCACAAGAACCAATACAGACTTCAACAAAACCTGTCGGAGTACCTAATGCTGACAAAATACAAAATTCTAAATTACCTGACGCAATTAAAAAGGCAATGATGGAAAACCCAATTCAACAAATTTCACTTAATGATACCCTAGATATGGATTTTGTTAAGGGTGCAAAACGTTTAATGGAACAAGAAGGTGTATCCACAAAGAAACAAACACAACAACCACAAAGACAATCTTCTGGTGTTAATATCGATATGAATGCAATCGCAGTTTTAATCGAAAATACGGTTCGTAAAGTTATGGATGAGAAATTAAATCAAATTCTAACGGCACAAACAACCTCAACAATTAACGAAAACTTAGTATTAAAGGTTGGAGACTCAATCTTTAAAGGAAAAATTACAGGGGTAAATAAAGCAAAGTAGTTTTGTTTTTTCATTTTTTTTTGTTATATTTTTCTTATATAACTTAGATTAATGTCAAAAATTAAAATTTTAGCAATCCCATCAGACAAACACGGTGTTGGGAAATTTAGAATGATGGACCCGTATAAATTTATCGGGGAAAACCATTCTGATGATGTGCACGTTGATATCACATTCAACGCCGAAGATAAAGACGAATATTTTTTAAATTACGATATTGTAGTTTTTCACTCATTTATTCACCAAACAAATCACGATTCTAATATAAAGAGAATAAAATGGTTACAATCAAAAGGTATTAAGGTTGTAATGGACATTGATGATTTATGGTTTGTTGATCAAAGACACCCAATGTATTATCAAATTAAAGTTTCAGGTATTGCTGAAATGAAGATTGAAATGTTAAAGTTGGTCGATTACGTTTCAACAACTACATCCATTTTTGCACAAACAATTAAAGAACGATTAGGTGTGAAAAATGTTGTTATTTTTCCTAATGCAGTTAATGAAGACGAACCACAATTCAAACGTGAAACCGTCAAATCTGATAAAGTTAGATTTGGTTGGTTAGGTGGGTCTTCTCACTTATACGATATTGAATTAATGTCAAGTGGTATTGCTACAACTCACAATTTATTTAAAGATAAAGTTCAGTTTGTTTTATGTGGTTTTGACATAAGAGGGTCGGTAACTGAAATTGACCCAAAAACTAAGCAACAAAGACAACGACAAATTAGACCCATTGAAACAGTTTGGTATAAGTATGAGAAATTCTTTACTGATGATTATCGAGCTGTAAGTCCTGAATATAAATCATACCTTAATACATTTGTTGAAACATCTTACGATGATATTAATTTACCATATAGAAGAAAATGGACAAAAGAAATTAATTCATATGCAACAAATTATAATACTTTTGATGTATCTTTGGCACCGTTAGTGGAATCTATGTTTAATGCTAATAAGTCACAATTAAAAGTTATCGAGGCTGGTTTTCATAAAAAGGCAATTATCGCAAGTGAAACTCAACCATATACATTAGATTTAATATCTGCAGTTGATGAGGGTAAGTTTAACAATAAAGGAAATGCATTATTCGTTAACCCAAAAAGAAATCATAAAGATTGGGCAAAACATATGAAACGTTTAATTGAAAATCCTAATATGATTGAGGATTTAGGTGAACGTTTATATGAGACAGTAAAAGACACGTATTCATTAAAAAAAGTATGTGGAGATAGATTAGAATTTTTTAAAACAATTATAAATAAATAAAACAAACAATTATGCACTACACAGTAACAGTAGGATACGAATCCGAACAATTAGACAGAGAGGGTAACCCACGTTTAACAAAATCAAATATCATAGTACAAGCCGAGTCAAATGCTGAAGCTAATATTACGGCATCTAAATTTTTAGCTGGAGATATTCGATCAAGTCAAATTATCGATGTTAAAAGATTAAAAATCGATTGTGTGATTGATGAAAAAAATACACCAGAATATTACAAATAGAAATAAGTAAACACCAACTGTACAATGGAATTTTATAGTAAAGATATACAAATTATGCGCCAATCTCAAAGTAAGATGGCGTTAGAATACCTAACTACAGTTGGTGTTCAAGTTACTTTTGAAGAGTTTCAACGTGTAACTGATGTGTTTGTTGAGTGTTGTTTACGACCTCAAGATAACGACTTAAAAGAGAGAATTAAGAAGTTAGATAAATGGATTTTAGAAAAAAAGAATAACAATGGATAAGGGTGAAGCGGAAGAGTATTTAAAAAAATTAGAGAATTTAGAAAAAAACATAAATTCTGATGATGGTGATGAAGATGGTATTGATTTAAATTTTATTGGGGAATTAAATGAACTACTATCTAAGTTAGAACAAGAATTTAAAGTAGACCAATCAAAAACACAAATGAACAATAATGGTACAATTATTGATAATGGTGTTATGGTTAAGGTTAAGAAATTACAACCGAATGCGGTGATACCATCCTACTCAAAAATTGGCGACGCTGGAATGGATTTAACAATAACAAGGGAAATTGAAAATACATCTTTTAGTGTTTCATACGGTTTTGGCATTGCAATGGAAATTCCTAAAGGTTATGTCGGTTTAGTTTTCCCTCGTTCATCAGTACGTAACCAAGATTTGATTCTATCAAATTGTGTTGGTGTTATCGATAGTGGATATAGGGGGGAATTACAGGCAACATTTAAAAAAACTAACGGACTCGACTCTCAAAAGTATAAAGTAGGCGAGAGAGGTGCTCAGATTATTATATTACCTTACCCTCAAGTATTTATGACTGAAGTTCCAGAATTATCTGATTCCGAAAGAGGAGAAGGTGGATTCGGTTCAACTGGAAAATAGTATATTTATAATAAATAATTAGAATTTAAAATAGAAAATTTTGGCATTAAAACCTAAAGTCGGAAAATCACACCAACAAACCACCACCCTTACACCCGATGAAAAGAAAATTTCTCATAAAGAGAAAATTAGACAAATAATCAAAAAACCAAAGGAAAAGTTTCTTACAAAAAATCAAGAAGAATACTGGAAAACATTAGGTGAAAATCAAATAACATTATGTTTTGGTCCTGCCGGTGTCGGTAAATCGTACATTGCTATGAAAAGGGCCGTGGACTTACTTTGGGACGATACCAATAAGTATGAGAAAATAATCATTGTTAGACCAGCTGTCGAAGCAGAAGAAAAATTAGGTTCACTACCGGGTGGTTTAGAAGAAAAATTAGACCCATATATCTACCCATCTTATTATCTTTTAAACAAAATAATTGGAAAAGAGGCGAGAGAAAGTTTAAAAGATATGGGTTATATCGAAGTTGCTGCACTTGCTTATATGAGAGGTTGGAACGTAGATAATACCATATTAGTATTTGAAGAAGCACAAAACGCCACACCATCACAAATAAAGTTACTTTTAACTCGTATTGGATTCAATTCCAAGTTTTTTATCTCGGGAGATTTGGAACAATCTGACAAATATCGTGATAAAACTAAATCGGGTTTATATGACGCGAAAAAAAGATTAGGTGATGTAAATGGAATTGGTATTTTTGAATTTGATAATTCGGACATTGTTAGAAATCCAATCATTGGTGAAATTTTGAATAGATACGATTAGGGTTTACTTATGGACCGTTTAATGTTATATTTCATATATGGAAATATTCATTAGTATAGATGGCGTATTAAGAAACACAATACAAAAATTTGATTATCATTATAACGAAGCCTTTTTAGCTGAAGACGTTGTACTTGAAGATAACACCTTTGAATATGGTGTAACCGAACCTATTGAAAACGATAAGTTAATTAACTCATACAAATTCCAGTCAAAGGAAGAGTATGAGTTTTTTATGTTTATGGAATACCCAATTGAAATTTTCGGTCACGCCGGATTAAGTTATTCAACAACATTTACGGATTTACATAAAATAATTTTTGATAATCAGGAACACAACATCACATTAATAGGGTTAGATGAACTTGGTAAAGCCAAGCCAGCAACGCTGTTCTTTTTATCTAAAAATGGATTCTTAGGTAACAAGATAAAATTTGCTAAAAGTGACGAAATTGAGAAGTTATGGAACGAGTGTGATGTATGGGTTACAGATAGTAAATATGTTTTAGATAACTGTCCAGAAAATAAAACTGGACTCAAATTCATCACTAAGTACAACACACACTTTACTTATAAAAAAGAAATATCTAAATTAACTGAAATACAAGATTTATGGTCGAACTCTTCGGAAAAAACTACTACATTGATCTCGATGGAATCACAGAAAAATGTAGAACAGGAAACAAAATAGAAACGGAAGAAACTGATGAAGACACTTTAGAAATTAACATCTTTAAATATGAAATTATTAAGATGTGTTTGGATAGGGTTTTATCAGAATATGAGGAAGTTGATGATGCGTTAGGTGCATTTGGTAAAAATGCACAATCATCATCATTTAAAATAGCATTTAACACTTTAATAAAATACGAAATATTAATCGAAGACGATGAGTAAACAAGAAAACATAGAAAAATTAGAATCTGCAATTAGTAGATTACAAACAAATGAGAATGTCGTATATTTTTTATCATACGACACCAAAAATAATGCCAGAGCTTCTGTAAAACATATCTATGATATGGCGTTAACTCTTAAAAATAACGGAGGAAATGTTAAAATTTTAGTTGAGGATAACACATACAGCGGTGTAAGTGGGTGGTTAGATGAAGAATACACTAATCTACCAATAGTTTCAATTAAAGATGATAAAATTGAAATTTCAATTGACGATGTGATTGTGGTACCCGAATACTACTCAAACGTATTACAACAATTATCGAATTTAAAATGTACTAAAGTTATGTTAGTACAACAAAAAGATTACATTTTTGAAACATTACCAATTGGTAGTAGATGGAGTGATTATGGTTTTGATAAAGTTATCACTACAACTGAAGAATCTAAAAAATATATTTTAGATGTATTTCCAGAATCGTTAGTTCATATTATTCCACCAATTATCGGAGATAATTTTACACATAGTGATGGTATTATTAAACCGTACATTGCTATTAGTTGTAGAGACAGAGTAATACACAGGAAAATAATTTCAGAATTTTATATCAAATACCCACATTTACGTTGGATATCATTTAGAGATATGGTTCAATTACCATATAGTGAATTCTCTGAAGTATTAAAAGAATGTGCTGTTTCCGTATGGGTTGATGATGAAAGTACATTTGGTACATTCCCATTAGAATCGATGAAGTGTGGCGTACCCGTTGTTGGCAAAATCCCAAATACTGAACCTGATTGGTTAACTGAAAATGGTATGTGGACGTATGATGCAAATAAAATTGTTGACTTATTGGGTACATATGTTTTAGCTTGGTTAGAAGGGGTTGAACTAACTGATGAAGTTAAAGATAAGATGAAGGAAACTTTATTACCTTATAACACTGAAATCACAAAGAATAACATTACGTCTGTCTTTAATTCTTTCACTAATAAAAGAATCGAAACAATAACAAAGGCATTAGAAAAATTAAAACAAGAAGAGGAAGCATAATATGAAAAATATAACAGTATTATTACCGGTACACACAATCGAGGGAAGTTATGAAGAAATGTTAAACAATGCGGTTAAATCCGTTGAAGATTTTCACAACGACGTGATTCTTTCAATTGTTTGTCCAAAAAACGTTGCAGATAACTTAGGTACACTATCGGATAAATTAGAAATTAAAATTGTGATTAATGAAGGTCAAACTGATTTTTGTTCACAAATTAATTTAGGTATAGACAAATGTGAAACTGAGTGGTTTACAATTTTAGAAATTGACGATGAATTTAAATCAGTTTGGTTAAAAACTGTAAATCAATATACTAAGGCAAATACCGATGTGGACGTATTTTTACCAATAGTTCGTGACATTAATGAAGAAGGTAAGTTTATTTCATTTACAAATGAATCTGCTTGGGCTTATGGATTCACGGAAAAACAAGGTTTTATTGATAATGAAGTTTTATTAGATTTTCAAAATTACCAAATTAGTGGTGGATTATATAAAACGTCTGTCATCAAAGAAAATGGTTCCTTAAAAGAAAATATTAAATTGACCTTTGGTTATGAATTCTTATTGAGATTAACACATAATGGTGTTAAAGTAATGACAATGCCAAAGATTGGATATCAACACCTTAACTTTAGAGAAGATTCATTATTTTGGAGTTATAAAAATAATGAGACAACTAAATTGACCGAAGACGAAGTTAAGTTTTGGTTAGAGGCGGCGAAGAAAGAGTTTTTCTTCAAAAATAAACGAGATGTAAATTATGAAGTAGTTTAATGCCAAGACCAAGAACCCAAAAGATATACTTTGGGGAGGATCAAGAACAAGCGGTAGTACGATATTTAGAGTCCGAATCCGATGATGAAAGAAATAAGATATTCAATGAATATTTAAGAGAACCCCTAATTATAATGGTCGAATCAATTATTCGACGTTATAAATTATACAGAAAAGATATGGAATTCGAGGAAATCCATACAGATACTATGTCTTTTCTAATTACGAAAATTAATAAATTCGACCATACTAAAAACACCAAGGCCTATTCGTATTTTGGTACCATTTGTAAGAATTATCTTATGGGGGCAATACAAAAAGATACGAAAGAACAAAATCGAAGTGTGTCGTATGATGACATTTCTTCCGATATGGAAGAGAGTCCACATTTATCATATGTCATCGATGAACACGTGATTGATTATCGAGATGTTATAATAAAACTCACGATGAATTTAGAGGATTTTGTTGAAAATCAAAACCTTACAGATAACGAGAGAAAATTAGGATATGCCTTACTTGAAATTTTCAGTAATTTCGATAAAATTTTTCAAGTCGGCGACGGTAATAAATTTAACAAAAACCTGATTTTACTCTCATTAAGAGAAATGACATCACTATCAACCAAAGAAATACGAGTTTCATTAAAACGATTCAAAAAGTTATATGACGGTATTTTAGGTGGATTTTTAGAATAAATCTATTTATAGGTATGAGAGAAAGAAAAAACAATATTACTTTAGATGTTGACTCTGCATTAGCATTGATGCAGGAAATATACAACGATGTTGTTGAAAACAGAAACACTGCGTCAATCATTATGAAAAAGATGATGAGTTTTATGAAAGACGCTGAGGATATGAGTGTTATTGGTCCTGTCATTAAAGAACAACAAAAAATTCTAAACGATTGTACTGAAAAGAAAATTTCGTTAGTTAAACTGCAAGGAGCATTGTTAAAACAGACGCAAGGTACTGGTAACGGTAAGGGAGGACCAATGGGTAAATTAAGTCTTTCTGATGAAGATTTAGATTTAATTGACAAATTGGTTAAACACGACCAAGATAAGAAAAGTGATAATTATATACTATAATGAGTGTTAAAGATACCATCTCAAAACTTAAGGCAAAAATTGATGTCATTCAGAAAACTTCGGATGACAATAGGAAAGATCTTGAGAAAAAAATAAATGAGATGGACTTTAGTGGTTTACCTGACTTTAATAAAAAAGGTAAACGTTTGGAAGGTTTAAAATCTAAAAAAAAGAATACAAAGTTAAAAAAACAAAATGACAAAAACATTTTTGAAGAGTTAATTAGTGTATTTGATAAAATTTTAGAATCCGGTCGTAAGGTTGAAGAAGTAGGGATTAATCAATCCAATCAAAGATTGAAACAACACGTTTTAGATTCAATCGAGGTAACTCGACACTCCGCAAGACAAATCGTGATGGATTGTGTTAAAGATGCGTTTTTTGCCAACGACGGTATTTGCGGAGGTAATTCTGTATTATCGGGTTCTACTATGGACTCCGTTAATATAAGTCCCAAGGAAATTGATTTCTTAAATATGTTAAGAGTTGACCCTAAAAGTGACTACGGTAAAATAATGTATGAATTACCTAAAATAGTTAATAACAAAGAAAAAGTTAATTTAGGACTATACAACGCGTTTACTTCTCCGTATTATCAATACGACACCCCAAGTAATAAAACATTGTTCAGAGCAACTTGGAAGCCCGAAAATCAATGGTTTGAACTTACTGGTTTAACTCAAGGACCAAGTTTTGGTCAATATGGTACTGTTAATGTTTATGATTTTTTTAACGATTATTACTCAAATATTGAAATGCCTAATTTGGGTCATATCATTAAAAATGCTATGTTATTAACACTTAAGGCTTGTGATATTACTGCGGATAAAAACGGTATATCAGTTGGAGGTAATGTAACGGGAATGGACTCTTCATTAAATTGGGATTCATCTTTAGATGAAGCAATTAATAATTTAGAAAGAATGATAAATAAAATTTTTGCATTCTGTAATAATAACGGTAACCCTGGACTCAAAGTTCAAAATGCGTCTAAGTTATTTAATGAAAATGAAGAAAACCAAGATTTTTATTTTGATTTTGACGATGTTGAAGGTATCGATTTAGAAGATGAGGACGCTAGACGTAGAAAAGTTTTGAGATTTAAAGATTGTAATAATTATGAGGTCCCGTATAATCCGAGTCATATGGAAGATTTTGTTTATTTGGAGAACCGAATCAATAATCGAGATTGGATTGACGGTGCACTAAATAAAGCGGCGTCCGACGCATATGAACAATCTGATTTTAGTATCGATTTACCTAGTTTTAAAATTTCATTAAATCTATCATTTATTATTAATTTACCTAAGGCGTTGGTTATGAGTATAATATCACCAAAAATGTTTATACCGATTGTTGCAATTTATAAATTATTTGCGGCAACGTCTAAAGACGTAATTGTAGATGTTAAAGTTCTAATGAAAAAATTAAAGAAATTATTTCTGTGTATTATCGATAAGTTATTTTGGAAATTCATTAGAGAATTTTGGAAAAGAGTTAAGGCAGATTTAAAAAACTTCTTAGAAAAAGTAATTAAAAGAATCTTAAGAGAAAAATTAAAAAGGTATTATATTGTAATTGCAGCCTTGGTTGCACTACTTAAAAAAATAATTGAGGACGGTATTGACAATTGCCAAGATTTATTTGAGGCAATATCGATGGCGATAGATGCTGCGTTGGATGCGTCAGGTGGTCTATCGATACCATTTCCGTTATTATCATTAGCGGGTGCTTTACCTGGATTTAGTTCAGTAAAAACACATATGGATACTGTTGAAAGAATGTCTAAAATGGGTATACCTACAGGTGACGTTAATGGAGAGGCAAATTATCACTTATTATCACACGCAGCAGCAACCGAATCTATGGGGATGGCGTTAAGTAAGGCACCGATTATTGTTGCAACAACATTTAGTGGATTACCGTCATATGGATTATTAAAACCTTAAAAATGGAAAGTAAAAAATTAATAGAAATAGCCGAAGATGTTGAAAATAAATCAAATAACGATTTATTAACAGTGGCAAATGAGTTATACGAAGAATTTGAAAGTACTAAACAATTAATTGTGGATTTAACCAGACATTTAGACGGTGTAGAAAGTTTATATAATAAGGTTAATAAGGAAATAAAAAAAAGAATAGAAGGTAAATGAAGATAGTAGATATTGGTAAATGTATTGACAATGTTGACCCAAAGGGAATGGGTAGAATACGTGTTAAACGTTACAACGATATGGGTGGTCAGATTGAAAATGCAATAGATTATGAACCTTGGAGTGAACGTGATTTATTTGTTGCTTCACCATTTTTACCAACAAATATTAATTTCATACCTGAAATTAATCAATCGGTTAAAATTATCACATACAATACCGAAAAAAGTACTGTCAACGTTGAATACATTGCTGGTCCGTTTACAACGATGTATGATTATCATTCTCAGACATTTTCACAACAAGTTACTAACACAACATACGGTAATAGTGTAAAAATAAAACCGGCAATTCGTAATTCAAATGGTCAATATATTAACGATAAATCTGAAAATGTATTTGCAAATGAAACTGATTATGCAATATATGGTAAATTTGGGTCCGATCTTTTATTTACGGAAAACGGATTACAATTAAGAGGAGGTAAATTACTTTCAAAAGAGGCGGCAAGTGAATTAAACAGACAAACAATGGTCGATTATCCATTGTTGGCAAAAAAAGCTGCTAAAATTTATCTAAAGAAATTTCCTAAAAAAATGACTTTAGATAGTAAGGTGGTTAAAAAAACTGTAGTTGAGAATAAAGACTTATCATACATTGTTGAGTATGAAGTTAATAATGTTTCACCAACAACCGGAAATACGTCCACGATTAGTTTTTATGTTTATAAAGTGACAAATCCAAATGGTGACACATTTAAAACTAATTTTTTTACCGAATTTTCAAGTGCACCTAATTCTTCAGTTAAATTAATTAATATAGATAACAGCAGTTCAACACCAACATTTCAAATTACCGGTGTTACAGATGTGAGTGATGTGTATCGTGAGATTAGAGATAAAATCTATAATTTGCACGAAAAAGGATTAAAAGGTTTTGATTTTTTATATGATATTGCCGATTTACCTGAAGACATACACCCATTCTTTTTTAGACCGACTAATGTTTTTAAAAATAAAACTTATACGAACACAGGTGAAACCTTTAATAAGAAAGTAATTTTAAGAAACATTAACGTTAGACGGATTGGACCATCAAGTGGTTTGATTTGGTCGAAAGAAAAGGCAAGAATTGAATCGAAAGAAATTGAAAGTGTCGAAGAATATATAAAATTAGACCCTAATAGTCCCGAACAAACATTTGGTGCAATAACTGCGGATAAGGTTTATTTATTATCCACCGATTTGGGTGATAACGACACTTCAACACCTGTTCCATTTTTAGATTTAAATGGGTACGATTATAAACAAGAAGATTATATAAATCTAATTGAACCTAATACATTTTCGACGGTTAGAGGTGAAAACCTTATTGCCGTTTTAGAGGCTATTATTAAAGTTCTTTATTCACACGTACACAATCCCTTAATGCCTATTTCAGGACAATCTGATTATCAAGATGGTAACTCATTATTAAACTTAGTTAAAACGTTAGAAAATGACATTTTAAATAAATCGATTAGAATCAACTAATTTGATATTTATTAATAAAAAGAGATGTCATATTTCCGTTCATATTTCGAAAAAAATAATACGATAATCAAGGATTCCTTGGTTAACACTGCCAAAAACCCAACCACTGAGATTTTTTATGGTACGGGATTTTCTAAATTCTTATTTAAAATTGATTTCACCGATTTATTAAGTAAAGTAAATAATGGTGAATATGTGATTGATGAGAATACAAAACACACATTAAATTTAACAAATTGTATTTTTGGTGATGAAGGTTTTAAAGGTCAAAACCGCGCAACGAGTAGGGATAGGGCAACGTCATTTGATTTAATTTTATTTAAAGTACCTGAATTTTGGGATGAGGGTGTGGGATTCGATTATTCCGACGATGGATTTGATTATACGAGGGGAAATAAAACATACGACCAGAGACCATCGAATTGGTACAATAGAACAACAACTAACACTTGGACTGATGTTGGTGTTTATACCACATCTCCTGAGATTATTTCAACAATAAGTTTTGACAATGGAAATGAAAATATAAACGTTGATATAACCGATTACGTAAATGGTATTTTAACAGGCGATACTGATAATGGATTAGGGTTGGCTTTTAGTTTAATATTTGAATTACTATCACCTGATAATGACCAATCCGTTTCATTTTTTACAAAATACACACAAACATTCTTTGAACCTTTTGTTGAGTCATTTTTTGATGATAGAATAGAAGATAATAGAAGTCAATTTGCGGTAAATATAAGTCAAAATTTATACTTATACGTAACCAAGGGAGGTAACTTTTATGATTTAGATACTTTACCTACAGTGGATATCACTGATTCGTTAAATAATCCAATATTTGGTTTAGATGAACTATTTGTCACAAAAGTTAAAAAGGGTGTGTATAAAGTGTCATTTGGAATACCGATTAATCTTTGTGACGGTAAAAAATTCTATTATGATAATTGGTATAATTTAAATATTGATGGGGTTTCGATACCTAACGTCACACAAAAATTTGTACCTAAACCTTATACATCACAATATACGATTGGTACAAATCAAACTGAGATAGAACGTTATAAAATACAATTCTTTGGGGTAAAACAAAATGAAAAGATTAAACGAGGTGAAAAGAGAAAAATTGTAGTTTTATTTAAATCTATTAATGACCCTAAAACGGTATTATTTAATGAGGTATATTATCGAATGTATATTAAGGAAGGTAGAACTAATGTTACAATACACGATTGGACCCAAGTGGATATGACAAATGAAAATTCATTTACTTTGGATACGTCAATCTATATCCCTAGAGAATATTTTATTGAAATTAAAGGTAAAACTCACAATGAGGAAATATTCTATAACAACGAGATTCAATTTGAAATTATCTCGGAAAAGTAAACTATTTATAACAATGGAATTAAATGAATTAATTAAAAAACACTTAAAATCTATCGTTAAAGAAAACGAAGATAACGGTGGTAACTATATGTTCTTTAGTAATTTAGAACAAATCAAAAGACAATGTGATTTATTATTGAGTTTCGACCAAAATATGATAAATCAGTTGTTAAATAATGGTCACGATTGGGCTGATGATCACATATCGACAGCAAAAGAAAATATGGACCAAGTATTCGACTTCATAATGAATGAAAAAGAGAAGGGTTCTTCCCAAGAGGGTGATATGAATGAAGAATGTTGGAAAGGTTATAAACAAGTTGGTGGTAAAGTAAAAAACGGTAAAAACGTTCCAAATTGTGTACCAACAAATGAAGCAAATAACCCTACACAACAGGCGGCAATTGCCATCAATATGAAGAAAAAAGGTGTTGAACCTAAAAATGAATCTGAGGGAGAAATTAATGAAAGTAAAAATAAACCGACTAATCCAAAATTATGGGCTCAATGTTTAGCGTGGGCCAGGTCAAAATATGACGTTTGTCCAAGTGCTTATTGTAATGGTGCTGCGGCTAAACGGTACAAATCTAAAGGTGGTGGATGGAGAAAAGAAAAATAATATGAATATTATAGTATCTAAAGAAGATAAAGATTATATTAACGAATGTCTTGAATCAGGTGAAGTTTTGAAAGAAGATTTAAGAAGATGGTTTAAAGAAAAATGGGTTGACGTTAGTAGAAAGGTAAAAGGAAAACACCCTCCTTGTGGAAGAAAAGATGCCAACGGTAAATCATATCCTAAATGTAGACCATCAAAAAAAGTATCGAAGGAAACACCAAAAGTTGCATCTTCATATGACAAAAAAGAAAAAAGGGCAATGACAAGTCAAAAAAGAAGAGCCGAAAAAAAAGAACCTAAAGTGGGTAAAGGTAATAAACCTACTATGACACACTTTGATGAACAAAACAATAGTTTAAAACGTAAAAATATGATTATATCAATCACAGAAGAACAATTTCAAAGATTATTTGAATTTAATGAAGAAACACCCGTTTTAATATATGAAGATGAATATGGTTCCGTTGAAAAAACAAACTTCGAATCTAATAATATGTTAAACGAGGCCGAATATCAAGGACGTAAAGTACAACTTGGTAAAATAATGCAAGGTGATGTTAAGAAATTTAAAGTTTACGTTAAAAACGATAAAGGTAAGGTTGTAAAGGTGAACTTTGGGTTTGGTGGAAAGTCCGCTAAAGGTAAAAGAATGGTTATCAAAAAGAACAACCCTAAAAGACGTAAATCATTTAGGGCTCGTATGAATTGTGATAATCCGGGCCCTCGTTGGAAACCGAGATATTGGGCTTGTAAAACTTGGTAAAAAAATTAATATGAACTTACAAGAGAATATACAAAGAATTAAAGAAATGATGATTTCTGAGGAGATGGTACAATCTGATGCTTGGAAATCACTAAAAAGCACGTTAGATATTCTTAAAACAAAGAAAAAAGTTTTACTATTAAGTTGTTCAAATAGACACAATTGGGATGATGATAATATTGACATACCCAAGTCTAAAATGATTGCTATGTACCTTAATGAAGAATTGGGTAATAAATCGACCTTAATTGATGTATCCGAACTAAATATCGTTCCTTGTGAGGGTAATGTATCGAGAAAGGACGGTAACGGTTGTGGGGTTTTAAAATCCAAACTAAAAGATAAAGATAAAAACCCATCGGGTCAACATAGATGTTGGGCTAGTTTTAATAATCCAAAAGACGAACTTTGGAAAATAAGTAAAGAATTATTTGAATCGGACGTGGTTATATTTTTTAGCTCTATCAGATGGGGACAAACAAATATGTTTTATCAAAATCTAATTGAACGTTTAACTTGGATTGAAAATAGACACACAACATTAGGTGAATCTAATTTAGTTAAAGATATTGAGACAGGTTTTATTTGTGTGGGACAAAATTGGAATGGATCAAATGTAAACGATTTACAAAAGAAGGTACACGAATTCTACGGATTTAAAATAAATGATAAGTTATATTGGAATTGGCAGTATTCTAAAGATATGAATGATGAGACGGAAAAGTCATATAAAGATTCATATGTAAAATTTTTAAAGGACACTAAACTATCTGATTTTCAATAATAAATAACATTGATTCCACACTCACTCAGAAGTTGTTTGGCTTTACTTTGTGATTCTTCCCATTTTTCTTTATTTTTTGTGGTACAAACCTCCTTACAATACACTGTCTTTATACCTGAATTAACAATTCCCCTTGCACAATCCATACAAGGTAATCCAGATGTTAAATAAATTGTTGAATTTTTAAGGGACACACCTTCTAATGCCGCGTTATAAATAGCATTACGTTCTGCGTGTTCTATCCAGAAGTATTTTTCAGGTCTTTCCTGACGTCCTTGTAATGAATCATCTAAACCTCTTGGGAATGAATTATAACCCGTAGAAAGAACGTTATTACCTTCGCCCACAACTACTGCACCTATCTGTGTAGATTGGTCCTTAGATTTAAGTTTAACCACTTCTGCAATCTCTAAAAAATATCGTACCCAATCCATTATATTAATTTTTGTTTTGACCAATAATAAACTACTCCGTTAGCGAATCTCATTAAATTTCTTGCCTCTTTTTTTAACATTAGGTTACCGGCTTGGATTAAATGTGAACGATTATGTAAATCAATCCCAATAACATACCCACCATCAAATTTTTCATATGTGGTTTCTTTTATCGGAATTTGATATTTCCCCTCATCATCGAGTTTTAACATCTTTATCATTTCGTCTTTTTTCGTCTTACATTCTATACCTCTAGAATATACTAACTTTTCTAAGACGTCTAACCTTAATTTACTGTAATCTACCTCGGCCATATGCAAATATACTAAATTTTTGACAAATAAAAAACCCCCGTATTTCTACGAGGGTTTTTATTATGATAAATCCTAAGATTATCTTAAAGTTCCCATATCAAATGTAGTAATACCCGCTACGTCAATGATACCAAAGTAACGGTTGTTAACCATTTTCTTCGCGTATCTTGTCATAATTCCTTTGATAGGAGTCATATTGAACGGATTGTACATTGTTGGTGTTAACTGTAATGGCACATATGGTGCGTATACATAACCTGCATCTAACAAAGATTTACCTTTGTGGCCGATTAAGATTTTTCCAGCTGGGAAGTAAGGATCACGATACACTTGGTAACGACCTGCTACTGAACCGATTTTCTCGATACCCATATTGTACTGATCTTGCTCTGGTTCTGCGTTAGAAACGTGGAAATACTCTAAATCATCGAATACTGCAGATACTTCTGAAGAAACAACAATCCAGTTTGCTCCACCTCTTAACGTAGTTTTATGAATTTGTGCAGAAATTTGGTTGATTTTAGTAACCAAAGTTTGGTTCCAATCTTTTTGAGTGTAACCTTGTAGAGTTGCTCCACTAGTTCCACCGTACTTCCAACCATTGTAATCCCACTTAGCTTTCCAAGCCGCACCTTTACGTAAATCACGTAAAATTTCACGGTCAACTTCAGCAGCAATTTGCTCAGATAATAAAGCTGTTAATTCAGCTTCAGCATCGATATTGTGGAATGCACTAACGTCTTGTGCTAATTCTGGAGACCAGCTAGCTCTTAATTTTCTCTCAGTTACAGAAACCGTTACTGATTCTAAATCAAAAGAAACTTCACCAATCATATCTTCAAACTCTAAAGATGCGTATTGACGATAAGTCGCTGCGAAGTCACCTTTAGCAAGTGTTGAACTTTCAACAGTGTATGGTGAAAATCCTGCAGTTGCACTGTACTTTTCTAAATCAACTTGAACGTAAATTTTACCTTCGATATCACAAACGTCATAGTATGAACCTGTGTTACCAGCCGCTTTAGCACCATATTCAACAATACCTTTACCGTATTTGTTAGTAACTAAGTTGAATGGTAATGTTGCTGAACCTGTGTGACCAGTGATTGCTGCGTCTGCAGTTGTGATTTGTAATGAAGCTAAGAACTCTTCAGTGTCCATTTCGTTACCGTTAGGACCTGCTAATTTACCAGCACCTGCTTGTGTAAATCCTGTTAATACTAATACGATAGAACTAACTGAACTACCAGTTGCAATTGGGTTAACTGAAGTAGTTTGGCCGTTTGCAAATGTAACGATATCAGCAACCGTTAAAGATTGTGAAGTGAAAGAACCTTTTGAATAATCGAAAAGACCTTGATCGTTAGCATCTGAATTTTCGTAGAAACGATCATAAAGATTTTTTACACCTGTATCGTAACCAGCGGTTGCTGAATCACTATTACCTGGCATCTTATAAGGAGCATAATGGTCTGCACCATTTCTCTCTTGAATTTTAGGTACAAAGTAGAATAATTTACCAATTGGTAAGTTCATTGCTTGTACTGAAACGATATCGTTCGCTAATAATTTAGAGAACACACGACGAATGATAGGGAATACCACAGTCTCGAATGAACCTGAAGCGTCACTTGTAGCCGCTTCGTTGATTAAATAAGACGCTTGGTTTTCATATAATTGCGCGATGTTATCTTTTTGGTGACCGTCAAGACCTTCTAAAAAGCCTAACTCATCCCATTTTTTGATGGTATCTTCTTTAATAACACGAAGGTGCTTAAGACCGATGTTACCTACCATACCTGATTCTAATAATGCTCCCATTTTAAAATTGTATTTTGTTTTTTGTTTAGTTTATTTATTTTATTTTACTCATCATTTCCTTAATTCTTCTAAACTGAGGATTCTCATACGCTTTAGACTCAGATAAAACTTCAGTAGATGAAGAAGATGATGGAGTATTAGAGATTTTTGTCGCAACTGATTCGGTAACTGTTGTTTTTGAACCTAATTCAGTTTTGATTGTTGCGAATAAAGACTTTGCCTCATTCATTGTAGAAACTGTATCGAATCTCTTTAAGATATTCAATTTCTCTTGTTTTGTTGTAGAATGTTCTGTAAACAAACGAGTAGCGTAAGCTAAGTTTGCATTAAATACGGCAACTTCGTTAAGTTTTTCCTTGAATAAAACTAATGCTTTCTTATATTCAGCGTTTTGCTTTTTTAAGTTTTCAACTTCTTCATTCATTTCGTGACGACCCGCCTTGTATTTCATACCTTGACGTGGACCTTCACCTCTAACGTCATTTGCTTGTGTTCTTGCAGCTTCGGTAGTCTCAATTTCTTTAGAATCATCTTCTTCAGAAACCTCTTCTTCCTCTTCTTCTTCCTCGTCCAATTCAATTTCGTAAATTGTTTCTTCCTCTTCTTCAGAAACATCACCCGCCATATCGTCAGATACAGGTGGGAAATCGGTGTCATCATCTTCAGAATCTAAACCATCAACGGGTAATTCCATTGTGTCTTCAGTTTCTAATGAATCTTCACCATCTAATTTAATGATGTATTCGTCTTCACCAGTATTGAAATCGATATTATCACCGTCTTTCTTAACTACAATACCATCTTCTGGTTTCATAGCCTTGAAAACCTTTAAAACTTCATCATCTGAAGCTGTGGTCATATCCATTACATCATCGTCATCCTCAACATCTGTATTATCTAAATCAGGTAATTCTAATGAATCCCCTTCTTCGTCATTAATACCTCCGTCAAGACCTTCGATGTCTTTACTTGGCTCATTATCGAGGTCTGTGTCATTTTCAGTATCGTCAGCCGTAGCTTCCTCATCTGACATATCGTCTTCCTCTTCTTCAGGTGTTGGTTGTTCGTCGATAGGAGTTTCTTCCTCCTCTTCTTTCGCAACTTCTTCCTCTTCTTCCAATGATTCTTTAAGCAAATCTTTAAGTTCTTCCTTCATAGTTGAAGCAAGTATACCTTTTGCATTTTGCTTTACTGCTTCTTCAAGATTCTGTACTTGAAGTAACGCTTGTTCTAAAATAGATTTTTCAGTCATTGTGAAAATTTGTTGTTTTATTACCTTATAAATAGTGTGAAATGTTGAAAAATTCTCTTTTTCAATATAATCACCCCCATAAAATTTATTATTTAGATAAAAAAGTGTCTAAATTACCCATTAATTTTTTCATTCTATCTTCCATTGCGGGTTTCTTAATTTCAGATTCTTGATATTGTTCTCTATCCGATGGATCACTAAAAATGTAAGCACCAGGAGTAGATGGGGAGGATACTAAATCAAAACAAACTAATTCAAAGTCCTCTTGTACGATGTTTTGACCCTTTACATTCTTCAATGAGCCAACACCACGAGAAGAAATACCCAATGTTGCACCGTTCATTATTAACATTGCAGCTTGGTCTCCTTTTGTTGAAACGATTCCCATCTTCTTCCAACCTGGAGAAGTGAATAATTTTATTTTACCCATAAGAATTTTTCCGTCCCACCAAGTTTCAAGAATTGAGTGTGAGACCCTATCTAAGTCGATAAGTGAAGATGATGGGTGATTAAGCTCATTTAACGCACTACCCTTCCTAATTAGAGTTTGATATTTTTCGTTTTCTCTCTTTAATAGAACTTCGGGATAAATTCTTCCATTCTTATTTGGAGTGTCGTATTTTTGTAAAACGGCATAAAGAATAAGGTCTTGTGAAAAGTCCATATTCTTCATTTCCGATATAATTTGTTTGTTGTCGTCTGGAGATACGTGTCCTGCGTCGTATTCAATTAAAATCCCGTGTCCAGTTTCCTTTGGTCCTAATATCTTCATTTATAGATTTTATTACTATAAATACATCAATATCTAAGTTATTTTTTTGATTTGTAAAAATTGAATAATTTTTTATTGGAAAGACCCTCCTCAATAACCGTTAATAAAATATCTTTTACATTATTTTTGGTTTCTTTTGACTTAACATCGAATTGTTTATCGACATATAAAGTCACCTCTAAGTTCATAAAAGACCTTTTTTCTAATTTTATTCCTTTTGTTCTTACATCTAAATCAACAATTGATTGTTGTTTAAAATTGGGACTATTAAGATTGTAAATAATTTCTTTTACTTTTCTTCTGGTTTTACTAATCGTTAAATCAAAATCGTCGGTTTCATTATCAGCTTGAATCCAAGAATTTAATTTAAGATAAATGGTTTTTAAATTTTTAAAATCTACGGTACCATAACCGATTTTTACGTTTTGGTATGTCCCTAATGGGATATACTTACCTGTCTTCATTAATTTTTCATATTATTTCATTTTATGGTGTTAATAAAAAATAACAAAAAAAAATTACAATACCAAAAATATTTTTATATATTTGTAATATACTTATATATTATGATTATAATTGACTTATCTAAAGAAAAAAGCATAGAGAGTGCGTTAAGGACTTACAAACAGAAAGTTCAAAAAACTAAACAGATTCAAAAATTGAGGGAAAGAAAAGAATTCACCAAACCTTCAGTTATTAAAAGAAATGAAAAGTTGAAGGCAGTCTATGTACAACAAATAAAAAATGGTCTTAATTAAGACCATTTTTTAATTCTGTCAATCTATAGTAATTATATCTTGAAGTTTCCATTTCGTCTACTTCATTTTTTACTTTATTTAATTTACTTATCATTTCACTATCATTTACCACTGACTCGTTTAAAAGTGTATTGACTTGATTTGTAATTGATTCTTTTAATTCAATTGTTTTAGATTCCAATTCTTCACTTGGGATTGATAATATGTTTTTCAACTCTTCTTGTTGTGACTCAGATAATGTATTTGAATATAATATATTAAAATTATTTGCTAATACTGCGTGTAATAGATTTTCGTTTTGAGAATAAACGACTTGCTTAGATTCGTTTACATCTTTTTTAGTTATTAAATGGTCGACCAATTTCTTTTTAGCAATCACTTTATTTTCAATATTTGAAAGTGAATCTTTTAACGTTAATTGATCTAACGATTCATACAATTGATTAGTTTTAATTTCAACATCACCTAATTTATTATTTAATGATTCACAAAAAACTGTTAAGTCATCTTTAGTCATTAATTGTGATAACATTGTGCTCACCCCCTCAACGTATAATTTTGCAGTTTCTTTATCCTCAATATACTTGTTTTCAATTTCTTCATAGAACAAATACATTTCTTTAAAGTCTTTATTTTCTTTAATTGTTTTTAATATATCTTTAACTTCTGTCTTATTTTCTTTTGTGTAAGACTCAGTTAATTTTGTCAACATTTTGGATTTTAATTCCCCGAATTTGTTCATTTTTAGTCGTTTAATATGTCTTTTATTTTTGTTTCTATTTCATAAATATTCTTTTGTGCTCTTTCCATATCAAATAAGATATTGAAATCTTCGTTTTCCTCACCCAACATACCTAATATTTTTGATTTTTTTGTTTCACTTAGTGGTTCTTCACCTCCACCACTCGATGGTGGTGGGCCTCCACCCATATCCATACCACCTCCTTCGGCACCCTCACCTGATGCGGCATCCATTGCCTTTTCTCTTTCCTCCTCAGGTATACCATACTTCTTATCCACCTCATCAAATACTCCAGAACGTTTGATAACCATTTGAGAATTTGTTAATTCGAATCCCATTGCTCTTTCTAAACGTTGTTGTTGTAAATCAAGTAACACTTCACTATCACTCATACCTAAGATATTTTTCTTGGCCCAAGTGTGTGAAACAGGTAAGATACCAACTTGTGATTGGTCAGACGTAGCGTCTTTATATAATGTAATTTTTTCTTTCCACTGCTCAATACGTAATAAATCGGATTGTGCGGATGGGTTTGTTAATGATAATGTGAAGTTATTTAATTCATCTTCCATACCTAAAAGGTATAGTTGAATAAGTGCAATTTTATTTAATTCCTGTATTAACGATTTTTGAATTCTGTTAATTGTACGTGCAAAACGAATATCCATTAATGCTAAACTCTTACCCTCGCCAACAACCTCCTCAAATCCTAAGAATGCCTTTGGGATACGTAAAGCGGCTAATAACTTTTTTTGAATATATTCAATATCCGCAATCTCACCTAAATTTTGAGCCCCCGGTAACGTTTCAATTGGGTTGGTTTGTGATGGGTCTCGAACAGGAATAAAATAATCTTGGTCAACGGCCATTTGGTTGTACCTCATATCCACTTGTCCATTACGTGGGTCGGAAATTTGGTCTCTCTTAAATTTGTTAGCCACACGTTGTACATATGGTTCAATATCTTTATCGTCCATATTACCAACAAATACTTTAAATACACGTCTTTCAGGTGCTCTCGACGTTCTATAAATTAACATAGCATCTTCAGCAAGTAAAAGTTGTTTCCATATTCTTCTAATCTTATCTAACATAGATGTACCATATGGTAATTTTCTATCGTCACCTAATAATCTAAAATGTGCAATTTCCCAAGCTTGGAATTCCATATCTTTGTTCTTCCAAGTAAATCTCAATTCCCTTGATGGTACTTTTGAATCTTTATTTATGACTCCACCTGCGGTTTTACTTGTTGCGCCCTCTAATCTTTCTATTTCTATATTCGGTAATTGTTGTACTCCAACAATTCCTTTTTCGGGGTCAATTTTTAGATACACAAAATCATCACCGTACTTACACATACCACGAGCCCACATTTGTAAGTTCGTATTTATATCTAATTGATTATTAAATAAATCTTCTAATATGTTTTTAATTCTATCAGATTCTGAATATATAGTCAATATTTGACCTTTTTCGGACATAGTTGTCGACTCTTCAGCATAAATGTCAAGTGCAGCTGAAATCTCAGGTGTAAACTCCATAGATTCAAAATCGTAATATGCAGCCAATCTATTTGGTTCATAATATACCGATTGGTTATATAGTGATTGGTCTAACTTGGTCCACTTATCAGCAATGTATTGACTTTGTTGTGCTTGTAACATTGCCTTTTCATACTCTTCTCTACTATCTGTTTTTAATAATTCATCCTTATTGAAATTAAACGAAGGTGTGTTATCCTGTTTCACACGATTAGGATAACCAAACATTCTGGTCATTTTTTGGAATACTGTTAAATTTTGATTTGCCATTGTATATAAATACTTTTCTTTACAATATAAACTAAATAATTAGCAATGGGAAGTTTATCTCGGTTTACCAAATAACCACATATGGTCACGATAAACTTCTTTCGACACATTCATTGAATTATTTTGATGATAAATGTTGTTAGTGTCCATACCCATAGAACCAATTTGGTCAAAAGACGTACCATATGAATAAAATGTTTTATTCGGTTCATATGTTCTTTCTGTCATAGTCCAAGATTCCAACATTGCCTTATTTGCGTTTTCATTTTTTTGTAATTGATTAAACGACATATCCGCCACATAAAGGGCCATTGACATACTCATAATGGCATCATCGTGAGCACCCTTCATATGGTCGGGCCTACCATTTATGTAAACAAATGTATTTAACTCGTTTAGTAATCTATTTGACCTAACTTGAAATCCTTTTCTTAATTGTTCTTCGAACGCTGCCACAATTTGAGTTCGTTTATTATTAAAATTAAGTCCGGGTATTTTTTCCATAGCTTTTGAATTATACTCCCATATATTTTTGGTGTTAATTCCATCAATATATAAGTTTTTATAATTCATTTCTTGTAATTTTCTTGAAGTTGCCACACCCATACCTCCGGTAATATCAATCACAATAAACGCCTCATATAAAATCCCCCACTTATAACAAATGGATGCCAAATCATCTGGAGGTATTTTACCGATATATTCTGCAACTTGTTCACGCTCATCAAAATCGATTACACATATAGACGAAAAGTCTTCACTATCACCCCTACTTACGTCAACTCCCATAATGTATCTATGTCCTTGAATTGGTTCTTTCCATTGCCAAAATGTACCTTGCATATACTTTTCTTTAGGTACACGAATCATATTTTTGGCAATATTCTCTTGTACATCACCGGGAATTACACCATCTCCCGAACCTAAAAAGTCACATTCTAACTCTTGAGCAATTTTACGTCTATCGTATTTAAACTTTTTAGACATAGATTCAAACCAAGAAGAATATGGTTTATAACCTTGTTCTTCTAATTCCTGATACTTTTCAATATCAAAATCAGTTATTACAACCTCATCATCATTATATTGTTCTCTATTTAACATATAGTGACAAATATCTTGACATTTTACCCAACGTAAATCTTTGGTATATCGAGGGTCTTTAAACCATCTTAAATCAGTAATATGAAAGTCGTTTAACCCACGAATTGCTTGGTCATAAACACCGTAATATATGGGGTCATAACCATTTGGGGTAGATACTAATATAATCTTACCACCCGTAGATAAGGACGCCATTGAAGCTGCCCAAAAATCTTCGCCCGCCTCAATATAGGCTGCCTCGTCAAATACAAGTATGGTCGGTGTATAACCTCGCAAAGCATCTGCGGATGTTGCCACCGCCTTAACTTCACAACCATTGTTTAATCTAAATCTACTTTCTGAGTTTTTATCTGGTGAAAATCCGACATTTAACCATTCGGGCCATTGTTCTAAAAAGTGACGAACTTTGTTCGCCATTTCCACTGCGGTATCTTTTTTATTTGCAATTAATAAAACTCTTTCAGGTTCATCAGGTTTTGCTGTTTGTAATTTTTTTGAAATCCAAGCGGCGGTTACTGTTGTCACGCCCGCTTGTCTATATTTTCTTGTGATATTTTCGTTATAGACCTCATAATCTTTTATTAATTGAACTTGGTCTGGAAATAACTCTAACGGTACATATTTTTTTTGTGTATTATCATATGTTGTTAGATATGTTCTTAATGCATATGGAGCGTCCTTTATGATTTTAGCGTACTCCATTAATTGTTCTGCTCTCGTATTCATATATATAAATACAAAAAAAGGGAGTTAAACTCCCTTTTAAATTAATCTTTCGATGTTGTGATACCAAGTGAACCTAAAAAATCGTCCAAATCGTCACCGCCATCTTCATCGTCATAATTATCCATTTCTCGATTATATTCGTCCTCTTCCCAATCTTCATTTCTTAAACTTTCCTCAATCTCACGTACCATTCTTTCTATAACCTGTTTTGCTCTTGGGTCACCTTTAACAACCATATTCATTAATTTAGCAAAATCCTTAGTTGATAATTTTGAAATTCTTGAAAACAAGTAATTTTGAATATGTTTTAAATCGTCTTCATATAATCTATCAGGATATGTGGATAATAATTTTTCCCATATATACGGTCCAAATCGTAAATCCCATATTTCCATAGGTAAAGTATCCGTAACACCCATTACCATATCAGCCTGTCTTTTTTCATCAGGTAATCCCTGTGTTGCTATGATTTCCATTGTACCCTTAATTAATTCGTGAACTAACACTGGGAAAAATACTCCACGTGCTCTAACTGTAGGTGGTTCCGTTTCGGGGTCAATCTCTTCTTTACCGGCTTTAGTTCTTCCATCACCACCTAACATCATCTCATCAGGGAATATCCAATATAACATATCGTTAACGGACATTAAAATACCGTATAATGTAACAATGTTTGGTTTAAGCGCCACTAATCTTTCAGATACCAATTCAAACATATAGTGGCCCTTTTTTGAAGATCCCTGAATGAGTGCATTCATCACCTTTCTTTTTGCAACTTCGTCATTGAATATCTCAACTGCACTCATAAATTCCTCAACGTCATCACCAGCTTCTTCCGGATTAACACCAAACTCTTGTTCAATTTCTTCTTCAGTTGGGTTCTCAGATTGATTTGCAAACCCCTCATTACTAATATCACCAATGCCGACCAACTTAGCGTCATATTGAACTACCCCCTCAGGAACGGCTAATTCTTTCTTAACCAATTCAATCGCTAAGTTTTCTAACATTTCCTTATTCTCAGATTCAAATGATAACACTTCTCTCATTGCCCCCATCATAGACATTTGTAACTGTCTAAATGTGTTACCGTCGGTCACATTACCTTGTTGTCCTGTGTAATGTTTAACTTTATTAACCACATCAATAAAACGTTTTGAAGCGATTAATTCTTCAAAATTAGAAGGAATTCCCTCTGGTTGGTCCTGTGGTATGGATGGATTATCCTTATAAGGGGTCTCCTTATCTGCTAATTTTCTTTCCAAATCAGGATTCATCCTCTCTGGATTATTACCGTAGTCTATTGGCATCTCATTCAATGTTTCTTGAATTAAAGATAACAATTTTTTCTTGGAAAACATAATTAGTTTTGGTCTTTAAATTTAAAACCTAAATTTTTGAATTTCATAAACTCAGGCATTTTATTTTTTTTATCACCCTCTTCACCCAATGCTTTAGGTTTTGGTGTGTGCTTCGGCTCAAAAGGATTTTCTCTTTTTGGTTTACCTGGTTTTGTTGTTGGTTTTTCTCTAACAGGGGTATCAGTATCAGGTTTTGAAGGTTCCCCCTTGTTTTCGGTTATTTTAACTTTAATGAGTTCCATAATTTCATTTTTTGAAGTGAAACTATGAAATTTTTCATTTTCAACCAAACCTTTTATCCATTTTTTTATTTGACTTTCCTTTAACTTTTTCGAATCCATAAATTCAGGAATATTATTATGACCCTTAGTGATTTTTTTACCAAAGCTAGGAGATTCTTCTAAATGTGAATGATCACATTTACAATTTTTAATTGTTTTACCACAATCTTCACATTTTTTAACATCATCATTTTTCTTTTCTCTCAATTCAACATTAAGACCTTGATCTGTTAATTTTTTAACGTCATTTGGGTTTGAAGTTACTTTTGACATAACAACACTACCCTTTTTTACTTGTTCACTTAACATTCTTTCCGCTAAATTCACAAGTTGTTTATCGTTTAATTTAACTAATGTTTTTTCTGATAAACCCTCGGCAATCAATTTACCTACTATAACGTCTCTTTTCATATATTCTTGAATTTTATTTCTTCATTTAAAAGAATGTAACTTCTTTGTTTTAATTTTTTAGTGACACTTTCAATAGACTCACCAAATTTAAAAGTAAGTCTTTCATTTTCAGATTCAAAATCAAACTTCTCCCAAGCCATTGCAATTACACCATCTACAGCATCAATAACTCCGAAATAATCGGAGTTTTGAATAAGTTCTAATTGTAAATCTGTATTTTTTAAAAGTCCCACTAAATCAATATATTCAATATCTGGTGATTTTGGTTCTACACTTAAAGATGCTGGAACCTTGAACCATACGTCCATATCTATTTCAGTACTATTGCTGAATATAAATTCGTATTGTTTTTGTCCTTTGTAATCTTCACCGATTTCATTGACATATATCAAATGCATTAGTTGAAATGTTTACTTAAAATCTCGTTTGTCATTTTATTGATTTCATCCTTAATTTCATCCAAATCAAGTTCTTTTATTTCATCTTCGTCATTTACCGATTCAGATGAAACCTCTTCGTCAGTCTCTTTAATTGAATACTTACTTAAGTTAATTTCATCAGTGTCCATTGGAGTACTAATAAATTCTTCCAATGCATTAATTCCCACATATTCATCAATATCAGATTCAGGTTCATCAGCCGGCTCTTCAGAAGGAAGTTCATTTGGTACATCTTGACTACCTTTTTCATCTTCTTCTCTTTCGAATTTTTTACCGATTTCTTCGATATCTTCGTCATCTAATTTATCCAAATCGACAGCGGAGATTATCATATTTAAAATGTATTTAATATCATCACTCTCCATCTTATCTTGTAAATCTCTCAATTCCTGACCTAATTTACCTGCATATTTTTGTGCCTCGGCCATATATGACGATCTTTTACCTTCATCTTCACCACCTTCTTGAGATATTGAGTCTGATGGTACATCTGACGGTAAATCATTACCAATTGACGTGTCATCACTCATATCAGGCACCTCCTCACCTGAATCGTCAGGTGTTGGTACAGGTGGTAAATCCATTGATGGTTCCGCAATTGGAGCTTCCGCTTGTGGCTTAGTTTGTTTTAAAACATACTTTGTGGCTTCTTGTAATTCTTCTTGACCTTTTAACAATTCAAGTCTTTTATAAGCTTCAGCGTACGACGAGAATTTGTTTTTATTCTTCATAAACATACCACCAATATAATCTAATGATGATTCATTTAAACCTCTTTTAACGTAGTATCCGTCTTTTTCTTTTACTACACCATAAACTCCACCTGTTTTAGATTCTTTCACTAATTCAGTTGTTTTTGAGGAATTACTTTTATTATTGTTGTTTTTAAAGTAAGTAAGTTCAAGGATTCTTTTTAATTTGTCGTCCCCATTTAATTTCTCACTACCTAGTGGTTTTAAATCTCCCATTTTATAATTTTGTTAAGATATACTTATTCTTATCCTATAAATACATTGATATATAGAAAAAATAAGGTTCTTTATTGTGTTATAGACAATTTCCTGTCTACGATGTCCGTTTTAAGCTTTAATAACTTTCCAATATAATTATTCCTTCTTAATAATTTAAATGTAAGGTTTTCATATGAATATTCACCACCCGAATCTAAACCACTTTGTCTGAATTTTTTAAGTTTCTTTCTCAAGTCATCAATTTTAGTTAACACATCAACACCTTTATTTGACAATTCAATTAATTTATCAATTTTATCTCCGTATTCAAGACCCTTCTCAATGATAAGTCTATCATCAATATTCGGTTGATTTTTTTCAGGTTTTATTAACCATTGATTGTTAAGTATAGAGTAAACTCCCGATGAAATATGATCTTCGTCCACATCTTGAACATAAACCTCAACATCATATCCTTTAATGGTGATATTGTGTGTTTCATTCCAAACATTCTTTTTTGCATCAAAAAACTCTTTCACAATTTTATTTACACCCGTAAGTTTTTTATCAACAATTTCGTCAAAATCAATAAGAATATGTAAATCTACGTCAGAAAAATTAGACCAATTGTAATTTGCTAATGAACCGGTTAATACTATGTCGTGTATAAAGAATTCCACCCCTAACGAATCGATAAAATTATCCGATATTTCTATTAATTTTTTTCTAATATCCTCGTGCATTTTAAATTCATCCCCTTCAACATCAAATATTTGATTAGAAAGGGAGTCTTTAGATTTAAAAGATTTAACGATTTTATCGTCCAATTCTTTATCTTCAATCAATTCTTCAAATAAACTCATTATAATTTCTTATAGTTATGACTTCTAGCGATATTTTCGTTGAAGTGTTTTCCTTGAGATTCGGACATTCTGAATTTAGTGAACTTATTCCAAGGAACTTTATTATATTCATAAATACTCCCATTGTTGAAAGTCACCGTTAAATCCTCTGTTTCGGTATTGTATGTTGCTTCTTTTAAATTAGAAGATTGGATGGTGACAGTTATTAGTTTACCATCAATTTTTTCTGATATGATTCCCATAATATTTTATTTATACTATATTATACACAATAAATTTTAAATAAAAAACCCCGAAAAATCGGGGTTTGTATTAATTTAATGAGACTAAACGCTCGATTGATTTTTTCCTATCAATCGGAAGGACTAACTCTAAAATACCGTTTTCTACTTTTCCTTCGATATCTCGTTCTTTAACGTCCTCAGGAATGTCATATGACTTGACAAAACTATCGACAAAATAATATGATTTATCACTTTCAGTTTTATCAAATGAAATCTTCAACACCCCTTCTTTGGTGGTAATTTTTATATCCTCCTTAGTTAAGCCAGGAATACTTATCGAAACCTTATATTCGGTTTCACTTTTCATAATTTTAGTTTCAGGAGTTGATAGAAATCTGTTTCCGTCAAAACTCTTAAAAAATGGATCGTTAAATAATGTTATCATAGTTTTGTGTTTTTTTGATTTATATTTTACAAATTGTAAACCAAATGTCTAAAACTGACATTTAGACATTTGTTAGATATTTTTTTAGACATTTTGTCTTTTATTTGTTTTTTAGAATGAAAAATGTTATGTTTGTATTCAACTAAACTTATGTAAAATGTCTGTAGATTTTTTTGAAGAAGGACCAACCACAAATCCTAAAAAAGTAAGAAAAGGGTCTAACACCCCAATTCTTGATAATTTTTCTCGTGACCTTATTAAAATGGCCGAGGAAGGTAAAATTGACCCTGTTGTTGGTAGGGACAAGGAGGTAAAAAGAATTGCTCAGATTCTTTCTCGAAAAAAGAAAAATAATGCCGTAATTGTTGGTGATGCTGGTGTTGGTAAATCAGCATTGGTTGAAAAATTAGCAATTATGATTTATAAAGGTGAATGTCCATCTAATTTGTTAGATAAAAGAGTTATGTCTCTTGATTTAACTTCATTAGTTGCGGGTACAAAATACCGAGGTCAATTTGAGGAAAGAATTAAAGCAATTTTAAATGAATTACAAGAAAATCCAAATGTAATTGTTTTCATCGATGAATTACATACAATGGTGGGTGCGGGTAATGCAAGTGGTGCAATGGATGCGGCTAATATCCTTAAACCCGCCTTAGCTCGTGGAGAAATTCAATGTATCGGTGCAACCACATTTGACGAATTTAAAAAACACATTGAAAAAGATGCCGCGTTAGTTAGACGTTTTCAAAAGGTGATATTAAAAGAACCAACACAAGAAGAGACAGTTGAAATCTTACGTAATTTACAAGAATCATATCAAGAGTATCATAAAGTATCATATGATGAGGGTGTTATTGAATCGATAGTAAAACTTTCACATCGTTATATTACGGATAGACAATTTCCTGATAAGGCAATTGATGTATTAGACGAATTAGGTTCAGAAAAACGAGTATCGAGTCGAACACCTGAATCGATTGAAAAATTAAAACGTGAAGTTGACGAAATTAAGGAGAAAAAAATACAAGTCGTAAAAAATCAAAATTATGAACAAGCGGCAAAACTTCGTGATGAAGAAAAGAAAGTAATTACCAAACTTGAAGATGAAAAATTAAAATGGGTCGATAAACAAAAGAATAATAAAACACCTGTTAGTGTCAGTGATGTTTACGATATCATTTCTGATATGACAGGGGTACCTATTACAAAATTAGACACTAAAGAAACTCAAAAGTTATTGAAATTAGAGTCTATTTTATCTACTAAAGTTATCGGTCAAAATGAAGCAATCACTTCTATTTCAAAATCAATTAGAAGAAATCGAGTTGGTATAAAAGACGGTAATAAACCAATTGGTTCATTTATCTTCATTGGTTCTACCGGTGTTGGTAAAACATTTTTAGCGAAATCAATTGCGGATATTTTATTTGGGGATTCAGAAAAAATTATTCGTGTAGATATGAGTGAATTTATGGAGAAACATAATGTATCTAAATTGATTGGTTCCCCTCCAGGTTATGTTGGTTATGACGAGGGAGGACAATTAACTGAAAAAGTTAAAAACAATCCATTTTCAGTAATTTTATTTGACGAGATTGAAAAGGCACATAAAGACGTTTTCAATTTATTATTACAAATTTTAGATGAGGGTCATTTGACTGATTCGTTTGGTAGAAAAGTAAACTTTACCAATACAATCATTATTATGACATCTAATATTGGGGCAAAACGAGTTTCCGAATTTGGGGGAGGAGTTGGATTCTCAACTTCATCAAGCGAACAACAAAAGTATGAAGTCAAAAAAACGATGATTCAGAAATCATTAAAACAACAATTTAATCCTGAATTTTTAAATCGTATTGATGATGTTATTTTGTTTAATTCGTTAGATACTGAAACACTTAAAAAAATAATCACAATTGAAATGAGTAAACTAAATTCTCGTTTAATTGACAAGAATTATAAAATTACCTTTGATAAAACAGTTATTAATAGAATATTCGAATTGAATAGTCAAGAAGAATATGGGGCTCGTCCACTTAAACGAATTATCCAAAATCTTTGCGAAGACTTTTTAAGTGAAGAAATATTAAAAGGTAATATTGTTGAAAATCAACTATATACCATCAAATATAAAAACGACGAATTAACGATTATTAAAAATTCTAAGTAGTGAATAGTAAAAGAAATCTTTGGGTATTTGGTGATTCATTTTCGGTTCCTTTTAAAAAAATTGAAAATGAACATCCTTATGTCCCTTACAAAGGATATTGCCCAAAGATTTTTTCGAATATTTTATCCGAAGAATTGGATTTAAACTTAATGGATATGTCAATGGGTGGATGTTCAAATCAATCGATATTCCACACCTATATAAAAAACATTAATAAGATAAATGATAATGATATTGTCATTTTTGGTTGGACTCAACCAATTAGATTTAGAATTGCATCTAAACGTAATGATTTTTATGATGTAATAATTGCGGTTGCACCTTATATGAGGGAATTTATCGACATATCAATAGATACGTTAAATGAAATAACAATTAATAGATTAACATACTCAATCGTTTGGGACGAACTAATCGATTACATTAACATAATAGGTAAGTCATCACCCGGATCTCAAATTTTTCATTGGACGTGGGTTGAACCAACAAATAATATCGGTGTCGACATATACGAACGTAACTTCTTTGAATTATTATTACCCTTCAAAAAGTACAAAACTGTAAAAGAAGAAACTAATGGTGATGTGGACGATTTTCACTATGGTGAAATTGGTCATCGTGAATTGGCCAATGATTTATTGATTGAAATTAAAAAAATGTCATAAATACTTTACTTTTTGTTAAAAATATATATATTTATATTCTCAGAGGTTCTCTTTGTCGATTACCTTTTCGTTTTTTTTCATAAGTAAGTGAAGTTGAATTCACCGAAAGACCTTAAAACCCCGACAAATCGTTGGGGTTTTTACTGCATTTTGTTTTCTCAAAATTATTTAGTATATTTACTTTATATGAAAAAAGTAACATTTATTTTGACCATTGGTGTATTATTTACATTGATGTCTTGTGGTTCAGAGTCTACCACAACTCAAACAACTGACTCCACTACAGTTCAATCTGACACCACCACGGTATCGACTGATTCTACAGTATCGGGAGTACCGGTAGAAGCAACTGAATTACATTCAGATGTAGAAAACCCAACTTCTAATCAAGAAGTAAAATAAGAATTTGGGTCGGTTAATCCGACCCTATTTTCTTTTCATTTAAATTTAAAGTAATGGAAAATGTATTTACAGGAGATTTAATTTTATTAAGAGGTGTGCCTGGTTCAGGTAAAACCACATTAGCAAATGTTATTTTACAACAACCAAATAATAATCCACAAGAAGTTTTGTCTGCGGATGATTTTTTTATAAATAAAGAAGGTGAATATATTTTTGAACCTTCAAAAATAAAAGAAGCACATAACTATTGTCAATTTAGATGTTCTGAAAGGATGAGACAGGGAATTGGTAGAATAGTCATTGCAAATACGTTCACACAAGAATGGGAAATGAAAACTTATTTTGATATGGCCGAAAGATATAATTATAGAGTCCATACGGTTGTCGTTGAAAATAGACACGGTAATAATAATGTTCACGGCGTTCCCGATTTAAAACTTCAACAAATGAAAGATAGATTTGAAATCAAATTGTAAACGGATAATTTTATTTTAAAATCAACTCAATCATAAAAAAAACACTAATCAAATATTGTGTTAACTACCTTAGAAAAATATCACAAAGATGGTTTGTTACATAAACAAACACACCCGACTCTTGATTTAACTATTTGGAATTACACCCCAAAAGTTCAGTATGAAAAATTATGGGATGAAATCACAATACAATGTCGTGGATTGGTAACTAATTCTAATGGTGACATTGTTGCTCGACCATTTAAGAAATTCTTTAATTATGAAGAACATAAACCAGAAGAGATACCAAACGAAGAATTTGTTGTTTATGAAAAATTAGACGGTTCATTAGGTATTTTATTTAATTACCAAGGGGAATGGATATTGTGCACTCGTGGATCATTCACATCACCCCAAGCAATTAAGGGTAAAGAGATTCTTAATAGACACGATATAAGTGCGTTAAGAAAAGATAATACACTTTTATTTGAAATTATTTATCCTGAAAATAGAATTGTTGTTGATTATGGTAACGAAGAAAAATTAGTGGTAATTGGTGGTATACATACTGAAACCGGCGATGAAATATCCGATGAAGGTTTATCTTTTTTACAACAAGCTGGGTTTGAAGTTGTAACAACATATAAAACTTGGGGTGAAGGTTATGATTTACTTAAAGAGGATATAAGTAAAGATAAAGAAGGATATGTAATTCGTTTTAAAAGTGGTTTTCGTATGAAAATCAAAGGAGACGAATATGTAAGACTTCATCGTATTTTAACAAACATATCTAATAGGGATATATGGGAGTATTTAAAGGACAATAGACCGTTTGATGAATTACTCGAAAAAGTACCTGATGAATTTAACGATTGGGTTAAAAAAACCGTTAGTGATTTAAGATATGGATGTTACCAATTAAGAGAACGCGCAGGTAAATTACACGATGGTTTTAGATATGGTAAATTTGGAGACAGAGAGGTCGAACCATCTAAAAAAGAATTTGCGGAATTTGTAATGAAACAACAAGAAGTCCTACACGGTATTATGTTTGCTATGTGGGACGGTAATAATAAAAAAGTAGACGAAATAATTTGGAAATTAGTGAAACCAAAATATTCAAAACCATTTAAGAAAGATGAAAATTGAAAAAAAAAGAATATATCTCGATGATGTAAGAACACCATTACAAGATGATTGGGTAGTTGTCAGAAACTATGATGAATTTGTTAGTAAGATTCGTTTAGTGGGGTTAGAAAATATTGAGGTTATTTCACTAGATCACGATTTAGGTGATAGTGCAATGATTGAATATTACAATAATGTAAAGGATAATTATGAATTAGACTACTCAAACATTACAGAAAAAACCGGATACGACTGCTGTAAATTTTTAGTTAGTGAGAGTATGAGTAAAAATATCCCATTACCCCAAATTTATGTACATTCCGCAAACCCAATTGGGAGTGCAAATATGATGGGGTACATAAATAATTATTTTATGAATTCTAAATTACCACAAACTTGTATTCGTGTCAATATTCAACACACAATTGGAGAAGAGTTTATCTTATCACCTGAACTTAGAGAAAAAAAATGGAAAAGAAAGGATAATTAATTTTTTTTATTCAAAAAATGATATATTTTTGCTAACCATTTAACTAACTAAACTTTATGACTAAAATTGATAACCCAACTAAACAAAAGTACTTCAAAGAATTGAAACTGGAGGGTAAATACAAAGATTTTACGGACTTTTATGATGAAAACAAGGAAACCATCTATAAATCAATAATCGACGTTTTTAAAGAGTTTAAAGAGACTAAAAAAACAAAATTAACCTTGAACATATCGGCTAAAATAAAAGGTCTCGAATGGGATACCGAATTTAATTTCGATAGGTCTGAAACAATAGTTTTAAAAAGAGATGTGATGCCGTATTTTGAAGAAATTGAAGATTACGAGACTTGTGGTGAAGTATTAAAATTATATGATTGCTTGACTTTTTAAAGAAATTTAACTATTATAGTATTGTATCAGGAGAGAGGTACATTTATTTTTGTCATATCCCCGTGGGTTTTTAATCTTCGGGGATTTTTTATGAATTAAAAATTTAATTGTACTATATAAAGAACTTCTTGTTATTATTATATTTTTCTTGGTATTCTGATATTTTTGTTGTATTTTTCTAATAGTTATATAAAAAAAATACAATATGTTAAATTTAATTATAGGTTTATTCGTCTTATGTTCCTCATTTGGAATTACACTTTCTAAAACACAAACTCATTACGGGTTTCGTAAACAACGTCAACACGTTAAACCTTTAACGTTAGATAAAGATGTGTTAAAGCATAACTCTTGATCCGACCAAGAAGTTACTTAACATTGGGGTATTCGGTTCGGTATTTAAATTCAATTTGTAATTAAAACTGAATCCAAAACGTTTAGTTATTTTATAATCAAAACTACTACCCAATAAAAACCCAATCTGTCTTCCTACCATAGTACCACCAGTAAAGGTGTTGTAACCTAACGGTGACCACATTGTAAAAACTTGTGGAGATATCGTTAATTTCTTATTATACTGATACGGTTTTGTCCAAAATACTACTGTGGATGTTGACAAACTAGTTGTGTAGGATTCTTCACCTTTCATTAGTAAGGTAATCAACCCAACATTATATCCGTAAGTCCCCAATTTAGGGTGAGGTTTAATCCAAGTATAACCTAAGAGACCCATATATGTTCCTTTTAAGTACGCTGAGGTAAATGAATAACTATTTAATGAATTCAATTGTCCTTTATTTGTCAATTTCATTACAGTTACTCCCGATGAAATTGCAAATTGGTCAAATGTTGAGAAAGCCATTCCATTTAAACTATATGATTTATCACCCATCAAAGATGATTTAGACATTCCTACGGTCATAGCTAAAGAATATGTACCGTCGGCCGATTGTGCGGTTGTTAAATCCGATGCTATTAACATAGGATTTAAATTTTGTTGTTTTCTTTTCTCTTCTTTTTTCTTTTCTTCCTCTTTTTTCTCTTCTTTCTTAGACTCGGATTTTGACTCGTCTTTCTTCTTCTCAGTCTTACTTTCTGATTTTGATTCACTCTTACTTTCTGTTTTTGAATCGGTTTTAGATTCTGACGAAGATGAGGTGTTATTTTTATTATCCGACGATGAGGGTGGTGTTCCACTATTTGATGATGAGGTTGATGGTTGTGTACTTGTTGTTGCACTTGAACTGACGGCTGACGCAGAATTACTTGCAGCATTCGATGCTGAATTACTAGCAGCATTGGATGCGGCGGTCGATGCTGCCTGACTTGCCGCAGCAGTTGCAGCCGCTGCAACTTGTTGTGTAATTGTTTGTTGTACTACGGTATTTGTGGGACATCCCATACTATTATATGCCACATATGTTTGTTGTAACCAAACTTGTAATGAACCACCTTGTACTTGTGCTGGGGTGAATGTTTTTATTTGATTGTAAAATGAAACTACGGCATTACCATTAACATACGTTGTGGTGGCAATTTTAATCTCACCAGAACATTTATCAACAAATGTTTGAGTCATAATTGATTGACCCTTTGTGGTAAAACTAAAAAATAATATTAGGAGAGAGATAATTATTTTTTTCATTATGTTATTTCTATTCCATCAATTTTAAGTTGTAGTCGTTTATTGTGAATGGACTATATATTGAGTATCTAACATTATTAGATATATTTTTTGTCACTTCGTGAGTGTAATTATATTTTTGATGTTCAATTAAAATACATTTTCTAAAATCGGGTAAAAAATCAATAATACCGTTGTTAGTGTATAGCTTTAAGATTGATCCGTCGTCATAACTTCTTTTGTCGTTTAAAAAAAATAGGATAGTAAATAAACGATTTCCATCTGGATCATTATCCGTATGTTTTCTAATAAACGAACCATTTGGGTAGACGTTAATGTTACCCATTAAATTTTGTTTAAATTCTTCTTTTACTTTTTTATAAAATAAATCATTTATTATACCTTCATATACCTTTAATAAAATATCATAAATTCCCACATCTTTTAGGTATTGTATTGGGTGAGTGAGAAAAAAATTAAAATAGTCTTCATCGTAGAATCCAAACTCATCATTTAAATTCTTTAAGAATTGAAAATCGTCATACTTTATTCGATAATTTGAATTGATTTTATTAAATCTTGATAAATCGATTTCTTTTACTTTATTCTGTACATTATCTGACCATTGTAAGAACCCTAATGAACTATCTATTTTATTTAAATCAATATTGAAATTATTCACCAACTCACCTAGCCGTGTAAATTCGTCAATATTAAGTAGTTCTTCTAAATTATATATTTTATAGTCAAAATTTAAATTCATAATTATAAATATAAAAAAAGGGGTAATTAACCCCTTAATTTAATATTGTTTTAATTGTACGATTATTTTGTAAAAATCCCCTTTTTAATCATTCTATCAAGAATGTTGGCACAAGCAATATCAAGTGCTTTCTTTGTTGCAATTGATATTGTTGATTGGTTAAATTTAATTGGGTCAATGGATGCGTCGGATAATAGAGTTAACTCTCTTTTTGTTGTTGCTTCACCTAAACCCGAGGCACCAAACAAAACACCAGTTTCAGCGTCGGTAAACCTAACTTGTAAACCAATACGAGTTACCATATTATCTTTAATTCCATCTTTAAGATTAATAGTTTCATCTTCAGAAATTGAATAGTCATAACATTCGATAGTCACAAAGTATTTTGCTAAATTAATTTTACCACGACCATCTAATTTATTTTCGGAAATACCTGATTGAGATGCTTGAAATTGCTTCACCATACGGTTTTTAATTTCGGTTTTATCTTCAGTAAACTTAAAACGATTTAAATTCTCTAAATACTCCATTGATATGTTGGCAACACCCAAACCAACACGCTTTTCTTTTAGTTCGGGATACATTTCATAAATTTCATCTGAAATACCACATTTAAGAATTTGAATGGGAATTTGTGGACCTTCGTAATCCATATATTGTGAAATGTCTTTTTTCTTCTCAAAATCGGCTTTATATTGTTCAGTTTTAGTTGACCCTATTGTTTGTGCGTTTCCTAAAAAACCAATTAGGATTAACGATAATAAAAGAAATATTTTTTTCATAAATTATTTTGTTTTTGGTTTTTCATACCAAATATTATTTGGGTTATTTTTAAATGTCCCATCTATTTTCCAAGCAATACGGTTTGAAATGTCTAAAGCTCTGTTTTCTTGATTTGTGAAGTGTAAATAAATGCCGAATCCCTGAAAGGATAGGGCAAAACCTATCCAAATAACTATTAAAATTAAATATACTTTAAAGAGTGACTCCCCGACGTTTTTTAATGATATTGTCATAATCTATTTTATATATAAATACATCGAAAAAAAAAGGAGTCATTTGACTCCTTTATATTAACCTTCAGTTTCTTCTTTCTTTTTATGTGAGAATTTATCCAAAGTATCGGCTCCCATCCCAATACCCGTAATTAACATTACTGCGTTTACCAATTCAGGTGACGGTGCAAAATCCGAGTGAGAGAACGAATTTAAAACCATTGTTACACATAGGAATAACGCACCTATCATTGCGATTACCGGTTTTACCGATATTGATCCTCTTTCGTCTTTGAAGAGTTCAATTAACCATTCTTTAAATTTCATAGTTTTTTATTTTTGTCATTTGTTTATTATCCTTCCATATGTATTTCTGCGTATTCATCTTTTACTTTACCACACTTCAAACATTCTTCACTTCCGTCACCATCTAAATCCCCCCAAACGTGTTCACATTGTCTATGAGTAAAGTATTCGTCGATTTTACCGTCACCATCAAAGTCCAAACCATCCATTACCCCATCACCATCTTCATCAATTTCAGTACCCTTCTTTTCAATTTTTGTTGTCTCATCAATTTCTATTGTATTTTCAGTTGTCAATTCTGGTAATACTAAAGGAGATACGGACATCGGTACTATCGGATTGTTTGGTCCGTCATTAGTATTACTTAACGATATGCCATCTTCCTCATCCATTTTTTGAACTAACATTTTATCTTTATCCGTATCACTAAACCAATAATCAATAATTTTACCGTAACTACCGATAAAGGCACCCAACAATAATAAAAGAAGTTCTTTCCACTCTCCCTCTATTGCTGATTTATTTAAAATCGCACCAAATATCCCCATTATAATTATCATAAAACCACCCAATACGATGGCCGTGATGAACCATCTACGCTTCATCATACTACTCAATAATTCCTTAAATCCACTTGGTGGTTGTTGTTGTTCACTCATCTTTTTTTTTGTTTTTTAAAAGTATGTCTTATTAAGAACGTTAGTGAACATATAAAGAGCACTAACGTTCGAATTTGATAAAATTACCACTTAGGTGCCTCTTCCTTAAACTCATCACCCTCCTTTTTCTTAGGTTTTGGTTGAGGTTGTGTCGGCTCTGACGATTTTTCTTTAATTATTATAGTCTTTCCACCTGCAGCTTGTTGTTGAGCTTGTTGATTTGAGTTTGTAATATTAATCACCGGCGCAGCCTGTTGTACTGGTGTTTCTTCTTTATCACCACCCGTTAATTGTGTTGTGAACCAACCACCTACACCTAGTGTAATTGTTGATACTAACCCTAATAGAATGTTCTTTAACGAACCTCCTGTACTTTCTGATTTTTCTTCTTCTGCCATTGTATTTGTTTTTATATAATTATTGTATTTTATTAAAATCTGTTATTCCTAATTGTCTATTGTCGGAATTAAATAATCCAATTCTGTATGCTGATTTTGGGAGGGCATTAGTATATACCTTTAATACATTATCTCCGGCAACAACATTCATAGTTTCTTTTGAGACTACTCGATTTGCGATATCAAATATTTTAACCGTAACCGAACCAGAGGTTTCCATTTTAAGGTTCATTGCAACTTCTGAAGTTACAAATGCAGTCTGTAATTTAATACCAACTGAGTTATTAATTTTAAGTTCTTCAGATACTGATTGTGGTATTGGTACAATATCTTCTTTATAACATCCCGTTAATATTGTCGACACAAGTACCAATAAGAGAATTTTTTTCATTTTTGCCATTTTTAATTTACTATTATTGTTGTCTTTTTTAATTCTTTCCTATCCACATCTTCGAGTACCAAATATAAATATCCCTTGGGTAGTGAATTAGTGTAAATCTTCTTTACATTTTCACCATTTTGTCCAATAAATTTTTCTCGACCTATTACCTGATTTGTGTTTTTATCTATTAGTGTTAAATAATGAATAGTATTCGATGTTAAATCAAAGTGTATAGATTGACCATTTGAAACACTACTTTCGGTTACACTAAATATATCATCTTTGGCCATAACCTTTGGGTACGGTATTTCAGGTTTAGTACACCCCCAAAGTAAAATAACCCATATAAATAATATTCGTTTCATTATTTTAATTTTACTTTTAACTGTGTCCCACCCTTATTTACGGCATCTGTTGTTGATATCGATGTCAACCCCAAAATACTACTTAATCCCATTTTCGGTAGAAATGTTATTTTGTATTCCGTTGTCTTATCTAATATAGTTGAACCATCAGTAATCAATGAACCTAACGTTATATTATCACCTTTATCGGTCCCAAAATTAGTAGGATTACCTTTTGTTGTGAATTCTATTTTTTGAAATTCTAAAGCCGCATTATCATAGTTTAATTGAAATTGTGTACCAACTAATTCTTGTTCTAATGGGTCTACCGAAAGTGTTACAATCAACTTATTACCTACATTTTCGCTCATAACTAACACATTTACTTCATTGGTGGTTGTTTTACTTACCAAACTCATAGTTCTAATCGAATTACTACCAACACTACTTACACTTTGTTGTGCGGAATGTGATAGATTTATATCCCCTAACCAAGTGCCTGATATATTAAATACATCCGTTGAATTTGTGGTATTGATATCAAATACATAAGTGTTTCCTATGTATTTTGGAAACGTATTCCAATTGGATTTACCAATTGTATTATAAGTTTGCGTTGGTACTAATTTCACTAAATTAGGAAAGGTAAATGTATCTACTATATTATTAAATCCTGTCAAATGTTGTAATAATCGATATGTATCTGATTCATTAAAAATTCCATCTCCGTTTACGTCGGCATTCATATATTGAACGCCATTTGTGAATTCCAGTCCATTTTGATTTCCTAAGATTCCACCATTTGATAATTCTTTAAATGCCAAATACACGTCCGATACCGTCACAACACTATTATATAATGTAGATAATGAATTTGTTGTCATTATCACTGATTGTGGTTTGTATTGTTGAATTTGATTAAATGTAAATTCGGCTTTTGTTCCATACCAACCATTTTGTAAACGAAGATATGATTGATATGTGGATGACGTAATTTTAGTTGAAATATTTGGAACGATTCGGAATATCTTCCAACCGCCAGCATCTTGTACATAAGTTATTGGTCCGTCGTATATATCAAATAATTGAATTGATTTAACATCTGATGGTGAAATACCCGTACCATCAAACTCTCTCGCATCTATGTATAATCGATGTCCACCAAATGATGTGGAATACACATCTATAATTGCCCATTCAACTGAACCTGGAGTTGTTAGTGATTTGTATCCGTTTGGTATTTTGGTAGTATCTAATGAGTTCGTAACATCCACCACACCAGTTGAACTTAATGTAGTTCCACTTACTGATAATTTTGTTTTATCTAAATTACTACCAAAATCAAAATTGATTTTTGCTTGTTTGGTTGGAACACTTGCCACATTGGTTACTTCATTTGTCCAATATGAATATACTTGTGGTGCGGAAGGTTTTGACCAATGTAAGTAAAATGCTTCTCCACCACCATATTCCTGAAATCTTGCAACCACCGAATATCTTCTTCCGGCAATTAAATTTATCTGACCATATTGATACCCACTTGCCCCGTGTCCACCATAATATGATGTTACCACAACCCCATCAATTAATAAATCAGAAGCATCGTCTGAATTCACACCAAAGGTATATGTTCCGGTTTCTTGTGGTATAAAAAAGAATTCAAATTTATACCCAAAGTAATCACTAGCCCAACGAGGTACATTAAATGAACCGGTTGCAATATTTTGTAAAGTGGTTTCTCCTGTTCTGAATATTGTTGTGTTTGAATTTGTTGTGTTAAACATCGTAACAAAATCGGATGAAGTATTGGCAAATGCACTATATTGATTTGTTACACCGTTTCCATTGTGGGTTTTGTAAGAAGTATAATTAACATATCCCCAACCCGATTGAGCTAAGGATATGTTATATGTTAATACCAATAATAAAAGTACAAGTAATTTTTTCATACTACTCAATTATTAAATCGACTTTATTTCCTTTTGAGTCGACAGCATCGGATAATACAAAATAGAATAATCCGGCGGTATTTGTTAAAGATGTTTTTGGTGTAAATATTAATTTGTAAGGTGTACCAACTTTAATTCTTGATGTTTTTAATTGGTCAATGGAACCAAATGTCAATCTACCATTTTCGTGTGTTGAGAAGTTAGTGATTGTCGAACCCGAATCAAATATTACATTATCCAAAGTTAATTTAGATTCGTCGTAATTCATTACAACTTGTAAACCCGCTAATTCCGATTTGGTTAATGTTGTTGTTAAAATAACTTTTCCATTTTCTAAGGTAGAAGTGATACCCAATGTTACCTTCTCGAGTGATGTTGTTTTATAAGACATTGGTGAAGTGCTCATAGTTTTTAATGAATTGGTGTTTTTATTACTCACCGAATTAGTATATTGTCCGTCACTTATTTTAGTTGCAATTACTGACGGGTCGGATGAATGTGACCAATTTAAATCCCCACCCCAAGCAAAAACGGCATATACTTCTTTAATTGGAGAATCAATTATTACCTTATTTTTAACCATACCATCTAACCAACTTTGATTTAATAAACCACTATACCATCTGACCGATGTTGAGGTACTTGTTGGAATCATAGCCAATGTTGACATATCTTGACCCATTACGTGAGCAAATAAAGTATATGAATCACTTTCACCAAATGAATTACCATTTAGTGTAACCTTACCTATCTTTTTTTCTAACTCAGGTAAAGTAAAGTAATTTCCGGTTCCACTAATATCAGTTTGTGAATGACCTAAAAATGCTTTATATGCGTCCGATACCGTCACAATATTATTCATCCAACTTTTCTGAAATGCTGCACCAACGAATACACCAACTGAATCACCCACTTTAACTTGTGTGGTAAAAAGTACTTCACCACTGGCATCTAATGGTAATTGTGCAATAGGTTGTTGTGACCAATCAATATCACCACTACCATCCGATTTTAATTTCATCAGTTGAACATTATGGTCTGTGATGTTATATCCCTGTGGATATAACACTTTTACTTTAAATTGAGAAGTGTTACCTGTCACACTATTCAAAGATGACCACCCACCACCATAAATAGTTCCCACATTTGAACCATCGATATCGGTACCTGTAGCTAAATCTATTTTGAAAATATTATTGTATGTATTTTGATCTTTTAGAATATATTTCTGAGTTGCAATCAAACCACTAATCGAAGCATCCGCTCTTTGAACTGTTAATTGACCAACATTCCAATCTGCATTAACCACATAATTCCAAGGCGTTAAACCATATTGAACATCTAAATCATTATCACTTGCACCACCATTGAAATTAAATTTGTAATTGTTCCAACCTGTATAAAAAGTTTGAGCGGAGGAACCTTGATTAAATGTCGTTGAAATATATGACAGTGCTTTGTTATTGTACTGATATCTAAACCAAAGATAACGAGGATTTTTAATCACTTGTCCTTTTGATAATGTATATTTGACAGTAATCGTGTCACCAACCTTTAATCCGGTTGTGGGTGTTAGTGATTGACTAATTGTTAATTGACCAAATGATGTTAGACTTATTAATAGTAAACATAAGGAGAGAAGTTTTTTCATTTTTACTTTTTGTTAAAAAATGTTTTATTAATTAACGATTCACACGTTTTTTTTATGGCAGACGATAACGCTTGTTGATTAACTTTATCACTACCCTCATCAGTAATTAACGTTGAGGTGGATATTTCCGAACTGGATTCTTCTGAGGTCGACTCTTTAAGTTTCTTACCTGTGTTATCGGTAAGAATCCCTTTCATAATAACCAAAGTTTCCTCAACGTCTGAATGAAATACTGACACATTACGTTTTGTTCTATTAACGTCAAAGTATAAAATAACAGCACCAAATATTAAATCGGCCTGACTTTTGTCCTCCACGATGAAAAACTCCTTGTCTTGTAAAATTTCTTGAAAAATGTTTTTAACACCAAAAGCGAAGTTTCGGTTACCGGTAAATTTACCAATTTTGATTTTGTTCTCAACCTCACCAATATATACTTTTCTCGTTTCCTGAGCATATGAAGAGAGTGCTAGGAATGAAAGTAATAAAAGGAGGAGAGAGGTTCCCTTTATTTTTGTCATACCAATAAATACTCCGCATTTAAGTACTGACAAAAATCATATTTAAAAAAATTACTAATATTTTGTTTTGTTATTAAAATATTGTATATTAGACATATAAACATAAAAATATGAGTAATTTTAAACATCTTACCGAATTGGAAATCCAACAAATGACATTTGATTGGAGATATAGAGGTTTCACAGTTTTGGAACTTTTAACCGAAGAAGAATGTGATGAAATAAATGATGAATTGGAAGGATTACGTCAAGCACGTATCGGTACGACTACCGAAGACGGTAAAGCTTGGGGTGAGTGGGACCCATTCGCATATCCACACAAACTATCTGATAAATTAGCAAAATTATACGTTCACCCTAAACTTATTGAGGCTTGTGAGTTTTTGATGGAAGGTGAAATCGTAGGTATGCAAAGTTGGGCATATTTTAAACCACCTGGACAATTGGGTAGAGATCAACACCAAAACGCATTTTATACTGGATGTAAACATAATGAAATTATCAATACCGCGTTAGCTTTAGATAATCACGACGAGGGTAATGGTGCGGTTTGGAACTATGAGGGTTCACACAGATTACCGACATTACCTATTGAGGTGGATGAAGAAAGAACGAAAACGAATCCATCGTTTTGGAGAAATGAAAGAGGTAAACCTTGTATTATGCCCGAAGGACACGATTTCCGTAAAGTGGAAGGTATTTTGAAAAAAGGACAAGTCGTTTTACTTCACTCACACTGTGTACACGGTTCCGAAGCTAACAATTCAAATAGAATGAGAAGAAACTATTTGGGTGGATTTTTAAAGAAAGGGGCTTATTACAATCAAGGAAGTCATATGAAACGTGAACCAATTGACGTTTATGAATTAAGAGATAAACATTGGGGGAAATAAACTATGAAAAAACCAAATGTCATAAACGTTCACGAATGTCCTGAATGTAAAGTACCCAAAGGATGGGGTGAAGAAATTATTATTTGCAATCACGAATTATATTGTGGTAAATTAATGTGTTTCAAAAAGGGTGCAATGTTTTCAATGCACTACCATATGATTAAAGATGAGACTTGGTACGTAAACGAGGGTGAATTTTTATATCGATGGATTGATACTGAGACAGCAGTGGTAAACGAACAACATTTAAAAGTAGGTGATGTTGTGAGACAACTACCAGGACAACCTCATCAATTAGAGGCATTAACTGACGGTGTGGTTTTTGAAGTTTCCACGGAACACTTTGATTCTGACTCATATAGAGTTTGGAAAGGAGATTCACAAAAATAAAATATATTTAACTTTTCTTGATTATATACATATTTATATGTATCTTTGTAAAAAGAAACAAACATTAATAAAAATTCAATGAGACAATTTACACATACAATGTCGTTTACAATCTGTTCAAAATGGGCGGATGAAACTCGTATGTCCAATAGTCTCAGAGATATTAATCACGGTTAAATGTAAGTTTAACTAATAGAATTAAGAAACCCTGAGACTTCAAAATCTCAGGGTTTTTTGTTTATGGGCCTGATGTCAACGGCAGACCATCTGATTTGCAATCAGAATGAATGGGTTCGATTCCCACAGCGTCCACCAAATTGGAATGTAGCTCAATGGTGAGAGCATCCGCCTGATACGCGGAAGGTTATAAGTTCGAGTCTTATCATTCCAACATTGGGAACTTTGGTATAGCCGGTGCGTACGTTGGACTGAAAATCCGAAGGAACAAGTTCGATTCTTGTAGGTTCCACAAATAAAGTAAAATTTGAACGATAAAGTTAATCACTTTATTAAACAGAAATAACTTTATTATGACCTCTTAGCTCAGTTGGTTAGAGCACCTCACTTTTAATGAGGGAGTCCCGCGTTCGAGTCGCGGAGGGGTCACACACACGGGTATGGTGAAAATGGTTATCATTTTAGTCTCCAAAACTAAAGTTCCTGATTCGAGTTCAGGTATCCGTGCAAATGTTCGATTTTTTTAGTCCGTTTCGAACTTTCGTGATATTTATAAATAAAGAACATTATGAAAGAAGAAATATTAAAATTAAGAAATGAAGGTAAAACATTTAACCAAATAAAAGAAATAATAAAATGTTCTAAATCTACAATTTCATATTATTGTAGTGAAGGGCAAAAAGAAAAAACAAAAATTAGAACTAAAAAGAGGAGAGAAAACATTATAATTGATAAATTAGAAAGATTTAAATATAGAAAATCTAAATCGAATAAAGAACGAATTAGAAAATTCAATAAAAGAGATAATCAAATGGATGGATTAGTTAACAAAAAAATAGAAATTACATTCACATTTGAAGATGTTATCAAGAAGTTTGGTTATAGTACTGTTTGTTATCTTTCCGGAGAAAAAATAAATTTAAATGAAAACACATACCATTTTGACCATATTTTACCATCAAGTAGAGGTGGTGATAACACATTAGAAAATTTAGGTGTTACACACGAAATTGTAAATAAAATGAAAGGGGACTTAACACCAAAGGAACTTATTCTTTGGTGTGAAAAAATTTTGAAATATAATGGATATGATGTAAATAAAATTTAATATTATGAAAAAAGAATTCGATATGCATTAGTTAAACTAATCGCATATGACAAACAAAGAGTACAGAGTAAAGAGAATGAAACAATCACACGATTATTGTTTCATATGTCAGAAGAGAAATGGAAGTTGGTATTATGATTGCTCCCCAACTTTTGTTCACGGAAGACACGGTAATGGGAAACCGATTGAATCTCATAAAAGAAGAGAGTATAGAAGTTGGAAGTACAACAGAAAAACTCAATGGAAGTAATGTTTACTATTAACAGTAAACAGTAAACGGGTCTCTTGGTGTAACGGATAGCACGAAACACTACGGATGTTTTAGTAAGGGTTCAAATCCTTTAGAGACCTCAATGTTCACAAATTTTTAATGTTCACGTTCCGTGAACAAACAAAAAAAGTGAACAAAAAAGTCAGGTTGGCCGAGCGGCTAGGTGAAGGTCTGCAAAACCTTTAAGATAGGTTCGACTCCTATACTTGACTCTTATGGTGTTTGAAGCTTTAAGGTGAAGCACGAGTTTGTGGAGCTCGGGAAGACGGTTCGATACCGTTCATACACCCATATTGCGGGGAGGAAGGTTCCCGACCAGTCTCATAAGCTGTGTCTCCCGAGTTCGATTCTCGGCCCCGCAACCAAAAAGTTTTAAAAATAATTTGAAATAATTTCGGATATTCGTATTTATTTCTTACATTTGTAAAACAATAATGACAGAAAAATGGCGAAAGCACCGAGAACATCGAAAAGAGTTGGTAAAGTGGCAAGTAAAGCATTAAGAAGTAAAAAAAGTAGCAAGACAACAAAAACTCTTGCGGGAAGTTCTTTGAGACAACGGAGAAAAAAGTAAAATAAGCCTCTTAAGCATTGCAGGCGATGCGCCAGATTTGTAATCTGGATAACTCGGTTCGATTCCGGGCGGAGGCTCAACAAGTGACGACTGTGGTGTAACCCCACGGTATATAAATCCCAAAGAACTGTCTTGATTCGCGATATCAGAGCAGTGAGGGTAGAGTTTACTATAAGCGGGGAGTAATTAACCCAATGCGAAAATGTAACCACCAAGTGTAGAGATATATTTGGTTATGATGTACAGAAGGGTACAAAAAACTTGTTAATTTATTAATTTAGATTCTGATAACTTATAACTAAAGTTTTACTTAAACAAAGGTTATGGAGCAATTTGAGAAATGTTGTTATCACTAAGAATGTAAATTAATAAAGTTTGATTACGTTAGGTATGTAGTTTAAAAAGAACAATGTCCTAATAGATGAAGGTGTGAGTAATCACCTTACTTAACGTAATTTAAATTTAAAACTAACTCAACGAGGACTTTGTTAACCAGAGCAAGACTTGGATGGTGCAACTTAAGGTGAGTTAGAATTTTGGTCCTGTAGTTAATCGGCTATAATATTGCCCTGTCACGGCAAAGTGCCGGGTTCGATTCCCGGTGGGACCGCAATGAGTAAGAGATACTCAATAGTCTTTAATCCAAGACTCATTTAACAATGGATGGTGGTTTGTAGTATCAACCTTAACGACTGCATATTGGGAACAAGGATTGTGGACCTACTCTCCCCCAAGTATTAGGTTGACGTTTTAACAGAGGGATGCCTCGCAGGTTTTTGAGACAGACAAAAAACCGAAGTAACTACTCATCAGGAATCTCAAGGTGGGGAAAATGGAGAGATGGTAGAGTTGGTCTATTGCACCTGACTTGAAATCAGGAGTACTCGTGAGGGTACCGTGGGTTCGAATCCTACTCTCTCCGCTGTAGAGTTTGCCCGTGGTAACGGTCTGATAAGATACTTTCAGACTTCTCGCGTCAAAACCCAAAACACTGACCTACTGGTGCTTGGGCTAAATGTAGAAAAAAAACGGGATATTGGAGAGATGGCAGAGTTGGTCGATTGCGTCAGACTTGAAATCTGAAGAACGGGAAACTGTTCCGTGGGTTCGAATCCTACTCTCTCCGCGAACCAAAAGTCCAATGGGGAGGATCCACTACACGATTAGCAATCGGAAGAGTAGATTAAGACTAAGGTTGCTTGACACTCCGGAAAGACGAGAAAACAATCAAGTAGAGTGGTGGTACACTCACTATGTATGCATCGTAAGATGGACGCCTTCTTCCCGCAGAGCACATAGATATGTCGTTTAGTGATATGGAAGAACACGGGAACGATTTGTAGGTTCGAATCCTATCTTGATTGCCTTTCCTTTCAGGGTAACGACCTGATAAATTTTGAGATACTAAAGTTGTAACACCAGGGACTCAACGAAAGAAAGTCGGAAACTAAACTTGACTGATGGAAAGACATCAAATTTGGGAAGGTAGCAGAAATGGAAGATGCGTTATACGAAAGCTACGTATAAGACGCGATGACGGACACAAAAGTACAATGTGTTGAACTAAAGATTACGCATCGTTATGGGTTCGATTCCCACTCCTGTCCCACAGGTCGTCTTTTTATATTGCTCAGTTTGTGGAGTTAACTTTAGAGACGTTAAACTTAAAGTAATGAATCCAAGCCCTTTTAAAGTTGTGGTACAACTGGGTCCATTTCCTTACCGAAGGAGGTTTCCGGACCTAAAATAGAAGCCTCAAACGACTGAAAAAAGTAGGGACATATGAGACTACCTAATCTCGTCCCGAAATGGCCCTATCGACAAGCGGTTAAGTCACGTCCCTTTCACGGATGAGTCACGGGTTCGAATCCCGTTGGGGCTACTAAATGGTTTTACTATGAAGAAGATTGTATTTTTATTGTTAGTAATGGTTACAATGAGTAGTTGTTTATATACAACATATAGACGACCTTATTATCAACGATATCCGACTTATCAGAAACATTATCAACCAAATAAAAAATATAAACCTTACTTTAGACCAGGTCGTTGGTAAAAAATATTTACTATTAAATTGAATTTTTATATATTTGTATATACTTATTAAGAAATGAAGAACATAAATAACATATTGTCACTTAGTACTAGACCATTAAATAATGGTAACGGGTATGGTGTGCAACCCGTGAATTTATGTTCGGATACTCATATTTAGAAATTTAATTAATTAAAATATAGACCCGAACGACTTAAAAAATTGTTCGGGTTTTTTTATGTTATTTTTTTTCTTTATATTTGAAATGTAGTTCTTTGACATTGTGGAAATGATTTGCTCGGGTGGTGTAATGGTAGCCACGAGGGACTTAAAATCCCTTGGACAGAAACGTCCGTGCCGGTTCGAGTCCGGCCCCGAGTACAATGTAATGACTTAGAAATAAGTGACGGAACAGACGCTATGTATGAAATGGAAACGTTTGAAACATTTTAAAGATGTTGATTCGACACAAACCGTACAGACATTACATTAAATTGGTCCAATAGCTCAGCTGGATAGAGCAACTCTCTTCTAAAGAGTAGGTCTCAGGTTCGAATCCTGATTGGATCACGAAGATAATGGTTTTCACCACCTTACGGATGTCGACAATCCACGGTGGAATCTGAAAACAGCACCCTCTGCCGAGCGCTCGTAAAACTACGATTAAGCAGTTAAGATTGGAACGAGACGGGTATTCCAACATTATCTTTATTTTAGAGTAGTTGACCAATCGGTAGGTCCCTTGCTTTGGGAGCAAGTGTGTGTAGGTTCGAGTCCTGTCTACTCTACAAAAACGTTGGTATAGCTTAATGGTGAAGCATTCGGCTGTTAACCGAAAGACTGTAGGTTCGAGCCCTACTACCAACGCAAAAATACCCGTATGGCGGAATTGGCATACGCGTCAGATTTAGGATCTGAATTTTGTAGGTTCGAGTCCTACTATGGGTACCAGGGATTGGTTGACACTAAACAACAAAACCAAAAGGAAGTGTAAAATTGGAGGATGGGTGAGTGGCTAAAACCGGCAGACTGTAAATCTGCTCTCAGAACGGGTACGGGGGTTCGAATCCCTCTCCTCCAACAAAAACAAAAACTATGGCAACATTAGAAACACAGTACAAGAATTACTTAAAGTTGAATCCAGATTCAACATTCACATTTGAAGAATGGAAAGAAGATTTCGGTGGTAACGTGCTTAGACAAATGTCCGATATCTTAAAAGAAATCAAAACTCCTGAATATAAAGAAAGACGTATTAAGGAACACGAAGAACGTCTTAAAAATATTACAATGGATTATCAATTGGGACAATACGTTGGTGAGTACATTGTAAGTCACAATCTTCCAACATTATCGACCGATATGATTCACTCTAATCGTGTGATTAAAGTGTCTGACGAAGAACAAACTGAATGTGAAAGATTGGATGGTGAATATGTTAAATCATTGGAAGCCAATCAATGGAAAAATGGTGATAGTGAATTATTTGAAGCGTGGAAACAATATCGTAAGGTATTGGAAAAGAAATATCTTCCACAAGTTTTAGAGTGTCATCTTAGTTTAATAAGAATTGATGACATAGTAAAATTTAAAGAAGGTTTATCTGATTGTCTTTGGAATTGTGATATGTGTTCTTATGACATCAAAGAAGAAAACATCACAATTGAAAATGATTTACTTAACGGATTTACAATTATCAAATTTCAATATGATTCGAGTTGTAATGATGAAATGAAAAAATAAAATATCGTTTAAATATACGATATACGATTTTATCGTCTTAATAAACGATATGGACTTGTAGCTCAGTAGGTTAGAGCAACTGACTCATAATCAGTAGGTCCCTGGTTCGAGCCCAGGCTGGTCCACAAAGAGATTAGGATATTCCTTACCCGTCGCCTCGGGATGACATCGTCAGTCTCTTTACATAGAAGATTAGTTCAGTCGGTTCAGAGCATCTGTTTTACACACAGAAAGTCGGGGGTTCGAATCCCTCATCTTCTACAAAAAAATTGGGATTGGGTTAATACTGATATGGAGGCAATTCCTGGTATTATCGCCGCCCAATTAAATGCGAAAGTAGCTCAGTCGGTAGAGCACAACCTTGCCAAGGTTGGGGTCGCGAGTTCGAATCTCGTCTTTCGCTCCATATGCGAATATAGCTCAATTGGTAGAGCACTAGTTTTCCAAACTGGGGGTTGCAGGATCGTTCCCTGTTATTCGCTCAACTCAAGTACCCATACCGCTAACGATGGGCTAAGTAAGATACAAATTCGTACCACATTATTGTGGAGGCGGGAAGTAGAATGCTTGAGACACTGTCCTTTGGTGTAACGGTAACACAATCGTTTTTGGTGCGATTATTTTAGGTTCGAATCCTAAAGGGACAACTTAAATTTTTAAGTATGAGTATTTTTGCAATTTACTACGTAATATGTATTGCGTATTGTTTCTATCAATTAAATAAAAAATATAGAAACAGAGGTGTTGATTATGGAACATCACCAGAGTTAGATTCCATAATGGTTTTGGTTATGGCTTGGATTTTAGTGCCAATTGATGTGTCGATAACTTGGATACGAATGGTGAAAGAAGCAGAGGAGTCTAAAAGAAGACAAGAGAAACAAGTACTTTAACTAGTGGGCCACGGTGGTAGGCCAAAAGAAAAATAGATGTTTTTCATCCACCAAATTTTATAGAGAGTTACCCAAGTTGGTGAAGGGGCCTGTTTGCTAAACAGGTAGGATGTTAAAGTCGCAAGGGTTCGAGCCCCTTACTCTCTACACATTGTAGTGTGACGAAACTTGGCAGACGTGCCCTCCTGTCTCGGGGGTGTGGAACAAGAAATAGGTTAATAATATGGGGTAGACCACCAGCCGGCCGGCGAAGTGTTATTAACTGAATCTCCATTTAAGTGGTTCGAATCCCTTCACTACAGCACTAATAAACCAATAATTATAATAAATGAAAAAGTAATGAAAAAATTCAGAACTCTCCACGGAACCCCAATTCCAGATGTAATCAATTACATTAGAGAGTATATTTCAACAAGAGAGGATGTGGAAATTCTCATAGGATCAGATTCACAATCATATTCAAACAGGAAAACTGTTTATGGTGTTGTTATTGCCCTTTATACAAAAGGTAAGGGTGCACACGTATTATGTACACGTGAGACATTACCTATGGAATATAATGTGGCATCGAGATTACTTGGTGAAGTTTGGAAATCAATTGAGATTGCTGAATTTTTAAAAGAGAATGGTTTACCAAAACCTACTTGGATTGATATTGACTTAAATCCCGACCCAAAATACAAATCAAATAATGTTCTTAGACAAGCAGTTGGTATGGTTGAGGGTATGGGTTATAAAGTAAGGTACAAACACGTAGGTGCGTTAATGACATATGCCGCAAATCATTTAGTTAGGTTATAATTTTGTTTTTTAAAATAATTCAATTACTTTTTATTATATGGTAAAACAACAAATTATAAATTTAACATATTCTTTAATGTTATTTTTACTCGGTTCGATAGGACATTGGTACATTATGTATTGGCAATTTAAAATGCCGAATTGGGTTAAGACCCCGTGGCCGTATTTGATATCAGTGGGTTGTACTTTTTTATGGATTACAGCATCCCATTATGGTGTTAAAGCATTCAACGGTGAAATGTGGAGTAATAGGTTTTTGTTCTTTGTAACAGGTATCATTATTGCGGCAATGTTATATCCGTACCATTTCGGTCAACCATTTACAGTTAAAACGATGGTACAATTAATATTGGCATTTACCATAATATTAATTTCACTTTTTTGGAAATAGATTTTTTTATTTGATTTTTATTTCTTATATTTTAATTATAAAGACAACAATATGAAATGTATTAAGGCAATTAAAGAAACTAAATCCTATTCATTAGGTGAAATTCGTAGAACTGATGACGTTGATGCTGACCAAAAAGTGGCTAGTGGTGTATGGACGTTTATTCCTAAATCAGAATGGAAAGTAAGTAAGAAAGGTAAAAAAGAAGAAGTGGAAATTACTCACGATATGGGTGGTTCTATTGAAGTAAAAAAAGAAAAGAAAAAAAATAAAAAATAATTTAATTAATATTTTGTTTTTATAAAAAGTATTCGTACATTTGTAAAACAATAAGAGAAAAAGTTCTTTGATTTAAAAATATTGGCCGCCTATGGTCGATTAAAATAAACCACGAAAGTGGGATAAAGTGACGAGTCCTTGGTTGGGACAAGTTGCGGTTTCAGTAATGGAACTTGAGTAGGCAAGTGGAGTATCGTTGAACCTTAAGTACTGAGGGTAACACTTTAGGGAAAGTGGTTTGATGACTGAGCAATCCGAGTTGTTTGGTTGAGGTGGGAACACCAATAAGAATAATCCATAGAGTTATTGTGAGAAATATGGTTATCCGACTATATGATTACGTGATTCAATATGATGGGAATCTTAAAACCGAAAGGTATGGTGAAGTACGAGTGGTGTCGTTATCATCCTTTATTAAACTCTACCAAGGGTTTAGTTTTGAAGGGGTCCAAAAATATGGTAGCAGGGATGTTACAGAGAGTAGTTTAGTATCGAGTCGCTCAAAAGGTGGCTTGGCTAGGTGACGAACCACTACTTTCCAAATTCGGATAACTAAATTTTGTTAATTTTGGTTTAACAACTTAAAATCATACAAGAAAAAGTGTTCGTCAGTCGTTGTAGACAGGTGGCTACATAGTCGTGAGGGGTTCACGGCCACAAAGGGTCTCAAGCCCAATGTGATTTTTAAAAAAGTTCTCTAAACCCGCAAGGTTGAATCAGGGAGGCATCTTTGATGAGTAATGAGTATTAAAAGAGTATATAACGACTCAAGGATTGGTTAATCTAATTGACCGCCGCTGATTGGTACTACTCAAAAGGTAGTGGATATGGGAAGAATCAAATAATGTCCCTAAGTCAATCAAAAAATGGTGTAATCTCAGCCCTTTCTTTTTTCAATTTTGTGTAAAATTGAATGGTGGAATTAAGTACGATATTAAAAAACCGTGCGGCCCTCAACAAAATTAGTCAGGAGAAATTCTGACTTTTTTTATGCTCTATTTATTATATATGTTTGAAGTTAAAAAAGTAAAATCCTTAGACAATCAGTGTGTTAGTAACATAACAAATTTTTTAGATTCTTATGAATGGGATTCTAATGTTTTTAGTGTTGCAAACAACGATACTGTTTATGTGAACAATAACAGAAAATCAGATGGTATAAACACCTTACGTGATTTATCAGAAACTGAAATAAATAAATTCGGTAATTCCGAATTATTAAACTGTTTAAGTGAAACGATTGAAATCATAAAAAATAATTTTAATCCTTCAATTATATGGTTAATGACATACCCACCTCACACTCGATTAAATTTTCACGTAGATGATTCAAAAGAAAGACATATATTAACATTTAACGAAAATAATCGTTTTTTTAATTATGAATATGTACGTAAAATAATTAAAATAAATTCTTTAATTTATGTAAATGAAAGCTATCACGATAAAGAACAAGAATTTAATGATTTATTAAAAACTGAGAATTTAAATCTTGATTCTTTTAATGATTACTTTTCCAAATTGGATAATACCCAAATAATCAATTTAGAAAAAAATTCAGTCTATTCGTTTGGTGATTCTTTACATAATTTCATAAATGGATCTAACAAATTAAGGATGATTTTAGTTTTTGAAAATCTATAGTTTTATTTTGAATATTAAATTATAATTCGTATATTAGGGGTATGAGAATAATTTGCATTTCCGACACACACAGTCTTCAAGATTTAATGACTCACCCGATACCCAAAGGTGATGTGTTAATCCATTCTGGTGACATTTCAAATAAAGGTGGTGAAAAAGATGTTACCAATTTTGTACATTGGTTTCAAAATATTGAGGGTTTTAACTCTAAGATATTCATCGCTGGTAATCACGATTTTTGTTTTGAGAGAATTAATCAACCTTACCATAAAGGTGATTACGATTGGTTAAATAATTTAATGTCACCAGAAAATTTATCACAATCAAACGTAACGTATTTGGAGGATAATGAATTAGTTATTGAATCACCCGAGTTTTCTAAACCAATCAAGTTTTATGGTAGTCCTTGGCAACCTAATTTCTGGGATTGGGCGTTTAACTTACCAAGAATGGGTGATGAAATAAAAAGTAAATGGGATATGATTCCTGACGATACTGACGTATTGATCACACACGGACCACCAAACGAAATTAGAGATTTTGTAAGTAATTGGAGACAAGGTGATACGAACGTTGGTTGTGAATTATTAAGACACCAATTAGAGAATAGACTAAAACCATCTTTACACGTATTTGGACATATTCACGGAGCGTATGGTGCCGCGTTAATTAAAGATACACTTTATGTTAATGCATCAATTTGTACTGAAAGATATGAACCATCAAATAAACCAATCATTGTTGACTTAGAAGAAGTCGAAGGTAAAATAATTGCAAGTTATGTCGAAGAATAATGAAGTGGTTAGTGTTGTAATATCAACACGTAAAATAGACGAGACTTATGTTAGTCACGTTAAAAAAATGTTTTCACACCCAAAGACCCAAATTCTCATTTATGAGAACGACGGAGAGAAATCATTAACCCAAATGTATAATATTGGATTAAAAGAATCGGTAAATAATATTGTGGTGTTTATGCACGATGATCTTATTTTGGAAACGACCAATATAACTCCAAAGATTACTAAGATGTTCGAAAAACATCCCGAATATGGTATTATCGGTATTGCTGGCACCGATAAATTAACCAGCGGGATGTGGTGGCAAAATAGGGATAATATGTTTGGTGTTGTTGGTCATCTACATCAAGGTAAACGTCACATTAATCGGTATTCTAAGGGGGTTTTTAACGACGTTCTTAAAGATGTGGTAGTTGTGGACGGTTTATTCTTTATTGTTCATAAGAATCGAATTAAGAAGGAATTTAACGAAGAGTTTGAAGGATTTCATTTCTATGATATCTCATTCTGTGTTGAAAACCATTTAGAAGGGGTTAAAGTGGGTTTAACCACTAAATTTGAAGTAACTCACAAGTCAATTGGAGAAATCAATAAGAAGTGGGAAAAGAATAAATTATTCTTTGAGGCATTATATAGTAAATCCTTACCGTTAACCACTTGATAATTTACCAAATTTTGTATATATTTATATTATATAAAAAAACTAATTTATGAAAAAAATTATCGAACTTATTAAGAAACTTTTGGGTAAAGGTACTATGGCGGAAAAGTCAGTAGTATTGAATGAACTTCAGGTTGAGGTAAAACAAGACATTGAATTGATTCAAGAAGTTGTTAAGGAAGTTAAAGCTAAAAAGGCTAAAGCACCGAAAACATCGGCAGAACCAAAAGCACCAAAAGCTAAGAAAACAGTTAAGAAATAATTTTTTTCTTTTGGTAACATAATTGAGGGTTAAAATTAGTTTTTTAACCCTTTTTTGTTTACCTTTGTTTTATAGTTCTTTAACATATGGGGATGTCTGGTATTGATTTCAGGTATCAGGGATAAATGGCACGTAGTCAGAATTCATCTATGACTTAAATCCACGGTGAAACATTTTAGACGGCAACGTTTACAACAATATGGAAATTGCAGGTTTACTTGCAACTTCTAAAGTAGCGGCCTAACCAAGTTAGCACTACACTCGGGTCGATGTACATATAACCTAGGAACAGAAGTACTTAAGGTGTGATACCACCTAAGAGTGTCAAAGGTCTCGTTCAGAGGGCTACCTTAAAGTGAACTCGACACAGTTATAGGGAACGATGTTAAAATAGGAACCTTTTATTTGTCTGTTGTGAACTAACAGAATAAACGTGTAGTCATTTATTGTTGAACAGGAAAGACACGGGTTCGACTCCCGTCATCTCCACATAAAAAAACCCACCTAAATGGTGGGTTTTTTATTTTCTATTAAACTCATTAGGTGTTCGGCTAATTCCATATGTCCCACTCTTCCAGTGTGACCGTCCATAACTCCACCATTGGTTTCATCTTTAATTAAACTATATTTCTTATAAGGTATCATATTGTCAAAACATTTCTTCTTGTGATTGACGGAACCAAAATGTTTAATATTAAATTCGTTGTGTGCGAACCTTTGTCTCTCAGGTGTTCCGTATTCAATGTTGACAATTGCAATTTTTTTACCATTATCCGCCAATTTTTTCATCTCAACTAAATCAACGTCGGTTTTTAAATCAACAACATAATCACAATTATTGTTAATCACTTCTTTTAATTTATCATCGGTATCTCTCCAATTTGGTACCATTAAAGAATGTTTTAAATCAATACTTTCTTGTGACCATATGTTATTTGATACCACAATTTCAGGATCAACCCAAGTCCAATGGTATATTTTATTTTTGGGTAATAAATTTTTAATCACATCCATAAATTGACTTATTTCTGTCCACCAAATTGAATGAGTGTCTCTATTAATCGACAATTGTTGGGTACTCGATAAATCTACATCGTCGTTTTGTTTTGGATGTGGTGTGTTTGGTAAGATATCAACAAAGGAATTTACATTATTCGCTAATTTAAATCTATTGATTGCTGTCCAACCAAATACCAAAATATCATTTGGTTTTATGGATTTGTAATTGTCCATAAATTTATCAAATATAGTGTAGTTAGAACATCCACCTATACCGTAGTTATGTAATTCAATGTCATATTTTTTAGAAATTATTTCACTGTAAGTTTCAGGTATGTCACCTAAAAAATCAAAATAGTTTTTTGCCCAAACCGTACCAGCATCAAAGTGCGATTTAAATGTTTTTGTATGTGAATCACCAAACGCAAATAATCTCGGTTTTAATCTATCCTCAATCATTTTAATTATTTTTTCACCATACATCTTATTACCAAAATAACCGGGATGTTTATCATCGGTAATACCGGGTACCTCATCTTTAATTGTTTGACCGTTGAATGTGCAGAACTGATTAACACAATTATATTCACCAAATTTTAAATTTTTTTTTGGGTCCAACAAAGAATAAAACTCATCGTATGGATTTTTCATACTCTCATCGTCAAACCAATAAAAGAATTCAATATTATTTTTTTCTAAAAAACTAAACAACCCAACAAGTTCACCTCTGTATCTATCAACATAGGCAACCGGATTGTGATATTTTGATAAATATTCTTTAGTTTCGTCGGTAATTCTACCCTCAAAAAATTCACGTGAATACTTTATTTTATCTTTAGTGATAACTTCTTGTATCTGTATTCCTGATAAATTACCAATATTTCTGTCATCGTCATATCTCACATTTGTAATTGCATAATCACCAATTTCATTATAATATTGGTCGACCCTATGTACTGGACTTGTAATCTCCAATAAGAATAAAGTTTTTCTTGCTTTCTCAATACCAATCTCTTCAATATGTTCATACGTTCTTCTAACTAGTCTTGGTGCTCCCGAACCCGAAAAAGCATCGTGTATTAATGAAACACCAAAATGGTTGGCGATGTATTTTGGATATGTGACATCTTTTTCATTATCCCATTCTATATTATATAATCTCTTATACTCATTTTTAATCATCCCTTGGTCTAAACCACCACCCGCAGTTAGTGAAGAACCATTAACATATATTCTTGTAAAGTTGTAATATTTCATAATAGAAATATAAATAAATAAAATTAAAAAGGGAATGTATTTAAACGAACAAAGAGGTCTTTAGGACCCCCTTGTCGAGATTAAGAACACCTCCTTTTCGTTTATATAAGTTATCGTTTAATGGCGACCAAACCAATTAAACTCTCTTATAAATATCGTTTATTTTTTAATTAATCGTTCTTTTAATATATTTTTTACAGTTTCTTTTACTATAGATTCTTGTAATTTAACGTAACCTTGTTCTTTACCCAATTTTAAAACTTCATTGTAAATATCCTCAGTTATTTTAGTGTCATTCGGAGCCAAATACCTTATGTTTCTTAATTTACTTAATAATTCTGGTCCATAAATTTTACCATATTCGTCACCAAACAAAATAGTGTTCATTAAACCTATTTTGTTGTTTTTACAACCATAATCCCAATCATAGACTTTTTCATCACAATCTTTATAATTAAACGGTTTTGTTGGATTTTGTGCGGCTGGGTATCTTACTTTATAGTCAATAGTTGTTACAGATTTTTGTGGTTCGGTACTATTCGCTGATTGTTGAGTTGTTGACGATAATGTATCAGTTGTTAGATTCTTTTCATATGTTACATAATCACCCAAATCGATTTTATTATGAAACATATTCCAAAATTTCTTTCTACCCTCCGGACTTTGCATATTTGTTTTGAAATAATCATATGTAAACTGTTTTCTTTGGTCAGAAAATTTTTCACCTAACTTATCCCATATTTTTTTTAATTCTAATTCGTTTACCATAATTTCATTTATTGTTTAAATGGGTCGATAATTTGTTCTTTACCTGCACTATCTAATTGATTAGGTTTATTTGGTGATATTTTATTTTTTAATGTTTGAGTCAAACTATCAACTTTAGGTTGATATTCTTGGTTTAAAGAATCTAATTTAGGTGAGATTTTTTTTATTAAAGTGTCTGCTTTATTTTTGATATATTCTTTAGTCTTCTGTACATTAGTTTTATCATTTTTCTTATTTTTAATAAAAATCGCATATCGAACAATACTGTCTAATGTTAATCCTATGTAAATAAAAAGAGCATATGGGTTAAGTGACACTATCACCTTTCCAATATATTGTGCGGCCGCCTTAACCCCAAAAGTTGTGTAACCATCTGCACCCAATGGTCCCTTAAAAGGACCATCTTCACCAGATGCCCTTACAAGGTCCAACGCACCACTAATAGTCGTTGACCCAATAATAACCATACTGGTGTATTTTGAATCTTTTATATTACGAAGAAAATCAACAATTCCATCATTTAATCTGTTAATTATTTTTTGTGATAAATTTTTTTCTTCTCCTAATTTTTTCATATTATCCCTTACCTTGACTAACATTTCTTTCTGTTCTGTTGGTGATAGTCTGTCATATGATTTTTTTAGATTATTTAGGTGAATTTCAAATTTAGGTGATATTTTTGCAATTTCTTTCTGTACTGCTGAACGTACTTCAAGAATAAATAATTTACGGTCAGTTGGTCGAAACTTTTTTAAAAGTCCAAAATTTTTCATTTCATCACCAAAAAACGACCATAATTCATCAATATTCTGTGTAAGTGGAGTGACTCTTGGAGTTTTCGGTATTTTTAAATTTACCACGTCGTTAGCAAATGCGTTTTTAATACCTAATCTATTTGCAATGTTGGCTTTAGCTTGTTTTATTCCCTGTGTGGTTGTTAAATCTGATACTCTTAATATTAACTCAATTTCCCTTTCTTTATTTGCAATTATTGATTTAGCAATAATCTGTCTATATTCCTTAAACTCGACCCTTAGTAACGCTTTTGATATTTCCTCGTCGGTGGCTCTAGTGAGTTGTCTAACTGACGGATTAATTTTTTGAACCGCACTTAAAAGTGCCCCGTTTGCCTCACCAACACCCTTTCCCGCAGCTCTTAATGCAAATTCAAAGGCGGCTAAGGGACCTTTTATTGCTTCGTTTAACACCTCACTGTGAATTTCCTCTAATTTCATAATAATAAATATTGTTTTAGTGATTAATCTTCAAAATCCTCAGGTTTCGCAATTTTTTCGTTTGACCCTCTATTAATCATTTTATCTTCTTCTTTTTTTTCTTTATATTTAAGACCACCATACATCACAAAACCACTAGCCAGTATATCAAACCCAAATCTTTGTAAATTTAAATTTTTATAAAACGCGGCGGCAGATGCCTTAGGTAATTTACCACTTTTAAGTAAATTATTAATTTGAGTGGCAACTCTTAACGCTTCTTGTTTAGTTGCTACCTTACTCATTACAATCCCCTTAATTATATTATTTAATGTATTGGGGTCTTGTTTTAATACTTGCTGTACAATATATTGTTCTTGTTTAGTTAATTTTGATATTGCAGATAAAACCTGTTCTTCAGTTTTTAATGGTGCCAAATACTTAGCCAACTTTTGCGCCGTTTCAACGGACACCGTTCCTATTTTTAATGACTTACCAATTAAAGGTATAAACGCTAAAATTCCTGCAATACCCGCCCCGTAACTATCTTTTTTATTGAAGTACAAATCTGCTGAGGCTATAACGTCCAATCCGATTGAGATCCACAATCCTTGAGCACCGGGAATAAAACAAGCGGCCAAAATAGATCCTCCCATCAACGCCCATTGTCCCCAAGCGTCCCAATTTGTTTCTTTAGCAATCCAACTTACCAATTCTCTATTTTCTCTATTAGATTTTTCCGCAGCTGCAGCGGTACCATATCTTCTATCAAATGCCAAATCATTTTGTTCTTTTAATGGATTACCTTTACCTCTTGTCAATTTACTACCAACAACGTCGGACCATTTTGTGACACCGATTTGATTGCTGGATCCTCTAGTTACACCACTTTCCCATTTACCAACTTGTGGATAACCTTTACCACCGGCCTGTGCACTTGACGTTCCCGTCTCAGGTTGTGATGAAACGGGTTCCGACTCAGATTGTTCTAATAATTTGAATATGATACCCTTGTATTGTTTTTCGGTTAAGATTAACTTCATAACTTATAAATATCCAATAAAAACTTTGAAAACGATACGGATATAATGAAAAATACCCTTTTTTCGGTAAAATATAAAGTTTAAACTATTCCCCGTAAATTGTCGGGTCTATTTTTGCGTACATTTTAATATATTGACCCGCCTTTGCGTTGGCCTCATCTTCTATTTCACCACCAATGTCGGGTGGTTGCGGCCCATCTAAACGACCATCTTCAAACTGTTTGTGATGAACCATTTCGTGAGCGATACTTCTCATAACATCAACTAATGCACGTCCCTTAGAACATACCTTAATTATCTTATTTTCCTTAGTATAGTCGTAATTTGCGGTAGTCTTCAATCCATCCCTATTATTTTGGATTTTGATTGTAGGTACAGTCTTAATCTCTAACTGTTCTTTTACAAATTTTACGAAACTATCAAGTTTCTCCTTATTATCGTCATTTAAAAAACTCATACTACTATAAATACTACAAAGTTAACTCTTCGGGTAAATCGTTATTTAAAAGATATTGATTTATTAGATTAAGAACAAATTCTTCATCAATATTATCTAAATCATCTTCATAAATTATATCAGGAGAGTAGTACACGATATCTTCAAAATCAAGTTTTAAAACTCGATAGTAACTATCACCATCCCCTTCAGTAGAAAACTCGACGTACAACATCCCGTTGTCATCGTTGTAATAGAATTCAAGTATATTCATTGTAAACATCAATAATTATTTGAATTTTTATCAAAATCAAAAATATTATCACTATACGATACAAAAACGATATTTTTTTGTTATTATTATTAATATATGGATTGGTATGTTATTGAATATCTTTATCCGGAATCTTTTAAAAGATTTACGAATACGATGTTTCCAAATGTGGGGGTAATAAGTCTTTCAACCTTAGGGTTGTATGATTCTAAAAAACTTTATCATTTTTTTGATAAAGAAGGGATATATTTAACAATTGAAATGTACAACCCAAAACAATGGGTGTTTACAATATCGTTAAAAAATGGTATTGTATTTGGACCAACACAAGATTCGAGACCAACAAGGGAAGAGACCGAAACAGATGGTTTTTTAGAGTGTTTTAGGTTATTAGATAAAAAATTAAAAGAGAATGTTTAATACTATTTATTATGGATATGTCAGTTAGTTTTCTTTTACAGGCCACACGGGTATTACACGTAGACAACTACGATGATGATGAACTAACTATGATTTATAATTTTATGATAAATCTTGACAATGAGATTTTAAATGATTATAATAATACTTGTACCATCTTATCTTATGATAATGATTTAGAGTTATACATAGAAATCGTTGACTCACTTATTACAATTTTTGAGGATAAAGAGGAATACGAAAAATGTGAACTTTTATTATTTAAAAGAAAAGAATCGGTAGAAATAATAAACAGTAAAACAATTTAATATTATGGCGGTTTTTGGAATGTCAGATGCGGAAAGAAAAAAAATATCCGAACAACATAAAGAACTTGAAAAAAAGGTAAAAGAACAAAAAGATTTAATTAAGAAGGGTTTACAGAAACCTGAAAATAAAAAGACCTCATAATTAGAGGTCTTTTTTTATGTAATCCAATGCTGAAGATATCACTTGATGCATATCATAATATTTATATTCTGCCAACCTTCCACCAAAATGAATATTTTCTAACTTATCAACTTCCGATTTGTATTTTAAATATATATTATTATTAGTCTTATCGTTAACTGGATAATAAGGTTCCGTTTCGTTTACTTTATAATCTGTCGGGTATTCAAATGTTATCCAAGTATTTTCGGTAATCACATCTTTTTCGAAATGTTTATGTTCTATTATACGAGTGTACTGAGTTTCTGAATCGGTATAATTCATAACTGCACAACCTTGATAGTTATCCGTGTCCTTTTTAAAGTGTTCAAATCGAGTTGTCTTATATTCCAATTCACCATATTTGTAGTTAAAAAACTTATCAATCGGACCAGTATATATTACTTTACTGTGTTTAGGTAATTCATCTTTAAAGTAATCCACACCTAACTTCACATCAATACCATTCAATAATTTTTCAAATATTTGTGTATAACCACCAATTGGTATCCCTTGGTATTTGTCATTAAAATAGTTATTATCATATGTTAACCTAAAAGGTAAACGAGTAATAATTTCTTTCGGTAGTTCTTTGGGGTCTTTCTTCCATTGTTTAGAGGTATAATGTTTAATTAATTTCTCATACACATCTTTACCCACTAATTTAATTGCCTGTTCTTCTAAATTGGTTATTTCAGTAATTTCTGAACTTTGTTCCTCAATTATTTTTTTAGCTTCATTAGGGTGAGTAACTCCCCACAATTTATTGAACGTCCACATATTAAATGGTAAAGCATAAATTTCACCTTTGTAATTGGCGACAATCCTTAAACTAAAATTATTAAATGTAACAAATTGATTTATCCATTCCCAAACTTCATCGTTTGATGTATGAAATATATGTGGACCGTATGTGTGTATATTAATACCGTCTTTATTTTCGGTATGACAATTGCCACCAATGTGATTTCTATTTTCAATTACACAAACCTTATAACCTTTCTTGGTCAACTCGTGTGCACATATTGAACCGTAAAGTCCCGCACCAACAATTAAATAATCGTACATATTAATTTTTTAAATGAATAAACCCATCTTTCCATATTGTAGGTATTTTAATCCAATCGTCACACCAAATATCTTTTGGGTCATCATTAACATCAGGACCAAACCAAGTTTCAGGTGAAACAACAACTTTTTTATCTGATCTTGATAGGTATGCTCCCCACCAAGAAAATGAAGAATTGGAAATAATAAAATGATCACATAACGACAATAACCATAATGCGTCACAATCAACATAGTTTTCCACAAACACCAAGTTAGGAAACACTAAATTTTCTTTACACCAATTAATATCGTCACTTAGTACCATAATTTTATCACAATTTGGTAAATGATTATACGCTTCATTAATATAATCTACAGTTACGACAGGATGTCTTCTTGGTTGTGTTAAATAATCACCTCTACGCACATTTATTGCCCCAACAGTCGATTTATTTAAAAATGGAAAATCAATCAATGCCCTTTTAACAAATTCTTTAGTTGGTGAAAATAAATCTCTTATCACTTCACTATAATTTTTAAAAAATTTATCACTTTGAAACCAGCCAGCATAGGCCGTTGGACAATCGTCATATGGCTTTACATTTTCATATGTGAAAGGGACCCAAACTGTTTTAGTATCTTCAGTTTGATTGGATAAGTTAATGTTAAAATCTAATTTTCTAAATAAGGTTTTTTCTAAATGACCACTAGATGATTCCGTTTTTGGTACAACAAACTGCCGATTAAATTCAATGGATTTGGCATACGCGTGTGCAATTTGAAACATCATATTACCAGTTCTTCCTTGTAATCTACTTGTTATATAATTTGACTGTAACGTTGTACTATTTTTTATCATTAATTAAATTATTTTTTTTTACAACTTCATAACTACTTTTAAAAATTTGAACATCGACACTATTACCAGATGCGTCTAAATCACTTTTTCCGGCTCGTTGTGGGACTGCAATAGGATAAATTAAATATTTTTTAATATCGTGACGTTGACCCAACCATCCATCGATGGCCGAATCTTGAAAAGGAACGTATTCGTCTAAAATTCGTTTTATCGCAGTTCTTCGATATCCGACTGCGTGAGTTGTTAAAACAGTTGGTGCTAACATCAGTGTGTTAGATACGATATCAACTTCTCTAATCGGATGTCCACCAAAATATATCATATCCCAATCGGGAAATTGACTCATTTCGTTTAACCCATTTTCACATAATGTTATACCGGGTAATTGATTAGTGTCATTATAAAAATATGCGTCATCCTCAAATATAACAACATTATCTAAACCATCATCATATATTTTTTTAAATAATTTAAAATATGTTAAACCACAATAACCGTGTTTTTTTATTGGGTCTGGTTCGTTAATCGAATCTTCTGCGGAGACCCGCTCAAAAAATTCTTTTAAACCATATTTTGACATTTCATTTTCAAACTCCTCACGTCTATCTGGTCGTCTATCTAAATTAATATAGTACCCCTTGGAAAAATATTTATCAATTCTCATTTAATATTTTTTTACAATAATCAATAAAAACTTGTTGTTTATCCCAAACCCTTATTTGGAAATTATGAAATGTCCCACTTTCAAATTCGGTCCCATTACCGTAACCAAATGGTTTATAACCAAAGTCACCACCATATTGCCAAGTAATGTTGGTTAATGTTTTTGTGGGATATGATAATACAATTTTCCTACCTTGTTTTTCATTCTCTCTTATAAATTGTTCCGCAACATCAACCTCTGTCATATAACCATCGGGATTTGGGTAATGTGTAAATTTAAAATTTTTACAATTAGACTCCTCCCATAGTTTTCTGGTAAAACTTAGAAAACTTGGAGCTATAAATGGTGGTGTTTTATGTGGATTCACATCAAAAACGTTAGATGCTTGTGCATTACCATATAACGTATTATTATCGGAAATGATTTGAATTGCCCTTGTAACACAATCGTGACTAATAGGTATACTATCGACATCAAAAAAAGTAATTGAATCCCAATCTTTTCTGTTTACTAAATATTCTTCAATTGCCTCAGCGTGCCTATCACTTCTCAGATTATCTTTAAATTGAATCTGTTCCAATTCAATTCCAAAAAAATCAAATACTTTTTTTTGTAAGTTGACAATTTCAAATGGTAAATCATTACCGTAAAAACTAACTACATTGTGTTTCATCTATAATTTACTTATTAAATCAACCCACATTTGGCCAATTTTATTAACATTAAAATTAGATATGATGTGATTCTTACCTCTATTTCTAATATCCTCTTTTATTTGTGGATTTGATTCCAAGAATTTTATCTTTTCAACTATATTGTCGGTTATAGTGAATTTCCCTTCTAAATCTTTTGTTAAAGGTTCATTTTGCATTTTTTCCACATCAACCCCTTCAGGGAAATCTAACCACACACAATAGTTTTCAAAATTTTCAGGTAACGCACCTAACGGATAAGTTACAACAATTGCACCTAAAGCTATGGCTTCCGCAACAACACAAGAGAATGTGTCTTTATGTACATCTTGATATGGCGTATATAACGGGTAAATAAAATATTCACTTTCGGCGATATTTGTAAAAAGTGTCTTCTTATCTACACCATTGTGTAAATTAAAAAAACTATCTTGGTGATGATGAGTTGCCATTAAATAATCAAAAGCGTGAAACTCACTATCCTCAAAATTTAACTTCCTAACTGCTTCTATTGAAACATTACCACCTCTAGCCCAAGCTGCGTGAAAAACAAATTTGTGTGGTTTTCTTTTTGGTTTAGAATATAAAACTTCTTGAATCATTTCATCCATAACAGGATTAGGAATTAAAGAAATTTGTACATTTTTAATTGATGTTTCATTATTTTTTATTGAACTTGTTAAAGGACCGGTCATATTTTTTTCCCATTCGGAAATATGCACAAACCCTAACGATAAATTGTTTTGTTTTACGTAATCCTTAATATGGTCAATGCCGTATATCCATTGCATATGTGACCAATATATTAAACCTTTAGTAACTTTGATTGGTAATTTATCATAATCCTGAAACCATAACATACTAATGAGGATATCAAACTCTTTATTTTCAATTCCGTCAAAGTTAATATTTGTGTACTTAACACCATAAAATTCTTCTCCGGGTGTGTAAACTCTACCCTTTTCTTTATATTCAATTTCAAGTTTTTCTTCCAATTTATCGGCAACAAATACAACATCGTGCCCTTGCTTGGATAAGTATTCAGCGACTAATACTGAACTAGTGTCAGTCCCTGAACCGCCCCCATTTCCATATCTTAAATTGTACCCATTCAGGTAATTACTTCTTCTACTGTTACCAATTACTATTAATGCTATTCTCATTAGATTGTTTTTTCGTATCTGTCACTCCATTGTTTATCCTCATCAAATAAATACATCACAATTTTATTCGGTTTTTCGATTGTTTCTAAAGTTAAAGTGGTTTTATTCATTTCTAAGTTAACATATTGTGGTTCCGATTCAATTGTAAAATCTTTACGATACAATTCAAGACCTGATAACGTATGAACAGCAAAAGTCATAAACTTAGGTTTTTTAAAGTCAAATCGTTTAAAAAATTCAACATCCCATTCTAATGATAATTCATATTTATTTTTAATAAATTGGTTTTCCCAATCCGAAGGGTTAGGTGGTTCGTTAACCTTTAATGTATAATCTTGGATTACACATTTTTTAAAATCAAAACCTCCATAAACTTCATAATCGTGTAATGTCCTAACCGTACCTAAACCATATTCACCCATATCAATTCCATATTCTTGGGTTCCGAATAGTTGTCTAGTTTTATTACGTGCAAAAACGTCACGTTCCCCACTCGTTTTTTTAGTTTCACTATTCACCCCGTGATCATCCCAATGTTTTACACGATAATTTCTAGTGTATTCGTGCCACATAATCATACGGTATGGACTATAAAAATCATAACCATTAGTGAATGCTCTAACACTTAATGTCGTTTCTTCGGTATACCCACCAAAATAAATGTCAGGGTCGTACGGTACTTCTTTAATGAATTCACCTGAAGTAAAATAGAAGTGACCACTAATTGTTCTTGCCTTTATTACCCTATTTCTCGACTTGTAATCTTGTATATACCAAGGCATACTCATCAATAATCTATCACCACTAAATTCATATTGTGACATTAAACAAGGTGTAGGTATCCAAGTACTTTCTTCTGATTTGGGGTCAAATGGTGTACAATATGTTGAAATAACCGGTTTTTCCGATGTCCCCAATGCTTGGTTATAATCTTCTAAAACCATAACATCCCAATCTTGGACAAATCTATGGTGAGAGTCAATTTGTAACGTATACTCCTCATCATCGTACAATGTATTAGTGATATGACGTGCCCAACCAAGACCCTCACTTTCACTATAATGATGTTTACTTACCCTAAATTGTGGATTACCATCAAACATATCAATTGGTTCACTACTATCGTATTGCCAACAAATACCAAACACTAAATTTTTAGGGTTTTTAGCTTTTTTTATCATATCCTCGATTGTGGGAACCAATTCAGGATCACGATATGAGGCTATTTGTACGAAAATTTTTTCTTTCTTCATTTTATAGTTATTTTTTAATAATATAGTTAAAAATGACCAAATAAAAAAGACTCGATTTCGTTTTATGGATTTTTTTTGGTATATTTTATAGTAGATAATTGAGATACTTAATGAGAAAAATTTACCAACCTATTGTCATCGAAAAGGCTAACGAAATTCTTTACGTGTTAGAAGAGACCAACTTCTTTAAAGATTATGAGATTGAAAATTTTGATTTTGCAATAACTTATATAAATGACAAATTAACTGAAAAGTTTATTGACGGAAAATTAGATGAAGATTCTGAAAATTTATTTACCGAAGATGAATTTGATGTGATATTACGTGAAATTGTTGCGGGGAGTATATTATATGAATTAAAAGAAAAAGGATATGTTAATTCTTATGAAGACGATCAAACCGAAGAGACCTTTTTCTTAACTGAAATAGGTCGTAAAATGATAGACGAAAAAGGGACTCTTAGATAGTCCCTTATTTTTTCTTTTCGTCAATTGGTTGTTGTGAATATAATGTACGTTTGTGTTGTTTGATTTTTTCTTTAAGTTGGGAAATCAACTTTTGTGAATTTGATAAATCGGAGAATATTGTTGAAATTCTACCTCCCATCATTGTTTTTAATCCTGACGGCGTAGAATCTTGCAACTTTCTTAATTCCTTAATAGTCTCATTTAAGGAATTTTGTAATTCTTCAATTTTAAATTGTACTCTACTGAATTCATATCTGGAAACCTTAGATGATTCCTCTATTAAAATCTTACCTATAACTTCCTTTATGTGATTTTCGTTTATTAATGGTTTTTCCATATTAGATACCAAATTCTTTTTCTTCTCTATCTGTTAATTCACCGTCTTTTTTCATACCTTCTTTAATATACGTTCTGATTAATTTAGAAACGGTCATATCCTTATGATTTGCCACCTTTTCAATTTCTTTAAGGTATGCCGGAACAACTCTAAATGTTAACATTTTAATAAGTTGTTTATGTTTTGGTTGGTCAGAATGTGGCTTTTCACCAGATGCCTGCAATTCTTTATAAGCCTTTGATGCCATTTTAAAATATATTTTTATATAAATATTTGGTTTATGGGTTATTTTTATCTATATTTTAATAAATAGAATAAAATATGTCAGAAGATAGAGAACAAACAATCGACCCAATTAAAATGTGTGAGGAAAAGTATCCTGAGACAACTAAAGAATTTAAAAAAATCCTTAAAGAACAGTATGAGGTTTTTTGTAGAAAACAAATGAATTACGGTCCCGATAATATATCTGTAGGAACACGTTTGGAGACCCCTGAAGAGGTTAAATTATCACAAACAGGGTTGTGGTTCAGAATGAATGATAAGATACAGAGATTGAAGCAATTAGTTTTATTGGGTAAACCCGATACGGTTGGAGAGGCAATCGAGGATACATATCAAGATTTATCCGTATATAACATCATCGCTCAAATTGTAATTCGAGGAAAGTGGGCTAAATAAGTTGAAATTTAGTAATAATATTAAGGGATGAAACTAATTATTTTATCCCTTTTTACATTTTATAATGATATTGACGACTATTTATTTTAAAGAAAAAAAACGATGAAAGTAAACATAAACCACCCAACATTTGTGTCATTTTTAGATAATGTGACGACAAACATATTATCAAATGTCACGGTAGATAATTATTTCTCACTATCACAGGATAAGAAATTAGGTACCCAATATATGGTATATAAATTAATGAAAAATTCTGTAAAAGTTAGAGCAAAATTAACCGACGATGAATTAAGGAGTTTTGTTGACGTTTTATGGAAAAAAAATGAAGAATTGGAAAACTACGAATTTGCAGCAGTCCTAAACGATATTTCTAATAATTTTGATGTGGTTAATGAGGTCACTAAACCCGTTAAAAGAACCACAAGAAGAATAAAAACAGATACTACCGAAAATGGCTAGAACTATAGACATAGAATCCAAAAAACGGTATGCCTTATTGACATTAAAGTGGTGTGAAGGGTATTTTGGACTATGTTATAGGAAAAAAAGAAAGTTACTTTTTAGATTTAGTGAAAGGAGTAGAAAAATGGACAAATTTAAAGTTTTCGGTAACTATTGTTTTTATCGAAACGAAATTGTTATTTATTTACCAAATTGCGAGACAATTCACGATATTGTCTCAACAGTAATTCACGAATATACTCACTATTTACAAGTTCGTAGAAAGTATAGGGAATATGAGTTATCTAGATACTATTCACAAAATCCAATGGAGCGACAGGCGAAAAGAAATGAAGATAAATACACCAAATTATGTTTAAAAGAAATTAGGAAACTATTTTAGCTTCCCCAATTTCCCTCAAAAACAATAAAGTGCTATCATTTTGATTTCTACTTTTAATTACAATATCACACATCCAAAAATCTTTTAAATTACTTACCGAATCTTCTTTTACTTGTGTTTGATTAACTTTACGATAAACCCAATAGAGTTTATCTTGATAATTTATATACTCTCTGGGTAACATTATTTAAATTTAATTCCTGTTAATTTTTCAATATCGACCAAATCGACCTTATTGTTATTTATCCCATCAGGATTTGATAAATCGTTCTCAAATAAAAACGCCATCCACTCTTTAGTTTTTACTGTATAAACAACTTTCCAACATTGTTTTGGAACTGCGACCTTACCAATTCTTTTTAATTCTCCAAGATTACCGGCCCAAATATGAACAGAATCTTCTCTCGTTGATATTTCTCTAGTTAAAGTTTCCAAAGATTTCCAATCACCCGCATTTAATCTATGGTATTGTGCCGCCATATTACTAAAATAAAAACATTCGTTTTGCACTTCAGGTGTTTGGCATTGATTCGATTTTGCGGGCATTAAATGTCCTCTATCGAACCCACTTTTTACATAATCTTGATCTAAATCAGTTTCTTTTGGTAATAACGGATCAGGTTTAAAACGGTCAACTCTAGGTAGTGGTTTTTCACAAGCAACTTTCGCTTTAGTCTCCCACCACTCAACCATTATCGGGTATTTTTTTGATTTACTATAATGTGATGTGTAATTGGTGTGTTTTAAAATTACCACGTCTTGTGCAATTGTTACAAAACTAATAATAAGTATTGTAATCAATAATAACCCTTTTTTCATATTTGTTTTTCTTTTATATAGTTAAATATATCCAAAGGGGTGTTTTGATTAACTTTAAACTCAATAAAATCTATGTTGTTATTTATCAATTTTTCTTTAATCTCCAAGTCAATTTGCTTCGATTCACTAAGGTTTTGAAATCTACCATTCTGATCATAAGTTTCATCGTTACGGTTTAAAAAAATGTTCAGACTATTATACTTCTTAAATAAATCCAAAATAAACTTATCGTATGATTCACCATAAAATGTTGCAGGATACTCAGGTTGGTCGTTGTACCGTTCTTTGTACACCAAACCCAATATAATTGGGGAATCGACTATAATATATTTCACCTTACCGTACAAACGACTTATATTACGATGTTGATTCGCGGTGATATAAAATTGATCCTTTATGGCTGAAAAATTCTCCTCCCAAGCAACCACCTTAGGAAATTCATAAGTTAACTCAACATCCATATGTTGTTTTTTCATTTCAGTAAATAAACCTGCCGATTGTGTTGATTTACCGATACCGGGCCCACCAAAAAAATTTATAATTAAAGTCATTTTATTGTATTTTTAAATTATTAACACTTATTTTTTGATTTATATATTCAGCAATGAACCGATTACCGTCTTCGTTCGGGTGCCCGTATTGGTCACAACTAAACCCATTTTCAACCATAAAATTTAACAACCCATTAAATATAAAATTTTCACCTAAATTAAAATCTAAAAAAAAGTTAAAGTCAATTTTTTTATATATGTTTAAATCTTTGATTGAATAATCTAAACCAAAGTAATTAAAAAAATAATATTTTATGTTGTTATTTTTAAAGAATTCTTGTAACGAAAACATATAATGTATTGTATGTTCACTCGCCATAGGTTCAAACTTAACCCCTAAGTCAACATTATCAAATAAATTAACGTAAACAACATTACCGTCAGGAGTACAATGTTGCCTTCTATTAGGACCCGACCATTGAATAAAAACATAATCAGGTTTTTTGTTTTCATTTATTAATAGGTTAACGTTTTCTAACGTTTTATGGAAAATATAATCATTACCGGCACCACAAACCGAATCATTTATGAATATATCACTAACACCCACTAATAAATCTGATTTTAAACCGACGAACTCAGTCCCAAATTTTTTATAATCACAACTTAGGTTATCCATTATAATATTTGACCAAACTAATTTCTTATCAGTTAAACAATGACCGTATGTGTGTGAACATCCTATTGAATAAATTACCATAACTACGTTTAATATAGATAAAAAAAGGGAGAATATAAAATTCTTCCCTCGTTTTTAATAATGCCCCCAACATTAAAAATAAATAACAATTATGTTCGTAAAAACCCATATAATGTGACGACTATTTGTTTGTTTAAAATTAATTTCAGTTTATTATGTGGTAAACGTCATAAATTTTGATATTTTATTTTATATATTAATATTTATAGAATTATTACTATGGAACAACAGACAATTGAATTAATTGGCACGGTTTTGGTCGCAATGATCACAGCTTTACTCGGACCCGCAGCGGTGGAATACATTAAAATAAAAACATCTAAAAATGTTAAAGATGAATCGGATCCTGTTAAAAAAGAATTGGAACAATCTTGTGTAATAGTTGAGGAAATTGAAGATATTAGACAACATTTAAATGCCGACCGAGTTTGGATAACGGTAATACATAATGGTGGACATTATTTACATTCCAATAAATCAATACAAAAATTTTCAGTGATGCACGAGGTTTCTAAACCTGGCGTTTCAAATATTGGGATGGTTTTTAAGAATATACCCATTTCGTTATTTAGTAAATCAGTACAAGAACAAATTGAAGGTAAAACAATCTACATACCTGATGTTGATAACCCTAAAGTTTGTACTTTTGGGTTAAAATCGGCTTTTGAGTCTGTTGGGACCAAGGCCGCAGTTTCAAAAGGTTTAGTTGACATTGTAACAGACTCTTTAATTGGAACGATTGGTGCCGATTTTTTACAACCACATAAATTAACTAACGAAGAGTTAGAATACTTTAAACTAAAGGCAGATAGAATGTCTGGTTACATATCAACGTTCATAAAAGATTTTTAAACTATTTATACAATATGAAATATATATTTACGGAAAATCAGATTAAGAAAATCATTGATTCACAATTAAACGAACAAATCTCACCAAAAACGAAAGTTTCTGGAGCTATTAAAGACGCTGTAACAATACAAGGTAACATCGATATAATAAAACGTTTAAAAACACAAAAAGTTAAATTAGTCGTTTTAGGTTTTCGTTCAGACGTTAACGATAGAAATTCTAAAACACCTACAGTCGTTGGTTCAATTGCCGGTACTCCGATTGATAAAAATGCTAAGGGTAAGCAATTTGACAATAACACTGTCATTACATTAAATAGTGGTTCGACATTAGTATTTGGTGTTGTTGGAGCTGAACCTCATCTTGCAATGGCAAATGGTGGTTTAACCGTAAAAAATGACAATGGTAAATTGACATTAGACTTTGCTTGGGACTAACAATTTTTAGTTAAGTCATCAAAAATATTTAATATCTCATCCAAACACAAATAATCAAAACATTCGGAATAACCGGAAAAAGATTCTAAAATTGGTCTGTATTTTTTTACAGACCTTTTTTTATTAAGTTTTTCTTTAATATCACTTTCTAATTTTTCGGCATTTGGAGTATCAATCCTTCTTAATATGGTTTCCACAATATAACCTTCATAACCGTATGCTTTACTAAAACGCCTCATTATAAATCGTTTAGAAGTTATACCCACTTTCACAAATGTTTTATTTGTTATTTCCTCTTTAATGAGTACCAAATAGAGAGATTTAGGTAGTTCATCAATTTTTTTCTTTTTATCTTGTGATTTCTTAACTAATTTTAACCCAACATAATCCTTCGCCTTCTCTAAAGACGGAAACTCTTTTAAATCTCTATAAGGGTTCATTATTGTTTTCTTAAACCTCCCAATGAAAATTGTTTTACCACTGTCTACAACATATTTCACCCCTCGACTTGTTCTTTTTAAATAAATTGAGTAGTACCCAATTTTCATAAGTAATTCATCTGACATATAATATTAATTAAGTTATACACAAATATTTTTCACGATATTTGGAATATATTCATAATATACATACTTTTGTTCCATAAATAAATCGAAATTATGATTGAAGAAAAAAACGAAAAGAAGTGTTCAGGGTGTAAGACACTCAAACCGATGAGTCAATTTTACAAAAATAAGTTAGTTCTTGACGGTCATAGTAACTATTGTACCTCTTGTACGAAAGAAAATTCTAAGAGATATTTCCAACGAAAAAAAGAAAAAATCGCCAAGATTGAGAGTGATAATTTAATTAAAATGACCTTTTTGTCTAGTGACACGATTAAAGACGGGTCCACAAATGCCGACAATTTAATGAAAATCTTGATGATAGAAAGGATGATTAAATCTATTTCAGACGAATTAAATGACTTGAAAACGAACTTCATAAAGACCGAAAATATGATATCTTAAGAAAATCCCACATTTTGGTATTTTCAAAAGGTATTTATTATATATTTATGTAGTATGAGAATACAAGATTTGGTTTTTGACGTATTAGTTGAAGAAGTTAAGAATAAGAAACTTTTTAACTATCTATTAGAAAAATGGTATGGTAATAAACCAACCGACGAACAAATAAAACAGTGTGAAGAAATCATCGAGGATTTTAATAGATTAAAAGATGGTTTTTCAACTAAGAAGTCCCAAATACTCACATTTTTAACAATGTTTGATGGACTTCACGGGTCTGAAAAATTTGATGAGAATAATTTAAAAGATATTACCAAATACTCGTTCACACAAATTTTAGCTCTATTAGACGAATATGATGAAGATGGGGCAAACGAAGAATCCGAAGATAGTATTTTTGCAGGGTCAGATAAAAAAGCAACACCTGAAAGAATTCAAGCGTCAAAGGACCTTTGGAATGGTGATGAATATAAAATAATTGACGAAGGAGATTTAAGAGTGTATGCCATACCTGACCAAAGAGTTTCAATGAATTTTGGTTATTATGAACAATATATTGCAAGAAAACAAGGTGGTGAACAGTGGTGTGTAACTGGTAGAAATTCAAGTGATTCACGCTCAAATTTGTGGGGGTCATATAGAAATAGAAGAACTTTCTATTTTGTTATTGATGACACCAAAGATGAAAATAACAAACACCACGTAAGTGCACTTCAAAAAACCGAAGGAGACAGCCCAACTGGTTTTAGATTAACCAATGCTAGAAATGATGGTGACCACCCACTTACTTGGGAAGATATTGTTACCATTTATCCAAAATTATCCGAACACCGAGATTTAATCGTCACCGTTAAATACGATGAAGAATCTGAATTGGAAAATAAAGATCTTGTTAACCGAATCAACGAAAGAGAGGGGGATAAACTTGAATTTAGAAGAATGTCAAGGCCCTATAAAAAGGCATACATTGAAAGAGGTTCGGTCATTAGTAAAGCGCGTTCTTGGGAATCTATAGACAGAACGTTGAGAAATTTATATATATTAACCACAACTGATAGAAACGCATTAGATAGATTTCAAACTTTTGAATTGATGTCGGAAATCAAAAAAGTCGGTAGTGAATTTAATTTATTAAATAATAGATTAAAGCAAGTTGGTTTGAACGGAGTCTCGATAATTTATGACAATTTGATGAAAACCGAATTTGATGTTGCTAGAACTAGTATCGACAACAGGGCAATCAAAATGTATAAAAGTAGAAGAACCCATAAAATGGGTTTATATAATGGTCAACAAGCCTCTTGGGTAAATTCAAACGGTGTAACATTTGAACCACATTATTCTGAAAGTGACACGTCACTTTATGTTGATGACGCTGGAAATATGTACGTTGTTGAGACATTTACAACGGGAGGACAACCAGATAACACAAGTTTCTATTGTGTATACCCAATTGTTGAAACTAATGAATTAGCTAGCGGTCATTTCATAGATGCTCAAATGTTCGAACAGTTAAAAACCAAATTACACCCAAAAGATGAAGGTCAAGAAGATGATGACGTTGTAAGAATATCGGATTTTAATCCCGAAACGGATGTTAATATTAAAGAAATGAAAAAGGGACTATAAGTCCCTTTTTTTATGATAGTAATGAATAATATTCTTTAAAGTGTTTAATTCGGTCCGCTAACCCTATCGTCCCACCATTAACTCTTTTTGTAATTTTGGTAACTACTGTGTCGGTAGCACCCTCATCCGCCATTTTATGTAATCCATTTTTACTAAAAAACCAAGCTGCGGATAATAATGCGTAATCTGAAGCAACTTTATCAGGATTTGATAAAATATCTTCGTTTATTGACTTTCCGAATGCCGTGTAATTTTCTTTACCAGTTAATTGAATATAACCACGTCCACAGAATTTAGCACCTTCCCCTGACGATTCAGGACCATTACCCATTCTATTTCCGTAAACTCTGTTTGCAATTTTTATTGGTTGTCTTTCATATGGTTTTGCGGCAGCCTCAGTTGGAAAGTACTTCTTAAATGTACCGGTTAATCCTTTAGCCGAATAATTGAGATTTTCCTTTGTTAGTCTAAAACCACCCGATTCGTGACCACATTGTGCTAAAAAATGTGCTAACCTTAACGGTGTATTAATTTGAAATTTTGCAGCAGTATCGGGAATTTGTCTTATAACAGCATCGGGAATGTGACCTTTTAATTTTTCCAATTTTAACCCACCGAGTGATGACACAGGTGCCGGTTCAGTGATTAATGACGATGATTCAGTTACAACTGAAAACATTTTATTCCACGTCCCATCACCAACGATTCCGTCAGGTGTTAACCCATTTGCGGATTGCCAAGATTTAACTGCGACATCCGTTTTAGGGCCAAATTTACCAATTGGGTCCACACCTAATTTAACTTGAAGTTTTTTAACATCTTCACCTTCTGATCCTAATTTAAGTAACATACTTTCTTTCTGTTTAATAGTTTATATATTAATAAATACAACTTATCTTTTTAAAGTATTTATATTAGATATGAAGAAATTAATATTAACGGAAGAACAACTTAAAAGAGTTATTGATAATATTGTTACAGAACAAACGTTATCAAAAAACGGTGAAGAAACGACTCAAAATAAATGGAATTTATGTGGTTATAAGGTAATCGAAGAAGAAGGTCGTTATTTTGTTGAGGACAGGTCTGGAAGAGTAGAGATTCCGTTTTTAGACCAATTACAAGGCGTAATTAGAGGTAGAGGAAATAACGCAACGTTGGAGTTAGATGAATTAACCGAGAATGCCGTTAATGTTGGTAAACGTATGAAAGAAGGGGGTATGTGTGATAATAACCGTCCGATGCAATATAGAAATGCTGACGGTTGGATTTGTTGTGTTAATCGAAATAATAAATCATTAAGGAAAAACCCTCAAACCGGAAAAGACGAATTAATTGACGTTGGTCCATACCCTATTTATACATCATATTCATATAGGGGTCGATTGGGTATTGAAAGGTATCCCGATGAAAGTGTGTCACCCGCAAAAACGGTAAAACAAAAAGAGGGTTCTATCGTTCAATATAGAAAAACAAGAACTGAAAATTTTGTTTTTGAGGTGTCTCCCGAAATAATACCGAATGCGGTGTTTATTGAAACACAACCAACGCCCTTACCACCGACTAAAAACCCAACCGTTTTTCAATTAAATATTGAAAAACCTTTTGAATTCGATAAACTAACGTTAACTTCAGAAGCTGAAGAACAATTTAGTGAATTTATTCAAAAAATGAAAAATGAATATCAGGGGGTAACGGGAAATGTTGAGGTAATATGTTCAGCATCTATCGATGCTGACCCCTCGAAAAAGGCCGATTACAACAAAAAATTATCTGAAAATCGTGCATTAACGATAGTTAACAGATTAAAAAACGAAACGGGTATCACCACAATGAATTATATACCTAAAGGTATTGGGCAAACGGACCAATTTGCTCCCGGATTAAAATGGCCCGAAGTCACCGATGAAAATAAAACGGCCCCCAATAGACGACTTATTATTAATTTACCGAAAATAATAAAAAAACAATAACATACTATTAATTGGGTTTTTAATATATAACAAATAGTGTTATATCGTCGACATTTTTACCTGATGAGTGATATAACACTACTTTACGTTTATCCCCAACGATTGGACCGCTGAAATTTTGATAAACCTCTTTATTTAATTTACCTCCCGAATTGGAATAATAAACATACTGATATTTTTGTGTCGATAGGTATTTTGAATCCATATACCGAATTATATCTTTTTTCTCAACTCTATCACATTTTGATAAGTCAATTTTTGAAACTGACAATACAGAATCTAATAAGATTTTACCATTAGTTGTTAACACATTATTAAAGTTTTGTTCTGAATTGTTCCAATAATAAAGTTTCATTTTTATTGCTTCATTTTGGGAAAAACCCCAAAAACTAATGAGTGATAGTAATATAGTGACAATTATTCTTTTCATAATGTTTTTTATTGTGATACAAATATCACAACTATTTTTATAATATCCAAATTAATCTTTACATTTTTTTAAATTTTTAATATACTTATAAAAGACCTTGTGGTTGAAGTCGAAGTGTCCTTGAGACATTTGAGTTGGAATTGATACCAACGAATTCGGGTTCAAATACAAAAAAATATAAGGAAATGAACAGAAGAATTTCAGTTACCACTGGTTCAGCCGTACCACAATCTTTCGTTACCAAAGGTAAACAAAGATTAAAACAGCACATTGACGCCGTATATCTTAATAACGGTGATGAGTTCGAAATCGAACTTTTTAATCCAACACACAATAAAGTTTTAGCCAAAATCGAGATGAATGGTAATTCCATCGGTACGGGTATTATACTTCGTCCTGGTGAACGTGTATTCCTTGAAAGGTACCTTGATGAGGCAAAGAAGTTTTTGTTTGAAACGTACACCGTAAATGGAAATAACGAGGAAGTTCAACAAGCCATCGCAAACAATGGAGATGTGACCGTTAAATTCTACGATGAAGTTATTTTACCCACACGTACAATTTATAATGGAAATAATACCACATTAACCGTCAATAACCCATTTACATACACAACACATAATACTGGTACATATGTCCCAACAAGTTTTACTACAACAGGAACAAATGCGACTTATTTTTCCAATTCATCATTAACAAGTGGTACGTTTAGTACTTCAAATACTATCTTAAAAACTAGTTCGACAAGTCCAAAAAGACAGGTTGAGACGGGTAGAGTTGAAAGGGGTTCCAATTCTGACCAATCTTTTACATATGATAATTCATCATTCAGAAGTTATCCATCAGTAACAAATTGGTGGAAGATTAAACCTCAATCAACAAAACCTTTGGTAAGAGAAGATTTAGTGACTTACTGTACAGAGTGTGGTTCTAAAAAGAAAAAAGACACACATAAGTTCTGTCCACATTGTGGAACAAAATTTTAATAATAAACTAATCACAAGGTCATAAAAGGGAAACAATTAGTTTCCCTTTTTTAATAATATCTTTTTTTTATTGATTTACTGAAAAATACCGAAAAATCCCCCACCATTTTTTCTTTAACCTCGTGTATATGTTCGTAACATTTATCACATAATAAAACTTTAAATGAATATAAGTTAAAGTCGTTATCTAAAACCTTATAGATTTCTTTCTTTTCAAATGGGTTATTACATCCCCGAGAGTCACATATCTTTGTCATAAGCATAAAAAAACCTCGATAGTACGAGGTTTAAAAAATTATTAATTATGTTTCCCACACCAAGGACAAATTGGTAAAGACTTCTTTTTCTTGTGCGTTGTCTGAGTGTATAATTTTTTACAAGCTTTACACTTCAAGAATTTGGCGTCTTTATTTAAGTCATCGATGCTTTTAACTTGTTTATCTGTAAGTGAACCTAATCTAATTTCATCATTTTCTTCTAATCTATCCGTTACTTTAAATCTAAGTGGATTTGACAATCTTTCAGGTTTACTAAATAATCTTTTTTTTCGTGTAAATGCAAAACTCCGACTTCTTTCATCTATTTCTTCCTCTTTATTGACGTGTCCACATTTGTGACAAGTAAAAGAGTCGTCACCCCCGTCCGACAAGTCCCACCCCCAACCGCATTTTTCACATTGAATCTTTTCAGATTTAATTGATTTTTTTAGAATGCCCAATTGACTCTCTGTCAAGATTATTTTCATACGGATTTCTTGTTTATTATAAATATTTCAGTTATATTTAAAATTATGAGTTGGAGAAAATTCGATACTATATACGTAAATGGTTGTTCCCATACCGCGGGTGGTGGTCTATATGACGTCGGCACCAAAGATTTATATAAAGAACTTTATAATTTGGAATGGGAGACTGAAAGAGAGATCAATTATCCACGATTATTATCTAACCACTTCAACTGTAGTTTAGTTGATGATTCAAGATGTGGTTCGGGAGCGCCGAGATTGGTGAGGAAAACATTCGAATATATCTTTAAAGTTGGGTTAGAAAGGGCAAAAAAAACTTTATTTATTTTTCAAATCAACACACCAGTACATAGGTTGGAGTATTATTGTTCGGAAATTAATGACTATCTGATTGTTAACGTACAATATGAAAATGACGGATCATTCAAATATGTTACCGCAGTTGACAGCCACTCACCAAATGAACAAATTAATAATCCTAAATTTTATGAGGGTAAAATAACTGAGAATATTAAAGAACAATTAAAGAATTATCACAATCCATTTACGTACTTAGATAAAATACATAACGAAGTTGTTGGTCTTTTTTCTTATCTTGAATTACACGGAATTGAATATTTTTTTGGGTTCGACACTGGAAACATTATGAAGCCGGTTAATGAGGATAGAAGGATTAACATCGAGGGGGACCAAAGTATCATTGAATATTGTACTAGAAAAAAATTAAGAATTTGTGAAGAAACGAACAATCGAAATATAGACGGTCATCCAGGGTATTTTGGTAATAAAGAATATTCTGAAAAATTAATTACGTTTTTGGAACAAAAACTTAAACCAACCATTTGGGTATTTGGGGATTCATATTCATCACCGTCTAAACCACCTTACGATGAAACACATCATCTTTATTCAAATGATTTTAGGGTTAAGTATTCGAAAATTAAAGGTTATTACCCAAAACATTATCCTGAAATTTTATCTGAAAATTTAAATTGTGATTTAATTAATTTAGCTGTACCATCCACCTCTAATGATCAAATATTTCACAGTTACGTTGAAAACATCGACAAAATTAAACCTAACGATATTTTGATTTTTGGATGGACGTATGTGTCTAGGTATAATTTAGCAAATAGGGACAACGAATTAGAGAATATTAATATTAATAGAGAAGGTTTAAACACGATTGACGATTTCACAAGTAATCAATCTATTAATGAAATTTTATTAAATAGGGGGTCACATACCATATTTTATAAATGGGTCATTAACTACATAAAAAGTGTTAATAAAACATTTGAAAAAAATATAGTTTTACATTTTGATTTTTTTCCTCACGGTAACATAGATAATTACGTCCAAGAATATTTGAGTTTGCTAACTCCTCGTAAAAAAACATATCAAACAATATCGGATGATATTGGTAGAGGAACTGATATTCATTATTCAGAAGCTGGTCATCTTAATTTTGCTGACGACATTACTAAAGTCATTTTGGGTAAGTTAGAGACCGGTAAGAAAAGTCAAAACATTATTTAAATTTTTTGTGTGGTTGGTTTCATCGTATTTTAAAAATAAATCTTGATTATGTAGACATATGTCTTTAACATTTTCTAAAAATAAGATTTTTTCGCTTTTTGTTTTTTTACTGAATTTTTCTATTTCAGTTTCTATCATTTTAATTCGTTTAATGTCATTTAACTCATTGTCGTACGATTCATCAATATACGGGTGAAACGTTTTAAAACCATAACTTTCTTTGATGTGTTTTAATGATTGTGACGGACCTGCCAATATAAACGGTTGACAATGGCCAACAGGTTTCCAAATTTTTTCTGATAAAAATCCCGTATGAAAATCACTATCCTCTTGAAAAAAAATGGATTCAGTTACTAAACTCATATATGTGTTCAAATACATCTCCTTATCCTCAAACCCAATCCCCGATACATTAACTAAATCTTCAACATCGATATATTTTGATGTGTTAATAAGTAAATCGATAAACTCCTCATTATTATCGTGTTCTTTTAAGTCCTCAATAAATGTGTGATTGTAATAACTTTTTTCCCAAGAGACCATATTATTATCTAACCCCAATCTGTGTAATTTATTCAATAAAAAAATACGATGTTTTTTCCAATGTCTAGTCAATAACAAAAAATCTTTTTTTTCTGACCCGAGTCTATTGATGAATTCATCTTTTGTTACAATTGTGGAATTATTGTCATTTTTTAAGATTGTTTTGTTAAATTCGTGTGATTTATAACGTAGGTAAAAATTATAGTCCATAACATTATAATTGACACCCATTTTTTTTAAATTATCTTTTAATTTAAAATCAGAAAAAATTAAATAAACTTTCTCATCAGGTATATCATTTTGACGAGTAAAGTTGATTAAGGTATTAAAATTTTCGGTGTTTATACCCAACCCTCCATCTATTACGTAATTAATTAATAATTTACCGTTAAAATTTACAATTTCATTTATAGCACTTTCGGATATAAAATTCATAATAAATTTATTGTGAATCGGGTGTTTACCAAAAAATAAGTCAAAACCTGAATGTGGTTCAATAATATAAAACCAATCGTAATTTATGTTTTTTTCCCTATCTTTTATTATCTCATATATTGATTTATTAATTGATATGTTTCCATATTCACGACTATTAAACACCGCATAATCAACCCCCCATTCTTTTGTGAAGTCTTGACCACATTTTGAATAGTTAAATTTTGACGATTCGTACAATGAAGGTAAAAATTTTGGGTCTAAACAATTCGGTATGACCCCGTTTGCAGTGACAATATCGTAACCAAAAATTATTTTCATATCTAAGTAAAAGTAAGTATAAACTATTTCTTTTTAAAGATTTAAATTCTATATTTTAATATGAAAATAACTGTAATTGGAGAATTATGTACTGACATTTTCGTTTATGGTGAAACTAAACGATTAAGTCCTGAGGCACCCGTACCCGTGTTCAATCCATTATTTACCGAAGAAAATCCAGGTATGGCAGGTAATGTGGTTGAAAATCTAAAACCGATGGGTTTGGATGTTCAAATCAATTTCATTCACCAAACTAAAAACATAACTAAAACTCGTTATGTTGACTATAAGTCAAATCATATGTTTATCAGGGTTGATGATGGGGAAGATTCTATTGATGAATTAATTTTAACAGACGAAATCATTCGACAGATAAAAGATTCTGATGCCGTAATTGTGAGTGATTATAATAAAGGGTTTTTAACTGAGAAAACACTAAGATTGATTACGGACAATTCTAAGTTTTCCATAATGGACACTAAGAAGAAAATAACCACCGATATATTAGAGTATTTTGATTTTGTCAAATTAAACGAATCGGAATTTAATAAACACGATTTTAACCGACATTGGTTAAATCGTATAATTGTAACATTAGGTTCTAAAGGGGCAAAATATATTGATGAGATTTTCCCTTCGCCCGACCCTAAAGAAACAATTGATGTTAGTGGTGCCGGTGATACATTTACAGCATCATTCACATTAAAATACTTAGAAACTAAAGACATAAAACAATCAATAATTTATGCTAATAAAATGGCATCTATTGTTGTATCAAAAAGAGGAGTAACAACACCGTGGAAAAAGCAATTATCACTGGAACAAAGGGATTTGTTGCCAAAAATTTATTAAACGAAATAAAAGATAAATTCGAAGTTTTAGAAATTAACGAAGATATTTTTGATAATCCGAAATGGTACGATGAAATTTTATTCATACTAAATGAGTTTCTACCGGATGTGATATTTCACGTCGGGGCTTGTTCTGATACGTTAGAAACCGACGTTAACTATATGATGACGAGGAATTACGAATTTACTCGTTGTTTGTCCGAGTGGTCGAATTCACTTAATAAAAAATTAATTTACTCATCATCAGCCGCCAACTACGGTATCAACGGTGTTTATCCATCTAATCTTTATGGATGGAGTAAATATGTTGCGGAACAATTGGTTATTAAAAATGGCGGAATCGGATTAAGATACTTCAATGTGTACGGTCCATTAGAGGACCATAAAGGTAGAATGGCCTCGGTTGCGTATCAAATGTTAGAAAAACAAAAAAAAGGTCAGGAAATCAAACTATACCCCCTTAAACCACACCGCGATTTTGTTTACGTGAAAGATGTTGTCGATGCTAATCTTTTTGCTTATGAATTCTACAACCAACATTCAGGTGATTGGTATGAAGTGGGTAGTGGGGAATCAAGAACATTTGAGGATGTTTTGGATATTTTAAAAATTGATTACACCTACTTTGATGAAAAAGACATCCCTAAAGGTTATCAGTTTAACACTAAAAGCAAGTCAATGCATTGGATGTTGGAGTGGGAGCCGAAATGGAATTTAGAAAATGGGTTGAGGGATTATATGGATTTTCTACGAACCAAATAAATTAAGTTCGTCGGATCTTCTTTTAACTAACCCTTGTGAAATACCACTACCGTCCATTCTAAATTCAGACCAATTTCTTCTTAATGATTTAAGATTACCCGAATTTATATCTTCTAAAAGTTTTGAATTAATAAATCGTTTTCTACCAATGTTGTATATTAACGACACTAATGCATCAAATTCATTTTGAGTTAGTGGTACTTTGACATATTCGTTTATTGCACTTACGGCAATTTTATTTATATCGTTTTTTAATATTTGTAAAGCGGTTGGTTCACTCACTCGTTTGTTCTCTAATTCGGGGTGAAAATCAATTCTAGTGCCATAACCAATTGTTTTCTTACCACTTGGACATATATATGTGGTTGGGCTAAACTTCTCAAATTTCTTAATCATATCAACGGCTCTTTGACTAAACGTCTTAGCACTTCTAATTGGGTTTTTATCCAACTGTAAACCTTGTCTTGCACGTTGATTTCTTTCGAATTCACCACCTTTACCTAAATAATCACTTTTGGGTACATTATCCACTGGTGGGACATACTTAAACTGCTGCTCCTTTATTATTTTTTTTAATTGATTTTCCGTGATTATGATATTCATACCTTAATAAATACCAATATTATTCAAATGGGACGTAAAGGTTTTTGATTTTTTGGAAAAAGACCAATTCATAACCATCAGGATTATCCGATTTCATTTTAAATTGCAATTGTCCGTTTTCGTTTTTGTACATTCCGATAAACCCTAAACCATCGCAAGCAATGTCTGATGTGTCACCAGGTCTCATATTATGTGAAACCTCTTTAATTTCAAACGACGGTTCAACGTCGGAACCTGTCCACTCTTTGTATTCTAATGAAAATGCCATAATGTGTTTTTTTAAAACATAAACAAAAAACCCCTCATTGTGGAGGGGTTTTTAAAATTAGTATGTTTTTTTTATTCAGTAGGAGGTGTAACGCTGTGTACGTTGTACTTCGATAAAATATCAAAATAGGATACAATTTCACTTGGCTCACCGTTAATAGATTTCATTTTAGCTTTTAATTGACCATCTGAGTCCTTCAACAATGCAACGAAACCGATTCCGTCACAAGTAAATTCTTTTTCCATATCAGGTCCTAAATTTGAAGAAACTTCAGTAATTGAAAATTCAACATCGACATTCTCTCCTGTCCATTCTTTGTATTCTAATGAGTATCCCATAGTATTTTGTTTTTATATAAATATCAAGATAATGTGGAAAATTAATATTTTAAACTTTTCTTTTGGGTGACAGCATCATCAAAATTATAAAACAAGTCCCACCAATTGTTAATTTTAGTTGACCCATCAACAATATCATTATTAAAACCTGGTACCGACTGCCACCAAAAAATAAACCATTTAGTTTGTGAATCTGTTGAATAATCCACATTACCGGTTAATCCGGCACTTGGGGATATCATACTAATTTTAGTCTCAAATTGGTATTTTTTATTTAACCACGTATCTACATTTACGTCGACATAGGTCCCACCCGAAGGTTTCCAAGTCATAATATCCGACTTCGCGGGTATTTTATTTGAATAGTCGTAATCTTTTGTTGAATTAGGACACCAATGTGTATTGCCACCCCTACCTACTTTTGCAAATTGATTACTCCAAGTTGAGTTATCGAAAAACATCATTTGTCTCTCCAATTGATGACCTCTATTATGTAAATCGGTATCGACCCCTCTCCAACCATTATCACCATACACCACATACGTTTTATTGTATCTTGGTAAATCGGTCATTTCACCACCACCGTTTGACACGTCGTAATAACTTGCCCCTTTTTTTGGTGACATATTGGATTCAGGTACATTGTAACTAAGGTACCCGTGTTCTCTTGGAAATGATGTGAACCACACTTCTTTTACCCCTAAAGAGTCAACGTATTTTTCTAAACCGACTCTCCCCATCAATTCATTAAAATCGATATTCCACCAATCTCTTTTATAATTCGGACTAATTCCAATATAGTTATATTTGACGTCATATACGTTAATGTACGCTACCACATCAATTGTTACATATTGTTTTACGGTGTTCGTGGCATAATCTCTAAATTTAGTCCCCTCCTCGATTGCGTTTTTCTCAATTATTTTATCTTTGAGTATTTTTTCTTTTGCTCTTTCTAATGTGTAATAAGGACCCGTCATATTTTGACCAACAGAGTCTTGTGTCCTATTTCTATCTAATTCGATACCGTCTTTAGTTGGTAAATAATTTATAATAACAATCGGTACCACTATTTTACCAACATCTAATGATGCCTTTAATCTTGAATCAATCGGAACAATTTCAACACCGGTCGGTATCTTAGGCACTATCGGATTTGAACTTACCGTATCAATTTTCCCAACAACCACAGGTTGTGGTTCAATAACCTCCTTAGTACAACCGAATAATAGTATAGATAATACGAGACACTTAAAATTTGTCATAATTTTTTATTTATAGGACAAAGATATATGTATATTTAGAATATACCAAAAATATTTTAGTATTTTTTTTATAAATTTTAAAATATATTGAAAATCAGTAAGTTACATTCTAATGTCCCCTAAATAATCATTAAGGATTTCATTAAAATAATCTTCGTTTACGTCAGGTGTCCACCTATCATCAACTCGGAAATTGGGCTTACCGTAATAATCACCCATTAATTCATCAAATACACATTCGTAACTATCGTCGCACCTCTCGAAGTAATCATCTAAATCATCTAAATCATCCTCACTAACTCCGTGACCATCAATTATTGTCTGTAAATTAATTTTAATGGTTACACCTTCGTCATTTAATTGAGTTACTTCACCATATTCTTCAAGTGCATTTCTTAGTGAATTTTTATAGTATACATAATATGAATCATTTTCAGCTGAGGATAATGCATTACCTAAGGCGCTTCTTATTTCATAATTATTATCAAATTCCTGAATTAGTTCATTTAAAGATTTACCCTCAATCTCATCTGGATTTGTAAACCCCTTTATTAAATCCCAAATAATTTGAATATTCTCATCGTCGGCGTAATATTCTAAAGCCAAACTCCATTCACCATTACCCTCAAACAAATCAAAATAATCACCACTTAATAACGTTTCAAACATTCCTGTAGATCGTTGATTACCACGACTATCTTTCCATTTTCTTACCGTCCAATCACCATCAACATAACGTGAAATATATGACGGCTCAATATGTAAATCAAAATACATTTCTTCTTTAGATCTATTGGCAACTAAACCAATCTTTTGTAGTGCACGTCTACCTTTTCTACCTTCAAATAAATCAGGTTTCTCTTCGTATATTTCTTTAATCTTTTCCTCGGGTAAATCAGTTAATTGAAAATCTTCTTCGGACGCATATTCTGAACCAAACTTCTCAACAATATCACTCATTATAAATGGAATGATATAAGGGTGAGTTTCCGATGTTGGTTTCTTATTACGTGGACCCTTCATTTGTAAAAGTACACCGTCATCATTAACTGATGCAGTAACAAAACTTCTATTCTTAGTGAATTTGGTATTTTCTATAGGTGAGGTAAACCTCAATGAATAAAGATTACCCGAACTTCTACCACAATGACCCATTCTTTTGGATTCTTCATCACAATCTCTAGTTTCAAGATCCACCCAATAATAACCAAATCCTTTATCGTTTCTAAAATCAACAACAACAGGATGTTCTTCTTTGTAATCTATTGTAGAATCCCCCACACCTAATTCATCGTGCCATTTTTTAGATTCGGCAACTAGTTGGTCAAATGTTAAATTTTGATATGGTTTAACATTACCATTTAATCCTACACGAATCCAATCCATAACAGATGTAATGTGTTGTCTTGATGTTTGTAATGTATAACCTTGATTTAAATAATTGATTGTATCTTGTCTACTTGTTTCCAACCCTTCTCTTTGTTTTGAGAATTGTATGTGTACAATGTCAATTAATTTATTTGCCATAAAAACGGAAAGAGGTCCACATAACGATGTTAAAAAGTCGGCATTCTTCTCACTTAATCCCAACTTTTCAATTAGAACATCTTTTTTACTGGCTTCAACAATTAAATTATATAGTATGTTGTTAAATTTCATATTCTATAAATATCAAAAAAAAGGATATGAGTAGCGAATTCATATCCTCAAACGGGAAAAGTAACTAGTCCCGGTCCTAAGCAGGGTCTTCAAACCCTGGGTATCTTATAAAAATCTATTAAATTCAGATTTTATTTTATTAACTGATTCATTGATTTCGTATTCAACACTTTCATCAAATTCAACATCAACGGACTCATTGTCGTTTGAAACTTCCTCACCGTTGGTTGATAATTTATTTGAAAGGTCAACCATTAACTTATCGATTAACTCTTGATTGTCACCAACCAATTCTTTGAATTGACTAACGAAACTATCTGTCATTCTTTCGGCCTCACTAGCAACATCCATTGGTTCAACACCGTCGGCTTGTTCATTAAGATTTTTAGTCATAATTCTTTTTAATTGTTCTTCGGTGATTTTAAGTTTCTTTGACATTTTTGTGTATTTGTATATAAATATCGGTTATTTATTTAAAACGTTTTATTTACCGTTAATTAGTTATATTCTCATTACTTCTTCAATAACTTTTTTAAGATTGCAAGATTACTTTTATATAATTCCATTTTCTTTCTTCCTGAACGTACACTTCTCATTGCACGTGGTTTTTTTAATTTTGTCCCCATAATAAATGTCTTTTATATAAATACATAAAATCCCACAAATTTCAACGGGGGTTCCGGCGTGCGAAAACAAAACCGTGAAAGGGGCTTCCGGTCATCAAAATTATACGGGAAGAACACATAAACGTTCAAACTCATCATTTCTTAACGCAAATGTTTGTTCGTGATTACCACCATCCGATTTAAGATGAACCAAATATAGACCCAAGTTTGTTTTCTCCACGTCGATTTTTTGTCCGGGTATAAATCCCATATCCATCAACCTTAATCTTAGACAAGGTTTACAGTTATAACAGGGATTATTCTCAATGACGTCCGATATTTCGTAGTGTTTCATACTAAGGTTGTTTATCGTACCACTTCTTTAACGACTCAATATAACTGGCGGTCATATGGTCCTTAATTGTCTTTCCCGTCACCACAGATTTAATATAATTCCAGACACGTTCCCAATCAATCATATACTTCTTAATATTACCCTCGTAGTCGATTCGTAACATATGGTTAACGTGATAGTATCCAATGTTCGGAGAACGTGTCACCAGGTCGTTATTATGGACGATTCTGAGGGTTTTAATGTTCATCTTATCATAGTTATCCTTAAAGGTCTTATTACCAACTCTGGGACTCCCTATGGTACAACATTCAATAGGTGTATTTGTAAACACGTGTGAAAGATTATATGCACACAAGGTAGCAACCGCAGCACCAAGACTATGACCACACACAACAATCTTATCATACCCACTCATCTTAGTGATATCTTTAAGAACGATGTTCTTAACGGCATCCCAAGAAGATAGGAAACCAATATGTACTTTATCACCAGGATTTATGAATGGAACCTTATCGATTGATGCATCGTTCTGAGCATCCTTCTTGGATGACGTTCCTCTGAAGACCACATAGAGTGACTTCCCTTTCATTGCAACAAATCCCTGTGTATCGGTTTTCTTATCATCAACCCATTTAACAGACGTTAGTCCGTATTCACCGAAGTCAATGTCTTTTTGGTCTTTGTATACAACGTCACATAAGTGGACATTGTAGAGTATGTCGTCTTTTGTCATATGTTTAAATCGGTCTATTACCACGGAACGCACGTTCCACGTCGTGTTTGGTGCAACCAAACCATTTGGCAATGTCCCTCATCATTGGGTACAATGCCTTATCGGATAGATGTGTTGGTCTACATTGGTCCTTAACATAGTCAGGAGGACACAGTTTAATCCCATCAGTTGATTCCGTATAGTAACAACCCATATGTTTCATTGACCACGCAATAAGTTTCTTAACCTCCTTACTTGAGTGTTTGTCTTCGTTGAGGGTTTCAGTAGTGTTAGATATTAAAGTCCTTAATTGTTCTTCTGTTATAAGAATGTTCATAACATATAAATATATTCTAACGCCAAAGAATTTGAATTCCGAGAATCACCATACCGAGTATAAGACACACAACGGTTTTTAATGTTAACGGTTCTTTGAAGATATAATAACTCATTAGACCAAAGACAATAATACCTATGGAGAACCCTATTAGACGACTTGGCCATATCTCACCGTTAAAGGATTTAACAAGATATTCTACCGATTTGAGAAACATATAACTAAGTGGTATTGATGACAATAATGTTAGTATTGGGTATTTTTGTAAAAATCCCCATTTAACATTCCCCTGTAGTTGAAGAAAGGTTAATATTTGTGCTGCAATTCCATATAGTATTCCGATTATTAAGTCCATAGAATAGAATATACGAAATATAGTTGAAATAAAAAACCCTCCATTAGGAGGGTTTTTGTATTATTTAGTTTAATCTCTCGTTGTAAAATTGGAAGAATTCCTGAAGATGTTTCTCTGACATTATACTTTTACCTTTTGGGATATTTTCACCTCTCATAAACGCATCAAAACAATATAGAGCTGTAGTACATATAACATTCTTTGCTATATTATAACAATCCGCTTTTGACCATATCTCTGAATATCTACCATATAATGTGGTATACACATAACTAACCCCATCAATTACCTTATCGTTATTTATTTGAGTTATACCATTTTTAAAATTTTGGTACATTAAATCAAAACGTTTGTGGTTTACCCCATATTTTTTACCCACCATTAATAAACAACCAAACATAACGGGACTATATCTCGTATCGGGATTTTGTTTTTTTGTGTTTTGGATACCCATTTTATCAATATGTGTGATAACATCCCAATAGTATGGTAATTGTATATCCTCAAAACTTGAAGTCTGTAGGTAATTTCCTTTGTCGTCGTTACCATATCTACACGCAATTTCAACTGCTCTCTTGTATTTTCCATCCTTTATAACCGGACTTTGTGGAACGTAGTCTTTATATCTGTGAATTCCTGTAATCTTTTCATTTGACTTTTCAACTGAATTATGACTATCAATACTGTAGTATATCGACTTCATATCCTCTAAACTATCCACATCATAAATTATAACTAAGAAGGGTGTATCAGGAATAAGTTCGGGTTTAGATTCGTAAACATAAAAACGAGTATTACCGTCGAATCGGAAATAATCCCCTACTTTATATTTACCAAATGCTTTAACAACTTTACCCACAATAATCAATGAGTGTGTCGGTAGATATTTTTTAGCAAGTAACTTAGAGACCTTTTTTAAACGAGGTTCGGTGTCTCGATTAATCTTTACCGGTTTAAGTTTTGAAAGTTTTGAATAGGACCACATTTCAGCTCGGGCGTTGTAATTTTTAGTTTTCATTTTATTTTTTGTTTTTTAATGTTTTTAAAAATGTTAAAAGATGTGTGTAAGAAGTTCCCTTAAGAAGGTTATGTTTTTTAAAGAAATAATTAACGTCATATGAAATAATACTTATTCGTTTAGCCACGTAAGTGTTATGTAAATTAATTTCTTTAGAATCGTTCATCGCACTTAATTTCAGTTGCGGGTTATTGGTGACAGCCTCTTTTGGTACACAAAAGAAAGAGGCTATGAAATTAATGTCTATAAAACATAGTATAAAATAATCAAAGTCCTGCCAATCTCTAATGTTTGTGATTGAGTTTTTTCCGTATTTATCGACAATAGATGTTTTTACTTCAAAAAATGTTTCTCTATTGATGTGTAAATCACCTCTATCAGATAATAAATCTCTATCTGTACTTCTCAAAAACGGTCTTAAATCGTATATAATTTTTTTCGGTAATAATTTTCCGTAAGTACACGGAGCACAGACATTATGAATTTTAAGAATAAAATCCGACATCTTTAATTGGTAGTCCGAATCGGTAATATTATTACGTTTATTTTGTTTACTTCTTGCCTCAATCAATAGGTCTTTGTCCATTTTGTTTAGATTAGTTATGCAATATTAATAAGGATATTCTAATTTTCCAAAAAATTTTCTGGAATTTTTTTTTCGATTTCCACATAAAAAGTCAATTTTTGGGATTTTTTCTGGAAAAATTTCTGTCGAGGCATTGACCCCCCTTTTAGACCCCCCCAAAATACCCTATATAAGGGGGGATACGGGAGGGGGGTCCCCCCACAGGGGTACGGGGGGAGGTGGATACCCCTATACCTGCCACACAAATAATCCAATGGTCCACCTGATCACACATCTTGTTATTTAGACTGATAATAAATTAAAAAAAAGTATCATATAAATTTGTTATATAATAAAACATATGTTATATTTGTATACACAATCAGAACGGGGACAGGTCTACTGAACACCACACACTATGAGTACTTTATTTGTAACAATGTCAAATTTGAGAAACGAGTTAATGAAGAAGTATGGTAACAATCGTATCTTCTTAAAAGAAATTATGAACTCGGATGAGGTAATGGTCATTTGTTTTAATGTCGGAGGTAACTACGATTCAATTGTTGGGGAGGTTGTATTAACTGATGAGGGTTGGACACTTGGGGAGTTTAACCACGAAGTCTTTGAGATGTTATTAGACCACCAAAAATCGTTTACTGAAATTGGAGTTTTGAATTAGATTTGTTGTTCATCCAAAGTCATCCCTCACTGAGAAATCGGTGGGGGATTTTTGGTTTATGGGGTAAATAGTTGACGGTAGTCAGGAAGGGGTGAAATGTTGTGTGGCAGTCTCACCTGTAACGTCCCCTGATCTTATTGTGTGGCAAGTGATGTAAAATGTGGATAACTTTATTTGGTATAATCAAAATAGTTGTATATCTTTGTGGTTTGGTTTGTGTGCCACACAAGTTATGGGTACGTCCTCCGTCCCACCCCAAAAGTTAAGGGTATGTTAAATAAAAAATAATTTAATTTTTTTTATATAATAATTTGGATGGTAAATTAGAATTGACTACCTTTACATAACACAAAAAAACACACACATTATGACAACCCAAGTAAAAACCCAAATCGTAGTTAATGACCAAGAAATGGAATTGGTATTTCGTGAAGTTGAAAACCAAGTTCCCGTTCCATTTATTTCAGTTACTTTAAAAACCGAGTTTAAGGGTATGTTAAAGAAATGTAAGGAAGATGGAGAAATCAATCCTTACTACAAATCTTTACAAAAGGTTTCGACCAAAACTTTTCTTTTAGTAACTGACTATGTAAAAAGAGTCAAGGGAAATCGTACGAAAGAAGGTAAAGACCCCGAATCTTTTGTAGTTGAATCCCCAAGTGGTAAAGTTCATATTTCTAAATGTCTTTTAACTGACACCGAAACACACACCAAACGTTATGTAATGTTAGAGTGGTTTCCCGAAACAAAAGGTTCTACTGAATATTTTCAAGGTAACGACCGAATCGGTAAAGAGTTATTCTCAAAGTGGATGACCAATTATGACACCTCAAATGAGAAACAAGGTTTGGAGAGAGAGGTTAAACCAATTACCCCACTATTCGAAAGTATCGTTTCCTTTCGAGTGAATGGAATGGAATACATTAGAGGTTAGTTCCCCTACTAACCGAAAAGACCACCCCGAAAGGAGTGGTTTTTTTTTGTCCAAAAAAAATTCTGAGGTTCGGAAAAAATTGTGTGGCAATTGTCATACATTAACACCATTTTAACAATTTAAATTTGGTGGGACGAAGACAAGAAAAAATTATTGTGTGGCAAATGCCAAATAAAAATTCGGTCGAGAAAAACCTTAACAAAGTGTTAACAAATAAAATCGTTGGATAATGATTATTGTTGTATATTTGTCATACAAACAAACCACGTTATGACATCAACATTTTTACCCATTGAGGAAATCCCAATGAAGTGTTTTAGAATCAAATTTCCCAACAACACCTACGATGTGTTCATCCCCGATACTACTGACAAGAGTAGTTGTGTGAACATTACCGATGAAAATGGTGACCAAATCCCATTCAAGGATTGGGATAACGTTCTACAATTTTTACCAAACATTTAACAAATTAACCCCTTACGAAAGTGAGGGGTTTTTTTATGTGTAACCTTACACGTCCCTGAGAAATTTGTGTGGCGCCGATGTGGATAACTTTATTTTGTATAATAAAAATAGTTGTATACCTTTGTGGTCGGTTTTAATTTTGCCATACAAAATCCTCCACGGGTTCAGGACGTCCTAAAAAAATTAATAAAATGTTTGGTCTATAATAAATTATCTTGTATATTTGTATCAACAAACAAACACAAATACATTATGGAAACATTAGTAACTACCATTGTTAGAGATGAAAAAATTGAAAGTCTAAGAAAAGAATTGAATCAATTAGCACTTGAAAAATTCATAGATGAATTGTCATTCGAGGATATTAGAATAACAAGTTGTATCCATACAATTACGGGTATCAATTATTTGAAAATGTATGTTCATCTTCCCGAGTATCGTTCAAACACAAAGGACAAAGTGATTAATAAAAAACAAACAGCACATTTAGGTAAGTCGTCCAAAGTTTTCCCTTTAATGGTTAATGAGAATTTTCGTAACTATATGGTAATAAAAATGAAAGATACACTTACACGAAAATTTTTAAACAAATAGAGATATGAAAAAGACAACATTTTGGTTTTCAACTATTACGTTAATGTTTATGGGTACGTTATTATTCTTTGTAGGTTTAGAGAACTACCAAGATGAAATGTTACCAAAAGGAGTTAGAGAAAGTTTTTTGGTTGTGAGTGGTTTTGGTTTATTGGTTAGTATGTTTGGTTGTGTGTGTGGGGTGTTTAGTGATAAACGCCATTTGATTTAGTTCGTTTTTTTTGTTGTTCACATTAGAATCCCTCGGAGTTTTACTTCGGGGGATTTTTGTTTACCACAGATTTTCCGTCCTGATCCGCATCTTATATTGTGTGGCAACCATCTCACCGTGATTGTGATCAGACGGGATTTATTTGTGTGGCATTTGCCAGATGAATTGATCACCCGGATCAAACGGTCCCCTTATTTAGAATGAAAATAAATTAAAAAAAAGTATATAATTTATTTGGTGTATAATAAATTATGTATTATATTTGTGTATACAAAAAAACACAAACACACGATGAAAATTACAAACGACTCAATCTGTTCGATGATAGTTTCAAAGGACTTCAAAGACCACCAAAGTAAATTCACATTAAACGTTCTTGAAACTAAAGGTTTAAACGATAACCAAAGTAGAATGTTAGGTGAGAAATTGAATTTCTACGAACAATCAGGTTTCCGTATGTTAGTATTCTCTAAAAAGTCAAAAGAGAACTTGGAAAACTATCTTATCCCTAAAGATATCCGTTTAGATGTGTTGAGAAATTTACCTAATAGAAAAGATGTTATTCAAATTGATGAGAACAATTGTATCAAATATATGAAGGATGATGATACATTATGTTTTGCTACCCATTATAGAAAGTCGTCTGACTTCGGTACTAAACCTACTTGGGATAATATGATTCACACACATTTCTTTTATGTGGATTTAAAGACTGGTCATATGGGATTTGATGAGTCAAACACATACACTAAAGAAGATGTTAAAGATGTCAAGACATTCATTGAGAAATTCTATTCACGTTTCTTAGTTGTAGTTACTTACTTGGAATTAACCGATGTGACTTTGGATATTGTTGAGGGTGTGTTAGGTAAGAATAAAAATAAGAAGTCTAATTTGACTATTAGTAATAGTTCACGTTTCAATGTCATACACGTTAATACGAATTGGAACACAATGGTTATCAACGTTAGTACGTTTGGAGTACGTGGACATTGGAGATTACAACAATGTGGTGTGGGTAGAAGTCATTACAAGTATGTGTGGGTTAAACCTTATGAGAAAGGTCTCACTCGTAGACTACCTCAAAAAGAATTAGTTGGTTAATTGATTGTGTGTGTGGAACCCCCGATGAGAGTCGGGGGTTTTTTTGTGTCTGAAGGGTTCCGTCTCCTGAGCCATATCATATTTTGTGTGGCAGGTTCACCGTCAGGGCCGGCTGTGATCATCTTGTGTGGCAATTGTCATACATAGTATCCTTGCCAATCAATGTTGTGATTGACTTCAGGGTAGACCAAAAAAATAAATTAAATAATATTTGGTGTATAATAAATTATGTATTATATTTGTGTATTAAATGATAATAAAATGAGAAAGAAAAAAATCGATTTAAGTTTAGTCACAATCCATACGAGTTCACTTGTTAGTGTTGACCCAAGAAATGATTTAGACGGCACTAATATCTATAACACAGAATTCATTCAGTTTATTACTGGTGAAATAAAAATGTACAATTTGGATTCAGATAATGATGACGTTATCATTTTGGGTAATTTTAAATTGATGTTATTGTGGGGTACGGAAGAAATGATTTATGAATCGTTAGATAGTCACAGCAGAAATACTGTAACATATGGTGACGAATTGTTCGATGAGGATATGAATGTGAAGGATGAATATTATGATTTGATGTGTGAAATATATGAGAATCGATTTTTAATTGTTGAGGAGATTAATATAAATGAAGAATACCGAGGTCAGGGAGTGGTAAAAAAACTAATCGACACTATTAATTTAACATATCGTTGTCCAATGGTTTTAATACCTTTTCCACTACAATATCAACCAACTCACGATAATGAAGAAGAATTAAAACTACTTCCCCCAATTAATGGTCCGATGAGAAAGGTTGTTAATTCCTATAAGAGATGTGGGTTTAAGAAACCTAAACCGAGTTCACTCCTAATGGTTAAATGGTAATCATAGTCCCACTCCAATCGAGTGGGATTTTTGTTTACCACAGATTTTCCGTCCTGATCCGCATCTTATATTGTGTGGCAAAGAAACCTCCACCGTGATCTGTGCCGATCAGGTGCAATATGTTGTTTGGCAATTGCCACTCAATGTTCGGTGCTGTCACCGTCGCCTAATTCGTGTGGATAATGTGTGGAAAAAAAATAAAAAAAAAGTTTAAATATTTTTGGATATAATAAAAAAGGTTGTATCTTTGACATATCAAACAACCAAAGCGGTGGACAGCGTTACTGAACAAAATTTACTATGTCATATTCAGGCAAAAAAATTAATGAAATTTACTCTACTAAGGAGTACGCGAAATTCAAGTTAATCAAAGGTAATCGCGTTATCAAAAATCCTAAGATTAAAAAACTTGTTAAGTCGATGACTGAAAACGGGTGGTTACCTGGCTCTTATGTAATCGTTAATAGCAAATGGGAAATCATCGATGGCCAACATAGAATCTTGGCAGGTATGCAATGTAATCTACCTATTGTTTATACAATGGAGAAGAAAGCTGATGAGAAAGTAATGCGTGGTTTGAATACCGCAGGAGATAATTGGCAATTGAACGACCACTTACACGGATTTGTGGAAGATGGAAATGAGCACTACATTAAGTTAGATAACTTGATGAAGGCTTTTCCCGAGTTAAAAATTACGGAGGCGATGATGTTATGTAAAAACGCTTATGTTGGTATTCCTCGTGGAACATTCGAGAGTGGTGAATTCACAACTAAGAATATGACCATAGCACATCAGTGGGGTGAGTACATTATGCGATTGAAACCTTTCGCTAAATTCTTTAACACGGGTATCTTTGTTAGAGCGTTAGTATGTTGTCTTACAAAGGAAGGTTTTAACTTCGAGGACTTTATGAGAAAGATTGAACTTCGACCAACTTCGTTAGTTAAGTGTGGAACGAGAGAACAATACATCGAATTATTTGAGAGTATCTACAACTATCGTAGAAGCGATAAATTGAACTTACGATACTAAGAGTTTGGTTGTGGTTAGAAAATTGGGGTGTTCGAAAGGACATCCCTTTTTTTATGCGTATGACACAACGCAGCTTGAGTCGCCGGCGTCAGGGAATGTTGTTTGGCAATTATACGTATTACATATGTTGCCACAAGAATTTGTGGCCAGGTCCCTGACGTAAAACTTTTAACAAAACATTCACAATAAAACTTGTAATATAATCGTTTAGTATGTATATTTGTATCACTAAACCCACTAACAATGATTAACCACTCTTTCACAAAAGAACAACTAATTGGTCGTCGTATCGTATTACATAAGATGAACGATGACCCAAAGACAAACCCAATTCAACCCAATACAATGGGAACGATAATATCCGTAGATGATATGGACTATTATCAAGTGAAGTGGGACAATGGTAGAACTTTAAATCTACTACCCGATGAAGATGAATTTGAATTTATTAACTAACACACAATACAATGAAAGAAATGTTTACCACTCTTAGAGATGTCTACAAGGAAGACCCTAAGGATTTTATCATCACATTATTATTTGGAATCTTTATCTTTACGATGACTTGGTTCCTATTATGGTTTCACGGAACATTTATGTACGATATGTGAATGTTTCCCGTTTAAACTTTCTAACCCTCGACTTGTTCGGGGGTTTTTTGTTTCTGTGAACCTCATCAAAAATCTGAGTCTGTAAAAAATTGTGTGGCAACTGCCAATCAAAAAGTTATCAGAACCTTCTGATAAAAAAATAATTAATGAATTGTTTGGTATATAATATATTTTGTTGTATATTTGAGTACACATTTAAACACAAATATTATGGAAGGAATTCAATTTGACCGAAACCGACACGGAGGACTCTATGACAGAGGTAGTGCTGACAAATACTATGGTAGATGTAAATCACCACATTGGTACCCCAAGGGTACGGGTCGTGGTAAACCTATTACTGACCTTACCGAAGAGGAAATCAAGGAGTACAATTTAGGTTACGATGAAGAAACCGAAACCAAATTTTAATGAAAGGGGAACGAAAGTTCCCTTTTTTTATTTCACCTGAAGTTACTGTGCGACGGGGGAAAGTTGTTTGGCAAGTTCACCTTCACTGATCAGCACTGATCTATTTGTTTGGCAATTGCCACAAGATATTGTACAGTGGATCACAGGTGAATTTTCTTTCACAAAATTTTAACAAAAAAAGATTAAATAAATTTGGATGTATAAATAAAATAGTTGTATATTTGTGTACACAAAACAAACAACGTTATGACTATTAAACTAAACACAAACTTATTCCCTATCATTTCAGTGGCTATGTATGGAACTTACTTAGACCCTGATTCTATGTTTGATTCGTATATGATTGAATCCGATAAAGAGGAAGGTTATATACATTTTGATTTAGATTATTTTTGGAGTAATTTTCAATACGATAAATATCGATTGGCAATTCAGGATAGAGCACATTCATTCATCAACGGAAAACATTCCGAAAATAATGTGTGGGTATTAATTAAGGCTGGTGAAATCTATTCCCCTAAGTATTATAACTTTAGTAACGATGAAATTGATTTGGATGTAACCTTTAGTAAGTCCAAAGTTTTGAATGAGGTTAATAAAAACATTACTAAGTTTAATGAGTTCCTTAAAGAACGTTATAGTAGTTGTGATGGATTCAATTCATTCACCGCTAATAACTACATTGAGTGGTTGGAAGATTATAATGAGGATAAGGACACCGCAGTTGGTGCTGTTCTAACTTACTTATTCCAAGAAACGATTGAGGAAAATCGTGAGGGTTTTATTCAACACGTTTGTGATGACTATATGGATTATCGTGAGTTCGTGGACTTCGAGGAACACGATGAGGAGGTGGTTGTATTACGTAACTACGTGTATGAAAATTATAACACTATTGATGTGGATTCAATTGATGAGGAAACATTTAAATTTAAAGTATTTGGATTAGAGGATATAAAAAAATTATTAAAGGAGTTCGTATTACAGATAGATAATAAGACCCTTTCACTTTTTTAGTTTGTTTGTATGTGTGTGTGAAACCCCTGATGAGAGTCGGGGGTTTTTTTGTTGTCATACAACTCCACTTGAGTCTGAAGACAAAATATATTGTGTGGCAAGTATTACATCTTAACAAAAATTTAACAAAAAAAATAATTAATATATTTTGTTTCTAATAAAAATGTATTATCTTTATATCACTAAACAAACACATCTACACAATGGAACAAACAAACATTATCCGCAAAAAGGTTACCTTCGGTAACGACAACGAAATTAAAGGTTGGATTAAAACAACTGATGGTACAAAAACTAACTTCCTTATTAATGAGGGTGAAATCAAACAATGGGGAAATGCAACATCAACTGACACTAATCCATTCTTATTAGGTTTACTTGAAATGTTGTATAGTCAAGAATAGGTTGAATAAATTTTAGAACTCGAATTGGGAAACCCTACGACTTTTAGTTGTGGGGTTTTTTGTTGCTGTGCACTGTACCCGCACAGATCAGGGATAGATGTTGTTTGGCAATTGCCACACAATATGGATCCTGTAGATCACGCCGGCAAATTCTTTAACAAAAAATTATGAAAAATAAATTAAATAATTTTTTTTATAATAAAAATAGTTGTATATTTGTATGAACAAAAACAAACAAACAAATGAAAAAAGAAATGAATTGCGACAAAAAAAGTTTCCCAAAGGGTTACTGGTCAAAGAAAGGTCAACCAACACAAAATGCATTGAATATGTTTTTCGTGTACTTAACAAATTGTCCAAGTGATTGGAATGAAAAGAAAGGTAGACACAAAGAAGCTCTACAAAAGACCAGAGAGTATTTTGATGTTGACTATGGTATTGAATGTATGTTAACTTGGGGTATCAACTTCGGCTGTAAAGATTCAGAAACTTCAAGTGAGAGACACCACGCAATGTCTTTATCTTATCACGACGCAAAAGGAATGATTGGTAAAGGTTATAGATTTTGTGAATTAAAGATAGCAGCTTAGATTTATTCCCTCACAGAAATGTGGGGGATTTTTTAAAAAAATTAAATAATAAATTTGGTGAATGATATAATTTTTGTATCTTTACATCATCAAACAAATAACACATATGGAAACACAAGAAAAAAATCCAATCATTACAGACTTATTAGATAAGTGTAACTTGAATTGGTCGGTGAGACAAGAAGGTATTGTAACTACAAGTGGTTTAGAAATACCTGATAGAATGGCTGTGGTTCGTGAAGACATCAACTACGCTTTCCCTGAGATTCGTTCAGGTGGTTATCATCCGTTTCAGAATTATGACTTTATGGATTTACTCTATAAGGTATCGGGAATGAAACCTGAAATCCAAGTTCATACTGGTGGTTCGTTTAAGAAAGGTGCACGTGTGTATATCCAATTAAAATCTGATGACCTAATGATTCAGAATGCGAATGGTGTTCACGATAAGATTGAGGGTTACTTGACGGGAGTTAATTCCTTCGATGGCTCAACTTCTCTGGCATTCGGGCCGAGTAATATCACTATTAGCTGTCAGAACACTTTCTTTGCAGCCTTCCGTGAGTTGGACACAAAGATTAGACACACAAGTAATATGGTTGTTCGTGTAGACCAAATTTGTAGAGACTTAGAAAAGACAATTCAATTAGAGAAAGAGTTGTTCGATGATATTAAGTTGTTATCCAATACAAGCTTCGATGAAGCAATGAAGATTAAAGTAACGAAAGCTTTATTTAAGTTATCACCCGAAGTGGACATCTACGATTTAGATTCTATCCCTGGTAAGACACGTAACAATATGAGCCGTTTCTTTATTGACTTGAATGGTGAGTTACAACAAAAAGGAGATTCAATGTGGGGATTGTTTAGTGGAGTAACGAAGTACACCACACACAGCCACGGAAAAGATAACGCCGATAACACCGAAGTTAAAATGTTCGATGAGATTGGTAAACGTGAGAAGAACATCTTTAAGTCTTTGGTCGAAGAAGGTAATAGAAAGAAGTTATATGCTTTTGCGTAATACATTATAGGGTTAATCGTTAAATAGAAATCCTCTCGGTTCTGCTGAGGGGATTTTTTGTGCGCACGTATTACAGCGCAAACTAAATAGCAACCGTGCGCTGCAACAGCTGATCATATTGTCTGGCAAGTTAAACGTATTAGATCTGCCACACAACATCCCGAATGGAGATCACAGGTGAATCATCTTAACAAAAAATTAACTAAATAATTTGTTTGGTAATAAAAATACTTGTATATTTGTGTACACAACAAAACAAATACATTATGACTAACAAAAGAATTACCGAAGTTTGTTTCCCTCTTTTAGAAAGAGAGTTCGACTTAAAAGAAACGATGAAAGTATTAAGTTACAATCCCACAATATTTTGGAGTTGGGGAGTAAGTACAAGATTAAACATCAACGACAAAGGTCTACTATTAGAAGTTAATGGACATCATCACAAGGGTAGTGTGTTAATCACATTAGGTTGGAACGACACTTATTGTGTGTACATCATCAACAATAGAGGTAGAATCTTAAATGAATATAAAGAAGTTTATTTCGACGTGTTAACTGAATTGATTGACAATCGAATTGAAAGAATTAAAGAATATAGTTTGTAGTTTTTTTTGTTTTAAATACACTTTGAAATCCCTCGGTCTTTTAGGTCGGGGGATTTTTGTTTCCACCTGAAGTTACAGTTGGGTCTGGTGGAATTTGTTTGGCAAGTGCCACACAATAATTTACAGACTCAGAACCCAAAAAAAAATTGTCACAGATAAAAAAAATAAATTAAATAATTTATTGTATAATCAGAATTAATAACTATCTTTGATAACACAATCAAAACGGGGACAGGTTTCTGAACAACAAAGAATATGTTAGAATTCGAATTTCAAATGGACGACATTAGTAATGACATTTATGTTGAGGGTGAGTTTACCGACAACATCACGGAAGAACACGTGTTAAACATTCTTCACTTTGTTAGAAACCAAGAGTGGTTTAGTGAGGGGAATAAAACGGAAGGTATCATCACCTTAACCGAAGAGAGTACCGAAGTAATGTGGAATAAAGTCTTTATGGTCATCACAGATGATGGGGATGTCTTGGATGAAGTTGATGGACCGATAACCCACGTAATTAATAAACAATTTTACAAATTGTAAAATGAACCCCCACCGAAAGGTGGGGGTTTTTTATTGTCCACAGATTTCCCGTCCTGATCAGCTCGGAATGTTGTTTGGCAATTGCCACACAATATCCATTGATCAACCGGTCGACGAAAAATTCCTTTAACAAAAAATTAACTAAATAAATTTGTGAATAATAAAAATTGTTGTATATTTGTATTGTACTAAACAAACAACCAATGACAAATTACCAAGTATTATCCCCTGATGGTTTTACGATTGAATTCGATAGACCATACTACACTTCAAGAGAAAAAGCTTTAGAAGCATTTCACGATTGGAAAGAACGTTATAGAAAACAAGGTTACTATTCCTCGAACAACGGAAGAATCCCTTTGGATGAATTAGAAAATCATTGTACAATTCAATTAGTATAACTATGATAAAGTCAGTAGAAGAAATGGACACCAAGATTGAAATTAATCTACTTGGACCGGACGGAAATGTATTCAACCTTATATCGGTGGGTGGGAGATTGTGTAAACAACTCGGTAAGAATTCGGAGATGTTTACTCGCCGTATGATGAGTGGAGACTACGAAAATGCTGTTAACACATTCGAAGAATACTTCGGAGATTTTGTAACCCTTTATAGATAATATGGATAATTTTTTAAAACCTTATATGTTGGGGGAAACTCCACAAGTAACCGAAACTAAAATTAATAATCTGTCTATGATAGATGTTAAGTGGCATTATGATTTTATCGGAGGTAAATCCGAAAGATTAAAAGTAATTAACCATTTGAAAAAGGTTGGTTATGTGTATCAAAATAGTTTTTACATTAAAATTTTGTAACCCTTTATAGATAATGAAATGATAATCCCAATTAATTCAGTGGCAAGTGTATTAGACACCGACACCAAAATCGTTTATGCTAAATTTCAAAAAGGTGGGTATGACATCACGAGTGGTGTACACATAGACAACCTTTCTAAAAAGTTCGTGGATGATATTAGTGAAGAAGATATAATTTTAATTAATCAATTTGTTGGTATAATAAAATAAATTGTATATCTTTACATCACACAAAAAAAACAAGTTATGGAAAAGTACAAAGTAGTTAGTGGTGGTTCCCCAAACGAACTATCAAACAAGGTAAACGAATTACTCGAAACGGGTGAATGGTTTATCAATGGTGGACATCAGGTTGTAATACTTCGACAACAAAATCGTTATCGTGGAGACCAACATATTGATACCTTAAACGAACTTGAATATACTCAAACCCTTATAAAGAAAAACTAATATGGAAACATTTGATTTTTATTTAGACCAAAAACATACCATTTGGTATCGTAATACATTCACTATCGAAGCTGAGACTTTGGAAGAGGCTAAGGCTAAGGTTATTGAAATTTGTAATAACCCTACGGAAGATTTACCGAGTGATGAATGGGAAACCTTATTCGACACGGTGGAAGGATTAACAGTGGGAGATAACGGAGGTCAGGCGACTGAGGAAGTCTATACACATTCGGGAGAAATGATTTGGGATAACATTAAAACTAATTAAGATGTCAGAGTTCACAAGAAAATACATAGAATTAAAAATAGAAAGTTTAGAGTATATTAGAGAATTCTTTAAGAAGAATAATATAACTCGTTATGAATTCGTATCACTTGAAGAAATTGAGTCGGACGACTTCTCGGATAATCACTGGCAATATCCACAAGCAACAGTTGTTGGTAGACACGACCATACATACTATTATACTATTACAAGTATTACATTAGAAGATGGTAACCTATGGTTCAATGGTGTAAGTGTTGGAGAAGATAGTGATGACTACAACTTCGGAGAGCTTGAGGTAGATGTGGCTTGTTTATGTGATTCAGCAGATTTATTAACTTTAAATAACTAATAAAATGAACAGAGAAATAGTAGATACGAAAAACATTCTTGACCTATCGAACATAGATTCGTGGGACTTAATTAAGGAATTAAAATCTCGTGGGTATTACACTCAATTGAATTATAGTCCGAGTGATGTTGATATGATGTTAGAAAGTATTAATAGTGATAGAGATGAGAAAGAAGGGAACATCATTATGTTATGTCAAGAAGATAAGGAAGCAATTCTCGAAGATTGTTTTAACACCGACTGGTATTGTGAGAGAATGAATGATGATTTGGTGGAACATATCTTGGACAACTACGATGACGAAACGTATTACAATAAAAGTTAAACATATTAAAAAAAAGTTTGGCTGTTAAAAAAAAGTGTATTACATTTGCACTATCAATTAATAAAATCCGTATATAATGACAACGAAAATTATTTTATCAAACGACAAGAAATGCTACGATTTGTGGTATAGTGTTGATGGTCTTAATTACAAGTTACATAAGAGTGGTTTTAAAAGTATAGACTCGGCAATAAAAGAATCAACAATAATATCTGGCACACAAAAATTATTAAGAGACATCTTATTAAGAAAATAAAGGTTAGGTTAGTAAGTTTAGTAGTTAGTAGTCCCTCATCAGAAATGGTGGGGGATTTTTTTATGTCTGAAGTCTCACCTGCGGATCTTCCAGGAAGATATTGTGCGGCAAATATTTCACACTAGTTTACCCAGTAATCTGTACTGGTCCTTCCAGGAAAAGTTGTGTGGCAGTTGCCAAACAATATTCCCCTGTGGCCCGTGATCAGATCAGTAACTTCACAAAACTTTAACAAAAAAAGATTAAAATAAATTTGGTGTATACAAGTATATGACTTATCTTTGTGTACACAAGAACAAAATACTATGGCTAACTATTGTCAAAACACGATTACTATTAAGGGAGACAAACTCACCCTTAAGAATATCATCAACATACTCGATAAAGAATCTGAAGAAGGATTATTCGAGAGATTGATTGGTACCAAAGCTGGAGTTAGTAAACAAGAGTACGAATCTAACTCATATAACTTCAACCTTGAGTATTGGGGATGTAGAAGTGATGTGGATATTGATGGTGAATTCAGATACGAGGTGATGAGTGATACTGAGTTGGTCCTATATCCTGACACACCATATTCTCCACCAATCCCATTCTGTCAAACTCTATGTATAAACTATGGTGTAGATATCCATATGTTTTATTATGGGATGGAGGACAACTTCTGTGGTGTGACCACTCTTACTAAAGAAGGTTTCATTAATGAGGAGGATTATCTTTATCTTGATGGTTTATACATATTCAACGAAATGGATTTATTTTGGTCTGAAGTTGAGTCACGTATGGAAAGTCATATTGAATATTGTGAGAACTATGACGTGGAAGAATTCATAGAGAACAATGTTGAAGGGGTACCAACCGAAGTCAAAGACGAAATCAGAGAGATGTTTTCACAAATATTACAAGATTATCAAATTATAAATTAAATCATATGTTAATGGCAAGTAAAATTAAACCTGAAAAGTATTCTATCGAAGAATTCAACGAGTGGACCAAGTATATTGGTTTCGGAACAAGATTCGATTATACCAACTTTGAGAACCGAGAGTTGGTAAGAAGAATCGAGGAAGCTAAATTTGCTCAGGACAATCCAGTGGTAAAGGTTCCGAGTGATAAACTTGAGAGTCTGAAGACGGACCAGGGAAATATATTCTCTGGCATCAAATCAATTTTAAATTTCTTTTAAAACAAATAAATAAAATGGGTAGAGTAAACAAAAGCACCGAGGGTGTGTTCGTCAACATTGTAGGGTCGAACTCGGAGATTAGTAAGTACAAACAGTTCCTTCACAGATCAGCGTCGACGATGTCGTCTGGCAAGTTCAGTTCTAAGTACGACGGTCTGTCAACAGCATATAACAATAAGTGTACTGTCATTAAGATGGACCTTGAACAATTGGCACAGTTGGAAGTAATAATGATGCAAATCCGTTCAGTGGATGAGATTGAAGGTAACATCGTATGGTTCCAAATGAGAAACAAGTACGTGTATGCAAGATGTCCTTTCTATAGAACAGACCAATCCATTAATGAGATGAGATGTCTTATCGATAATCTTGAGTTTTATTTCACAGACGTTCAGGATACAGATCTGTCAATATTGTCTGGCAATCCTGAATTCGTGGAGAAGACCAAGGAGAAACTTATTGCCAAGATGGAAGATGAAATTGGTGAGAACGTTCGTAACTACGAGAAAGTATACGGAAAAATATCCTAAAAAAAATTTGTATATTCTAACTTAATCATTATCTTTACTGTATGACAAACCAACAACTACTACAACGTCGTGACAACCTCCACCGTGAGATTGTGGTGTCTACTATGAAGTTAAATCAGCTCAACGATGAGTTTGATTTAATCTTGAAGGAACCGTTCGAATTCGAACACGCGTATTACAGACCATATAGTAGTGAGGGTGGTCGAGAACTACTGAAGGTTACGGGTGTTGACGGAACCACGGGTGAACTCCTGTGTGAGAATGAGGACCGTCAATTAAGATTCGTCTACTATCACGAGCTAACACTCGAAGAACTGACTCGTCTACACCGTAGTGTATTACAGGGAGAATATGTATTACAAATCCTAATATAACAACCAAATGAAAACAATCACACTTTCTAATGAAGTAATGGTATCGGACCCTTGTTACACTGTCGGTACCTGGTGTCAACACAAGTTGACCAATGTATTACCTGGTGAGTATCAAACCAAGGTAATGAAGTTTCAGGACCCTATGTGGGGTAACCGATGTTCATTCATCATTGCTGTCCACAAGGATTATAACACAGATGAGAAGCTCAATTGGAGAAAGGTGGTGGCGGATATTGGTGTGGACTCAGGTCAGGCTGGTTTCTTCAGTATGGATAGTTACCGAAAGGATGAGGTGTTCGTAACAGGTATATCTGAACATTCCAAGAGATATGGTCAATACTCCAAGAAAGAACAAGAAGGTGAGGAATGGTATGGTCACATATGTGATTTAACTGATAACTCCGAACGTTGGGGTACCTATTCAAATGGTATTGTTTCTTCTTCAGGTATCGGGGACGGATCATACGAACTTCGTGTGGCAAAACACAAGGGTAAGATTGTGGGTATACTACTTGACTTCTTTATGGAGAAGTTGACAGGACCTGTGATTGAGTCTATGAGAACCTCTGAGATGTTGGGGGACGTATGTGGAATCTGTGGGGAAGATAATGTAGATGGTGTATCTTGTAACTGTAAAAACTAACTATAATGAAAAAAATTCTAACGGACCTTGAGTGGTTCATCGACTTCTACCTGATGATCCTGTTGTATAATCCAAACAAGGTACATCGGTACGATGCTTGGATGACCAAGAAGTGGGGGACAAGATACACAGGAAAATAACTACGATCCACAGAGGATCAGCTCTTTGATATCGTCTGGCAACGACACGTAAAAAATATTGGGTATAATTTTTTATTACGAATATTGTTTGTTATATTTTAAATGTAACTTAAATAAATTCATTATGAAAAAAACTACCAACACAGGAACAAGATCAACTTATACTCCTGTATCCAACAATGTTTACCACGATGGTTATTCTTATCGTGTACGTGTATCAATCAATGGTGAGAAGATCAGCAAGAACTTTTCTAACAAGAGAAAGGCAATTGTATATCGTAACTCTTTATTGAAGTCAGCATAGGACAATATTCTATTTGGACACTTGAGACCCTCACAGTGTGAGGGTTTTTTGTTTCCCACCTGAAGTACTCAGATGATCTGATCAGGATCAGGACTCCAATATTGTCTGGCAAGATATCACCACCCGACGGGATCACACTGTAACATATTGTGTAGCATAATATTTATTACTATGAAGATATTGAAAGTACTTAAGGAACAGGAAGAGACTAACCCAAACCTACAGACCATCGACGGTGGAACCTTTGGGTTTATGAAGGAGTCATTGGATAAGATTCAAAAGGAGTTAGATGAGACCAAATCGAGGATTTCCTACGAGCTGTTCGACTCACCTGACGGAACCTACAGATGTCACACTCAATTCAATGTTACGAGATCATCTGAGACGGAGCTGAAGTTGTCTGGCAAGATATACCTAATCTTAAAAGAACCAACCATTCCGTTGGACTTCCTATCAGTATCAGCCAAGTGGTTGTTAAATAAAATAAATGAATTATGTCCTGACGTATTTAATACGGTAAAGGATGGTAGATATCAAGAAGGATCTATTACCTTTAACTTCCACGACGTCTTCATATCATATAACGATTCCTTCTTAGGTCTATACGATTATATGGAACGTGCGTATTACAATACTAACGTGGTTAACCTAATCCCAATAGAAGAGTTAATGAATGACAGATCCATTGATTTCAACTATCAACTCGAACCATCTCAGGTCCCAACCTTCAGTGACGATTATTCTCTGGCAATAGAAAGAATAATAAAGAAAGTCAAATCAGTATATAAGGGATTCCGTAAGGGAACATTCAAGGGACACGAATATGAGTATAAAGAAAACCCTCCAAGAATATCTATCCATCCTAGAGACGATGACTACAACCCACAAACCAAAGTAATACATCCGAAGTTCAGAGTTCAGATTAATGGTGGTTATGTATGGTTAGACGGTAAACCCACCAGTGAGTTTGGTGCTTTACCCGAAAATAGATTCACGGACACCCTCGTCATTAAACAGTTCGACGAATATATTAAAGCCCGTTTCGAACAGTTCGGTATTAAGATTCTATAATAGATGTTGTAACAACTAAATATTGTCTGGCAAGTGTATTACGGGGGACCTTCGGTCCCCCTTCATCCCGTACTAATTGTACTATACTAAGAACCCTTCGGAAAATCCCTAAGGGTTTTTTTAATTTCCGTTGTACTATTCTAAGATGTATGACACCTGAAGGTCCTCCCGACAGGGAGGACCGTAAGAATGTATTACGTTCATATGTGGATAACTTGTGAACCTATAACGTACTTTATGTTAAATAGATATGACAGGATGACAATCGGGTTTCTTGCCAGACGACTTGTATGACGTTTGTTTAAGGTTTTTAGTAAAAGGTTAAACAGACCCTTGCCAGACAATATTGTATTACACGGGAAACTTTAACGGGTGTAATTAGTTTCCTGCGGGGGACCTTACTCCCTCCCTTCGGTCGGTCGGTCTCCGACAGGTCCCCCTTCAGGTTCCACGTGGAACAAATGTACCGAAGGTCAGGAGGAACGACTGTATGACATATAGTATATCGTATAATAGTGGGTCGAGTATACTGAAGGGACGACCGAAGTGAAACGCAGGGAGTCCCGTATAAGGGTATTATATGTATACATTTTTCAAATTTTCCAGATAGTGGGTCTTAATTCACGCAAGGGTCAATCCCCCGGTACTTCCAACGTATATAAGAAAATATATAAATGTTCCGATATTATATATCCAGTGGGAAAAAGTGGGTAAAAATTACCCATTATATAGTGGATTATTGATCACGATAAAAGTTACCGAAAAAATACACGTTTTTAAGGGTAAAAACAGGAAAAAATACGGTGTTTTTTTAGGGGGAATTTAATGGGGATATTGTACCTTGTAGATAGGTTTTATTCGGGGGTAAGTAGTCGGTGTCGAAGACCCGATGGAACAAAGTGTAGTCGGTCGGGAGACGATGTCTCCCTCCCTTCAGGGAATGTGCAGGATAATATACCTATGGATATCTCTCCCTTAGTTCATTCCATTGTGGGTGATCCGTACTAATGGTAATCCTAAACACATCACCATCATCATATCCAAATGTGATATCTCTGTATGGTTCAAAACTTTCGGGACTAAACATAAGGGGATATACATTTTCTATCTCCATTCCTGCAAAGAGTGGGGGAGTATTATCCCTTAGGAACTTAAAGTCTTTCATCTTATAATCTATCCATTATAAATTTCTCAATCATATTCTCTTTAACTGTATACGGTATTCTTATTAGATGATATCCTTTATCCTTACAGTACTTGTTTTTTATCTTATCATTCCTCTGTATCCTATCGAATGATTCCCTACCAAAATGTTTAACCATTTCATAATGTTGTATACCATCATATTCTATTAGGGTATTGTGATTTGGTAAATAGAAATCGAATTTAAGTTTAAGTCTTGTTCCTCTACAATCATCAAATGACTTTTGTGGTATATATTCAATTTCATTAGATTGTAGTATATTTGATATTAAATCCTCGTTCTTTGAAAAACTACATATAGGACATCCACTCTTCTTTGATGTATGGTTATTGGGAATAACATTAAAATCTCCGTGTTTTAGACAAGTAATTATCACGTAGGTTTGATTATTGATATATTCTACTTTATCGTATATATATCTATCTCCGTGGATTTTCCTTGCTTTATCTACGAATATATCTTTATGGGAAAAATGTTCCCTCATCTTATCATTACTACATTTTATACATCCTTGACCACATAAGTGTTCTCTACTTACTTTTTCATATTCCCCGTGAATTGGACATATGATAGTTACCTTGGTGTCTGAATTGATATATACTACTTTACTGTAATCGTATTTGTTATTGAATATAAGGTTGGACCTTCTTATAAACTCATCATTGGTCATTCTGGCCTTATTACCCCATTCAATATCTGTACACTTCCTACAATTATCTCCATTTAAATGTTGGTATGGTCTTTGTCGATATTCCCCGTGAATTGGACATATGAACGTAACCTTGGTTGATTGATTGGTGAATACAACCTTATCATAGTTATATCTGTCTTTGTGGACCTCCCTTGCTCGTCGAATAAATTCCTCTTGGGTCATTCCATTCTTTATACCTATTTGTATTTTAGAACATTCCTTACATCCGTGACCCTTCTTATGATTAGAATATGATTGATTAAACTCCCCGTGGATTCGACACCTAATCCTTAACTTCGTTTTGCTATTGATGTATATCGTATCAGTATAGTCATATCTATCCCCGTGAACTTGTTTTAAATATTCGACCCTATCCATATTTTATTCCTTAATAATAAAATATAAATAATATACCCGATAATAACAAATCACATATTGATTATTCCCCCGAAAATAGACCTCGGGCACCGGTATCGGAATCGTTTTCCCCGCCGCCCCATTAGGATAGATTCTTTATAATAATGGGTTCATCACAGTGGGGACAATCCTTTAAAACGAGGAGATTATTCATATGGAAACTCCATCTACTTACCATAGGGATTTCATTTATATGTAGTTTTCTGTAACCATCCAAACATTCTACTTCACCATATACATCATAGAACTTTCCTTTGTATCTGGTTATGATATGGTCATTTGTTCCATTGATATATGGGGTACAACCTTTATACATCTTGGATAATAGGATATGAAACTTATAACATCCTCCTTTGGTATAGATGTGATGTATGTACATATCCGTATTCCTTAATTCCTCTATGAACTCTTTGATATTCATATCTTATTCATCGGTTTATATAATCTTCCCTGTTACTCCAACCCGTCATCCAATGTTCACGTTCTATTGTTCTAATATCATATGGACATTGACCTGGTGGATGATTATTCATATGTGCTTCCCAACCTTCATATTCTTCATTTGCAATAGAAACATAAACCATCTCCACAGGAATATGTTCAATACTTCTTGCAATCATTTGAACCTCTATAGATACCGTCTCTATATTCACTTCAGGTAATGTGCCT